CCGTCAGTTCCTTTCGGACCGTGATCTCCCTTTTCATCCGTGTACTCGGCGATGACCTTGATGTGAATTCCCTGAATCTTGCTGTTAAGCTCGACTGGGCGGAACTGACGGTCACCACGCTCGTTGGTATGGAATCGCTCGGTTGGCAATGGGAATACAACGTCTGGTCCACGCTTGTAGCGCTTGTTACCACTCTCGTCGATCAAGATGCAGTACTGCAATCGCTCGAGGGTCAGTGCGTCACGGACGTACTCACCATGAGAATGCTTCAGTACCTCGATTCCTGTTGGCGGAATGTAGAAGCTCACGTCGGTACCACGAATGGTTAGCAAACGCCCAACCGACAAGTCAGAAGGGGCATTTCCTGCAGAGATAAGCCCATCATCGGTGGCCTCATCGTCACCGGTTTTCTGAACGGGTGTTTTAGCTGCCTGCTGGATTACTGCTGATTTCCAGTTTGCCTTTGCTGCTTTTTCATCGTAAACACGAGCTAGCAAATACTGGTTCGAACGAAGCTGGTGACCTTGGATCACCTCTCCATACTGGCGCGGCCACAGGGCAAACGAGCCTGGACCTGGTGTGTGAACTCGCTCTCCGATGTGAAGACCACGAGCAACCCCTGTCGTTCCCGACTCAGGCTGCGTACCATTCTCGGCAGGATTACGCATGACGTAATAGCTTCCTGCTGGAACCACAACATTGACCTGCGCCGCTTGCTGTAGTTGCACTGTTCGAAATCGACCCGAGTCGACGTCGAAAACTACTGGTTCATCCTGGGCCTGCGCATTGACTACGGCCGGACCGCATCGAACCTTGGTGACACCACTTGTGGTATCCCGCGTGTATGCAAACTCCCCTTCTGGAAGGACCAATTCGTTTGACGTGTGACGTCGTGCTTCAAATTCTTGTACCATGTATATTCACTCCTGATATTGCACTCCTCAGTGCGCCTTTGATGTAGATATAATACCCATGTGGGATGTGGTGTTCACTTTTTGTGTCACCTTTGTGAGCTTATTTTGAAGTATTTTTGGGGGAGTTTTGGAGCCTGTAGCAAGACTCGAACTTGCGTTACTAACCTACCAAGTTAGGGTTCTGCCGCTAAACTATACAGGCAATGGAGTCCCGGGTGGGATTCGAACCCACACCCTCCTGATTCGAAGTCAGGCGCCCTTCCAGTTGAGCTTCCGAGACGTTTTGGAGCAGTATTTCGAATTCGAATCGAAACTATCACACAGGCAATGTAATGTGCTACCGTTACACCAATACTGCATTGTTCTTTTTGCGGCGTTGCTTATGCCTGTCTTTCATTACGCAACTTTGACCACAGTATGTATATTTTACCGGAGCGCCGCATACTTTACACTTATTAAGTATCATATTATGTGGATTTCCATCGTATAATGATATAAAATCATTTCCATGTTTCTTTTTGACATATGCCAAATATGATTCCATATCTTTTTGATACAAAACGCGTAATGCATGCGGGAAATCTCGTTTTTTAGCTTCAAATTGTTTGTTGGAAAAACCTTTGATTTCAACATATGAACCGTCCGGCAGCAAAAAATCCGGATAATACTTTCTTTGCTTGTTAAGGTATGAATATTCAAACCCAACCATGTTTCTTTCAAATTGAATCTTGTGATCCAAATTATAGATTATCCATGCCAGCTCCCAGCTTGAGTCACACCAATAGCCTTTATACCATCCTGTCTTACTAGACTTTCCTTTACGACCATGGCCGGTTCTTGGGCCACCTCGCCTTTTCTTCTTCTTTCCTTTGAGCGACTTAGCGAGGTTTCTTCGCCACGTACCAGAATTGACCATACATTTTCTGTCACAATATGATCTTTTCCTAGACGGTACATGCGTGATTGGTTTGTTGCAAGCCTTGCATGGCGACGTTTTCATTTTCGAGCGTGTCTTGCCCTTTAGCGTCAACGATATTTTTTTGCGCGTTGACGCAGAACGTTTTGAGCGAACCTTATTCGTAAATGTGGCAACACAAGATCTTGAACAAAATTTGTTGTTCCCAGCAAATTGCTTTTCGCAGCAAGGACATGCCTTTTTTTGGGCTTTGTTAGCGCAGGATTTTTCATGTCGACGGAACGTCATGACAGGAACGTCTTCACCGCAAACACTACAAGACTTTTTTCTATGTGCTGATGTTATATGAGAACCTAATGATCGACCTGATTTGAACTTCTTTTTACATATTTTGCATGTGCTCATGCGAATAAGTATCTATGAACTCAAAACTTGCGCGTTTGTTTCCTAAATTAGGTCAGTTTCCACATTAGGAAACATATACAATTTAGGAAACTTGTGAATCAGCGATCCCCGGGGAAGGCTGATGTGCCTGGATCATATTGAGAAAATGCATATTCAACATCATCCATGGAAAAGCCCATTGTTTCCAACTCAGCACCAAAGGCGTTGATGTTGAGTTGAAGGCTTAATCCGTTCGAATCGAGTGCAGATCGTAAGGCATACCTCAAATCAGTGACCGAGCCAGATTCGGTCATGTTTTCGCCATCGACCAAGTCATCCTCGTATTGCTCACGAATCATCTTTCTTAGTTTTTGTTCTGAAATTTTCATTGCGCTTTCCTCTACTTGTCTCTTTGAATCACTTAAAATGCAGTACCCGGGTTATCTTTGTCACCGTTGCCGGCATATTCTCCGAAACCAGAGCCTTTCTTTTTCTTCTTCTTACCGCCATACCCAGCAGCTTTGGATTCTTCTTTCCATCTTTGTTGGCGTTTTCTCAGCGCTTCGCGGTTTGCCGGTGTGTCTTGCTTCTTTCTTGCTGCAGCTTTATCAGCTTTTTCTTTATCACTCTTCGCAAGCGCTTCAGCTGCACTGTTTCTTGGGGTGTTTTCTTTCCAAAAGTTTACAAGAGCTGCGGTTTGCTCTTTGCTGGCCTTCTTCTTTACAGGCTGACGACTGGAAGACACCTTTTTATGATTGCTAGGCACAGGTCCCCAAACATCTGGCTTCGACTCAAGTGCCATAAACACACCGCGATTTGTTTTGATGTAAGCCCAACCAATATCTTGGCTTTTTCGGCTGCCTCGCCACGCTTTTACAAATTCAAGATCTTTGCCCTTAAGGACATTGCGAACCATTTGCCGTAGCTTTTGCTCAGTTATTCTCAGTGTATTTTCCCTCTGTTTAGCTCTTCGATTCACTTCATCCTGAAGATTGTGCCATTCGGCTTGCCAAACTTGGAATTCATGGCTTCCGGTGCGCAGATTGGTAATATCAGGAATTAGCATTCCGTCATAGTCGCGAACGTTGTTGCGTTGACTCCAATGAAAGTTTATTTTGTCTGATCGAGTATTTGCTTCCCATTGTGCAGCTCGAATGTCTTCATCACTCCACACCGATAAATCTTCGCCGTATGACGGTGCCAATGTTTTGTCTACTTTGTTCCACATTTAGTGTCCTCTACTTAGCAAATCGATCATCTCGTTTGCATCATCGAAATGTAATCCTCTGTTTGGCTTGCCTGCTGACTTCATTTTGAAGTTGAAGCTGTATGCTCGGCCGTCTTTACGACCTCCCGCCCCGGCGAACCTAATTTCAACCCCTACTGCACCTGGCGTATAAAGTGGAGCGCCGGTGCTGAGCGGGTCAAATCCCGGGATGAGAGTATACAGTTCACCAGAAACGACGTCCGGTCGGCCATGCCCAACAAAGATGTACGATGTCTCTGCACCGTTCGGGCCTTGCTTGTTCGACATGATTTGTCGCATTTTTGCAGCCGAAATCTTTGCGCCCGTCCTTGGATTTGAGATTTGTTTCGATCCTGGAGGAAGCGGGACGCTCCCAGGAGGAACCGGGAACTCAGCCTGGCGTTTTTCGTTTTGCTCATTGCGGATGACGAGGTAAAAATCGCGGGCCTCCTGTGAGCCTCCACGATCAGGACCCAAATCATTACCGAATGATGTCTTCAAATCCCATGGCAACTTCCTATAAGGCTCAAAAATGCCAACCAATTTTTCAAACTTTTCACGAACCGCCGGTGATGAATTCATGAAATCAATGATCGCCACGATTTCATCTTTGATATAACTATTTGGCTGTGGCCTGCCAATAAACACGTCGCCATTTGGATCTGACGGGTCATAAATTAATGACTGGATTTGATCCTTCCTGACAGCTCCGAGAAATGCTTCATGGTCAAGCTTGACCTCGGCCGCTACGTCGATTCCATGCGCAGTGAAACCTAGGTCTGAGATCGAGCTGTTGTTACCCGCAGCAGGTGTGACTTCAAATCCCGCGCCAGAAAGTACTGCTGACAATGTTTCTTCATATTCGAAGCCGCGTTCTCCTGCACCTTCCCATAGAAGCCGTGAAAAGCACTCTACTAAAAAACTGTCATTGCTCATATCGGCCTACCTCGTTGGCGTAAGAATAAATATCGCCGTCGGCCCGTTTTATGCCAATCTTTTGAAAAGTTCCATGTCATCCTTGCAATACACACGCAGTTTATCGAGCCAGGCGCTGGCTTTTACCTTGAATGTTCGGCGTGATGAGACCTTTTTTCCCTGCGATTTGCACACAACGCCCTCGAATGTCATGCCTGGAAGGGTTGAATTCCGGATGGATTCCAACAATTCCTGTGTAATTTCACCATGATAGAGAACGCGAGCGTAATCCGTGCCTTCTGACAGTCCTGCGTCTATACACAGACGTACGAAATCCTCTGGCCCCATAAACCCCTTCGGATGAAGATTGAAGTCAATGAGGGCCAACCTGTGCTCCTCGTACTCGTGGTGTCCTGAGAATGATTTGTCCCCGTTGAACTCGAAAAAGCACAGCATTCGCTTATACTTTCGCTTCCGAAACTCTGCGTCAAGCTTTGGGCCAACGGTGCTATTCAAAATGCCTGAAATGTCGTCGTGCTTCAGCCACGGGTTCGAGTCGTCGAGGAGCGCGTTGCGCCTGCCATACTTGTAGAACCCGCGCTTGTGATTCCACTCAACCCGGATGTTGCTTCCGTCCAGTTTGTCAAAGACATACCAGTCATTTCCTTCTGGGATTCCGGCGCCCTTGGTCAATCCATTCATAAACTTCGTCGATGGATATGTTTTCATTCTTCACCTCGTTTCTCGAGATCCCGCCGGGTTTTCTCTCGCACAATTGTATGACGCAGATAGTCGAACGCTTTGAAGGCCGCCTCATCGGTGCCCTCTAAGCGTTCTAGCAAAATTGCATCTCGCCATCGCAAATCTTTCTCAAGACCTGCAGCGTCTCGCAACTTGAGGAACTTCTTCCGATACGCCATGAACCCGTGGTCACTCATTTTCTGCATCGCCTCCTTCGTGAGAAGACGAATTGTGATGCCACCGGTAACCCAAAGGCGACGTTGCCCGTTTCCTTGGTCCTTTCTAATCTGTAGTGTATTTTTCATGTTTTCCTTTATTTTCTATCGGTCGTCTTCACACGCCGGTTTTTCGAAGCCTCGGCCCCACCAGGTTTCTTTCTCACGGAAGACTTTGCCGCCATCGTCGGCTCGGTAAAACAACAATGTCAACCAGGAAGCCGGGCGGTCAGGGGAAAGCCACAGTTGCAACGGGTTCGTCACAATCGATGCAATAACCTGGACCGGATATACCAGCCCGCGACTATAGAGGCCCTCCAAAAAAGACCATGCAACGCATAGAACCGCCAGCGGGATGATGCAGAAGAATGAGATAACGTATCCCACCACCTGAAACGACTGAAACAGTCGAAACCACCAGCCCGAGTGTTTCCACTTCCAGAACCACAACTCATAACGTGTTAGCTTCTTGGTCATGATGCTCTCCTAAAACTGGATACACCAGCCATACGTCATGGCCATGGTGATAATACAACAAGCAATCAATGCACAAGTGTCTTTGTCAAACATGTTACCTCTCCACCGGTGGCCACTGATTGAACTTCAATGGGAAGTTTCGTGCAGTGTAGCATTCGTACTTCTTAGCGAAGTCTTGGATTGCGACGCTCTGCTTGTCACAACGAACATAGTCGCTGTCTTCTTCATCACGCCAGACGATTCCTTCGTCATACATGTCTTCAATGTCGGACGAAAAATCCTTCGGGTCCCACCCGCTAATCACAGCAACCAAAAAAGTGACCTGTCGTTCTGTCAAGTTTTCAATCATGAGCACCTCCGTCCTTAGGATTCTATTCTATCATAAGTGGGGTCATTTTACACGTTTCTTACAAAGAAAAGCGGCCATTTGTTTCTGTCGTCGTAAAATCTCTCATTTCTCTATAAAGATCCACGATATCTTTGTCGGTAAGGCCCCCAAACTCCTCGTGGGCTTCTAGGTATGTCATTTTCAACTCACTTGCTAGCGCCACAACGCTTTTTCGCATGATGAAAGCTACCTTTGGCGGTGCCGGAATCACCTTCTTCTTGACCTCCGGTGGTCGGGATGGCGCTGGTCGAGCTGGGGGTTTGATCCGCTTTGTGTTCGACTCGTTCACCCGAGCGATCGACCCGGGCTTGTATACCGCTTGTATCCGTGATGCCACCGCGATTTTCTGTTCGGCATTTTCTCGTTCCCGGTGACATTGGATGAGTTTATCAATCGCACACGGCGGCCACTTCGACACATGTTTTTGAATTGCTTTCATGTCCTGCAAATGAAACAGCATGAGCGACAACGGCTCAAAGTTTTCCCTAAGCTCCGTTCGCTCCATCATGTCATAAACGACATATGAACAGCGATATTCATTATGTCGATCGCTAAACCATACAACCGATTTCTCGATTATTGTTGGGAAATCTTCAGCCAGGTCGGCGCGGTGCATTGGACCTCTTTACTTGTCGAGTTTACGGCCAATTGTTGTCGAAGGGAACCATCGGGTTTCATAGTTGCTGTTATGCCGAGCGTAAAGCAGGCCTTCGTTTGCCCATTTCTCAACCATCCATGCAGGAACACGCTTGACTACTCGGTGGGCACCCAGCAATCCGGAACTGTACACATGAAGCCGCCCAAAATACTCGTACTTGAATGTATAAAGTAAACCGTTCTCGCGGGCAAGTGTAAACAGCGCTTTCTTTTTGAGGTACCGATAATAGAGAATGTAAATGATTGGCAGAGCTGCGAAACACATCGCGGTGAGCAAAGGTGTCATTCAGCGGCCTCCGTCATTGCAGCCCAAAACCGCCCGAGAGTTTTTGTCCACACGCTACCAGCCGAACACTTATAGACAATAGTCACAGGACGATCATCACCAGATGACCATGTGCTAAGGTTGGCAATATGAATCACAGTGAATTGTTCATCTTTGTTGTAAGACTTCCAGCGACTTCCAATTTTGGGATAATCCCGACTTTTCAAAGGCTCTGGAAGGGTGTAAACTGTTGGTGCCATCGTATACCTCGAATTTAGAGAAGTTCGTGTCTATGATTTTATTATACAGGAAGGACTAGTAATTTACACTGCCAATGACGTCTATTTGTCCTTTATATTTTTCTTTGAATGAATCCTTGAGATGACCAATCTCCTCACGCATCATCTTCCCGAAATGAAGTATCTTCAGATCAGGATGCATATCGATCAGGCCTTGAATTAGTTTCCTGGCGTACCCTTTTCCACGCTGGTCGTTTCGCACATGGACATAGTCGAGATAGATTGATTGTTTATCTCCCCAATATGACCAATCCTGAAATGCAACCATATGATCCGGGCCGCCCTTGATAAACTCATCGATCACCGGCTTTTTGAGTTTTCGCCGTTTGGCGCCTCGGCCTGTATATTTCCGCCATATTGTGTAGTCGGTGTAATATGTCGATTGCGGCGGTGCCAGCTCGGTTGATGTGTCAATCATCGCAACCCGATTTTTGTGGGCGTAACGACCGTATAGGAGTGGTGACTTACCCAAATCGGTAAACTTGGCGTTCTCGGTTAGAATGCCTTCAATGATTATTTCAAGTTGTTCTAGATTCATGAGCGCCTCGACCAGTGTTGTGTATGTTTTCTATGTTCCTCATATTCACTTCGACTCGGGCCGCCCTTACTTTCCGGTGTATCGAATCTTTGTTTTTTGTATTCCATAGATAGCTCAATGTATTGCGGCCTGATGATACCTTTGTATGCGACCGTTCCACCGCTTGAGCCTGCAATACTTTTCTTCACCATGCTGGCAATCATGTTATGAACAGCGATTTCGAAAGCAGCAAGTTCAGGGGTGTCTTCATATACATTTCTGTGCAGGCTGTCCAGCACGCTTCGCGGATGAACGTTCTGAACGAGTTGTCCTGGTTCTAAATCGGTCCCGGGTATTGAAAACTCACGTTTTATGTGCAATCGATATGGTCGATCTAGGCTCTCATAGCCCATTTGGTCCTCATCAGGACGTAACCTTGTATAGTCCGGCACGGTAACCCTTAGCACGACCGCCGTGGAACGATTATTGATTGCTTGTCGTGTGGCGTAGTTCTCAGCTTCGGCATGTGATAAGGCAAGGTACACATTTTCATTGGAATAACCCGGAATCAAGTCACCGTACGATTCGCCCGTAGCACCCGGGCGCAATCCTTGCTTTTGAATCTTCTTCCAGAGTGTACCGCTGGTGCCATGAAACATGACGATTGGGGTTTTACCGGTCAAAGCCCCTGCAACCTCATCAGGACGACCCAGGACGTCCCCAATTGACATGTTTCGGTACTTTTCAGAACCTACAATCTGGAAATCTTCCGTAACATCAGGATCTTTGCCCAAAAGGTACTTCAACATTTTCTGAAGCGGGCCCAGTTTTTCATCGAATGCGACATCACCGCTAGGGATTACATATGCTCTGCCGGTCCTAACTTTTGCAGGGCGCCTGGTAAAGGTTCCCATGTAGTCGAGATTCATATCTATGACACGTTCTGTCTTGTCAACTCTTACGATTTTGGAAGTTGAGGCATATCCAACCTTTGTTTTGAATCGTTTTAGAGTTTTTGGAATGTCTTTGTATGATTTATATTTCGCGCGGAACCCTTTTCTATAGTTGTAGAGCGTGCGCGCGGACTCAACCTTTTCTTTTTCCACTGTAAAATAGCCGGCCTTGACCAGCTTCTTGGCGAGCTTTTTCTGTGCCTTACTCAGTTCGGCAACATATTTGCCACTCAGGTTACCAACCATGGCTTCCAGTGTTTGCGGGTCTTGCCTTTCAGAGTATGGAATGTCATTGCTAGCAGGCCCACCACGACCTTTTGAACTGGCTGCCTCCAACGAGACATTCCCATTCATCCACATTCGTGCGTAATAAACGCGCCCATCCGGGACATCACCAAGCAGTGGCATATCTTTCAGCTCAACCAGAAGGGAGCGTACATATTGGCGTAACAATTCCATGGTTCCTCAATTTACGCCTATAAATATGGAGACGATGACTGGACTCGAACCAGTAATAGAAGATTTGCAGTCAACTGCCTTAACCAATTTAGCTACATCGTCATTCTAAATTCTAGAATATGGAATGATTATTTATCCACTTCACGAACTTTTCAAATTCAGCTTCCACAAAAGCTTTGTTTTCCTTTGCAGGATCATCAACAATGTATGCGGTGTAACCACATTGTTCAATTTCGTGAAGTTTTATTTTATCTCTTGACTGTACTTGCTTTAGATTATGCCCTTCAAATAATTTTCTGCGATGCCAAACTCCATTCCACAAAACAGCCACCTTTTGGTTTGTCAGAATTACGTCTGCATCCCACTTGTTGAAAATAGGTTCGTTACAAAGAACGCCGCGCCATCTTCGTTGGCACATTTCGGCAAACCTGATTTCATTTTTTGAGCGTTTGGTTTCTTTTTGAGATTGAACTGATTTTCGGCCAGCCTCAGACGCACTCTTTTTGTTTCGTGCATAATTCGGATTCTTTGGATTGAATTGCCAACTATACCGGCACTTTGAACCGCATGTTTTTTGATTTCGCAATGACCATGAAACACGATATGAATCAGAGCAAACAGGACAAATCTTGTCAACAAACGAAACGCCTTTCGGGTTTCGTGGATCTCTTTTTTTGCCTTTTAATTTTATGCTAATTTTTTCGTTTATATTTTTTCTGTTTTTACTTGTTGAAAAAGAATGTGCGCAGTTTGAACTACAAAACCTACCTGATCCGTATTTTCCATTATGACGATGACAGCATTTTTCACATATATTCATATTTACCTCAAATATAAATATCGCGCTCCATTCGAACTGAACCGTTTTCCGCTACTATTTGGTACGGGTGGAGGGACTTGCACCCACTGTCTTCCAGATATAAGCTGGGAGCATTTACTGCTTATGCTACACCCGCGCTATATCAACCTATTAGCCTTGACTTGCCGTGTCAGTTCCTGTTGCATCATCCGCGAGTGCAACGACATCATTTGGCACCACGATGTCATCAACGACCGTAACATCCCCTGGAAGTGAAACGCTATCTGTTGATTGCGAACTCACGTCACTCACCACCTCAATCGAGCCGGCGTCTGGCGTTGGGGTTGCCACGCCTGACGAACACGCCAAAAACAAAGAAACCAGCGCCATCGAAAACATTTTGTAGTACTTATTCATATTCATCCTTTTTGTTAGGAGGAGACACAACTTGTTCCCCTCGCTATGATAGTGTATCTATTTTTGTTTGATTGTTCAGTGAATTAGAGAGAAATTGCGGCACCCTCGATTGGAGTCGAACCAACATGTATCCAGTTACTCTTTCAACAGCTTAGGAGGCCGAGGAGATACGAAGGCAATTTTTGGCGGAAGATAACGGATTCGAACCGTATACCTTTCACAAGGTACCAATCGCTTAGCAGGCGATGCCAACTCCAAAGTTGGATTATCTTCCGTAGTTTGGTGGTGGGACAAGGAATCGAACCTTGCTGCCCTTTCGGGAACGGAGTTACAGTCCATCGCAAACACCAGTTTGACCATCCCCACCAATTGTTCGTGTGAAATAAAATTGTTTCCAGTCGTCGCCTACGTAATCTTCAAAACTTATTAATTCGCTCGGTTTCACAACCCCTGAGTGTACCAAACGATGACAGTTTGGGCAAATATGTGACAAGTTTGAATGCAGGTTTAGCCCTCCTTTGCAAACTGGAATGATATGATGTAAATCGCAACTTACGCCTTCAACAAACCAACCACACCTTGAGCATGGCAGTCCCATTCGAATCAAAATCTTCTTTGCGGTTCGTGAACTTACATTATAAATTGTTGCAAGCGCTGCTTTTCGTGAATACACGGCATGTTTTTTGGCGACTTTACGTAGATTGCGCTCTTCTTTTGTATATCCTTTTTTAAGAGCTAAACTAACACGAGTGTTAATGTCAGAACGTTTTGCTTTTGTTGAAAAACCTCTCGCACACTTTTGATTGCAAAAACGGCCTGTGCCATACAATCCATCATGTTCTTCTTCACACATTTCACATATTTTCATAAAGTTCTCCAATACATATAAGTATCTTCGAACCTAAAAAATGGTCAAATCATTTACAGTTCTTGCATTGAAGCGGGGTTGGTGTTCCCCGCCTTATGAATATATTATACCACAACTCTTCATTCTTTACACCTAAATTGATGAAAACGTTTACCCGGCGACGAAGGCAAAATCAATCGCTTCATCAATAGCGTCATTGTCATATCCACCGGATCTGTAGTAATCAAATATGTCGGTAACAGTGACTGTGCCCTCACCTTGGAGAAACAATTCGTAAACCACTTCTCTTAGGTCTTCATTCGTGATCGGAGGCGTATCTTCGTTTTCTGCGTACTCGGGATCATTCGCATAATCTTCGTCTGTGTACTCATCATCCTCGTCAGGATCATACCAATCACCGTCGTCTTTCATTGCTTGGGTGTAGGTTTGCTCGCGGATGAGGGTCTGCAATTGTCGTTTAGAGATCTTCATGGATTAGTCCCAGCTATTTCGCATCAATTGACGTCTTTCACGTGGGGCATCGTCCCAGTCACCGGAATCACCTGAGCTGTAATCGCCCGGGTCGTCATCATCGTCATCATACAGGTCGTACCCATATGGATCCGGGTCGGCCATTGCGTGGTACTCACGGGGAGTTGCCTCTGTTGGCGGAAGCGGCTCATCCATGTAATCACCATGTTGTTCGGCGAGCCTGACGGCTTCCTTGATGATTCTTCCCAATTGTCGTCGTGTAATTTTCATTTGTACCTCTGTGTCTATAACTATCTGACAGCATGGGAATAGCCACAATATTTTTGGTCCGTGTGGAGGGATTCGAACCCACGACTTCTGCGGTATGAACACAGCACTCTGGCCAGACTGAGTTACACACGGGACGTTATTTTGTATGGTATTTGATTACAGGCTCTTCGTCAGGCCAAGTACAATCAAAGTTTGGACATTGCTTTTTATATTTCGCAGAGAAGAGGTGCCCATTTGAACATTTATATGACGATGTGATTGTATTACCATCATGATGATGATAACTGCCTTGGGCATCATGGTGCGATGAAAACCACATTAATGTGCTGGTACCACCGCATGATGTCACTTTGCTTTTCAGCCCTTCGTCTTTACATTTCTGGCAAATCATTTCTTTCCTTAGAGCCTCTAGAGGGATTCGAACCCACATTTTCTGATTACGACACAGAAGTACTGCCGTTATACTATAGAGGCGGCTTTTAGTCTTTCAATTTCTGCATGGAGTTCCGCGACTTCAAGGTTTCTAGCCTCGAGTTGAATATTCAGGAGTACGTTTACCTGCCTGAGCTCTTCAAGCTCTCGTGCCGGTGAATACCCGATCGGTGTCGGCAGGATATTCGTTTGCGTTGTTTTAGCAAGATTCGGGTTTTTTCTATTTCTCATTTGCTACGCCGAAATTAGGGTTTCGACTTTCATACATTGTCTTGAAATCTTTTCCATACTTTGCGATGACATAATCAAAAATCGGCTGCATTTCATTTCCATAAAGTACCTTGATTGGACCTTTGAACTGACTTAGCTTTGCTTTCCATTGCTCTGTCACGTATCCTTTGATTTCAACGATTTCATTGTCAACAATGAAGTCTGGTGAATACTTTCGTTTTTTACCTTCGAGCTCATATTCATATGCCTTTTTGTTTCGGGCAATCTGAATGTTATGCTCCACACAGTAAATCACATATGCTAATTCCCATGTACTATCACAAAAAATTCCTTTGTACCATCCGGAATGCCCTCTCCCTCCGCCTCGTTGGTATCCACCCCTTGGTGACGTCAGGTGCGATTTCTTGACCGCGGCTGATAATCTTGCTCGGTAACTTGGATCCTGGCATTGGCATTTTTTTGAACAGAACTTTTTGACTGATGTTACTTTCACCGTGAACGACTTATTACATGTTTTGCATTTTCGTTTCTCTCTCGCTGTTTTCAATTTGCCCTTTAGGGTCTTCGCTGTTTTCCTCTTTGAGGCTGCTGTTCTTTTCCTACCCCGCAGGTTGAATGATGCAGCGCATGATTTTCCGCAAAACTTTGCTCGCCCATAAATGGCTTTCTTGCATTTAGGGCACTTATGTTTCTGGGCCGGATTGGAGTGGCATGCCTTTTCATGTCGTGATAGACATGACACATCAATCTTTCTTGAACAATACACACATGGTTTTTTCGCTCTCATGTGTATAAGTATGCTCGTAAATGTATTCTAACCTAAAAACCTTTCGTTCGATTGTTGGAGCCCGTGGCAGGATTCGAACCTGCAACTGACCGACGTTCGTAGCGTCGCGCTCTAATCCGTTGAGCTACACAGGCATGTTTTTACTTCTTTTGATGTTTCCGTGTGTGACGATCGAGTTCATTTACTATTTTTGCACATTTCTTCGACTCATGGTTGGCAATAGTGCAGGTATCATTCATTTTTAGGCAAATCTGATAAACACGAGGGTGGTCGCGATCCCTTGCTAAAAGACACCGGGCGATTGCATCGTCACATTTTTTTAGTTCCTTCTCCGCAGTTTTTATGCATTTTTCAAGCTTTTTCGCAATACGATTTGTTTTTCGGTCAGCATGCACCGACACAGGAATGAAGGCTATCATTAGCATGATTGCTATAAATCGAGTAAGCTTGTTTTTCATAACCTTCCTGTTTGTTGGCAGAGGGTGTGGGAATCGAACCCACCGCATGGAGATTTGGAGTCTCTATCGCCTGCCTTGGTACATGACCCCCTATCGTATTCTAATTATATCACAAATTTTCGTTCTTTACACGTTGACTCAGGATACATTTATCACCTCGATGGCATTCGTGAATTTCCTGCCGTGGTATTTTTCAATTTCTTCGATGAGCGTCAGCCCCTCAGTGTGCGGCCCACGATATACCTGCTCGGGAAATGCTCCGAACAAACCCTCTCCTTGCATTAGATCGAGGTTGATGATTGAAAACCCGTCGTAACCCGGACCAGGACAGAAATGATTGTATGTTGCCATGAACTCATCTTTTTCGATGTGGCACGTACCCCAATCTTTGTCTTCCCAGGTGCTAAAGTAGAGATATTCAATCCCATACTTGATTCTGTGTCTCGTGATTTTCATATCAGGTTCCTAACTGAACTCATTCATGTAGTGGTATATCACACTATGAAACGTAATTTCGTTGTCAGCATAACGTCGCTGCCGACAAAGTGGATAATCCTCACACTCAAAATAGCCTTGCTCGCCCGAGTTTGAAAACCACGCCATCCACACGTCGGCGGCTTCCTGCGATGGGAACTTCAGCGAAACTGTCACTTCTTCTTTTGGTTCGGTCATCATCTTCTCCGTTGGTACTCCCGGGGGGACTCGAACCCCCACTCCGTAAGGAACCCGGGTCTAAGCCGAGCGCGTCTGCCAATTCCAGCCACGGGAGTGCTGTTTATTTATCTTCCCATTTGGGTTCTAACGTCTTCTGAACGCCAAGTACGAGGTTGTACTACAACGTCGCCTCGGCGAACTCTTTTTCAATCTTGTCCATTTTCTTTCTTCGTTCTGAGTTTGCCTTGTCGAGGGCGCCCAGGACAGCGTTTTTCAGGTTTTCATCACTGTTTTCAAAATAGCCTAGGTAGCCTGTCAACTGAACATAAAAGCCTGGGCGGGCGTAATTCTCTTGCACGATGATTTGCGAACCACCGTAAAATGTTGCCCTGGCACCGTCTTCGCCGACCCACTTTACGTCGGGAAATAACTTCTCAAGTTTTGCCCGAATCTTCTTGCTTTTCATAGTGTACCTCGTATTTGTGAAGTGTGGGAATCGAACCCACAGGCGCTGCCGCTATTTGTTGCTAATTTTTTTATGTCGGCTTGCACGACTCTCCTACCAAGGTCAATTGGAATCGAACCAAAAACCCAGCCATTTCGCTTCACGTTGGACGGGGAGGTGGGACTTGAACCCACAACCTCTTCATTCAGAGTGAAGCGTTCTGCCAATTGAACTACTCCCCAGTTATTTGTTGGACGGGAATTCGGGGGTCGAACCCGAGTCTGAAGAACCAAAATCTTCTGTGCTGCCCTTACACGAATCGCGAACTCTTCGTGAGCGAGACACGCATACGAAGAAAATTGTGCACTCGGATTTGAACCGAGAGTGTGCTACTCCATCAACCTAGGTAGCACGGATGAGTTTCGCCATGAGGTTGTTGGTGACTGACTGGCTCAGCACCTTTCATGTTGGCTAGATCTTATCCCTGTATGCCAATTCCAGCATACACAATTTCCTGGCCCTCCGGGACGGAATTGAACCGCCGACGCTCGGTACTTCACACCGACGCTCTACCTAACTGAGCTACCGAAGGATTGTTTCTAACTTTCTGTTTCTGCCAATTTCAGCGCCCTGGCGTCAAATGACTCTTCATAACTTGCCGAGGGATCCGAGTATTTGTCCTCTGCAAACCACTTGCATTTTACCCTAAACGATGGTGTTCCGGTCCCGGTGGGATGCTTTTCATCGATTGTCATGAGGGGTCCGCCAGATTTCAGGCTCACCACGTCTCCAACTTCTAATACTTTGTCGCTCATTGTTTATCCTTTCTCGTTGTACGGGTCGTTTTCCCCGATTTTTCGCAGTGTTTTTGCTGGAAACACTTTTTGATATGGTGCGCACCCTGCGAACCAGTCACAACGCACGACCGTCATCGAGTTCGGCCGAACGGGCTGTGTTATAAGTGCAGCAGTCATTTTCGGACCTCCGGATTTTAGTTGAACAGTATCGCCCACCTTGATTTCACTTGACTCAGTCATTCTTTGCTCCTTGTATGCATAGATTATATTGCAAATTGCTATGGTTTACAATAATTTCTGGCGGAAGTGGGCGGAGTCGAACCCCCAAGGCCCCGCAAAGGGCTCGTCGCTTTTCAAGAGCGGTGCAGTCACCTGTCTGCTTGCACTTCCGTTGTTTCAATTTTTATGATGTCACTTTCAAATAAGACATTGAGCTTATAAGGAAAATCCCTCCACTTACATCGATCTCTTTCGGTTTCATAACCTTTTATCTCAATGAACACACCAGCTTCAGGAAGGTAAAAATCAGGAATGTATTTTCTTGTTCTTCCATTTTCATCGACATATTCAAAACTTTTTGAGTTTCGTTGCCAATCAATTTTCTGATTGTCCAATAGCACAGCATACCTTTTCTCGTATGTGCTATCAAGCCAAACTCGACCGGCAATATTAGATTCGTGCCAGGAACCTTTTCCTACACCCGATCCTGTTCTATACCCACCGGCATTGGGATTTTTCTTCATCGTTTCAGATATCTTCGCTCGTCGCAAAATTTCTGCTTCGGGAGTTGATGCCTTGCCGGTGGATTTTCCTTTGAGTGCCGCTGAAATCTTGGCTCGGGTTGAATCGGGAACCGGTAAGCCTTTGTTCCATCCTCGTCCTTTTCCTGCATGTTTTCCTCCTCGACGGTGGGCACCTGGGCCTTTGCCATCGCAGATTTCGACATGCCTTTGTCGACGTGAATGAATATGCTTAGAGCATTTTGGGCATGTCCACGACTTTCCTCTGGCGTTTTTACTGGCCCGGGTTGTCCCGATACCACGACACACTTTTTGGTGATTTGTTAGCCCTGCTTTTGATTTTAGCTGGCGATTACATTTGTTGCACGTTTTCATGTGTATAAGTATCTAGTCCAAGTCAAGACCTCCACCATAAACCACTCGAACAACCCTAAAACTTGATTTCCATTTTAGCTTTCTTGATTTTCTCTTGATATGATTTAACACGCTTGGCAAAATGGTATTCGAGCTCAGACGCGTACCCGGTATCCCAAAGAGTTGAGCCTCCTGTCGACTCCGGATCCATCCAGAACTTCAAGCACTTCTTTTTGCTCTTTTTCATCTCGGCAACGGTACCATACCCAAGGCAAAGCTGGTCGTCAGAGAACGGGTTTTTCTGGGGGCACTGGAGATAAGCCTCCTCAAAGGCATCCCACATTTCACGGGCCTCGATGGCCTCATTTTTGGATGCTTTTGAGTCTTTGTGGTAGCGCCTATAAAGCTCATTTGCATGAGCGCTATGGGGATCAGGATCTTGGCCCCACCCGGGCGTGAAAGGTTTCTCACCATATTTGCGACATAGCGACTCGTACTCTCTAATATCATCCGCATGTGCTGATTTACCGCAACCCATAATCATCTCCGTCTTAGTTATTCATCATCGTTTGTGGCGTAACATGCAGGATTCGAACCTACGATCTCGGCTTTTCGGGCCGCGCTTTAACCAGACTAAGCCAATGTTACTAACCCATTACAGGGTTGACCGGTGGCCACCGGCCTGAAAAACAAATGGAATCGGTCATGAATCTCATCCATTTGAATCGTTCGCTACATGATTTTGCCGGTTTCGAACCGGTCTTCGGGCTCCAATGCTGTATGCTTAGCCCGCGTGCCGCCAAATACACCTCTTATCATGCAGTTTTCAGGAAACCGCTCTCGAATCACCCAATTTGCTTTTACCGAAATTGCCTGTCAGGCGTCACACCTGCTCTACGTTTTTATAGCTTACAACATTGTTACGCGTTCGGTTACTTGCAAATCTTCCTCTTCGTGCGCTCTTCCTTACACTGTTTTGTCTGTACGAATCACCGGTACGTTACGCCGGACTAAGAGCCTCCATGGCCCACGTGCAATTACGATTTGTCACACTCTTTCATTCGTTTCTATGTTGGTCGTAAGCAGAGGATTTGAACCTCGCCATCGACCCGCCGCGACCGGCTCGGGTATCAACTAGGTCAGAAATGCTTCACTTTACGTAATGCTCCGTAAATCTGCCTTGTCACTCGCGGTTGTTTGGTACTGCAAAGTGTGCTGTTATGCTAAAATAGAGGCTCTTAAGTTTGCACCCCCGCTCCCATCCTTCACCACGCCAACATATGCTGTACCGGCGCCGAATGGCATTGTGTAATCATTAAGGGATGGATACTTCTAATCCTACCCGCTTTGCAGTTTCTGGTACACGAGACGGGATTCGAACCCGCAACTTCCTGACTGAGAATCAGGTAGACTTCCAGTTGTCCTACTCGTGCTCATTTTGGCGACCCCGGACGGATTTGAACCGACGATATCCTCTTCGACAGAGAGGCGCATTACCAGACTATGCTACGGAGCCGTACGAAGAGTATTGAGTGAGAGGGATTTGAACCCCCGACCTCCGGCTGCATCACCGGTGTCCTATCCAGACTAAACCACCACCGCTTACTCTTCTAATGTTATTGTAAATGTGGGTCGTTGGCGAGTCCTCGCGACAGCTCTTTCCAGCAACTACCTCATTTTATCTTCGCATGTTTATTTACGGTACACGAGACGGGACTTGAACCCGCACAACATCGAGAGTGAAAATCTCGGAGACTACCATTATCCTACTCGTGCATGGGCGCTCTGGGTCGTTGGCACAACATCCAACCCCCTTCGTCGATTTGCGGTCGACCACGCCTGAGACCTTGCGTGAGTATCATCATGTTAACGCGGCGATACCAGGCCGCTGGTTTCCTGGTTTTGATTAGGCCAGATGTCCAGGTCTGCCCGACTCAGTTAGCCTCCCGTCGAAGAGGGTTGTTTATGTATAGAGATCGTAGAAGTCGTCTTCAGCGTCGTAGGCTCCGCCTGAATAAACATTGACATACCAATTTCGCATCACATCTCTGTCACCGGTGATCCTAATCACTGGCCACCCGCCAGGACCGTTAACATCCACAAGCTCAAATGTCAATTCCTCAGACGTTCCTTCCAGCTCGTTTATGTCGCCGACCCAATCGACTTCGATACTCATCATTCTGCTTGAACCAATCACTTCGTTTATAAGCTTACGCAACGTACCACGTTTTATTTTCATTTCATGCCTCGTGACCTATAAATATCCGCCGACTAGAATTGCCACCATCGCTTTGGCGCTTGTTCACCGAAACCTTCAATTGGCGTCAAGCGAATCCTGCTCCGTTTTGATTCACCAGGAAGTCGTTCATGAATATGATGTCCGTCCCAGCCTTTTTTCTTGAGGGCCTTAATTACACCCCAATAGAAATCAGGATGCTCGTTTTCGAGGCTGTAAACATCGACGCGGATTTCGTCCACGTCAACGCCAGCGTTTATAGCTTTTGTAAGCTCGATTTCGTAATGAGCCATCGCTGTCCTGAGTTGCCATTCGAGCAGTTCATCCGTCCTTTTTTTGGTAAAATCTCTTGGTGATGGAAACCCACTCATTCTAACTCCTTTTGCTGTTGGTACTTCTGGTGGGAATTAGCTTATGAAATCCTTCATATATTTCTTTATAAATCTACGAAGTTGCGTGTGACTAATGCCCAATTCTGTCGCCACCGCCGACCGTGAGCCCCACTTTGTTGTGTCAGTTAGTTTTATTAACTTTTGGCGTTTTATTACTTCACTTTGATGTAATTGCGACCATGATCCTGCAACCTGCCTAATAGGCTTTGACTTTTTTTGTTTAACTGGCCTAGGTTTCTTTTGCTCATTAACCAGTTTCCCATCACGCTCGAGTATCCATCTAATGATGTGGGCACGTTTATAGTTGCCTCCACCGGAAAGGCCAACGCTTTTCAAGGCTTTTGAAATAGTTGGTTGATTTAATATCGCGTTTTTGAGTTTTTCATCGCTAACCTTTTTGGTGTTAGTTCCACGATTTCTTCCTCGCCATGTAGGCGTTTGTGAATGGCAGTTTGGGCACAGCAATCGAATGTTTTCTAATCGATTGTCGGTGTTGTCACCACTAATGTGATCCAGCTCCAGGCTTAGCTTTCCTGACATCCATTCGTCAATTCCGCATGTTTGACATTTATATTCTGAATATCCTAATTTGACTAGAACATTCTTTACATAACCAGTTGAACATGTCGAGTTTTCTATAAAAATTTCTGTATTTGGATCCTTTAGGATTTTTCCTCGGCTCCATGCGCGTTTATTTTTTGATGATTCAGGTAATTCTCTATACTTTGGTGTTGCCCCTGAGCAATGGCCTTTATGGGCAGACATCGCATACACGTTTTTATATGTATTTCCACAAATTGGGCAATCACATGGTATTGATTTTCTTTCCTTTCTCGTTTTTCTCATTGGCACACGCTCCAACATATAAGTATCGTGTTCACCAAATTTTAGTACCAGGGACGGGACTTGCACCCGCATGACCTAGGTCGATGGTTTTTAAGACCATTGTGTATAACTAAATTCCACCACCCTGGCAGTTCTGTGGGTTCAAAATTACCATAATCGAACTCTATAAGGTGGATCCTGACGGACTCGAACCGTCATGGCCGGCATGCAACACCGGAATTCTCCCAATTGAATTAAGGACCCGAAATATGCAACGCGCCGTGCCTAGGTTGCCCATGCGAACATGACCTAAAACCCAGGTGATCTCGTTACATAAAACTATCAGCTTTCGCCGCCGCTAAGCGGGTCAAGTAAGTTGTGTAATGTGCTGTCACGCTCCGGCCGAAGTTAGACGTTGACCTAGCTGGCATATCAGTGCCAGTGTCACACATGCATTATAAATACTAGAAGAGTTTTGCATTCTCTTCCTACACAACACCGGCCTGATAATACCGGCTGCGGACCCCAAAATGGGTCCTTGGAGGGCAAGGCGGGATTCGAACCCGCAACCGTCTCGTTAACAGCGAGATGCTCTACCATTGTAGCTACTTACCCGTTTCGGCGACATGGAAGGACTTTCACCTTCTGTTCATGGCTCTATAGACCAAAACACATGTCGCTACGAGAGCAGTTTTACGTCTTGCTCAGGACAATCATCATCACATTCAATTTTCAAAGAAACCGTTTGGAGCGCTTGACTCCTTGGTTCCAAGGTTTGCACGCTGTCGTACAACTCCTTATGAATCCATTATACCACGATTTGATGCTCTTTACACTTATTATGTAAACTAATTTCGGGTTCCTGCCTGAAACTCTTGAATGTAGTGTGTACGGGCAGCCGAAGCCACCTTCTTCGCAACATTTTTCCACTCAAAGGTCTCAGCCTCTTCAATCTCAACTGCACATTCACGCTGGACGTCTTGACATACCCACCTGAGGTAGTCGCCGACACTTCGCATGTTTGGCTCGAGACCAAGTTCAGCCAGGTATTCGAAACCTTGCTCCAAGCGTCGGGGTGTCACAGCAAACTCGAGGAACTCCTGGACGTTGGCAAGCTCTTCTGGCGTTGCCTGTACAGTTTTCTTGCTCTTCTGAGTCTTATGCTTCTCACCTTTCGTCTTGAAGAACAGGTCGGAGTTACCAAGTTGGTCACCAAGCGGAGTCCAGACTAATCCTTCTCCCATGCCTGCCAGCCCGAACAATGCGCCCCATGGGCACAAAACCTCAACAGCTAGCGTCTTCTTCGTTGCCTCTTCTGCTGCCTTTGTGACAGAGTCAAGATCATCGAGGTCGACTTCAAGCTCAGCAGAACCTGCCTTCAGGATGCTGTAGATACTCACATCTTCGTAGTAGTCATGAAAGTTGAAAACCTCGAGGTAACGAGACTTCTCCCCTTCAGTGACAGCAGCCGCAAAGATGACCCACTGTTTTACTGGGAGCTGGTTGATCGCCATTCCTTTTTGAACGCCGTTGCCAATCCACTCACCAAACAATGTCAATGTTGCGTCTTCATGCAGGTTGTACGCCACCCGAAATTGCTTTTCAAGTCCTCGAATGGATACCTGTACTGCAACATGGTGGACGAATGCAGCGAAACCGTTGTTATCATTTTGAAGTGACAACACTGTGTTACGACTCTGAGGCACTAATCCCTCTTTCGTGCACGCGACACCGGCATTTGTTCCATGGAGCTTCACAGTTCCTTTGAACTTCGTCACACCTCGAACTTTGTATCGCTCAGGCACCTCGGGATCCTTGTTAACCTTTCGAACGTACCGAGACACCTGATATAAGGCGTCAACATGTGTATACTTTTTCATATTCTACTTCCTTCCGCCGTGAATTATTGTTTTCCTTTGTTATGGAGCGCCCGGAGGGATTCGAACCCCCGACAAGTTGGGTAGAAACCAACTGCTCTATCCAGACTGAGCTACGGACGCGCTGTTTTACCGGCGCTCGTTCATCTCATCGGGTTTGATGTATGATGATTTGCGAGCTGCCTGTTGGTTCTTTTCGTGATGTTTTGCCCATGCGTCGAAGCGCTCAGCACTAGTGAGATGTGCAGTACGAGCATCGATTGCTTCCTTGCTATACCAATCCCGGTCTTCCGCAACTTCTCGCTCGCCAAGCAACTCATCTCGCACATCACGTAGATGTGCGAGCTCAAACCCGACATTATGTGGCGATGCGGTGATAGAAGACTCAGAAGAAATCTTGTTCCCTTCCATCACATCGCCAAACTCTTCGATAGTTCCCCAGATGTTCTTATAACTGTGGTCCTCTCCTGAGATATACTGAATATGAATCCATGGCGCATCATACGGTTCTGGTTCCTTGAAAGAAGTGTGGTGCTGCGTGACTGATACGATGTTTGCAATCGGGATCGCCACGTTATTAACCTTGAGGGCACTTTTCGTTGAGCGCCCAAGAATAAATTGCCCTGATTTCTTCATCATCATGAGTCACTCCTTTCCTTTTTTAGAATCGCCAAAATCTTACGAACCAAATTTTCTGATGATTTGACCGTTTCCATAAGAGCCCAGCATTTATGACAAAGGCCTGAACCTTGCATATGTGCATGATTTTTCTCACATATGCTGCAAAGCGGAGATGCCATGGTTACTCCTTATGTTGGTATAAATGATTATATCACATGTTTCTGTATGCTGCAGAAATTCAATCTAGGTTTTCAAAGTTTGCGCACGAAGACTCCAAAAATTGCTGTAAATCACCCATGCGGAATAGTTGATCTAGATCTTCTTTGAAGGCAATCCCTAACTTTACGTCAAGTTGCCCTTTGATACATTTCATTTTCTTTTTTGCTGCAGGTGAAAAGTAACCCTTTATTTCGATAAATACGTCGAAATCGTTTAGGTATATATCAGGATGATATCGTCTTGTGATACCATTCTCATATTTTAGAACATGACCTGACGACCATTGAATTAGCTTATCATTGCAAAATTCTGCGAAAGACTTTTCCCATGTTCCCCTCAAGGTAAATGTTTCGCCATTTAGATTTGCTACGTTGAAATATTTTACATGTTGAAAACTTCCAAACCCGGGCTCATTCATTTTATCGGATTGAATTTTGCTTAGTTTTTCTTTTGTTTCTCTTGAAAGTTTTCTGTTCTGTTTTTGTAACCTTCCTGACAAAAATCCTTTCTTTCTTTTTTCATTCGCCCCAAGCTTGATTGCTTTTATTTCTTCAGGTGACTTATTTCTAAGCCAGTTTTTCCCATAACATGGGTTTAATTTCCCTTTTCTGGCCCGAAGATAGTCTAACGACACGGCGTTTTTATTGTTTTTGCACCTTACTTGGTGTTGACGTTGTGAATTTGCATTTTTACATTGCTTATTGCAAAACTCACACAAAAACTTTTCTTGTTTTTTCATAACGCACCTTTATGACTAAGTATACCTAGGTTGATGCTCTAACCAAAATATTTCTTGGTACGGGTGGAGGGACTTGCACCCACTATCTTCCAGATATAAGCTGGGAGCATTTACTGCTTATGCTACACCCGCAAACAATGGTAGCCGACCCGGGATTCGAACCCGGAACCTCGTGACCCTAAATCACGTGCCTCTGCCAGTTGGACCAGCCGGCCATTTGTTGTGCAGCTTGTGCTGCGTGTTGGTAGCGGAGGATGGATTTGAACCAACGACCTCTTGGGTATGAACCAAGCGAGCTGACCGGACTGCTCTACTCCGCAATAGTTTGTTTTTTTAGAACCCGAATTCGTCTGATGAATTGGTATTCTCAGTATTTTCGATTGCATCCGATGTAATCACATCAGGATACACATCAAGCGCCTTTGACGTTGCTTCCTGCCTTGAGCCAAATGGGCCATCAACGCTGTTCATTCCTCCAAAGTCTGAGACCATTTCGAAAAACCAGCCCGTAGGAATCGTCACAGGACCTTTTTTGTAGTGCTTCGAACCGTCGTATGCCTTTTGAGCCATTTCCGGCGTCACATTGAAAACCCAAAGGTTGTCATCAAACGGCGTCGGGGCATCATCACGATCTCGATCATCATAGATCGTTCCAACATGGTAATACTCAGAAACGACGTCGACACCATATTCGTCATATTCAACACTATTTGAAAGGTACCGCATCTGACGACGTGTCAGTCCTTGCTTTTGTCCAAGCTGCTCTTGGATTATCGCGCGCAATTTTTTCTTGTTAATTCTCATGGTGTCTCCCGGGCTCATACTAAATATCGGCCCAAACGACCTTACACTTCTATTATACCACGATTGCAATCTATTTACACGTTGCTAACGCTGATTTGATCGCGGCGATGTCCCGAGTCGCATTTTCAATGATTGACTCATTCGTTTTTCTGTAAATGCCTGACACATATGTTTCCCAATCTTCTGGGCTCATTGTCGTGTCTTGCGCCAATTCAGGTGACCATCCCGTCGGTAAACGGTGACCATCCAGTGTTATGAATTTCAATGGACCCGATGCCGGCCAGCTTTTCAGGAACACTGTTGGCGAGACGCCTAGGCGATCGATATCGACCCCGGTGTTCTTTGAAATTTCAGTCAACACAAAATGTTTTTCTACGGCCATAATCTTCTCCTGTTATTTAGGGTCGCCAAGCTCGGAGTCGAACCGAGACGCTCATTGAAAAGCCCAGCCCCTCAAGCTGGTGGATATGCCATTCTCCTATTAGGCGATGTCTAATCCGGGAAGCAGGATTCGAACCTGCGAACGGCTTCGCAGCGGCAGGTAATTAGTCTGCTTGCTAATCCGTCACTGATAGCATATGATTGCCCGACGTCAATTATATTGTATAGCAAAAAGTATGTTATCTATCAGTTGCCTTAAGCCTCTCAGCCATTCCCGGTCGGAATTGAACTGGCATTTTGGTTCATGCCGGTGATCAATCCCGCGTTTTGTTTAGAACGGAAAGTGGGATTCGAACCCACGGGGTAGCTAGTATCCCACGATTGTTCATAAATCGTTGCCTTAAGCCTCTCAGCCATTTCCGTGTTTTGTTGTGGTACGCCCGGGTGGAGTTGAACCACCGCCTAATCCTTATCAGAGATTTGTACTCACCATTATACTACGGGCGTGCATCGTAAAGATCAATGTAGTCTTTACTGTAGTTTTGTGTGACATAATTTATGTATTGCGACATTTCTTTTTTGTACAAGACAGTAATTTCATGTGGAAATGCCTTCAGTTTTTCTTCAAATTGCTTTGTTTTGTAACCTTTGATTTCTATGTAATGATTATCAATTTTGAAGTCAGGATAGTACTTTCGTGTGAAACCTTTATACTGATACTCAAACCCAGATAAGTTTCTTTCGAAAGCAATTCCTTTATCAATATGAAAAATGACCCAGGCAAGCTCCCAGCTTGAATCGCACCAATAGCCTTTGTACCATCCGGATTTTCCAACGCCGGCGCCTTTTCTTGGCCCGCCCGTTTTTCCTTTTAATGAAGTACTAATGTTTTTGCGCCAATTTGAATGTTCTTTGTAATGCTGTCGACAATAACCGGTCATCGTTTGATGATGAAGTTTTTTATTGCATATCAAGCAATTGCGAATCTTATCCTTGTTGAAGTTGTATGGTCGTCCATCAGGGCCCAAAAAGTTTTTATACTGCGCCAAATGTGTTGCTCGACAAGAGTCAGAGCAATATACCGCTGTATCGTATCTTGGGACAAACTTTTTTCCGCAACATTTGCATATATTTTCATTCATGTTTATAACTATCTGCAAATTCTAAAAGCCATATCAGGCGGAGTAAATTAGGTGTGTGAGGGTGCGAGCCTCAGGGCGGCGTATACTTCCTTGTTCAATACCATATCGATGGTTGGACTCGAACCAACATCCCCACTTATGCACATCTAATTGGCTTACAAGGCGGGATTTGAACCCGCGACACCGAAGACCGTCGCCCTCAGCTCTACCTGACTGATTTACATGTAAGCAAGCAGTTTTCTGTCAAAATGCTTAGGACTCATCAACCTGTAGACCACCACGTTACCGATGGACCTGACGCTCGCAGCGCGCCTGTTGCACTTTGCAACTTCCTACAATGGTCTGCGCGGTCGGATTCGAACCGACGACCACTCGAATCCAAATCGAGTATTCTGACCAGGCTGAACTACGCACAGATATTGAGCAGTTTATTTGACCATACTCAGGTCTCTTTACGGGTCTGGGTAACAGGATTCGAACCTGCATCTCCGTGCCCCAAACACGGTGCTAGACCAACCTCAGCTATACCCAGGCAAGACCAGCGCCCCATCCACGCGCTGACCGACGATTTTCATTTATTTGGTAGGGTAACCAGACTCTTTGCCCAAATGAAATCTTTCCATTATTGAAGAACCCGCCCCATCATTCGCGGTCCTTACTCTCACAACATATGATTCTTCTCTTTCATCGTATTATTTTTGCATCGCTGAAGAATTATTGTGCCTTACCATTGCTCATGGGCTCATCACCCCTGGCGATTATTTGAACTTCATCTTTCTTCCTTTTTTCCAACCTTTGTTGAGGAATGAATCAAGTTCGTTTTTGTCGATTTTCATGGACCTCTTTTCTTTTAGATTGTAAATCCAAACTTTTCCGTATTGGGAGTTTCCTTTTCCCCGTTGATGAACCGCATTTGCGGCACCAATCTTTTTCTTTGTTGCTTCTTTGTGCTTTCTTCCTGTCCAATCAAAAGGTTTTAGTTTTCCTTCTTTATGGAGCCGTTTGAAGCTCTCAGAGCAACTTTGTTTCTTACGAGCAACCCATTCTGGATTTGACCAATTTGCCTCGTTCATGGCAATGGCTGCTTTTTTGTTCTTTTCTTTTCGGGTTAGCTCGTTGTTGTTGATGCGTTCCCACCCATCACCATGGCCGCCGAGAGACAAGTTGTATACGTCCTCCCGCAAAAGAAACGATTCATTAACGACTTCCTTTTCCTTTTCATACATTTCTGCAGAGTTCTTTAGAAAGTGAACATACTCCTTTGTGAAGTTTTCGATACCATGTTTTTCGATGGCCCTAGAAATCAACACGCCAGAACCCATATAATGGTCATTAAGATTTTTCGTCTTATGACAACCAATGTATATTTTGCCGTTCGTCCTATTCGTTATTTTGTAAATCGTGTAGTACATTTTATGTTTTCTATCTTGTATAATGATAAATAGGTTCGAATCCCAGTTACCACAAAATAAAAATTCGAAGAGCGAGTAGCGGGATTCGAACCCAGCACGATGATCTGATTGGAAATCAGATGGCCTACCTCATGGCCCTTACCCGCATGTTCTTGAAAATGACCGGCACATATTTACTAGCTTTTAGGTACCTAAGTCGCGTTCAACTGTGAGTTATAGTATCTTCTATTTTATACTATTGATTTATTCAGTGCCGATCATTGGTGCGCTCGGTAGGCATCGAACCTACGCATCTCCTGGTTAAGAGCCAGGTGCTGTCCCTCTCTAGCTTCGAGCGCATCTACTATTCAATTGTCAAAGAAACCGTTTGGAGCGCTTGACCCCTTGGTTCCAAGGTCTGCACATTATCGTGCAACCCCTTATGAATCCATTATACCATGATTTTACGTTCTTTACACTTAGTTTGCGCACTTATGCAAACAAACTTTAGGAACTTTATTGTCTCGGTTTGAGAACTTTATTGTCTTGGCTTTTCTTTGACGTGCACGCCCCAGTCCAAATCGCCTGGGATCGTGCCGTGATCCTTTTTGCACGCGTCAAACATAAGTTTCATGGCTTTAACTGCATCAGCAATTTTTGTAGCCTGACCGTTATGGTTCCATGACTTGTTTAACTTCGATGCGATTTTCCACGTAAACATTCTTCTCTCCTAAGTCGTCCGGGGCTCCCATCTCATCAAGGTCCCGATGCTGGTGATCAAACCAGCATCTGACGCTGAGCTTAAAGGCCTTTGTCATGAGGTGGGTAGCCTATTGTCTATCCGCATCTGGGGCGGAACTCAACAACGTTTTGTTTCTCGTTATGGAAGGAAGTCCCAGGCGACTTATTTCAGTCATATCTGGGCTTTTTATAGCACCCGGGTCCTCTCGGACAACGCAAGCTTCCTCGTTTTGTTTTGGTACCCGGTGAGGGATTCGAACCCCCGACATTTGGTATGTAACACCAACGTTCTACCGCTGAACTAACCGAGCGATCAGAATGAAGCATCAGGACTTGAACCTGAGTCTCTGGGTGTATGTGCCCAGCGCGTGACCACTAGCTATACTTCACTCTTTATTCTTGTTACGTAAAGAACCTGCATGCTTCGAAACTAGCAGACGACCTTGCTTATGTGTTAGCTCACACCTGGTTTTAGCATTGATGTGATGCAAGATATTGCGGAGCTGGGGACAGGATTCGAACCTGCGTTGTGGTTGCCCAACCGGATTACAAATCCGGTGCCTTCGACCATCTCGGCTCACCCCAGCGTCGTTTTTTCGTTACGAGCAACCTGTGTGCTCTAAAATAATTTCCTCCTTTTGGAGTAAGTCCCAGTGATAAGAGTGCTTGTCGGACAGTCGAATGTGATTCTAACGCAACAAGAAACTCTGCGTCAGTCGTTCGTTTTCGTATGCCATCCTTTCTTTTATTTCGACCTCGCCATGTCTCGGTTAGAGCATGACAATTTGGACACAGAAGTTCCAAGTTTTCTCTATCATTATTTTGGTTGTTTCCATCAATATGTTCAATTTCTAATGGAATCAACTCATCTTGCCATTTTTTGTTTTTGCAACGACGACAAGCATGCGCTTGCTCATCGAATATTCGCATACGCTGGCGCTTGGGTGGTAAACTATCGAAAGGTAGGTCGACATAATGTGCTATCCTATTTTCTCGATTTGTTTTTCCGCCTTTCACTGCACCTGCGCGTTGCGCATTAGTAGACGTGGTTCGCACCCGTCCTGTAAGCGATTGAGAAACCTTTTTATTGATTTCCTCCCTACTTTGTTTTGTTGAAAAACCTCTTGCGCACTTGGCACCACAGAATCGTCCGCTGCCATATTCACCTATATGCGTATCATTACAATTTTCACAATTCATTTGAACCTCTTGTACCTAAATATGGGTACGTTCCAAGTTCAAATAAAAATTGGTGGGTCCACCAGGACTCGAACCTGGAACCAACTCATTAATCTCGGAAAATCAGGTTCTGCCCCTTTTCCTGTTTTCACAGGTATCTATTTTTTCCCAAAGTGAGCTGCGCTACCAACTGCGCCATGGACCCATTTTTGTTGTTATACGATTCGAACGGCAAACTTGGGTGCTGCCGATAGAATCACGTATTTTTGTTTCTTTCCGATTTTGACAGCGTAATGTTTCCACACCTGTCGCGAAGAATCGGCAGTCAAAAGATTGTACCATGTGAAGCCAGCGCTGTCGCCGGCGGTCAATGTATTTTTGATCGAAACCATGATGTTCTCCAATCGATGTGAAGCTTAGCCTCGAGGAATGATGTCCCACAAGCTGCGGACCACAGTTCCAGCATCGGTCAATTTGACCGTCACTTCAAACCTGGGCAAGCCGACCACCTTAGTGACCACACCTGTTTTACCAGAGTTTCGAAGCTGGACTTTGTCGCCAATCTCGGGCCAGTATTTTTCGCCAGCTTTCCGAGCTTTCCGGTCAGGCTGGTGGCTTTTCAGTTTTGCCTTTTTCATTCCTGGCTCCTGTTTTGCAGGCCGGCATCCCCGGCGACATATACATTATACCATGAAATGAGACGTTTTACACGAAGCTGTTAGCTATTGACGTAAACAACTCGTGCCGCGTCATCAATCAAATCAGAAACCGCAGGCTTCACATTCCACTCAGGGGCTTCCAGTTTCATTAGAGGCACGTGATGGGCTTCGAAACGTCGCAAGTCTTTGATTACATCTGGCCAAAAGCGGTGCTCGCCTTCATCTTTGTTTGACGTGAAAAAATAAAACTTGTGGCGACCACCGGCAGCACCACTTTTTTTAGTACCTACGAATGTCAGTACATGTGTATGGTCGATAATCTGGCGTCCTGGAAATCTCGTGTCGGCTGACTGCCCTCGGCCGAATCCAAAAACGTATTGTTCGCCTTGCGTTAATTGACTTACTCGCATGTTGTGTTCCTTTGTTCCTATAAATATAGGCGACTTTCTATTTGTGGGGGTGGAAACTGAGATTTGAACTCAGGTCTCCGGATTCACAGTCCAGCATCTTAACCAATTAGACGATAACCACCACTGATTCGTCAAGGGCCCCATCCTTACCCCTGTCATCGCCGCACCCCTGACTGTCGATTCATGGTACAGCTCCTATATTTTCTCTCTTATTCGATTGTCAATGCAGGTTGGTGCGCTTGGCTCCGTACCTTGTGAATCAATTATACCATGATTCTTCGCTCTTTACACTCAAAATCTCACTTTATTTGGTGTATTCGATTTTTATTTCTAACCATTCGTTTCGTAACCATTTTCTTGTGTTGTCCATCAAAACGTATGAGGATAGTGCCCCGTAATTGTCCCGGGTTTGCAGGACGAGACCTAGCGAGCCTGTGTTCGTGTTGGCCACGATCGACCCGATTTCATAATACTCAGTCGTCATCGTTCCTTCCTCAAAAACAAATCAGGGTATGGGCCGGCGTAGCAAAACCTGCGACTGTCTTCCAACGTATACACCAAGTCAACATGCCCATCAGGATCCAGCATGATTTCCACAACAAGGCCGATATTTCCTGAGGCGTCTATTACAAGATCGCCAACATCATAGTTTTCCATGCCTAACACTTCCTTTGTGCTCTATAAAGCGTGTGTCCGGATACCAACCTTTGACGCCGTCAATCAAGACCTCGACCTGGGCGTACCCGCCTGGGTCATCGATGTCGACAACCAGCCCGATTTGTTTTGTCACCTTGCAAATCACGATGGCGCCGATTGCGTAATCGGGTTCCTTCCACTTTAGTGGGTCGCGAGGTTTGCTATTTTCCATTCCTCGATTTTCCTCCCGAGCACGAGATGGGCGTCCATCATGTTTGCAATGTATTCTGGAGTTGCGTCTTGCAGGCGTAAACCCTTTTCTTGTCGTCTTACAACACCATCATCAGCTGTTGCAACCATCCAGCCAGGACCTGGAACAGGATTGCCTCTGTCTTCCATCTGTTTGTGCCAGCTCCTGGTATCAGGAATCGTGACCTTTTCAATAAGAAGCCCTGGTTGCTTGTGGAAAATGTGTTTTCCTGTCTTAGTTTTTGTGCTGCGCTTTTTGCTAATCAGCACAACCAAATCGCCTACCTTGTAATGGCTCATTCCTCACCTCGAAGTGCTTTTGCAGAAGGACTCTCAAACTCGGCCTCGATTTCTCGCTCAGCTTCTCGGAGTGACCTGTCATATTCGGTTCCTGATTTATCCACAAACTTTGCATATCTGGCCAGCTCAATCGCCAGCTTCATCGCATTTTTTGCCTTCATATGAAATGGAATGCCCCCTGGGCGAGCCTGTGTTTTGACCTTAAGGATCACAGATTCATCCTGAGATGTCACGTCAAGCGACCATTGAGGCCCAAAATCAATAAATGCCATTGTATCTCTCCAGTGTATTCATTCTATCATGATTTGATGTATTTTACACGATGCGTGCACGTTACTGGAATATTCTTTCTGGCAATCCGTCGAGAGCCTTTTTAGCAGCCCACATATCCTCGCCGTACATTTGAATGATGTAATGTGGGGCAGACTCAATCGACTCGTCAACCATCACCCATTCACACCCATTTAGAACCGCCACCGGAACTTTGTTACCTCGGTAGAGTAAGTCTAAACTGCCTGTTCGTTCAACCCATCCTCGCTTTGTGCTAACGATTGGGTATTCTGTGCTGATATATTCTCTTGGGCATGCCACCAGGTAAGTTTGGTCATCGCTGACACATCCTGTCATTGCGATTATCATTACGAAGATGGCAAGTAGACGTTTCACAAATCGCGTTGGCGTCGTCGAGCGTCTTCTTTTCGTCGGTCGACCAAACTGTCCTGGGCGTTTGCAACATCTCGCAAGAGCTTCCTGAATTTCGGGCTGATACCACGTTTCTCCAGGAATCTTGCGGTGACCCATTTTAGGTCCGCATCAGCCGAGATAAGCTTGGTGATTATTTTGTTCATGTTTGCCATTGTATTCCACCTGCTCAGTGAATGATGTGCTATGACACATCGGGTTACAATTAATCGTAGTACGAGAAACTACGGGGTGCACGACGGCGAGCACGTTTGGCCTTTGATGCTCCGCCGCTGACTAGTACTGCCAGTACTTGCTCGACTGACGTGCCATATTGAGCTGCAAATTCATCGTCAAGCGATGTGACAATATTGCCAAGCTGGCTATCACGGTCTGTAAGCTTGAGCCATGGCTGCCCCTTGTGGGTTCTGGGCTGGTATTGAATATACGGAATGTCTTCCGGTAATACCTGCATCGTAAATGCCTTTGAGAGGGCTGTCAGCTCATTTTTATTCGGGCTGAGTGCCGTGGCACTATCTCCCGCATCAGAGCCAAAATCGTATCTACGACCAGACTGTTCAACCAACTGCCTAATTTGTTTTCGCGTGATCTTCATAGTCCCTCCTGCGGATTATGTTACTTTGTTCGTGACGTGCAAACCATTTGCTGTCACTTATTTATTTTTCTTCATTCAAACATGTCACTTGAGAAAAAGCGTAGAACCAATGGTTCCTCTGATGCATAATCAAATTGGACTGGCATCATAAATATTTCCTCACTAATGACAAATGTATTTGTTACGTCGCCCTCACCTTTCATGAGCTCGAGCACACATTTCACTTTTTGACCGTGTAACTTCATGTATTTTTTAATGTCGTCCTTCAACGGGACATACATTTCAAAACTAACATGCCCAACCATTGGGTTGGCACCAACCCTGCGAATCAGTGACGCATCAATTAGTGTTTCAGATGCGTCGTCGCTTAGTACGTTGAGTCGAAACTGAAACTCTTTTTTCGCTTCAAACTGCGTTGTCATTTATTCCTCTTATCTGTGGATGGGTGTCCAGGAGTCGAACCTGGCACGCTGGCTACGTGTTTCATCCAATAGAAACACACCCATGCTTTTCTCTAAATTCAATTGTCAAAGTCGTTACGGGCGCGAAGCTCGTGTGTATAAATAGCATCATAACACGATTTTTGACAATTTACACTAATCTTTTTCACTTATTTCTTTTCGCAGCCGAAAACTGCACACTCCGTTCGGACAACCATACGGCTTACTGACGCGGTAATCACCTCAACATTTTCCGACGTCACAGCCGTGGTGACAGCTCGGTGAAGTGCCACATCACGGATGTCCTCTGCTCGAGGAAGACTGGCTACTGCAGAGAGCAGGCACCCGACAATAACTGATCCCTTGATCCATCTTGTATATTTTGTGCGTTCTTCAGCCCTGGTATCTTTGTTCCCCAGCACAATCAAAAGTGCGAAAAACGTAACGAAACAGGCAGTAGTGCCCAAAGCGGCACCCAGATGCACATTCTCCATCCACGCCCAGAAAAAATTCTCGTCCAAAATATTCATACTCATTCTCCCTTCGCCAAGTATGCCAGCTTCAAAAAGTCTGGTGCATCCCGGCATTCTGCATATTCCTGATTCATTTCACGAATACAATTCATCCTACGCTCATCATCCAACCATGGCGTTTCATGGCACAGCCTAAGGATTTCTTCGTTGATGCTGTCGAAGGCTCGCTTCCGGAGCCATTTGGCGTGATTTGTTAGGTTGTTTACCAGAAGACGGTTTTCCAAAACAATCTTGCGGGCTTGCTTGAGTCCTTCGGCATCAAACCCAACCGTGTAATCACACTTCACCAGCCGACAGCGCATGGCACCGTACTTGTTCTGGGAATCATCGATGATGATGTAGGGAGATCCAATCTTGTCATTGTCCTCTAGCCATCGGCGACATGGGTCGCCACCACCGGAGCAACAATCTGTCTGAAAGATGTCAATCGTGTGGGCATGACGGGAGCCCGCCGCCGCTAGAACTTCGCGCATCCTTTCAATTGTTCGACCATTCCATGCCGTGTTGAACACGATGACAGGATTGTGTGACCGAATGACCGTTGGTGCTGCAAAAACAGAAGCTGGTCGTCCAATGAAATCAAACAGGTTGTCGAGGTGCGCGACGTTCTCAGGAAGCATATGATCCTGGGTGTGGGTGTTGGCAACGCCATCGACATCGAGGAAGACGAACATGTCAGGCTTGTTATTCATGGGTTCGGGTTCCTCGGGTGCTGCCCAAGTGGGGTGTCCTGCGAAACCGGCTCGATGTTGTTAAGGTGGTATCTCACAGTCCTGGCCTTTTGTATCGGTAGGGGACGACTTGGGTATTCCATCGTTTCACGCAGTTCAATATCAAACGTAAGCATGCCGTCTGGGTGCTGATTCACCTTGGTCACGATGCCAACATGGGCACCGCATGCGAGACCAATTTGATTGCCTTTCAGTCTAACCTTGTCGCCGACCGCAGGCCCGAGCGTGGTATATTCATGGATCCATTGCAGTGTTTCAGTCTTAGTCATCGGTGAGCACCTCTGGGAATTCCAGCATTTCAAGGTCGACGCCCTTCGCCACCTTGTCAACAAACTGCCGGGTGCGCTTTGCCTCAATGATCGCATCAAGGAGATCCTGTAAGCAGTAGATCTTATTTCGATCACTTGGAGACAGAGCCTTGAATTCAGCTGTGTTGGCGTACAGGTATAAGCGTTGATCCTCATGCTCAATCTCTTCTAGGCTCTTTTTCATAATATCGTCGACAGTCATGTGATACCTCTGGTTTGGGTCACCACCATCCTGGCAACATATCCATTATACCATGCTTTTACGATGTTTACACATGAACGATGAGCATTCATGTGAATCTGGCACACATTATCGTGCTTTATTTCTAGCGTCTTCAAGCCGGGCCATGACTTCCATTTCTAAGTCGGGCCAGTCGTCATCAAATGGCATCGGCACCAGATTTCCAATTTCTTGCGAAATAACCTGTGAAAGGCTATGCTCGTCCCAACTTGCCCATCCCGGCATAATAAGGACCTCATCAACAACCATCGCCGCCTCATCACCTGCAGGATCAGTTGTTACATCGTTTTGTGATTTACGCAATATTCATGTCCACTGCTTTGGGTCAACTTCATCTCCAAGTTCGTCGTATATCGGGAGCCCGAACCCTGCAAGCATCGCTAATTTTTTGTCGACTGCTTTCGCCTGCGCCGGAATATAGCTGTCCTTGAAAAATGCGGGATTGAGACGAATTGCGACGGGTGTCCAGTTGGCAATGATTCCTTCATTGGTTGCCCAAGAATCTGTAGCACCTTTGAATGATCCTTTGTCCAAAATGGTATTCATGTGCGAGCGGTCGTTCGACATTCTGCCACGCTTCGGGACGCCCGAGCTTTTATATTTTGCCCTGAGTTTTGGTGGCAGGTTGCTATATCCCGTGTACAAGTCGTCCATGTCATTTGATGCATACGTCGTGCGGCCCTTGATTTCGACACCAACTGTGCCCCAAGAACTCGATACGATCTCGCCTGGCGCGTAAAGGACGGCGGAAATCTCATCCTTGTGCCGACCTGGCGCTGCCACTCTGCCGACTGAGGTTTCGTTAACTCGCCGATATGAGAACCAATGAACCTTCGTTAATGAGTCGAAAAACGCATGGTCAGCTTCTTCTTTCCAAATTGTTTTTAGCGCCCGGGCATGCCGTTTCGGTTCGGCATCCTCAGGTCTATGAAATGTTGATGTCTCTTCGGTGTCGTTTGGGCCGTATGATGGCTCTCTGTGATTGTGCTCACCAGATCTGCTGACAAATGTTGCGTAATCTTCTTTTAGAAATTCGGCAATGAGCTCTCGTAATAGTTTCATAAGTTACCCACCGCGTGCCTTAGCACCTTCACATCATCGTATGACTTGATTTGCGTGTCGTTTTTATCGTAAACAGGTAGTCTCAGCTCATTCGCCACGCTTATTAATTGCGACCACCATGCTTCATGCATCCACACCGCGCCTTCCATAAATCTAATTGCCACAACATACCAATTAGCTACTAATCCTTCATTTGTTTTCCATTGACTTTTCGTGTATGAGCCGGCATCAAGTATATAGCCGGCGGATGTCTTTTTGTTGAAAACAAGCGGCCGCTTGGGCACACCAGAATTTTTGAATTTGTTTCTTATTTCCTGTGGCAAATTGCTATAGCCTGTATAGAGCGAATTCATATCATTCGCAGCAAGCGTGACATGTCCTTCGACTTGCAAACCGACATTGCCCCAATCATCATCAGGCGATTCTGTTTCATCGTACAGAATAACTGATATTTCATCTTTGTTTTGCCGACCTGTAACACGCCTGATTATTTTTTCGTGGTTCCTTGTTGGTGAAATCCAGTGGATTTTTGTCAGCGAGTCAAAAAATGAATGGTCGGCCTCTTCTTTCCAGGTTGTCTTTATTTGCCTGGCCATATTCTTTTTACTTTTTTCGTCGGGCTTATCAAATGTCGAATAAGGGGTTAGCGTCGATGAATGTGATGAATACTTCATTCCATCAGTTCGTTGTTGGAACCCTGCTGCATCCTCCATGAGTACTTCTCTAACAACATCATCGATTAAACTCATTCTACACTTCCCACTGCGGCGGTTCAGCCTCTGTCACAATGTCGCCGTTGGGCGCATAAACCTTTAGCCCAACTTCTTCACAAAAGTCTAGAAGATGTTGCTGTACAGCTTCTGCAGCATCGAAAAAATCGACTGATATACGAATAGATACTAATTCCCAATTGGCAATGATCCCTTCATTTCTTGATGTGTTTTTGAATGACCTTGCATCCAAAATATACTTTTCCATGGAATACTTGCTGGCCTTTGACGGCCTTTTTGGCACCCCTGAGCTTTTAAAAGAAGCCCTTACCGACTTTTTCAAATTGCCATACCCGGTAAACAACGAGTCCATGTCATTAGACGCGAGCGTAGTGCGCCCCTGTATTTGAAGACCTACAGGTCCCCATTTTGAATGTATGTTTCGAGTAGGTGAATACAGCGCCACTGATATTTCGTCTTTGTTCCTGCCGTTATTCATCGCTCGGTCGATTATGTGCATGGGCGATTTTGCTCGGTCTGTATCAAGCCAGTGAACCTTAATCAATGATGCGAAGAATGCATGATCGGCTTCTTCTTTCCAGACTGTTTTTATGTGGCGACTTTTCTTTTTTCTATCGGCATCATCGGGAGTTTCAAATGTCGTAAATTCACCGAAATTCTCCCGACTTTGATAGTAATTGTCGTCGACTGTGCGCTTGATGAACGTTCGCAAATCTTCTTTCAGCGAAGGCTTCGCGGCGGCATTCTTCACTTTTGCAATCAATTCAGGCGTGAACCCGAAGAACAAATCTGCTGCCTCAAACTGTTTCACTGTGAACCAGCGCTCACCTTTGGTTTCATGTTCAAACCCAGCGGCTGGTGCAGGATCCCATTCATCTTTTTCGGTTTTTGCCACCGTGGCGACGAATGTTTTATATTTGAAACCTCTGTCCTCATATAGATACGTGTCAATCACACGACTTTTTGGGACAGAACCACATTCTTCACGAACTTCTTCAATAGCTTGCTTATAAAACCGCTTGCTGTCATCTGCAAGAACATGTTCTTTCGGGATGGGTACGGGCCATTTCTGTTCTCGCTGGCCTTCAACGTGGATACCACCTCCAGGGAAACCCCACTGGCCAGCGCCTCCCATAACATCATCAGCTCTATGTTGCAAGAATACGGTGCCGTCTTCTTGGCACACAAAAACAACGCCAGCACCTGCGATTCCCCAATATTGTTGTTGGGTTTCTTCTAGCAGGAGGCTGCGAACATATCGACGTAATGGATTCATATGACTAAATATTGAAAGCGCTGTCATTTACTTATATTATTTGGTACCACCGGTGGGAGTCGAACCCACACGCCCAGTTAAGGACACCAGATTTTGAGTCTGGCATGTCTCACCAATTCCATCACGGTGGCATTTTGTTTAGTCGCCGTAATAGCGACCTGGGACACCATAGTAACTCGCCATGGCACTGTTAAACTTGGCTTGAGCGTCAAGATATGCTTGCGGACCAACAACGTCCCAAGACGTGCTACGTGGATCAGTAACAGGAGCCAACCGAGCATCAGGCCATTTCGTCATAAACTCCTGGCGCCAACTGTCAAGGTGCTCAGCAGACTTGACTGTCTGTGACGCGTGATGGCCAAGGAGTGGCAACATCATCTCTTGACCGGTGAACTCCATGGCTTCGATTGGGGTTCCGCCCTCAATCTGCTCACGGATAAGTTTTCTTAGTTGTGATTTTGTAACTTTCATCGAACTATCCTTTCTTTTTGTTTCGTAGCCTTTCTAGCTTTTTCTTGATTTGTTGAACTTTTCGTGCCTGTATCATCGCAATGCTGTCCCTGAGCATGCCGTTCTCTTGTTGCAGTTTTTTGATTGAAAAATCCTTGTTGTGACAATCAATACAAAACGCCCGGCGCCAAAGAAGACAAACAAACAAGCCAGCGATAAACCCTACGAACGATGCGATGGTGACACTTACAAACATTTTTCACCTTTGGTTCTCCCATGGCTCTAAATATTGGTAAGCCAACTTTCTAACTAGGTTTCGACAACTCCCAACCTTGCGACCTTCCTGTCCAAACGTTCGGTGGAATGTAACTCAGTTGGCCGAGTGCCCACAAATTCACGAGCTGCTTCGACACAATGTTGTCGATGGTCGCAGGTTGATCCGGACTGGACGCAGCAATCATGGCCAGCATTGGACGTGGCATTGCGGTGTTATTCGCGAATGCCATCTCACCGATGGCCTCTTTAGCACCTGCAGCCATCTTTTCAGCCTCATCGGCCTCATCGTCATAGCAAAACACGTTGGCAACCATATTAGTAACTTCCATTGTCTTTACACTTCCCTCGGCATGCCTTCTTAGCAGCCGCTTTTTTGCGATTTCCGAATGCGCCAGCTCGACGCTGGTGAGCATCTACAGCATGCGGGTTCCGTGGAAGGCGCAATTCAACTTTTTGTTTCTTTCGGTTCTTCATGTCTCTTTCCCCCTGCCTGTAAATATTATACCACAGTGTGATACGTTTTACACGTGCAGGAAAAAATAGTTATTCGTCTCCGCGGATTATCATCCCGCCGTTCTCTAAAAGGCCATTCACTGCGAGTTTCGTCAGCCAAAAAAGATCGCCCTCGTTGAAAAACCGAAACATATTGCGGCGTTCTTCGATACAAACCAATGACCTCGACTGTCCGGATTCATCAGGAGCAAGAACCAAGGCATCATTGACCTGCAATACAAGCTCAGGCAGCATCATCTTCGGCCGCCTTCACCAGGCAATCAGGGCATGTTAGTTTCGCAGATCCGGGTGAGACTTTCACACTCCACTCATCCAATTGTTCTGGGTGCTCCCGGGGATTGAACTCAGCCCCACACTCGACACAACCGTTGGGCATGGCATCCATCAATTGCTTGATTTCCTTTGCAGCCTTGTTGGCGTTTTTCCGTTTGCGCTTGTCTTGGTTGCGCTTGACCTGTCGAGCAAAGCTCATTTGTACTCCTTTAGGGTATCTAGGTTGACCCGTATACGTCCGAAATCCTATGTGAGTGGATTACTCCACCCATGGCAAACGAATGCCCATGTGACCATTCTATTCAACCAACTGCAATTGTTCAACAACCGGCTTTTCGGCATCAAAAACAACAGCCACACGATTTGTCACCGTCGTCAGCTTAGGCATACTCACATTAGCAATCCTGTGTCGCGTCACCTTTCCCTCAAGGAATGTGGCACGACCGTCCCCATCTTTGCACTTCGCCAAGATTTTTGCAATCGCGGCGTCACTGAGTTCCGCTTCATACGTCTCACGCTGAACATACGTTCCTCGCTTCCAGGCAACCTTCAAATCATTCCAGTTTACCTGGTGGTAGCCCATCAAGAGATCCTGCACCTGGCTCACGTTTTTGCCCTGAAGCTCCTTGTGGCTGAAGTAGTGGTTCGCCAGCATGCTTACGCTGTTCCTGGCTGCATCAAGCTCGCGCCAGATTAGCACGTTGACGGCTTCATCCTTGCTTGGAACCTGAAATGCCCGGCAGTCGAACATTGCAATCGTTCCCGGATCTCTCTGCAACGCAGTCTCGCGGCAGTCATTGAAATAGCCTGTCGCCATCGACGCCAGAATCGATGTCATCTTTTGCACACGCCCATTGAGATAGATTTCTGATTTCGGCTTGTCCTGCAGGTAAATCAGGGTGATTTCATCAGACTGCGTGTAGCCAATCCTTGCGCCTGTCTGCTCAACAAGGTAATGCGTTGTTAACACCATCAAGTCGGTGAAACCCGCATCGAACGGCTTCTCCATGTTCTTGGTGAACTTGCTGAATCGCTTGCCATCCAGTCGAACCACCACCGGGATTCCCGGGATGAATGACCTCTTGGTCTCACGGGCCTCATAACCCTTGATTCGATCTCCTAGTCCTGTTCCCTTACTCATTTCGTCTCCTTTTTTAGTTTGCTCTTGCCCAAGTCGGATAGAAATCCGCGGACAATATGTTTCTTGCGGTTTTTTGTGAAGGCCGTCGGCCGAGAGCGTCGCTTGTTTCCACGTCGTTCCTGGATGATTTTCTCGGCTCGACGCATCAGTTTTCGCCATTTTCGCTTTGCAGCCCTGGCATCCTCAGGGGACATTTTCGCCAGTTCTTCTTTGATGTCACAATCAGGAAAAAGAACACCGGACTCAAGAGCTCCCATGCGCTCAAAAAATTGTCGATCAATTTTCATTTTTCAGTCCTGTACAGATATTTAGATTCATGCTACAACCACCACAAGCACATGAAGGCTTCGTTCCTGCTTACCAACGATCAGCGTTGCCATATGTAACGTCGTCGATTCTGGCATCATCTGGTTCAATTCACTCATACACATTTGATTATGTCACCAGGTTTTTTACTGTGAAAAACACAGGTGGAACTGACGGTGACACAATCAATGTGGCATTTACTAGCAACGGTTTTGAATCAGGCAATTCGTTTCGTCTCGTTCGTGGTGAGTCGTTCGACGAAGAAATTCGCTGCGTGAAATTGTTTGTGTCATGTTCCGCCGGTTCGTTAGTAAACTATGAACTCATTGCTGGTTTGACAAACATACCTTTCAAAAACTTCAACGTCCTCACAGGCTCTAATGGCTGGAAGGGCGTAGGCTAGTCCTGCCAGCGGTCAATCATTCGCTGGATGGCGAATTCAGGAACATTGTGGGTATTCCGCTCGACAGCAACCTTGACATCGATCAACGGTAATACCTCGAACTGGACATCATATCCAAACTCGGCAGCCCGAGTCACGTATTCCTTATAGTCACGGTGTCGAACGTTGGTGTTGTCAACGATCACAGGCGAGAGCTCTTTCTCAAGAGAGTCCTCAAAGTTTGAAAGGTTCAACGAGTGATTCCGACCGAGCAGCTTCGGATTGAACTTGTACTCACCATCGACCATGAACAGGTCATCGGTCGAATGAATGATGCCCTCAGCAACAAGCTCACGAGCACGAGTCGACTTGCCTGAACCTGGGATTCCCCTCATAATAATGACACGCTTCATACTCCCCTCCATTATGCTTCAATTATATCATACGTGACGTCGTTTTACACGACCTCTTATGCTTTTCAAGCTCAGACGACACGATGTCGACAGACAAATCGTCCAACCATCGCATGTCAACCCGCTTGGGCAACGACGAATCTACTGCCAAACCGGACAATGCATCCTTTTCGTCACGGAATTTCGACATCAACTCGTCAAACTTGACCTCACCGTTGCGGATGGCAAGAACATACGGGTTCGGGTCGTAAACGTGCAAATCGCCAGACTCGAAGATTGTGCGACAAGCGATGGTGAGACGCCACAAATGTGCAGCATGTTTCACATCGTACCCGATCTTCTTCTCCATCCCAGCCCGCTTCTTATTGCGACCCTTCTTCCAGGCATTGAACGATTTCCACTTGTCACGAGCCATATCGTACTGACGCTGCTTCTGAACGAAATCGATGAAGTTGGTTTCGTACCCCAGCAAATTGCATGCTGCAGTGAATTTCTCGTCAGTTCCTACGCCGACCTCAGCCAATTGCTTGTAAAGCTGGTCGTTGATAAAGATCTTCGTTGCCTCATCCACATCCTTGAAGTCGATGCACCAATGGTCAACCTGCTTCTTGGCAGCCCTGATGGCAGCCATGATTTGATCCTTTGGGTATGCATGTTGTGCTGGAAGACCAAACTCTTCTCGAGTCGGTTCGTGCTCCAATGGGTTCAGCAGCCACTTTCGATGTGTTTCGATGCGGTGTGCCTGAGATGTTGCATACCCGATGAATGTGTGGAGGCACTTCTTCGTCAAAAAACGGTGCCGAACATTGCGGAGGTGGCGGCCAGCTGCTGTCGCGTAGATTACGTCTTCATCACGGGTAAACAGCACATCGAGGATGTTCGGGTTTGCACCGGCGGCCAAGGCCAAGAACTTCCTTACCTCGAAAACCGTCCCCTCCATCCCATGAAGCGAGGCGACTTCTTTCAACGCAGGCGTCAGGTCGCCCCAAAACGATTCCTCGACAAGCAGTGCTTCCTGAACCTGCTCGATTGTTTTGGTGCCCATGTAGTATTCTTTTGGTGGAACCATAACACCCTTCACATCAAGATCTGACGTGGGCGTTTCCATTCCATACGCTCGGGATCCTGCTACCGTGAGGAGGATCGCATGCTTACGCAAATCGAAGTTTGTCATTTTTGACCTCTGTTCCTGTCACCGTTCCTGGCAACATGTCTATTGTATCACGCTTTTTTGATTCTTACACAGATCTGGCGAGGGTGTCAGCTCGTTTTAGCAACGTTGGCATTCGAAATGGACCGGCCATCGAGGCAACCAGTTCGGCAGCTTCTTCATTGTCAAACATGTTACCCGTTGATGTGATGTATATCGGTCGTGCATCACCCCTAGAGAGCGCAAAACCGTCGTCGTTTATGAACCTTGACTTTGCAACCCCAACAACCTCTGCCATTCCTGAGTGTGCATCGTAAAGATACCGGCCGAGTCCTGGCTTTTCACCAAGATCGACATATCCATCAATGACAATAACCTCTGGACAAAATCCAAATGCATCAATCACTTTTTCAATACATGGAAGTTCGCGCTTGTAGAACTCACCTGGAACATATTCACCGTACTCTGACGATTCCAGTCGACAGGTCACTTCCTGTTTCGCGACTTCGGAGTCCCAATTCTCAAACAGAACCCCTGCCACGATGGCATAGTCATCATAATACTGAACGTCTACTGCTAAAATCATGTTCGTTTGTCTCCAAAAACAATCTCTTCAAAGGAGACCGGCCGAAATCCTCGTACGTCTTGACCAACATTGTAAATGTCGATGGGGGCGATAAATTCAGGCTCATTACGTCGTTTTGTCTTGTAGGCCGGAACCACTGTCCCCTTCTTCATGACTGTCCACTTATCGTGAACATGACCACAGAACGCGTAATCTTCGCCACCCAGGGCATGAATTGGATTATGGACCAGTTCAATCGAACCATGCGGTGTTACTGTCACTATACGTTGGTGAACCTCGTGAAATACGTCAGCGAGCCCGGCAGTATAGTCGTGATTCCCCTGAATCAGGATGATTCGCCCATTCAGTTGCTTGACATACTCCGGGAGGTGCCGGCGGTTTCCCATGGCGACATCACCAAGATGGAATACGTCGTCATCAGGTCGCACGACCGCGTTCCAATTTGCAATCATCGATTCATTCATTTGATCGATATTGTAATACGGCCGATTGCAATACTTGATGATGTTCTTATGCGAAAAATGTGTGTCGCTTGTATACCATGTTTTCTTCATACTCTACTTTCCTAGTTTCTTCTTTTCTTTAGCGGCCTCACGGGCGATGAACCGATTAACCTTGCTTTGCTGAGCCGCAGTGGGAACCGGAATGATTGCCGTGAACAGGGCCATTCGAAGACCGCTGAACTCACCGAGGCTTGCAAACGTGAAACATGGCAGCTCACTGTTCAGGTTGATTGCCGTGATTTTTCCCGTGGCGACTTCGCCGTTCGGGTACATATGGCACCAGACTTTTTGACCGACTTTCCAGCCTTCATACTCCTGAGGACCTTTCGGTGTGTCAATCTTCAGCTTTTTCTTGTTGGTTTTCATCGTGGTCCCCTTTATTCGCAAGCCTGCCATTTTTCAACGAACTGCACGAGCTTTAACAACTCAGCACATTCGGCGATACCAATCTCGGGTAGTTCCATCAAGAACTTCAACTTCAGGCCTTCCATGTCGACCTCGATTGCGTCGCTTTCGTCGCCCACTGTCTCAATGAGGAAAGACTTGACCCTAAAAAGCTGGGTTGGTTTGAGTGTATAACCCGAACTCGTTTGACCCATACGGTCTTCGATGATCATTTTTGCCTCACGAAGACCGTATGGGTGGTGAGTCCTCAGAACCTTGATTGCACCAATCTTTTTTGATGCAGCAAGCTGCGCATCGATGTCACGTAGGACTTTGTGGGGAACTCGAATAGTCGTAAGCATCACAATCCTTGTTTATGTTCCGGCAGAGTAGCCACCGGAACATAAACATTATACCACGTTTAGAGGCCTTTTACACGTTTAGTTTGTCTGTGACTTGTAGTAAGCCCGACAAACATTCCGGAAGTTGTTGATTCCACCCTCAGAAGGGGCATACAAATCATATAGCGACCACCAACCGGCTTTGGCGCCAGTGTCCTGGCCTTCCTTCAGTTTCGCCAGGACTTCGTCAACCATCTCGTAAGCGGTTGTACGAATCTCCTCTGGGAGTGTAATCAACATGTAATCAAGGCGGTCATTCTTGATGCAGTTCATCAGGTATTTGTAGCTCAGCTTCGACTTGACCATCTCGCCGATGTAGCTGATGTATTTGAACTTGACACGGCGGCCTTCGCCATTACCGTTTGGAATCACGGCAACCCAGCCTTCCTGGTTTACGACGGATCGGTCGTTGATCTCGTCATGAAGTGTCTGGAGTGTCATGAACACAACGTCGACTGGTAGAATCACCTCAGGCAAGGCTTCGCAAATCGCATCACGGACCTCCGGGGTTGCCGGATTACCATCAGCATCATATGCCTCAAGCAGGAAAATCTGCTTTGCACCGGCATAATCGACATGGACAGTCGTCATCGGGTGAACGAACTCGCAAACCAACGACATCAAATCGAAACCCTTGTTTGCACATGTCACCCATGCTTCCTTGAAGTCATCCAACTCCATCAACTCGAGAGCACCGACAGCAGACGGGGTTCCCAGGCGACCACGAGTGGTGGTGCACAGCTTTCCGTCATGAATGAAGTACTCGATCATGTGACCGTCTTCCTTACGAGTGCAACGCAACTTGGTGTCACCCGACATCGAAGCCAGATTCTCCATGGAAGTCTCCGGGAGCTCACCCTGGTTGAAGAACTTCTCGAAGCCACGGGAGACGAGTGTCACACCCTCAACCTGGCCCGCAGTCTCATACGAGTAAACGACGCCACGAAGCAATCGCAACTCAGCGGACCAACCGTCAACCACCTCATGAAGGAGGTTGTGAGCAGTGGGGCTATAGTTGAGCAGAACAAGCTGGCGCTTCTCATCAATATCAAACCCGAGCAGCTTGCCTGCCTGGATACCCCACTTCGCATCGACACCGAGAAGCTCGCACAACTCATCGTCATGCTCACGCTTCACCTTGGCCCACAGATTCAGCTTATCATTCCGGTTCTTCATATGACCGGTCAGAAAGGCTACGAGACGAGGAAGCTTCATGGTAAATTCGGAATTCATTTTATATCCTTTGCATTTAGAAACAGATTAGAAACATTTCGACTTTAGAACTTGTGCCCACCGACACCTTTGGTCTTCAACCACGCTTGGATTGCGACGATATGATTACCGGCACGACCATTGAACTGCTGCTCCAGAACGTCGGAGTTAACCCATTTGTGGGAACCAATATTTGCAGCCAAGAATCCACCTTGTCCAGGAGGGTTGAGCCACACGATCATCTGCTCGTCGTTATAGACGGACATGGAATCCTCGATGTCGGTAATCCCCAGGCGATATTGGAACCCGTTCCCGGGTGTGTAGTTTTCAAACTTCATTGCACTCTCCTGACGTTCAATCCCTGCTCGGGTTGCCCCCGAGCACATACCCATTATACCACGATTTTCGGACTCTTACACGTTTATGGTTTAACCAATTTCCAAATTGAATCAACAAACGTCGATGGCTTGCCGTCCAGAAGGCTAAACAGTGGTCCCGGCTGCATCAGATTAAACTTGCTCATTTTGATGATTACCATCGCCTGGTCCTTTCGTGACTCAGTCTTATGCAACTCAAGATGCTTGAAAAGGCGTTGATACCGAACCACCTCGCGCTCAAACTCGCGCTGTTGACGCTGGACCTGAGCTTTCAAATCGTCGAACAACTCATCAGGAAGCTCAGCGATCATTGCCTCGACGTTCTCGCCTGACGACAATGCTTCCCAGATACGTCGTGGTGACATATCGTGAACGAGACGATGCAGTTTTATGTACTCATCAAGCTTCACCTTAACCCGCGGGCCGTCTTCAAACATGATGACATAGCCTTCGAAGTTGGACGTATCGCGTGGAAGATCTTTCAAGTCCTCTACAGTGAACACTTCTGGAGTCCGAAAAGGCAGCTCAGGAAAATCGGTTGCCTCATACTCAAGCCCTGACTCGGTGCAGATCGCGCCAATCAAAACGAGCTCCTCAACGTCGCCATAGTTTACGACGATCCTGTTGTCAGGGTAAATGATTTCGAAGAGGTACGTGATATGCCCGTGCATCTTTGGGACGGCATCTTTGTACTTCGTTCGAAGCATCTCGGTTGCCTTGATTGCCTGCTCTGACTCAAACGACCCACGGGTAGAAATTGCCAGCCCGTCAGGAGTCGAGTATGAAATCCCGAGTGACCCATCCATTTTTTCAAATGCTTTGAATCGATCGCCGATTGGGAGATCTGGCAAGGCAGGAGACTCATGCTCGCCAATGTTGAAAAACTTCTTGAATGGTCGTGCAACCACACGTCCGGTACCGTCAACAATCAGCCCACGGCAGGCCATCGTTGCCTCGTTCCATCGGCGCTCATACTGAACAGGCGGTGCATAATTCAGAACAAACAAATCGTATTTTGGGTGTGGACGACGGGTAATATATCCTGCGTCGATCTCAGACTGAATCAGTGGGTCCAACAAATCCATGCTACCTCCCGGTCACCTTGGCAACCAACATGTCTATTATACCATGTGAGGAGGCGTTTTACACATGAACGATGAACATTCATATGAAATCGGACACACGAGATTAGTCGTAAGCTGAGCCATATTGTCGTCTTGGTAACTTACGACGCTTTGTTTGCGTTGCGCCGTTTTTGACCAGGAATGCTAGCACATCTTCGACTGTCGTGCCATCGAGTTCAGCATTTTCCTTATCTAGAATAGCTTCCATGTTGCCGAGTTGCCCTTCACGGTCCTTCAACCGGAGGTACGTGCCCCACTTCTTTGTTTTGTGAATCTGGTAATCAATAAATTCGACGTCTCGGTGAAGAACAGGTGCTTCAGCAAACGCATATGACAATGCCGCTCGTTCAGGCTTGTTTGGTTCTGTATCATGGGACGTGCTGTCTTTAGCAGTCTGGTCTTTTTCCCACGCCCGCTCGAGATTGTCAAGGAATTTCCATATCTTTTTTTCATTCCAATTGGGCGGATAAACCACGTCTGTCGTCAAGTTGCCGCCGCCTGGATCATCATATTCAGTCTGGACCTCTTTAATCCAAAATGTGATTTCATCAAGATCCAAGTATAAATCTGGCGTATTGACTTGGGGATCTGCCAAGGCACCGGCTACATCGTTTGCCAAAGCGTAATTGGCAATCCTGTTGAACAATTTTGCCTCTGGTTCGTCCGGGTTGTCGATGATTTTCAGCATGCCGTCATCAGGCAAAGATTCGCGGATCAACTTCGTCAGCTTTCGTTTCGTGATTTTCATTGCTAGCCTTCAGTTATACTTCGTCAATCAGATCTTCAGTCTTCATGACGAGGGTGCGAATGTGCGCCCATACTGATTCGGAGTAACCCCCACCGGAGTGGATATACTCCTCGGCCATTGCCAAATTCTTTCTGGCTTCTTCCAGCATTTCGGCAAGTTCAGTCTCACGGATGCCTTGATTGGGACCAGCACCACGATCCCATTCTTGGCTGCCCAAATCGGGACCGCCCCAATCCGGACCAGCAATTCCCTGCTCTACCAATTGTCTCAGTTTTCGTTTTGTGATTTTCATTATACACCCTGTTTCATGGACTAAGTATCGCTACTTGACGATAATCGTTTCAATATGTGCACCACGAGCTCGACGAATGCAATCCCATGTTTCACGGCAGTTATCAATTGGAAATGCGACACAAAGGTCAGCTCCCGAATCAACCATCTCTTGGTTTCTGACCGCTGTGGCCTTAGTCCCATGGAGCGTAATTTCGGTCGGCCACTCTTCAATTTCAAGCCTGAGCTCATCGGCAATCTTTGGAACAAAATAACTTGAACCTGATACCACACCGCAAACGATTGTCGTGCCCAATGGCAGCTTGACCAACTCGTCCCTAATCTTCTCTATATCTAGCCATTCAATAGAACCAGCCACGATAACTCTCATTTCTTCAATCCATTTATGTTGAAAATCGCTGTAATTGCTTCTGCGATTTTTTCCGCGACCTGCATATGCTCAAGCTGGGTGCCGCTTCCCTCACCTCTGACCTCGAGGTAGTGAATCCACGATCTGACTGAGCCTTTCATGAACAGTCGTGATTTTGTTAGTCCTTCCGGAAGTAACTTTCTTGCAACTTCCTTTGCGATGCCTGCGTCGATTGCCCACTCGTATGCCTTCAGCGCTTCGCCGGCCACGTATTTTTGGCGGACATCCCACTGAGCTGACAACACCGGATCATCCGTCGCAACAGAATTCTGCCTGTTTTTCGTGTCCTGCAATCGAGGCTCGCAGAATTCAAATGTCTCGTTCCCGAATTCTGCAACGTTTGCATAGCGCTGGCTAAACTCTTGGAAACTGAATGACCTATGACGTAACATCTGTCGAGCGATGTCCCGGGTGGTTTCAATTTCCAACGTGATGTCGGCCATTTCAAAAGGTGACCAATGACGGTGTGCCATCAGGAACTTGATTAGCTTCCGCGATGTTTTCACGTTCATTTGATTGGCCGGATTGGAAACCCGGGCACAATATGCAATTAGTCCTTCAACCCCATCGATTCCGACTTCTTTCAGGCCATCCACAACCTGCGTATACGAAACTAACTTGACGTTCATTCAAATCCTAGCGAGCGTTGGCTCGTTTTTCTGTGTCTAATACAAACTGCACGACTGACTGTAACCTACCTGGCATCAGCGCTGCGAGTTTTGACATTGGAACCCACCTGAACTCATCGTTCTCGGGTTTCCCAAGTTTTTCGCTGATTGGCAGGAATGGAGTTGTTCGTGATTGGCGCACGCCGATGAAGTATACAGCGGTCTTCTTACGAGAGCCTTTGCCATATACAATTGGTTCAGAGTGCTCATCTTCGTATGCAGTAATGTCAGTTGGCGAGACCAGTGATGTCTCCTCTTCGAGTTCTCGTAGGGCTGCTTCAAATCGAGTCTCGCCAGGATCAAGCTTTCCTTTCGGGAAATCCCAATTGGCATACGCTCGAACACACAAAACGGTTGGCTCTGGTGAGTTCCAATCAATCACGGCAACGCCGGCACTTTGCAACATAGTTTTCTCCATTCGTCCTTATCAACAATTCCATTATATCAGGAATGTCATAATTTTACACGATATGTTCGACTATGCTTGAGGTCGTTTCCACTTCACTGCCAAATCGGCGAAGCCTTGCACACCAACGTATGCCAATGCCAACGCAACCCATTGCTCCCCATTGATCTTATCACCGATCAGTAACCCTGTTGATGTCAGCCAAACGAGAAGTTTCCTGCTCATAAGTTTGCTCATATGCTGGTCTAAGAATGCTTTCATTTTTGTCTCCGTATCAAGACTAAATATCAACGAAATAATTCTATGATGAGTTCTTGGACCAAATGAAACGATTCAATGACCAACTTGTCACCAATGTCGATTCCTAAACTATCACACGTGCCTGATGGGAGCTCCAGGACATGGGCTGTGTTTTGTGAACATGTGCTACGACCGGTCAGGGGTTCCATCTTGTCGATCTTTACGACCTGCCGCTTGTCATCGAAGTATAGGATGTCCAGCGGGATCTTCGTGTTTTTCATGTGGAACGATGCAGGCCGGTTGTCCATCACGAACAACATTCCGTCGGTTCCAATCGCATCCCGGTTCATCAACCCGAGAGCCCTGGTGTCATCCCTGTCAGCGAGTTCAACAGAAAATGAGTTGTTCCCGACCGAAATTGAGTGTTCAGTCGCCATCTGGATCTTGTCCGGTCCGGAGGCGGTGAATAACCGCTTCGACGACCAACTTGAGCGCCGCCATGTTCTTGGCTTCTTCAATCGCCATGCCGACCTCTAGATCATTCATCATTTCTGGTGGGACTTCTGTATTTTGTGCTGAGGTCGTTGTAAATAATTCTTCGTGTTTCATTATAATCCTGTACTTGTTTCAAGGTCCCACGGCCCAAAATGTTTGAACTCTGACATTTTTCTTGCCGCTTCATCATACGTGTATTCATAGAAATTGTTGATTTCTCCGATTTGTCCGATTCTGTAGTATAGTCGAGCAGGTAGTATTGTATTTCCGCCGTTTGATTTGTCAATCACAAGATCCTGGAGTGTATCGATCACAAATGCATGCCCAAAATTTGTTCCATCCAAAGCACCTTGACCGGCGACCTCAGCATGGACAAGAATATACCGATCTTCCTCTTCGGTAAATGATTTTCCCATGATGAACCTACCAGCCGCCGCATAACAATCACCTAACGCTTCCATATCTACCTCGTATTGACTATAAATATAGGCCAGTCCGCCCGTGTTGCATTCCTTTGTGAAATATACATTACCCCCAAGTATGCACTGCCCAACCGCCACAGACGAACACGTGCCATACCATGTGCATCCATGGGCGCTCACCCAAGAAATAAAACGGTAAGCCCATGGCATAAATGACCAAACCAACAAAAAACGACACATCGACACCATCGAAAAAGACGAATGCGAGTACTCCGCCCATGATGCTAAGTGTCACCAATGTCACATCTGTGAACCGTTCTGGCACGTAAAAGAAAATCGTTGGAATTGAAAGCGTAATCGCCGCAAGGAAGAACAACCCACCAGGAATCGGTGGTAGATACTCAAGCAAAGTTGCGGGAATGAGCCAGAAAATCGACGTAATGTCGAGTTGCTGCCTTGCTGCCTTGAGAAGCAGGTCATCGTTTGTTGAATGATACAGAAATGAGAAAAAGAATGTGCATGCCGAGAACAGAAAGAATGGAACCCTAGCAACCGGGGCATTGAATGTATAAGAAAAAGCAATGATGCATGGAAGCAGATGTGTGAGAGCATTGATTCTCTCTTCTACAATTGGTCTGTTCTTTAGCACCTGACCCGCCTAGCTTGATTCGTGTGTTTCCCAGCCGGCTTCACGATTCCAAAAATCAAATGTGGGAACTGTTTTGCCAAGGACATATAGTGCAAACAAGCTTTGCGATTCCATTTTTTGTTTTATGGTGCCGTGGGAATGCGTTTGTTTGAACGTCCTGATTGCAACATCGGGGAACTCACGATCGAAATCAAGGAATCCATATAGCATTTCGTTCAGGTTCTGATCAGTCACTTCCTCGATCTCAACCGGTCCTACATTTGGTGGTGCTATGACCCCAGACGACTCTGAGAACTCGACTTTCATAGGTCATCCCATGGCTGGGGTTTGCTAGGGCCAACCTTCCATTCGAAAAACCTTCCAATAAGATCGAAGAAGAACGTCGGGAACATGATTGGCAAAATGACAGCGAGCATCCCAAGGATGAACAGTATTCCTAGCGCCGCCATCAAGATTTTCATTATCACCTCTACAATAAATATTAGGTCAATCGGCACTCGACTCAAAGGCTGCAGATAAAATCTCATCCGCTGGTGGGATGTCCATCGCACAGTCAAAATTCTCAATCAACTCTCTGTTATTTTCGATTTCTTCCTCGAGGTGCCTCGGGAATCGCCACATGAAATAATATGCCCCTGATGTGAACTTGCTTATGATCCATTCGAGCCGAGAATATTCTCCTGTTTGGCGCACACGAACCATGTCGGTCATCATGTATCCGCGGAGTTCCCAGAATGCTCTGAATGGTGCTGGCCAAGGTCCCAGGAATACCAGGAACAGCAAACCCCATGGGCCAACAATGAATGAAGACAACGCGAACAAGGCGAGCCATTGCGGAAACAGGTAGCTCAACATAAATGTCAGTTTTCCAACTCGCTGGCTGTCATCGACATGGACTAGCTCATGGCACAAGACCGCTGCAGCCGAATTTTCGTTTTTCTTCATCCATTTTCTTGACGGGAAATACACAGTGTCGCCAATCACGGTTGTGTAGTTTGTCATAAACTTTGGATTGAAGAACAGTGCCACACCAAGAAATCGCATAAACGGACTTTCGTCTTTGAATTTGAACTTGATGTGGTACCGCTCCCTAGCAAACTTGCTGATACCATCATATGATATTTTGTTCGATGTCATATCAACCTCCGAACGCTAACTATCATGCTACCAGCGCTTCCGCAACTGCATATCCGTCTCATGGAGCGGAGTATCAGCTTTTCTGGCATTACATGGTTCGCAGCTCAATACGAGGTTCTCCCATGTTCCCGGGCCGTTTTTCGACTTTGGAATCACGTGATCTCGAGTGGACGCGTGGTAAGGAATGTGGTCACCGCAGTATTGGCACTCACCCTTGTCACGGATGTACAAGTTTCGACGTGTTGGCTTCTTTGGCTTACGGCGACCTTTGATCGCACCAACGAAAACGCCCTTCACAAATCGAACTGTGACAGGAAATGGGATCGGTCCATCAACGTGACCAATTGTCACCGATGGGTGGGTCTCAACAACCTCAACTCGACCCTTACAAATATCACCCATGGCTTCCTGCCAGGAGGTTGTGTAAAGTGGCTCGTAACCTGTGCTCAACACATGTACATTTGGAATTATATTTATCATATTCGCTTCTCCCTACTTTATAAATACCACAATCATCCTTTTCGATTATAATCAAAACGAACATTTTGTTCAAAAACTAAAGGAACACACATGAAAATTGGACTCGTAATGCTACTTTTTCTGGCGATGCATGCATTTGCTTGGTTCGGTGCAAACTCGCAACATGTATGGCGAGACCAACCTAGTGCCATGATAACAGCACTTATGTTTGGAGTGCCGGTAGCACTAACTGCCTTCCTGGCGACGAAATATGGCTACGAATTTTTTGATAGCCTTTGGTCGGTAAGAATGGTTGCCCAAGGAGCATTTTACGTCTGCTTTCCAACTTTGACATGGATTTTCCTGGATGAGTCGCCGTTTACGACGAAGACGATTATTTCAATCCTCTTGTCAGCCCTCATCGTCTTCGTCCAGTTTTTCTGGAAAGACGCTTAGTAGCTGGCGCCAATTGTAACTGAGCCGCCTTTCGATGCGGCTGATTCAAATGGATCTTCTTGCCATGATGCGCCGTCATAGTAACCACGAAATGAGACGTTGTACTCAGCCCAGTCTTTAACTGCGCTCGCCTTTACTCGTCGACCTGAACTGAGCACTGTGTTTTCTCGCCTATTGCCGAACCCATAACCTGGTATACCTGAAAACGCCTCGATGTCAATGATTCCGTCTTGAATCGTTGCCCAAATGCCGACCCTTGCTCGATCTTCAAAGTCGTTGTCAGGCTCGAAATCAACATTCCTGTAGTCACCACCAGCGCTGTAAGCCCCACCAGATACCCGGCCCTTGCGTCGAACATGGACATATCGCTCACCAAATAACGTGACCCTCCATTCCATTCCGCCGCCATCTTTTCTGCCCCTAACACTGAAGTCGTACATTGTTTCTCTGGACGGGTCAAGTGAGTCGAATAATTTAGCAACACGCTTCACCTCAGATGGGCACTGAGCAATATCAGACCGGACGCCGTCGATGAAAACAATAGGCGCGCTTCCCTTAAAGCGGACTGTTTTTGCGCCGGCATTCTTGCCTGCTGTTACTTCTTTGATTAGTTTTCTGAGGTTTCTTTTCTTGATTCGCATGTGATTCCTGTCGTTGTATTCCTAAATATCTTGCAGTTCAACGAATTGTGCCAGTCCGGTTTCAATATACACTTTTTTCTTGGCGCGGCTCAGTTTCTTGAACCGGTACTCGAGTTTCAAGGCAGTGGATCTTGTGCCGACCTCAAGCGATGCCACTATCTCGACAGGCAGGCGTGCTCTGGTATATTTGGCGCCTTTACCTGAGTTGTGTACGGTCAAACGTCGGTCGAGGTTGTTGGTGATTCCCGTGTAGAATGACGCATCGCAGCACCTCAACACATACAATGACCATGGCTTTACCAAGATTGAACCTTCTTTTCAACGAATAACTCAGTTGTACGAACCGCGTATACCTTACCGTCTGGGTTTCGAATGTATGCGACGGCAATCGAAGGAGGAACCCCTCCAAGCATTAGGGCGCCGCGTTGTTGCTGGTACTTGATTTCCTCAACAACTCCATGCATGTTGGCATTCAAAAATGCCCGAACGTAATCCCCTTTTCTGATTTGTGCCATTATGCTTCTCCTATATCTGCCATTACCATTTTTTGGGTGCGATTGATTGCATCACCAATTTCATTCTTCAGTAACTCTTGATGATTCTCGACCTCAGATGCTTTCAACTCTTCAAGCATTGCCCACAGCGTCTGATTTTCGTCGTCTGTCGCTTGGATTACCTTCACGGCTGTTCGCAAAGCCCTTCGCATCGATTTCACATCGCCTTTTCTTGAGGCTGCTTGGAGTTCTCTAATTTTTAGTTTTGACATATTATAATGATATGTGTGGGATGGCGAACGTAAATTACCCGTAGGAGTTGAATGCCTGGTTTCCTGCCTGATCGGCAACATCATCCCAGGATATGTCACCGTTTTTCCATGAAGTGTATAGCTCAAACGCAGCTTCAGTACCACCCGGATACAATTCACCGAGTACCTCGTTTTCAAGGGTGTCTAAAAATGCATTGAACCCACCGCCAATATCAGGCTCTTGTCCAAAATTCATGTATAGGTCTTTCCTTGAAAATGCCTCGTTGATCACCCTCTGCAACTTTTTCTTTGTAATCTTCATAATCTTCTGTCTCCGTGATTCGTAAATCTCATGGTGCTTGAACCTCAATAAGTATTTCCTGATTTTCTTTATGAGTTTCGCCGTAAAATCGCTCTCCGGATTTTCATTGAAGAATTCCTCAAAGTTCGACCCGAAATTGACATGCGGATCAAACTTGAATGCGCCACCTGATGAGAACGTGTTGAGGTATTTCAGCGAACGCTCGACGCCAAGTTCCGCAGCCATCCTCTCAGCAAACTCATGGCCGAATGCATCGAGCTCGATATGAGAACCTAGATATGCTGATCGAGGAGAATCATGACCAGGAATCAATCCCCAATCAATGAATTTCTGTTTTGCGTTGGCTTTTGAAATGCCCATACGACTGGCAACTTTGTTGTATTGCTCATCATGGACAAGTTCATGGCGGATTGTAGTCGAGATATCGTTGGCTATTTTTTTGGGTTTTGTGAGCTTTGAATCAAAATCAAATGTGGATTCGACAGCATACAAGATAAGCAGCATTTCCTGCTTTTTTGTCAAATCGGCAGCAGCTGACACAACAAATGTGTCCGGATCCTCATTCGACTGTCGTCTTTCTCGCCCAGGAGGCAAATCTTCAGCGTCGAGTGTTACAACAACAATCTTTACTGGTGCTCCAACATCACTAAAATATTTTTGGAGAGTATCCTGGAGTTTTCGTGAGGCGTCTGTCTGAAAATAGCCCGACCCATATGCCCGAGAGTTTCGCAATTCCGTATCGACATTATCCTGCTCCCAAAACCTTGATGTCTCGATAACGGACTCAAGATCGTGGTAAAAAGGTGCCGGAATTGGAAGTTTGTGTGAAACTTGCTCACGCATTTTAGTCTCCGTATGGGCTGTCTGTGATGTCCATTACATCCGCAACATCCACCACACCTTCCATTGTCTCTAGTGCTTCGGTGAAAATCGAGAATATGTCGGTTCCAATTTGTGCCGACTCAGCAGCCTTGATTCCGCCTAGGATACCTTCGCCGGCCGCGATGAGCTTGTCGCTGTGCTTCAATGCATCATAAAGACCGATGCCGGTAAGGGTAGCCGCCGTGCCGAGCAAAACACCAAACATAACGTTCGCAACCAATGCTTGTTTTTCCTTTTTGACACCCATTTTGCCGGCGAGTTTCTCAAGTGATCCGATGTAGAAGTGATGAATTGAATGCGAAATATCGAAGAACGTTTGCCCTTCTTTTTCTGGGTCAACATTTGCACCGAGTTTCTTCAAAATCTTGGCGATGCCTTTGGCTGTGTAACCCAGAAGCTTTGCGATTCCTGCAGCAGACACAAGACCACCGAAAATTGTGGCACCAACGCTCTCATCCAAGTCGTCGTGAGGTTCGTCTTCAATCTTGTTCACACCGGCAGCCATTTTTTGGGCGAGGTTTTTGAACTCTCTTTCTGCCTGCGCTACCGCCGAATCATCCTTGGCTTCTGCCAATCGCTGACGGACAGCCGCAACTCGGAGCTGCGACCTAATCTTCCATTCGATTTGTTGTTCGTTCAATATTGTCATTTGATCATCCTGTTGCAAAGAAAGCGGGCATTATTTTTTGTGATGATCGAGATACCGGCTTACCGACCGCAGCATTTCCTGTGATTTTGCAATTTTGCGTTCGCACCACATTGGAATGCTAGGCACAGACGCAACCTGATAGCGCATCCGTTTTGCGTCGGTCATAATCTTCTTCAATGACGAGCTCGTGATTGCCTCAGTTATGGGTGACGTTCTTGTATATGGCTGCTCAGGATACAGGTTCTCAGTCTCTTCGTCTGGGGTGTACAAATTTTGAGCCCTCAAACGGTTTTGCTCGTATTTGATATGCTGAATTACCTGTTCAGCCATATACAAGTCACACCCATGATTTATCATCAAGTCCGACTCTTCAAGCTCTAACAACTCGAGGAGCTCTTCGACCGTGAGTGGAGCTTGGCTCAATGCCTTGACGACTGCCAACTCAACATCTTTTTTTGCCTCGGACAATATCTTTCTATTTTTTGCGCGCATTATTTCACCTGGTTCCTTTATACATATCGGCCTGGGCGAACTAATGCCACATGTTATTCGGCGTGCTCGATGCCAAACTCATTCTCAAGCATAAGCAAAACCTGATCATAGTCGTTACTCTCTTGCGGCTTGAGCTTGGCCTTTCGTTTCGCAGATGCCAACGCGGCGCGAAACACCTTTGGCTCTACACGATCCTTGAACTCAGCCAAGACCTCTTTCTTATCCTCCCGGAGGAGAGCAATCTCGTTATCAATTGTTTGCCATCGTTCGAACAGCGTCTTTACATCTTCAGTTACCATTTTCATTCCTTTTTCTTGAGTGTGCCAAGCCTATAAAAAGTGCTATGCTTGACAAAAAATTAACCAATATCAAATTAGCCGGGTAGTCATTTACAACATTATGCACCAACATCACGGTATTTACCGCAATCCCTGCCACGATGACACCTTGCAATATTTTATGTAACTTCTTCAAGGTTATCTTTATGTGCAAGAACATGCAGGCTCGTATAAACCATTACAACAAATATGTCATCAGTCCTAGATTCAATCACTGTCACCGGCGTAGGTTCGCTACATGTATACCGGCCGCCTTTACGGGAGTCGATATAAAGACCGGGACGCATCATGAGGATGTCACCCTTTTTTAGGGGTTTTTTCGGCAGGCGAGGGCTTCGCAATGTTTTTGCGAGACTTCTTAGGTGCTGTGTATACCTTTGTTTTGCCAGCACGATCCTTCCGTACATTTGAAAAGTGCTCATCCAGTTTTCCATCCTCAGGAAGCTCAATCGCTCTAGACTCAAAAAACTTGATTGCGTCCTTCTTGTTTGCGACGCCCTTCAAAAACGCCGCCAGCGAAACGCGCCTACGTTTCGAAAAATATTCCCACTTCATTACACCTTCTCCTCATTGATCAATGTTGCAATACTCATCTGAAAATGAGGGTTGCGAGCAATTTCCATAAGTTGCTCATCATTTACCTTGATTGAATGTGCTTCACAAAGCGGGCCTGCAATCTTCTTCATTGCAGACAGCAACACATTCCTGACATTTGACGGACCGATTTTCATGCCATTCTCAGTGCATGTCGCCGCAATCTGCCGATAGTTTTTGCTTGACGGAATCGATGAAACCGAGCTGTACCCGTTCTCAAACTTCTTCCCTTTAGGCATTACCATTTTCACTCTCCTTATCTTCCGTGAGACCAAAACGCATCATGATGATGGTTCGTTCACGTGGTGTTAGCGTTGCTAACGTCTTTGCGATTGTTTGTGCCAATCGATTATTATCAATTTTGTCCTCAACACTTTCTTCCTGACTTGGCAGAACATCTTTCAACGTTCGTGCACCTGAATCATCCGAAAACATTGGTGTGTCAAAGGACCTAGGTCGAGCTGCAGACTGCCGCAGTGACCGAAGAGTTTCCACGGTGGTGCCGAATGACTCAGCAACCTCTTCGTTCGATGGCTTGCGCCCGAACTCCGATTCATACTCCTTTTCGAACACCGAGATTTTCCATAGCTTCGAAAATGTATTCGAAGGGAGGGCAATCGGTCCTGTGTTCGACGCAACAAATTGTCGCAACGCCTGCTGGATCCACCAGAATGCGTATGTTGAAAACTTGAAACCTCGGCGCCAGTCAAACTGGTCCACCGCTTTCGTCAATCCGATGATCGACTCCTGCACCAAATCATCAGTATCGAGACCGCGATTGGTGTACTTCTTTACAACACTAAGTGCCAAACGTAAGTTTGCCTTGATCATTCTGTCGCGGGCTTTTTGATCGCCTTTTTCAATCCGTTTGGACAACTCGACCTCTTCTTCACGGGTCAGAAGTGGTTCAGATGCAATGTGATTATAGATGCTGAATGACGTGTTTTTCATAAACTTCCTTATGCTTTGTGACCGCGGTTTTGAGCCTCAGCCTGCAAATACGAAACCTCTTCTTCGGCGACCCGGGTTTTCCGGCGTGCCTTGCGAGATTTGTAGATGATCTGCTTCATCGTCCTAATTTCCTGATGAAGCTGGTTATCGTCCATTTTTGCGATTTGCTCGTTGCTGAACAGTGTTACATCGTAGTTCATATTTTGTTCCCAAGTAGATTTATACATTATCAAAAAACGAAGCACTAGAGGTGTTCACATCCTCCATTGCTATTATACACCCAATTGACAGCAGATTACACGCGACTGACAAAGAATGTTCCACCGCAGACACAATTACTGCGTGCGGATCTAAAATTCCCAGTTCAAACATGTCACCATATTTGTCATTTTTCCCATCGTAACCGTGTGTGTCCGGGATTCTTCGTACTTTTTGTACAACCAAATCGGCGGACACCCCACAGTTTTCTGCGATTTGTCGTATTGGTGCCTCCATTGCTGTCAAGAATGCCTGTGCTCCAACACCATATGCGCCATGTGGCTTGAAACACTTGCGACCTTGAGTTTTCTTCTTCGCTCGTGTCAAGGCGACGCCGCCGCCCGGCTGAACACCTTCTTTCAACGCAACTCGTGAAGCATGCAATGCATCGTCAACACGATCTCGTCGCTCTTTCATTTCTGATTCCGTTGCACCGCCGACCTGAAGCACAGCAATACCGTCACTCAGTCGCCGGGCTCGTCGCTCAGCAATTTTCTTGTCGTCCAATGTGGCAGCCGGGTCATCCAAAATGCTTCGGGCATGATCCTGCTTCTCTTTCACATCATCAGTTTGCTGTGTCCCGAACAAAAGCGTTGTCCTATTCGTGATTGTAGCCTTCTTGACCTTGCCCAAGACTTCGTCGAGCTGTCCGGGTGTGAGAGTTGCATTTGCATCCGTAACCACCTTCGCTCCAACGAGTGATGCAAGATCCTGCAAAGCCGTTACCCTTGCTGATGCAAACTCCGGGGACTTGATGACACAAACATTGAGATTGGCCTTGATACGATTCAGGACGAGAGCCTGGAGGGCTTCTCCGCCGACGGCATTGCAAACAATTAGCAATGCAGATTTCCGCTGTGCAATCCTTTCAAGCGCTGAAACAATTCCTGAGAGCGAAGTCACATCATCATTGATGATGAGGATCTCCGGTTCATCCAGCTCTGCAACCTGCTTCACAGGATCAGTCGCGAAGTATGGGCTTTCATATCCTCGGTCGAGGTATGTTCCGTCCACTACATTCAGCGTCGTCTCATATCCTTTTGCTTCCTGGACAGATACCGCGCCGTCAGCGCCAACACGAATGATTGCCTCGCTGATTAGTTTGCCTAGGTCTGCATCTCCATTGGCTGAAATGGTTGCTACCGCCGCCAGTCTGTCATTTGTGATTTTTACTTTCGTTTTTTCTAGCTCTGTAAGCACCGCTTCCGCAGCATCACGCATCCCAGCAAGGACATCCACAGTCGAGTGACCAGCAACGATGACCTTATCACCCTGCTTGATTATCTCCTGCGACAAAATTGTGGCCGTAGTGGTTCCGTCTCCGGCCACCGCCGCCGATCGTTGTGCCGCCTCTCTAACAAGGGCTGCGCCGATGTTTTCATAGACGTCAGGCAACGAAATCGCATTGGCGACCGTAACACCATCCTTTGTCAGGTGCGGCGTTTGTCCGTCAAGACAAATTGCGACAGTCTTACCCATCGGCCCCAAAGTGATCCTTACGGCAGATGCGAGCTTTTCGACACCAATCAGCAGCTTCTCGCGAGCGTCTTGGTCAAAAATCATATCCGTTTTCATCCGAGCAGCACCCTCTTGTTTTCATTCAGCTTCAAAATCTCATTCACTTTACCCAAGATTCGGCGGGCGGATGACGTAACGTTTTCTGCAACAAGCAAATCGCCCGTGACATATGCTGTCTCTGTCTCCTTGACCAGCCCTCTCTTGCGTAGCTCTGTAATTTGAGCGAGCTTCAAATGAGTTCGCGTTGTGACCACCTGGCCACGGGAATCTTTATCTTGCAACATACTTTCCTCCTGATTCTGAGAACCTTTGTTCCCATCCGGCCCACGCTTTTCCAATAATCGACTTGAACTCCCTATTTGAGAACTCAGTGAAAAGCTGCGTTGCATCGAAATCTGATTGTTCGACATGCATCCGCTCGTCCGGAACGTCTTTTAGTTTGATGACAGCATATGATGTATCGAATGCCTCTCGTCTACCTGGCTTCGCATCAAGATACTCATTCATAAGTGTTGGGGATACCGTCAGCTTATCAGCCGTTTTTCCTCCAACACCTGGCACACCTGGAACATTGTCTGTGGGATCGCCTCGTAGGGCTTTCCAGGTGAGATAATCACAGTACCAAGGATCTGCAAACGATTTCTTCCGAGGGTTCCAAAGTTTGACATTGCCAGAAATCAATTGGATGAAATCTGTGTCCATTGAAACAATCGTGACATCATCATTCTTATGAAAATCCGTGGCAACCCGCTTGACAACATCATCACACTCAAAATCTGGATGCTGGATGTACACGAAGCCTGATGTTTTCTTGATCGTTTCGAACACCTCTGTTATCTCGCGGTCGAACTGCGGGTCATCCAATTTTTTCCTGTTGGCCTTATAGTCTGGTTGCAAATCCACTGATTGGGTCGGGTGCCCTTCATCAACGACGTAAACAATGTCGGGTGAGTGTCTCTTTATTTCGCTGTTTAGCATTCTAAAGAAGTTAAAATACACCTTGTGATCGCCACGGCCAAAACCATATCTGGCACGATGAAGCATATTATACGAATCAATGATCAATACTTTCATGCTTGGAAACCTTCTGGAACAACCATACTCACGTTTGCTTTTGTTCCATTCTCTAGAATGATTTGCTTGATATTTGGATCTGTTTGTTTTGGCTGTGGCACAGGTGCTGATGTAGGTTTGGCGAAGCGTGCTGCTTTTTCTTTAGCCTGCATGCTGAGTGCCTGAATGAACCTCGTCGCGTTTTCAATTAGATGTTTTTCCGCGCTGGCTGATGTTTCGAAAACTGTGATGTCGGCTTTCGTATCTTCAAGGCACGCAGACTGGCCTTCTACCGTTTGAATGGTATGCGCTGTCGCAAACCCATCAGCATTTTCGGTCGTTGTTTTCGACACGACCTGCACCGGTGCGATTGAATTCGATGTCTTCGAAATCAACCATAATACTTGTCCAATTTTATACATTTACGCAGCCTCGAATTCATATACGAATTTTGTGGGTGTTGTCTTCCAATACTCAATTTGCTTTAGCAGTTTTTCTCGTGTCTTTACAGCTCGTTGTGAACAATTGCCGAGCTTCACATTCAATTCTTTCAACCGGATTTCGTTCTTGTCGTGAATGTTTCCCCAAATGACCCTTCGCTTGGGAAGGGCGACATGCTTCAACATCTTTGCTTTGCCTCTGCCGGACGCATGAGGCTTTGCGAAGTCAGATACCTCTAAATCAGTATAGTGGATCGCGATGAAGTTTTCAAAAGATTTGTCAGCAATGACATAAAGATAATCTAGCTTTTTCTTTTTTTGAAGTGTCGCATAATCTGTTTGGAATACCACTGCACCAGATTTGTATGGCGACGTCAGTTTGCACTCGAGCTCTTTATCAAGCTCACCGATCAAGATATCGGCTGCACCTGTGTTCCCGTCGTTTTTTACACCACAAAATGATGAAGATAAGGCCTTCGCAAAAAAACGCTCCTGCGGTTGTGACATCATCATGTTACGTCGGCCAGTATTTGATGCCATCGATAAACCATGACCGGTATACAACGCTTGTAATTCGGTATTGAACTTTTTCATATCGGAAAGGGCCAATTTTGCATGTTCACGAGTGATGTACGTCATTTTTGCTCCATCAGCCACAATTGACCTCTAGAACATTATAACACAAATGAGATCTTTTTACACAGATGAAATGGCTTTGCGGATGTTTTCTGTGATTTGTTTTCCGGCAGCAGATGCCTCAACTAGGGGCTGCAAACCTAGAGCTGCGCGAACCTTGTCGTACGTCACTGCATCCAATTTACGCTTCAGTGTGTCTGTGTTCGCATACTGCGTCAACGTCAATTCAGTGATTGGCAACTCTTCGCCGTCAGGACCAGGTTCGACCTCACCGGACTCCCGAGATTCAAAAATGAAGAGCATCCTCGGCATTTCTTCATCGTCAGGAACTGCGATGAATGGAATATGACTGGTCAGCGCAGCATCGGAATCATCTTCATAAAAAATTTCTGGGACCCATTGGTTTGACATCGTTAATTTACCTCTAGTTTAGCTTATGAGGAACCGAGCGCATTCGTCAGTGCCTGTTGTGCTTTATCATAACTTTGCTGGGAATTTTCGTAAATCTCTATGAGTTGCTTAGCCTCGGGGATGTTCGTTCTTTTCTTGAGTTGCTCAATCGTTTTTGAATCTAGCTTGGTTTCTTCACGGAGTTTTTTGATCTCGGCTGCGAAGCTTGCAATACCAAGTCCTCCGGCTCCGCCAATTGCCTGCTCATTGAAACTTACCTTTCCAGCATTGAATGCCACTTTGCGGGCTGCATCAGCCAGCATCGCATCGGTGACCTTTTCTACATCGACGCCTTGTGTCTGGGCTGCGGTAGCTTTGAAGTCCTGGCTGGCTGCTAACTGCTTTGCCTGCTGCTCGATTTGCGGTACGATCTTTTCGAATTCTGATATATCACCAGCATCCAATTGATTTTTTGAAACGGCCGCCTTCAGCACTTCCTGGAAATCCTCAACTGAGTCCGTCCCAATCAGTTTGGCAACCACAAGCATTCGTTGTGTGGCAGACGCAACCTCCTGCTGGACACTAAGCTGATTCTTGATTGAGTCTGCTGCAACTTCATCAAATGCCTGATCGAGACCAGTATCTTTGAAGAAGTCCGCCAACCATGCCTGCTCGCTGCTGGTATCATACTTGGCAGCTTTTTCTTTTTGTTCGCGGAGAACTGATTCGTTTGTTTCCCCGCCAAAGAAGAGCCTTGATAGCTTGCTTTTTATTGTTGAGCCTTTACCAGCTTCTTCCGATTGCAACTTCAAAATTGCATTCAGTGCATCGAGTTCTGTTGGCATTCTCCACAACTTTTCAAGGAGTCGTTCCCAAGATTCGCCTGATATAATTTCGGCTGCCGTTGCACCGGTTTTGATTCCGGCCGCCAAACCTTGTGCCGCGAAGTATGCTGTTGGCATCAATGAAAACGAAAGGAGCGGGTCGGCGTTCTGGATTGCATCGAGTGAGTCGCCGATGATGGGTTTCCATTCTGCACGAAGCATAGCACGACGCTCTTCAAAGGCCTTTCTTTTTTCAATCAACTTTTTTGAGTCGAACGCCAGAAGGGTTCCCAAGATAAGGCGTGTCGAGTTACCGATGTCCATGGCTGTCAACTTCAGTGCTTTGAAAATGTCCGTGAATGGTTTCACGAATGCCTTTACCGCTGGGCCGGAACCAGGATCCCACCTTTGTTCAACGATTACCTTAGCTTCACGGAGAATCTTCTCATACTTTCGCTTTGCCGTCAGGTAATTTATTCTTGTTTCTAAGTTTGATGACATTGCAACCCCTTGATTGTATTATAAATATTGAATCGGCAACGTGTTCTAAAGGACCCCAGAAAGCTTCAGAAGCCTTTGGGCATGTAATACCCCATGGTACGGCCGCCGGGACGTTCTGGGGACGACGTGGGACTCTAAGATGTCATCTTTGGGGAGGTTGCGATTGATGTCGCGTAGTTTACCACGCAGAACCTTCAGAATGCCGTTGTAGTGACTGCGTGCCGCCGACCGAAGTTTTTCTTCATTACGGGAATGTGTCGCATCAGCAATCCTCTTTTCAATGTCACCACGAGCTCGTTCGCTGTAGAGTTTCACCACTCGACCGGTAAGACACTTATGCTGGCTGCCTTTCTTCTTTTGCTCGATAAGGACGTTGATATTCATGTCCGAACCAATTGGAATTATCATGATGCCCCAACAACGATTACGTCTTGTCGCTTCTTCGGTAATGTGGAACCCTTATTTAGGTTCTTCTTTGGTTCCTGCTTCTTTTGTGGTTGTGCCTGCTTCTGTTGCTCGGTCGGTGTTGTTACAGGTGCAGAATGATCTGGCTCTGCCGCAGTTGTTCCGGACGACACTCCTGACATTACCTGTGCCAGACTGTTCAGATAAATCAGCACCTCACGGCGCTCGACCTGATCAAGCTTATCAATGTAGGCTTTCAAGTTCCTGCGAACTACTTTATCCTTGATTGACTTACCGCCTCGTAGGAGATTTATGTTCTTCGCGATGGTCTGGAAATCCGGTGCTTGCAATTCCTGTTCGGTCGGATCATGCATGTTCTTCGACGTAGGCGTACCTGGTGTCTGCTTTGCAATATCTGTTTTTTGTTTTTCGACCTTGGCGGCAGCAACATCAGGATCGCCTGTCAATTTGATGCCTTTAGGCTTCTCTTCTTTCTCATCGTCTTCAATATCATCTTCGACTTCAACAACTTCTTCGTCCTCATTTTTGACGGGAGCACGGAAATTATGCTTGTCTATTTTTTTTGATTGTACTTTTTGACGCAATCGTTCACGAGAGCCAAATGTCTCATTGACAGCCTTCACAACCAAATCATCAAGTTCATCAAGAAATTTCATTTATCATACCTTATTTTGTTGCCAGGCAGTTCCTGATATCGTCGTCGCCACTTCTTTCCAAGCGACTCGTCCTCATCACGTTTCTGCTGTTTCTTTCGAGCCTTGTTCTTTTCAGTACGTTTCTCGATGTCTTTCATAAATTTGTCAAAATTGAATTCTTGCATAACTATAAATATCCTGCTATCCTGCATGTGTCATGTCATTCAGAAAAAGATGGACGGTCCATACCCCTTCGTTATGTTCAGCACTCGTATGACTTGCAACAATCGCCGATTCACACATTAGGCCATGAAGTGGTAAGCCCCTAAAAAACTCGATAAGGTGTCTTGCCGGGACACGGATTGAAACGCTGTTGTCGAATGTGTCCCACCCCACGACATCAAACGTCGCGAAGAGTGATGGGATACTCAATTGTAGTCCAGATCCTATTGGTTCTTCAACCAATAAGTTTCCTACACGATCTTCGAGACCCTCACTCATGAGGAGCGTGCTATCTGTCGAATGCTGCGATGTCTTCATAAATCTCGTCTACCTTGGCTGCCCACTCAATATCAAGTTCGGTGACCTGTTGAAGAACTTCCGTTGTTGCGTGTGCCAAAACCTTCTTTTTCTCGACAAGGAGCTTGCCGTGATGACCGAGCTCCTCCTGCATTTGTAGGACGTCTTCCAGAAAATCAATCAGTGCCTGAGTCGTTTCAAACTCGAATAGTCGCCGAATGGCTTCAGGATTCTCTGTCCTCGTCCACACTTCCTTCGTGACAGTAATGGGGACATCCCTGCCCGGAGCTTCAAGAAGCCTTCGGCCGTTGACCTTGAAATATTCCTGCATTAGAGCTGAAACTTGCATATTTCATTACACCGCTGCTGCTTGGACGTTGGCATCATTCGATGCCTTCTTCAGGATTCCCATCAGTTTCTTCTTGTTCAACTTTGCATATCGTTGCAGTGCCATCTCGGCGAAGTCGTCACCCGTCACCGCGAGGGTTTGAAGAGCACGGAACTTGTTTGCAAGTTCGTCTGCCAGTTCATCAGCCCTGTTTTGCTGGATTTGACCAGCCTTGACAGCAGCCTGAAGCTGGTCCGTGATAATTTGGTGATTTCTTGGAACCTCACCAACAAGCTGGTTGATCATCGATGCCTTCACTCTCGGAGGCAGGTTCAATTTACCAAGTGCCTGATTCAATGAGTTCTTGCCTTGCTTCTCAACAGCCTTCGCCGCCGGCAACACCATCGCGTGGAACAGAAAGTACTTGTATGACGGCAGGTTTGCAACCTCAGATTTATTCTGAGCCATGAACTTAGCATCTTCTCCGCTGATGGAGCCCGATTGCTCAAGCAGGTCGAGGTATTCACCCACACCAAACTCAATCAATGCATCGAACTCTTCATCAGGGATATTAGAGAACTGCTTCACGCGGCCGAGGAGCTTGTACAGAAAGTTTTTCACACCACTTGGACCTGCAAAGCCTGTCTCGTTTGCGATGTCCTTTAGCGATGTTTCATCTTGCGGTGCCTCCGGTTCTGGGGCACCCTCAGAGTCGTCCATCAGTGCGTCCAAGGTGTCTTCCGGATCAGCACCGAACTCCTCTTCAAATTGCTTTCGAAGATAATCGATATCCTCATCTTCCATTGCCTCTTTGATTAGCATGTTTAGTGTTTTTGATTCGCTCATTGGTCCCCCTGCGATTTCTTGTTCAGCTTCCATTTCAATTTTCTCAACCATGCCTTGGTACTGTTTATAAAATGCATGGATTTGTTCCTCAGGTATCGTTTTTGCCAGCTCAGCAACGGCCAATGACAGACTCTTTATTGTCGATGGCACATAATCCGGATCATCAACAGGTGGACGATCAACAGAAAGCTGTGTGGCAACCTGTTCTGACGCCACAACTGGTGTTATCACATCTTCAAGGCCGAACTTTTCTTCGTCGTCCTCCACCGGGCCTGGCTGATCGAACATACCATAATCTGTGGTCAGCTCATTCAAAGCTCGTTTACTTGGCCGTTTTCTTTTGGTTATTCGGAGTTTTCTCATATTCATAAATAGGCACTATTTTGATAGACTGACAAGTTTTGCCGCGCCCAGCGCCAAACCAAAACCACCGACGACACCGATACCAATTAGTACAGGTGTGGACTCATACCAAGCCCTCGGAAGATAGTTTTTTCTCAAGAAATCAATTTGTTCTTGCTTGACGCCCAGGATAGCTTTATGCTTTTCTTCGGTGGCAGTGTACTTTGCATCAGCTAGTGCAAGTTTGCGCTTCGCTTCAGCTTCACACATGGCAACCGACGCCTTTGCTTTTGCTTCGCACACCTTCTTTGGGAGGTGTGTTTTCCTTTCTGCTTCAATCCTGCTAGTCAACTGCTTGTTCATCAGTGTTCCAGCAAACGGAGCTCGTTGACCCTTTTGTAAGTTGGAAACCTTGTCTCCAGGATTTGCAAATGCCGATCCCATCGCCATGAAGAAAACCAGAAGGAATGCAATGATACGTTTACTCGTCTTCTGCATCAACGACCTCCGCACCGAATGTATTGGCAAAACGACGGGTCAGTTTCTCGCCGGTCAGTTTTCCATTTTCCTGCTCACGTTCGACGGCTGTCTCCTTGGCATCCTCAAGATCTTTGATTTTGGTGCGTTCGATTTTTACCAGCTCTTCGCTATGAATCTTTTCAATGGCCTTTTCGTGTTGAGCGATGCTTACGTCATATTGTTTTTTGATTTCATCAACACGCTGGTTGGTCTCTATTTCGTTCGTTAGAACCTCGCGTTGCTCATGAGATATCAGCGCAAACCGAACCCACAAACCAATTGCCAGGGCAACCCCAATGAGTATCTGCCAGTATTTTGACACGAAATTTTTTGTTTTTGTCCACATGTTAGTCATCCTTGAAAAGTCCTTCATTACCGATTACATCGTAAAGGTTCTCAGCATATTTTTCTTCAAGCTTACCAACTTCTTTGTTATGTTTCGAGGCTTGAAGTTCGTCAAGCATCTTGATTGCATGAGGATGTCCTTCAACGATCAGTGATGCCATATATTCTAATGTCTCTTGAATTGAAAGTCCACGCGAGACCAATTCCTTTTTCAAGCCCATATGTGTTTTACCGAACATTGAGATGTGAACAGATTTCTTCCGACCGGCGTTGAGCATCGCCCTAACTTTAGAGTCCGCCTGCCGCTGAGCCACCGACCGCAATTGGGGCTTCTGGTACTTCTTCTTTTTCGGTTCCGCCGATTGTGCTTGTTTCAATGTCATATTCCTGTTCCAAAATATCGAAGAGTGCCTTTGATGTTTCTTCGCCATAGTGATTATTGACAAATGACCGAGCCTTGTTTAGGATTACCGACTCCCAGTCAATCAAGTTCTGATAATTTTTTACGAACCTGGCAACGTTTGCCGCGAAGCTTTGAAGGTCAATGTCGCTTCCTTCACCCTCATAAAGCATGCGAGACTCAGTAACCGGTGAATTTACTACGGATGATTTTCTGGCTTCTTCCTCAAAATCAATCATAAGAGCATCAAGTTCTTGATCAATCGAGTCGCTCATGCTGTATTCTTCTGCTGCAGAAACCTCGACCTCTGGCTCTTCAGGCGCTGGTTCTCCGCCGCCTTCGTCTCCACCCATACCGCCGCCGCCGCCGCCCATTCCGCCACCGCCGCCACCGCCGCCTCCGCCGAAATCAGCATCATCACCAAATTCTTCGCCGCCCTCTTCTCCGCCTTCTCCACCACCGGCTTCATCACCAGAGATTTCGCCGTCGTCACCGCTGGCGTCTTCGTCACCGAAAAGGTCATCGTCGCCGCCCTCAGGTTCGACATCAGGTTCTTCATCCTGCTCGAAAAGCCGGCCATAAACTAGTTTCTTTAGGGTGAATTTGTTCATTCTGTTATCCTTGCGATCTTCTCGCATGTCTTGAATCGATCGTCAATGATTCCCCATTTGAGTTCTCGCATCATGTTTGTAACATACAACTCGAGGTTGTCAAGGTAATCTCTGTAGTAGCAACCCTCGGATACATCAAGGACGATAACGGGAATCGCTGAGAATGGGACGCCAATGTCAGCCGAGTCAACGACAAAATTGATGTATCGCCTGAGATAAATGCTGTATGCTGTTACGGCGTACCCATCACGTGAACTCTTGGCGCAGGCAATAAAATGCTTCTGCCAGTTATCGAACGTTCCGAAATCTCGTGTGAGGCGCATATAACATAGCATGTCCATATTGATTTCACTGTTGGGATCACTGATGTTGTCCAGATACTTTCCTTGCAGGAACGAATCGTTGATTGCGAAGGACTCGGCGATTTTGAGATTTCGAAATGTGTTGCTGATATCGTTATCAGCCTCTTCAATTCGAGCTCCGTCCAGTTCAGCACTAACCCTGTTTAGCGTCGTCACTGACTTTTCGAAGTGCCTGATTCTAGCCGCTTTTACTTTCTCGCTGAGTTTTTCAGTGGTGAGCTGAAACTTCCTGGGAGATACAACGTATGCCTCATTCAATCGTTTTCGTTTCGGTAGTACGCCATCAATAGCTCGCAGTACGTCATTTTTGATATTGCTTTTCATCTAACCTCATACTCCTTTTCAAACTCGTCTGACGGCACGGCCAGCAAGTCATCTTTCTTTTGTGCCTTGTCAGTTGGTTCGTAATACATCGAACCTAGGTCTTCGACGGGTTCCGTTTCATAAAGCACACTGCCTTGACGTTGTTGATGCGGGAGAACATTCGCCTTCTTCTTGGTGTCAAACCTTGCCGTTTCTGGTGAAGCCAACATGATTGTTATATCGCCGCCAGGTTCCTGAATTACGCTGTCAACCGTATATTCGTACTGTGACAATTTGTGGCGTACTTTTAGGCCCTTCGAGATTACGACGTTCCCGCGGGGATCTTTCACGTCCATTTCTTTCATGTTTTGCATTAGTCAATCACCCCTGCCAAGTTTTTCCACCGATTGAATGTCTCGGCATCTTTGTCACTGATTTTGTCTGCTTTTATGCGCCGCGGGCCCGTCAAAAGGCCTTCCTCGAAAACTGTTTTGCCGACAGCTTTATTTACCGCCTGTTTGAATTTCAGACGTTGTTTCTCGCCGCCTCTTTTCGACTGTGTCATCCGCGGGGATTTCTTTATCAAATCAATGAATGCCTGTTTAGAAACGAACGGGCCGTCATTTGCTTCTGATTCATCTTCAGGTGTTGTAGGATCATCTGTATTTTCGGCATCGTCTTGATCAGCGTTCGAGGCTTCAGCTTCAGGGGTTTCCTGCTCTAAATCAGCCGCGGCTTCTTTTGATGCATCACCGATATCATCGCTTGGGTTTGGATCAGCTTCAGGTATTGGCTGAAAGAGCTTTGAAAGAGGTACCTTCATAATAGCGTCTGCCATGCCTTTGATCATTCCTGCGTCGATGTCAGGGATTGCGCTCATTATCTTTTTTTCGATGCCACCAATTTTACCGTTTCCAAAAAAATTACTGATTCTGGTTAGGTAACCACCCTTAATCGCTTTTGTCAGGGCGCTTTCAATTCCTGACTGGAGTGTGTTTATATCAGGGATTCCATTTTTTCCTGCTAAACTGTCTAGCGAACCTGACTGATCCAAAGAGCCTGATAAATCTGCATCGCCAGCTAGCGATTTCAGATTTGTCTGGATGTTGTTCATTGCTTTGGTAAAACCTGTCGTAAAGTCCGTCGCCTTTGTGTACAATGTTGCCACAGTCTTGATTATACGAGGCAGTGTAACTTTACCTCCCCACACCTGCGACACAGGGTTGGAGCCTGCGAAATTAATTTTTGCCAATTCACCTTGTGCAAGGTTTAGAGCATCATCAATGCCTGAGACATATTTCGCAACATTCGGCAACTCGACGCCAAGACTGCCAATATATTCGGTTATTCCTGTTGCTGCCTTTCTGGCTTTTGCGAGCGAATCAAGTACAGTCTTGACATCAGCCTCATCAAGCTCTTCTGTTATAAGGCGTGAGATGCTGCCTTCAAAAAGGCACAGTTCCATGGCACGATCCGCATCGAGGCATTTTTCCAAAATCACTTGCAACTTTGGATCGGCAACAATTTTCATACGATTTTTCATTTGGCTTAGTACCCACCAGGACCGTAGCCGACGCCGTCAAGTTCGTCAAACGATTCTTGCACGATTCTCATGCATTCTGTTTTTAGTTGCTGTATTGGTGTGCCATACCCTACTTCTTCTTCTTTTGCCGCAATATAATCATTGATTGCCTCAAATAGCGTAACATCAGCTGGGCTGAAACCTCCGCCGCCAAGCTGTTCTTTGATTAGCTTTCGTAGTTCTGTCTTTGAGATTTTTTTCATCGCTATGTCTCCCTCGTTATACTAAATATGGCGAGGTTATTCAAATTGACGAACTTCGATCCCAGAATTTTGGAGTAGGGTGATTCCTCTTTCATCACGATATTTCACGTCATAAATGACCTGGCGGATACCGGCGTTGACAATTGCTTTTGCACATCTGGTACACGGCGACAATGTCACATACATCCGTTTTTCAACCGGGTTGTTGTAGTCCATTTTTATCAGCGCGTTGATTTCGGCATGAATACAGCCGCTTTCACCTGGAAGAGCCGACTCAACCTCGTTGGCTCCCCCGGCTTCATCTCCATTGTATCCTACCGCCAGGAGTTGTGTGTTGTTTCCTGACACAACAATGGCACCGACTTTCCACCGTGGATCAATACTTCTGTGCGAAATTGTTCTGGCAAATTGCATCCAGATAGAATCCCATGTTGGTCTTTCATTCTTCGACATCAAAAATACCCTCGATGTCCATCCCATCGATGATGAAACCAGACGCGTTTGGGTGACCTCCACCACCGAAGGACCTTGCAATCTCGGATGCATCGACAATGGCGTGCTGGCCTCGGAGACTTACCTTCGTACGATTGCTGTGGTGGTCATAAAACCAAATCACAGCCAAATCGGCTTTCATTGCCATCGCTGCACCAAGTTCTGACATAAGGTGCTGAGAGTTTATGACGAGAACATCATGGCCTCGCAGTTTCCGTTTCGACGCCTTCTCCATCAATGTCTTGACAACTGTCTTTGTGTATGCAAGAATGTAGCTTCCTCGCTTCACGGCATCATCAAACACAGAATCATCCTCAAACTTTTCGAACTCCTCAAACTCGAATGGAACCATGTCGAATGCACGACTGAATTCCTTAGAATACGGCAGCTCGAAACGCCATAGGTCACGGTCAGTTATATACTGGATGAACTTGGGCACTGTCTTGTCAGGATGAAAGTAATTCCATGCCATCGTGGCACCTGAGTTATTCATGTCAAAAATCGTTTCAGAGATGTCATGCAGCTCAACCACAGCACTTTTGTGGTGGTCGATGATTAGCAATGAGTTGGCGTCTTCAATCATCTGCTTCGTCACCGCGTTGGGGAACGAAAAATCAAGGATCGCCACATTCTTGCCTACAACATCGGGTGGCGGGTTTCCGTGGGCACATGGAATGTATTCTGCTCTGTTCCCCAATAGCTTCCAGGCTGCATATGCAGCTCCCATGCCATCAGAGCATTTTGCATGATAAAGTACCACGTTCACATCACTAGGATTCATTCGACTCATATTATTCCCCTGTTACTTACTCATCGCCATTCATAAAAAATGTATGTTCGTGGCACCTTGGTGAGTACACTTCTTCTCCACCCACATGGATTTTGTCTAGACCTTCAACTGTCGCGATTGTGTAGAACGCATCAGCTCCGGAAATTGGACAAACTGCAGGACAGACCTCCACCTGCGTCGCCCACGGAAACATTTTCTGTATTTCATCAAATGGTTCCCCGGTCGATGACAACTGGATTGATGATACGTATACATCTTTCCCAGACTTGAACAGTTTGATGAGGGCGTCTGCAGCCCCATCGATCATGAAGGCCTCATCCACGGCAATCACATCAGCACCCGCACTAAGCCCCAGGATCTCCTTGCCGGTACTCACGCACATCGCCGGTACCTCAGCACCTCCGTGTGTCACAATCTTGTCAATTGTATAGCGGTGATCCATTTTCGGCTTGAATGCAGCGACTGTTCTAGACTGGTATTTTGCCCTGTCAATCGCTGCCAGCATCCACGAGGTTTTCCCGCCAAACATGGGCCCACACCAAATAATGAACCTGGGATTCCTGGCGTACCTTTTTTCATCTTTTTTCAACGGTTTACCTCCAAACATGATGTTATACAATATTTATATCAAAAGGAGCTGATATGTACATTACTAAAGAAATTTTCTCTGTCTTCAAAAAAGATGGTTCACTAAGCACACGACAAAAAATCATTTTCGTTTTTGAATGCGACTCATGTCATATGACATACAAAAAGCCTAGACACAAAGTTAGCAAATCTAAATCCGGTCTCACGTTTTGCTCTGTTTCATGTCGCCATGCGGCGAACAAAAAAGGAAATAAACTTTGTGAAAGTAGAGAAAAACATTGTATTGAAAAATATGGCACCTCAAGTCCAACAAAATTACTGGAAACACAGGAAAAGGGACGAGCAACGCTTAGAAGAAAATATGGTGATGACGTTAGTTCTCCGCTGGCTGTTCCCGGTGCCAAGGAGAAGCGCCGGAGAACTCATCTTGAAAGATATGGTGCTGAAGAAACATTTCAAAATGAGCAATTTGTCAAGAAGCGTGCTGCAACGTGGTTGAAACGTTATGGTGTCCCATATCACCCATTCCCAAAAGATGCAAATATCAAGTCTCGACTAGCCATGGCAAAGATGCCTCATAAATGGTCGTCCAAAGTAGAGCTTGAATATGGTGTGCTCCTCCGTGAACGCTTTGGTGCAGATGATGTTTTTGCACAAAAATGGATAAATAGGTGGCCTATCGACTTTTATATCAAATCAATTGACACATATATTCAATTCGACGGCGTTTATTGGCACGCGCTAAATTGTTCGCTCGATGTACTCAAAGAATCAAAATCGCCACGAGATAAAGCAAGACTAAAAAAGTGGGAAGCAGATCGAACACAAGACGAATGGTTTAGTTCGCATGATCTGCGATTAGTCAGGATCACAGATGAGGAGTTCAAGTACTCTCCTAGCCATTGTATTGACATACTATAGTTCAAATTAGTCCTTTTAGTTTCAATATTTTCTCAAGCCCTTGTTCGACTGTCGTTTTGACGTCCCACACATTCCGGAGCCGAACGGTTCCAGCACATGTATGCTTCACATCTCCCGGGCGAGAGGGTGACTTATTGATTATAATCTCCGGACGATGCTTTTTCAAGATTTTCAGGATTTCGTTGCTAGAGACAGATTTGCCAGTACCTACGTTGAGGCGCACGAAGTTTTCAGTCGTTTTCCGGATCGCCATTGCTATCATTGTGCCGACGACATCATCGACATATACCAGATCTCGTGTCTGAGTTCCATCGCCGTCAAGTCGCAATGGTTTCCCGGTAGCAATAGCATCAACCCATGCCGTAATGGCTGTCATGTATTTCGTGCCATCGGCTCTCGCCGGCCCATATACATTGAAGAATCTGAGTGCTACCGCTGGGATCCCATACAGATCTGCAAACTGCTTTATGAATTGTTCGCAAACAAGCTTTTGGAGACCATATGGGCTGACAGGTTCACATGTATCTCGTTCATCATACCATGTGCTATCTTGGTCACCGTAAACAGATGATGAAGATGCAAAGACAAATCGTTCCAAATTTGCTTTACGACACGCATCGAGAAGCTTCACCGTCTTCATGACGTTTGTGTCTGTCGTCTCAACCGGATGTTCAACAGAATATTCCACGCGAGGATTTGCAGCAAGGTGGAACACGTGTGTGTAGCCTCCTGTCACTAACTCACGAAGAACAACTGCATGCGTAAAATCACCATTCACAACAAGACAATCATTGAAATCAGGAAGCTGTTTTCGGAACTGGCGTATCATAGACGGCAGCACAGTTCGAAATTCAACCTCTTTGTCACGTAGATTGCCCAGCGTCCCAGAGGAGAAGTCGTCCACGATAGTGATGGACCAACCCTTCACATACAGCTCTTTTACGAGGTGTGAACCAATAAACCCCAGCCCACCTGTGATCATCGCGCGCTTTCTATTTACTTTCATTTTTATATTGCCTCCTTAGTGATTGAATACTTTTATCAAAAAACGAATAAGATAGCTTTTGCAAATCATCATGCATTAGTATTCTGTAGAGGATGTTTATTTCTGTTGTGTAGCGCTCAGCAGCACCTTTTTTAGCCATAAGCTTGTTATGTTTCTCATATCCTTTTACCTCTTCTAAAACTGTTTTGCCATCTAATTGCTGTATTAAAAAATCAGGCACATAATGATGTTCTGTGTCACCTAACTTATACGGAATGCAAATTCCATGATTTTTCGTCCATGCACTTACGTTATCATCAATGTCAAGAATTTTCATTCTCAAATATTCATAAAATGAATCAAATCGATTTTGTTCATTCGTTTTTGTTGATTTGTAAGTACCTGCGATATATCTTGGGTGTGTGGGTATTTCACCGTTAGCGATTTTCAGCGATCTTGTTAGTGACATTTGTCTTTTAGATGCTATAGAATGCTTTTTGCCTTGAAAACCGACAGAGCGACGTTTTCCATAATTCATTTTTTCTTTTGCGGCGGGCGTCATACTTTGAAGACCGATCTTTACATTTTTGCTCATGAGCTCCTTTGATAAAGCTGTATGTTTTTTGCCATAAAAAGGATTGCCTTCGCCCATCATCATGTTTGACATTTTATTTTTCCACTCTATAGAATGTAGCCTCCCACGATTTACACAATTACGACTACAAAATAATCGCTTTCCGGCACGAGCCTGTCGACTGTTTAGCCATTTTTCTATATGACAACTGTTACATACAAAAAGATACATCATTCGACCATTTATTTTTTTTCGTTGTAATATCATGTACAATAAATATCAAACCACAAAGAAACCGCCTGTCACCAGGGCTTTCTTTATTTGCTTCATAATTTTTTCTCAATGCTTGGTGTGTCGGTGAATCGCTCGACCCATATTTGTGGACTATTTTTCCAGTTATCCATTCTGATTATCGTTTCTTTTTCGTACCATTTTGGATTATCATACTTTGCGCGATACAACGGCTCATCGCGTTTGATTTGTGCTCGATGAATCGGGCCGTGATCGCCGGTTTCCTCTGGCATATGCGTATGGTGAGCTACCTGGCCTAAATATAACATCATGTTTGCGCCCATGTACGCTGCACGATTTCCTAGGTCTGTATGTGCCATTGGGCATGTTTCCCACGCACAATTCAGACCCCCGAGCTCATCAAAAAACGTTCTATGCATAATGCCCAGATTGATAATCAAATTTGAATCTGGAATATATTTCGATTTCAACGATTTATGACTATTACATGAAAAATAATCGGGAGAATATGGCGATGCATTGGCACCTTCTGAATACACACACGACACAATATCCCTATTCGATCCATACGTCGATTCAAGTTCTTCCAAATGGTCAATGACCCGATCTAGCTCATTTGGAAAAAATAATCCGTCATCCGCCATCCATGTGATGTATTTTCCTTCTGCAACTGACGCCGCCAATTGATTTGCTCGACATGGAGAACCAAAATCCTTGATGTATTTTATATTTACCATGCCGTTCATGATGTCAGGAAGGGGATATGGGCCACACACGATCAGCTCGGCAGGATATTTCGTACATGAGTTTGCAAGAGAAGTAACTAAGTCGTGTATCTTTTCTGTACGAATGCTAGGTAACGTTACCGATAACATCATTTCATTTTCCGTTTGTTTCATAATAGTCCTATAGGATTTGCTTCATTTTGTATGATGCCGTGGAATGTCCCCAGTCGGCGTCGTGTTTTGTGTATGTCAGCCAAAGTGTGTAAGGCTCGACTTTTATTTTCTCTTTGCCCCAAACACGTAGCCAGGCGATTCGTGATTCATCATCAATCACGCGGCAACGCATGAATGGTTTTCCGTTCTTCGTTTTCTTACGCTGGATCGTCTCGATACACATCCAGCCGATACCCTCATGCCCTTGTGGAATGTCGTGCAATTTTGGAATACCTTTTGATTTCAGATGCGCCATGAGTTTAGGTGGAAATAACAGCTCAGTATTCGCAGCAGATGTTAGGTCATACGACATTTCAACCTTTTCGGCCCGAGTCCAATCGCTGATGTCAGCAAAACGAGCCAGCTCAGTTTCTAGGAACAGCGGAGGCACTTCTCCCAACTTATTTGCTTTCTTGATCGCTGCCGCAGTCATTCCTAGGTTACCACGCTTGAGCTTAATATAATTCTTGTCGTCAGTGAGAGCAAACAGAAGCTGCCTGTAATTCAGAACAGACCCGTTGTGAATATCCTCCAATGAATCCATGGCTTCAATTTTGCAGAGCGCCTTCAATGCAGTTTTATTTGCCTTACTCAGTTTCCAGTTTCCATTTTCGTCAAAGAACATTTCATCCAAGGTTTTGAATGGACGCTCATTGATAATTTCGCGCATGGCAACCTTGCCGATCCCCTTCACGGCAGCCATTGGTGGCACGAAAGCGTTTGCCGCCTCAGCGAATGTCCACTCGAAGTCAGAGTAATTCACGTCGACCTTTGCAATTGCATGGCCCATCTCCTTGATTTCTGCCAATGCCCTTGAAAGGCCTTTCGGGCTGCCATTCTCAGTTTCCAGAACCGTAGCCAGCCACTCCTTCTCATAGTGTGTCATCAACCAGGCACCGTAGTACGAATCGATGGCATAAGCAATTGCGTGTGACTTGTTGAAGCCGTACAGCGAGAAATATGCAATCTTATCGAACAAGTCCTGTGCTTTCTTTCGGTTCATGCCACTTTTTTCAACACACCCATCAACAAACTTCTTTTCCAATGCCTCCTTTTCAGAAGATTTCTTTCCCAAAGACGTTAGATCCTTTTTAACCAATGTCTTCCGCATCTTGTCGGAGTCGCCTTCAGTAAACCCTGCCAATTTCACAGCAAGAAGCATGAAACTTTCCTGGAACACAATGAACCCGCATGTTTCTTCAAGCACCTCTTTGATGACAGGGTGGTCGTAAACCTGGGCAGCCGGGTTTGCCTTTGCTTTCACATAATCACGGTGAACATTTGCCTTCAATGGACCAGGACGATAGATTGCCGTCACCGCTGCCAACTCTGTCACGTTGTTTACCTGGGCATCTTTACAGAACTTCCTGGCTCCGCTCGATGTGAACTGGAAAATCCCAGGCCACTTGCCTTTTTTGTACACGTTATCAAACACCGACTGATCATCCGGATCAACATACCTGCAATTCAGCTTTTCATCATAGAATCGCTTGATATCTGCAAACGTAGGTGCTTTACCGGTCTCTTTCTTCAAGATTCGACGAATACAGTTCTCAACCATTTTCATTTGCTTGAGACCGAGGAAATCGAACTTCAAGAAACCGTTTTCCTCGAGGTTTCGAATGTTGACACCCTCTGTCCAGGGCGTCTGAAGTTCACCACGAACCTTGATCAATGGCATCGACTTTTCAAGCTCTGGACAAATCAGCACACCACCGGCATGGCGGCCAACTGAGCGATTCATCATGAAGAGCGCCTTGATGTTGTGCTCGACGTCCGGATATTTCTCCATGAATGCCTTGTATGCTTTTGAGTATTTCATACAATCGTCATGCTTGAGCACAAACATCGACTTTTCCATGTTCGGATCACGGGATTTTCGCTCAACCTCTTTCTCCAGTGGTCCTGTGACGGCATTTACCTCCGTGAACGGCACCCCGAAGAACTTCGAGACATCTTTTACCAACGATTTCAGCTTCAGTGTGTTGAAATTCGAGACTGGAATCACAGCATCATCGCCGAAGAGTTCGCGAGCTGCGAAAATCAGTTCATCACGGTCACCAGCGTCAACGTCAATGTCAGGCCAACCAACACGATGACGACCAAGGAATCTGCCCCAAAGCAGACCGTGCGGAATCGGATCGACATGGGTGATGCCAAGGAGATAATTCACCAATGAACCGGCGCCAGATCCTCGTCCGGCACCCATCAATGTTTTCTGTTCAGCGAGGTGCATTACCTTCTGCAACGTCAAGAAGTAGTTTTCAAAGCCCAGGAACTTGATGTCACTTAGCTCTGACAATGCTCTGGCAACGTAAACCTTATCCTTCGACAGGCCTTCATCAACCAAAGCCTGCTTCACATTATCTCGGAGCTGGTCGAATGCAGACTTATCAGGCCTATCGAACGAAGGCAATTTCGCTGTGGTATCGAACCAAACCTCATCGCACATTTGCCATGCAACATCATGACCATTCTCAATTGACCCACGGACGAGATCCTCTGTCCCTTCATACCAGTCGTACTTATCACGACATTTCAGGTATTCGTCCCACATTTGCTTTGCGTTTTTAGGGTAAAGCATGGTCTTCATTTCTTCACGTTCAGGAAGCTTGATCTCTTCTCCAACCTTCATACGACCAGGAAGCAGGTTTCGATAAATCTCACGAGCCTCCCAAAGATCAGGTCCTGGAAAGTGAGAATCAGCTGTTGAAATCAGACGTGTTCCCGTCTTCTTTGCCGCGTCAAGAACACAACGGTTCGTTAGATCCTGGGCACCCAAATCATTGAACTGCAATTCCAAGAAGAAGTTGTCAACACCCACGCAATCCGTGAAGCGGTCAATCATGTTCTCGATATTTCCAACAATCTTGCCACGAAGATTTGCATCATCAACGAGTTCCGGCTTCAAGCCCATGAACTTTGTATCAGGAAACTCCTGGAAAATGATTCCGGCGGGGCGACCTGAAACGCATGCCGTAGAAACTACAAGGCCTTCGCCATGCTCCTTTAGCATTTCGTAATCGATTCGAGGGAATCTATAGAACCCTTCCATGAACGATCGCTTCACCAGCGTGAACAGGTTGGCTAATCCAGTGGCATTTTTTGCAATGACAACGAGGTGGTGACGTCGGTTTACATTGAAACCGGAGATGTCGACACGGGATTCGCCAACGTCTTCGACCACAAGACCGGCATCACTTCCGTCACCGGTTTGAGCTGTTCCCTTCTTTTTGGCGTCTTTCATAAGCGCTTTGTTTTTCGTCCACTCTTTGATAGAAGGAACGAAGTAGAATTCGACGCCGTAGATTTGACGGTATTTTTGGCCCTTCTTTTTTAGTTTCTTAGCGTGCGCGTGAGCATGTGCGAGACCGTTTCCGTTTCCGTGATCCGTTAGTGCCCAGCCATCAAGTTCATTCGATAAGCAGAAGTCGATATGCTGGTGGGGTTGCCCGAGTCCATCATACGCGCTGAACGTCGAATGAGAATGTATCGACACAAATCGATCCGGAGGAGTAAGAATACCTGTCATTTAGATTCCCAGTGTTGTATTGTGGATGAGTATCGTCCACAAAGATCATTATATTCAGTCTCGCCAATTATTTCAATTTTTACTTCAGGGTACTGTGCTTCGAACTCAGCAAACTTTTCCTTCGCTCGGGGTGTCCACCAGCCCTTCACCTCATAGTACAAATCGCCTACCTTGAAGTCCGGCGTGTATGTTCGGCCGCTTTCCAGCACGAAACTATCTGGTTCGTATTCGAACACTTTTCCTTCGTGAAGCAGGTAGCGTGCAAAATTGGCTTCCCAGCAACTACGAACATAAAAGCCCAAATCATCCCGAGTACCGCCTCTACCGAAAAACGAATGCTTGTTCCTTCCTTCACGAACTCGCTTTGCTGCCGCGATTCGCATGTTTCGTTTTGTTTTCTCGGAGTGCTTGAAGTTCTTCAGCCTTTCGCTGGTGAGTTTTCGAGCCTCAGGTGTTTTCATCCAATGCTCAACGCCGTGGTTATCAATGTACCCCTGCTTCACTTTTTCACGGAACTCGTCAGTTTTCCATCTTGCGGCTAGTTCCCGGGACATTCTTGCTTTCGTTTCATCTGGTATTTGATAGCCGCCGGCTTCACGAATCGTTTTCATCGAAGCAACCATCTTCGCGTTCTGTTCGTCAGTCCGGGTATAGCTTCCATTTGCCATTCTGGTGGCCACCATTCCGCTCTGGACGCACGGAAAACATTTGGACACCTGTTTCTTTTTGCTGGTGTCTTGGAACGTTCCAGAGCAAACCAGGCACACCTTCTCAGTCGGTGGATGTTTCGTGTGCCTGGTTTTGTTTCTGAGCTTGTACCCGCAGGTCTTTCCGCAGGTTTTCACTGTTCCGTTTTTCGTTTCAAATTTGCACTCGCAAACTTGGCATGTTTTGGTGTGTATCTTCATGTGTCTAAGTATCGCCGACGTTCATGAGCGCTCAACCTTTATTAGCCTAATTACAAATGCTTCGCACTTTTTTCGACAGTTTATAAGCCTGCTCATAGTGCTTCAAAGCTACAGCCCTGGCCATCTCAACAACCTCGCGGTGGTGGGCTTTTTCAGCTTTATCAGCTTTTTTCAATCTGGCAACTGCAATGTGTAAGAACTTTATTGAAAATCTGGCCTGACCGGCAGCATCGGTGAACTGAGCTTTAGCTGCCTTACATTTGACACTTTTCGATTCTTCGTCAATGGTGACTGGCGCCGTTTTTGCGGGCTGTGTTTGGGTCGTACCTGTTGGCTTACTTGGCGATTTGCCATTGGTACTAACAAAGGCAAGCCAGACAAAAGCAAGAAGAGCTGCAATAGCGAATTTGAAATTTGTCTTAGTCATTTCTTACTCCTCATACCCGCGGGCCCATTCCAAAGTACGAAGGGCTAGAACGCCCAGGCAATCTTCGTTGCGACCGTTTTTATGTGACGAAAACACGTCCTTTTTACGCCGGGTGTCTGTCACCTTGACATTCCATGATGCTGCGTATAGCGGCTGCCTTTCCCATACCAACTGGAATTCGTAATAATCACAAACTTTCTCAATCTCACGCTGGATACAACCGACTGTCGCCGCGTCTGTTAAGTCAAGATACACGTCGGCTTGCTTTCCACTGTGACTCTTGAGGGCTGCTTGAACACCGAGGAAGTGCCAATCACTCAAGTTCGGACTGTACGTCGTGATAACACGTGTCCAATAATCAGTTTCCAAATCCCTAACAAGGCAACCCTGCCAAATCATTTTCCAGTCGGCCTTCATTGCTTCTTTCGATTTTTCTTGCCACATCTTATTCATGTTGTTTTTCCCCAGTCATCCCAGTCATTCTCTAGATCAACCCAGTCTTCTGCTTCCACTAGTGTCGTGAACACATCTTCCCGAGACACGCTATCAATTTTACCGTCGCTGAGGACACGAAAACCCGGGCCGCCACCTGACGACCACGATCCGTCGTCCCAATTGTCCACCGGTTCCATCAGCAAAACCGGCCCTTCGATATAGAACTCAGGGTTCGCTGGGGTCGCCTGTGCATACGGGCGGGTTTTCGCTACCCAAACTAAATCACCGGTTTTCATTGTCGCCGTCCGCATCAAGCCATGTTTTCAAGAGTGCTAGCGAATCAGCGTTATGCTTTGAAACACCTTCGTGGCCTTGCAGCGCTTCCAATACACCAATCACAGCGGCGCCGCAAGTTTCATTTACTTCGCGAAGCACTGGAAACATGATCCCAGGATTTCCACGAGTGGAAACGCACACGCCATTCCACGCCCGCATCACACCGATATAATCATCGTCACCAAAACATTTCTCAATTTCAGCAATATACTGTTCAGCAGTCATACAATCATCCCTCCGTTGAGATTCATTATACCATATTTTTTCGCCCTTTACACGCGGTGCGAGCACCTTTTGTGCGAGCTACACGATATTTAGTGGTATGATACACACATTGCGTCAATTGGTCCGTGAAACATTACTTGCTGAGAAGCGTATGCAGCCCGTTGGTGGGGAACACTTGGTAAAACGATTGAATCTAGAAATCAAGAAACTTTTATCTGAACCTGACATAAAAAATGAAATGAAAGCAAAACTGCGCGGATCGACAGGTCTTCGTGACGATGACAAACTAGAAAAATTTGTCCATGATGACATTTCGAATGCGTCACACATCGCACAACTCCATCGAAGCTCAGGATACGTCGTTATAGAGTTTTATATTTCTCAATTTTTGAACTCGGGACCAATTAGAACGATGGCCGAAAAACGTGCAGACGACATAATTCGAAAAACATCTAAAAACTATGGATGGTCTGTTCTTTCTGCAAACCATCGAGCACCCCCAGCCAGAGAGCTTCGTTATAACCTAGAAAGAAACTATGGGAATCGTATAAGCGAAACAGAGGAGGTGTTATATCACGTGACGCGGTCACGTGACGTAGAAAGGATCCTGCGACAAGGGCTCACCCCTCGTCAAGCATCACACGAAACCGAAGAAGATAAACAAAACGACAGAGATTCAGGAGAACAACTGCAACAAGGGCGACAATATTCGCCCCGGGTGTACGTCACACCAAGCCTTGAGCTGGCAGACGAGCTCTCCTTTTCATTTCAGCAGGATGGTTCAGACATGGGCGAGTACGATTATGAGGACTATACGTTTCTTAGAATTGACACGAGCAAATTGTTGCCTGGAACGAAATTTTATGAAGATTCAGAATTCGCCACGTCGCGTTACAAAGGCCAGTCATTCTGGACGTATTCTAGAATCCCAGCGGTGGCACTTTCAGTTGATATCGAAAGCCTCGCCGGCTACAAAAAATACCTGCGTGAGGTTGAGGCAGCAGCGCATGAAGACCCATGGTACTAAATAGTATGCATATGATATTTAATGGTATGCCTAGCACATTACGCCAATTAGTCCGTGAAACACTGCTCGCTGAGCGACGCATGCAGCCCATCGGAGCAGAACATCTGGTGAAACGGTTAAATGTAGAGTTCGGCAAAATCCTAAACTCACCTGCTGTTTTGAAACAAATGAGGAATGATGCCATTGCATCAATTGGCGAGAAAGGTGATCACACCGCAATCGATGAAATTGTCGCATTAAAAATTAAGGAAAATTCAGATCCAGTCGGAAGCCACATTGACGACGCCGGCTACATCAACGTCATCATTCGTGTTGATCGCATTTTAGCCGACGGCCCATTCATGGATTCATTTGAAAAAAACGTCGCCGAAATGTTCAAAACAACAGTTGGGAATTATGGCTGGTCGATACAGTCACTATCTCGTTCTTGGCATTCCCGTTGGATGATGTACGTGATAGAACGAAACTATGGCGACCAACAGCTCAATATGTCAAAAAAAATATACCATTTGGCGCGGTCACAGGACGTAAAGAAAATCCTGAAAATGGGATTAATTCCGAAAAGACCATTGCAACTCGGGAATCATGATGAAGACTCAGAACATCTCGAGGTGGGTCGACAGTACGCGCCACGCGTTTATGTCACGACAAGCCGTAAACTAGGGAAAGAGCTTGTCAGTTTGTTCAGTGAGGCTGGTGGCTATAAAGGATCAGACAATATGGAGCATTATACTTTGCTCAAGATCAAAGGCCGGAAACTTTTACATGGCACTAAGTTTTATGCTGATGCAGAATTTGTATACAGCGATAAATGGAATGATCGCTCATTTTGGACGTACTCAAGAATTCCTCCGGAAGCAATCTCAATCGACAAAAAATGGCTCGCGGAATACCAAGAGTTTATGTCCCGTGATGATGATGACGACCCAAGCTGGCCCTAAACAGCAAGTTTCGGTGTGATTTGCAACGGGACATACGGGGCATAAACATGGCCTGCATCAACAAATGACACACCCTTTCGATTGTATGCGTAATCGTGAAGTTCCTTGGCTCTTTTTTCTGCTTCCGACTTGGACGTGAAAACGTTGACAATCAAGCATTCCCTGTCCTGCGCATTGACAAGTACCCAACACCGCCCTTCCCAGCAAGCCGGTTCCGGCGGATCGCTCGGCATCATTGTGATGAGCCCGGGATTGACCGTATATGGAGGTACTGATGTGTTGTGTGAGCGTATCGTCTGTGCGTCGACAACCCAAACTAAATCACCGACTCCCATCTAAAAGTTTCCTCGCGCCCAACCTGATGCCAGTTTGTCGAGAACAAATGCAGATCCACCGAATATATCATATGCCTGCTTGAGCCATGCCGCCGGGCCGGCCAACGATGTTAATGAGGATCCAATAAGTTTGCCGACCATATCACCCAGCATGCCAATCAACATATCAGTTAATTCATCAACGATTATGTCTTTGACGCCTTGCGCTGCAGCTCTGGTAATGTCCCCTGCTGTCATTTCATGTATTTTTCTTAATACTGGCATAACATTTTCGGCAAGCCAACTAAATCCAAGCAGGCCGGCTGCTGCCGTCAACAATCCTTTCCACCCAGATGCCTGCATGTTATCCCTAGCATTTTCCAATTTTGCTATAAGAGCCTTAACGATTTTTGAAACTGGTCCCATATTTAGCTCGTCCAGCCTTTTTATGAGCTTGTGCAAGTACTTCAAAATAGTCTTGGCTCTTTTCTTCATTAACTGTTGCAAACCGTTTTTGAAAGTATCAAGCTTGTCTGGATCTGTAACTGCCGCCGCCATGGCTGCTATAACACCTTTTGCATTTCTTCCATAGGTTTTTAATGCGTTAGCCGGGACAGCGGCTTTCTGCTTGATGTTTTCAATACTGTCACCAACAAACTCAGCAGCAGATGACCACCATCCTTCAAATAGGAAATGTTCACGGAGTATGTACACTTGGAGCTTATTGTTTCCGCGAGACTCTACAAGAACATTCCGATCAATACCCAGGACACGCGTTACATATGCTTCATTAAATTGATGCTTAAGCGCTGAATCTGCGATTAGTGTTTCATTTACAAATCGCCGCAAGTTACTATTCATCGGTACTTTCATCCTGCTTTATCTTCTTTGCAGCAGACTTTAGCAGCGGAAATATCCTGGTGATGTCATCTCCTGCATTCAAAATCGCTATAAAGAACTCGGCAATTATATTATCTTGCAATCTGGACCTATCGCTAGTCGTCATCGCTTGCATCAGCTTTTGTTTGTTAATTTTTTGTCCTAGGCCCAATTTCGTGATGACCGATGACAATTCATCATTTGTGTTTACTTGTTCAGTCAACGTTTTTCGAATAATATTTGTTAGCTGTCGTCTTGTGAATTTCATGAAAATCCTCTTTTAGCTAAATATCCGGAGTCATTCAAGTTCTTCCTTAATTTTCTTGAAATACATCTTACGAAACTCGAATGTCTTCGGATCCGCGACCGTAACCATATACGCCCGACCTGATTGCGCAAGCTCATCGCTCTCGTCTATCTTTTCATAGAGACCTAGCATTTTGTACTGTGGAGGATCGAACTTCTCAGTTTGATTCGTGGCCGTATTATAAAACATGTAGCCTCGCTTGATTGACCACACCTCTACGCCGTTTGCCACACATTCACGATTTATGATCGACGGTGTCAATCTCAGCTTCAAATCATTCGATTGCTGCATCGTAGGCCTCCACTAAAAGCTCGCCGGCTTCTCGACATCGATCGAGGTAATCATTGAGCTCGTCAAACGACGTGCAAACCTTGATTGCTGAACGTGCCAGCATCAAATTGAACTTGGCTCCTGGTGGAAGACCATCACAGAAGTAAACGATCGGTCGCTCATTTGCATAAGCATAACCTGCCTCCCAAATCGTCCCAATGTCTTTGTCACGTGTGTTGACGAGCAGAAAATCGGCACCCTTAATCTCACGGAGGTTGCCATCAAACGTTGCATCCTGCACTGACTTTTCAGCATTCGGAGGGCAAATGAAAATACGTCGTGGGCTGGCAAGCTTGATGTAGCTCGCCCTCGCGTCGAACAACGCCTCTAGTTTTGTGAGCTCGGCATCCTGGGTTGGGTTGAACCAGCCACTTGCCAGATATACGTTCCATGGAAATGTTGCTTTCTTTGTCATTTATTTTCCTACCTTGGCAGCTAAGCCCAAGAATGCGAAGATTTCGGTCATTTCCCGATCGAGATCTTCATCGTCTACGTTCAAAAGCAAAATGTCGCACTTCGACCACTTTGCAAACTCATGATACCTATCATGAATACTCTTGATTGTCTTGTTCACAATCTGATAATCGTCTTTGCACATCGAATAATCAGTCCGAAATGGAATGATAATCTTGGTGCCCAGTGCGGCATGCCTTGCATCTAAGGCCTCCAAAACCGACATGTCTGTTGGCCTATTCAGAACGTGACTATAGACGTACTCTGATGGCCACGCCCTATCCAGAATGACCGAATTACCGGATGCCTCGAGGTACGATGTGAAATATGTGTCCACATAGCGAATCGCGTTCTTGAAGTACGACGGATCTGACAGGAAATACTCGTGTTCATCCTTATTTTTGAAGTACGTGATATCCGACATGCGGGCGAGTTCCAGTGCCATATTAGTTTTTCCACAGTTATCAATCTGGCCCGTCAAAGATAATAATCTTTTGACGGGCCTTCACCTCGTTAGCTTGCATTGTTTTTCTCCAATAGTTTGACGTGTTTGTCATTTACAACCATGTCTCTTGTGATTGTAGTTGAATCTTCTGTAAAGATCAAAAACGTAAGATTATTGTCCAGGCAATATTTGTCCGCGGCCTCAAATTTCATACGATTTGTTTTTGAATTAACCAACTTTGCAGGCTTAACCTCCACAAGAAGTTTTAATCGCTCAATTAGTATGTCAGGCACATATGTTCGCTTTTGCTTGTTGAAGCCGATATAAGGGATTCGCAGGCATTCATGCTGCATTTCTTCCATGGAAATGCCAATCGATTCAAAATGCTTCATACAAACTAATTCCAGCAAGCTTCTAAAAAACACACCCTTATAGTAGCCCTTGACTCCTTTTCCTGATAACTTTGGGGCAGGTTTTCCAAACATTGGATTGTTGTCGCCACTTGACGCCGCGGATTGCTTTGCGATGATCGCGGCTGCCTTTTCAGGCCCATATCGATCAATGTAATTTATTCCTTTCATTGTGCGACAAAATGCAGCAAATTCAGGGCGCTGCTTGCCATACATTGGATTATTTTTGCCGCTGGTGACTAAACTCATTTTTTCAACAAATAAATCATATTTTTTCTTGCCAGCTTCCTTTCCATGTTTTTGTTGAAAACCTTCGAGCGAGTTTGTTAAGTTTCTAATCCCCTCGACATTTCTACCGCCATTTGCATGTGACCAAATATTAGAACATGAACGATTGCAAAACCGCTTGCCGCCGGTTCGCCCTTTTAATGTTGTCTTTCCGCATTGCTCGCATACAACTTCTCGTAATTTGTTTTTTCTCATATGTCTAAATATCGGTTCAAAACAAATCCGCAATTGTCCGGCCCATCGAATATCACAATTTGCTGGCTCATCGTAAACTCTCCGGGACTTCCATCTTTTCTCGGCTATTACTCACTCTCCAACTCACTCTCCAGTTTCCTGAGGCGTGCCTTGAAACCAATTGTGTTCCAGTCGTTGATCATTTCTCTCTCACCGGAGAACAAGAGCTCGTCGGGAAGCTGTTTCAGTTCCCTGTACCACGCTGACTTGCTGAAATCATAATCACATGGGAGTGCCTCATTCGTCAGCGAAGGAATGAAGTGTCCCGCTGGTTTCATGCGCCCGGTGTTGCCGAAGACCTTGTCGGTGTTCAGGCAAACTCCGTGGGCAGCACCCATCGCCTCAAGCTTCCTCATCAAGAAAGACCAGCCTGAACCTGCAACCTTGTCAGTTCCGTTGGCATTGAGGTGAACCTTTTTCAGCTCGCACAGAATCTTTCGACCAACCAGGTTCAGCTCGTCTGTCAGGCCATTTTCACAACGTCTGGCGAAGTAGCCCTTGAGCGCCATGAAGTTGACAACACATGTGAGGTTTGTTTGCTGTCCATGAATTGTCAGGTATCGACAATCTTGTGGAGGAATCCCAGCAGCCAACATCTTGTCGTAAAGCTCCTGTGACTTGGCAACCAATTCCTCTGCCTCATTTCCAAAACCGAAGTCATAAACATTCGTTGGAACCGTGACAGCATGCTCAATGGCTTCTGGCATCTGCGATGTTACAACGTAGGCCCAACCAATGCGGCCCCTTGTAAATTGTGCCAGACCAACCCGGCTCAATCCTTCGACGCGAACCTGGAAACTTAATGCCTCCTGGGGAATCGGTAGAGCTCGAGCTGCCACAACATCTTCACATGCAGCTCGGTGTGCTGGATTTGTATGATCGTACTCCTGGTTTCGAAGTGAATACCATGTCTCACGATACCAATTCCAAAACATCTTGAATGGTTCTGGGTTTCCACTGTCCAATAGGGTAACCTCAATATCCTTGAATCCTCTTGTAGCCGTCACGATTGTGCTCCTTTTTGTGTTGTCGAACTTTAGATATAGTAACTTATGAGCCGATGTTGTTCAAACATTCAGCAACATATTTTTGAATCGAGCCACGCTCCCAATCGAAGTACGTGACGTTCTCATTGCTCCAAACTGAGCGGTTGTAGTTCCTTTTTGGAACAAGCGTTTTTACGCCATGCTGAGCAAACTCTGCAGCATGTTTCGGCGAATCATCGATGGCACACACAACTTTGCCCGCCTTGTAAGGTTCGGTGCTTGCCAACCAGAGATATTTTTCTGGTTGCAACGAGACCGAGTCGAAAAACGGGACATGCTTTGCCAACCACTCATACGTCTCATACAGACATTTCAGGTTGCTCGACGGACGAGCGGTCAGGATGTGAATCCAGTAACCCGCGTCATGAAGATGTTTTAGTTGTGAAACCATATGAGTATTGACGCCCAGGCTCTCGTTGTGCCCACCATGAGTAAACTCAGCAAGGAGGGCATCGCTAGACTTCCCCTCGACCGTACTCTTTAGGTAGTATTCGCCTGATTTCTCATCTAGGTTCTGGTCATACGTTTTGTTTATCCAGGCATAGAAATCTTGGCGGAAACGTGTCAGGACGTCGTCCATGTCGACGATGATGACAGGATTACCATTCCAGTTTTCGATGTTCTTTACATTTCGATTTTCGAGGTGCGCCGCCCGAGACTTGAACGCATGCTCAATCTCATCAATCGAAAAGTCCCACAAGTTGAGCATCGTCATGGAATATCGAAGAACGTCCATCGTCTCAAACAAAATGTTCTCACGGTGGGTTGCGACACTCGTCGGGCGATGATTTCGATATTGGACTGTGTTTGCCAGGTGTGACAATTCAGAGTGCATCGAAAGGCAAAAGGTTTTATGAAGCTCAATCTTTTCAGCTTCAGTCAATGATTTTGAATCGAAAAAACAGTCAGAAAACCTCTTCTGTCTTTTCAGCATTTTCTTGAGTTTCATAATTTCTCTTTCGTGAAGGTTTCGATTGCAGAATATGATGACTGTGCAATCAAAGTTATTATATTGTTTGCCTAGCAATTGTTCAATGTTGCCAATATTTATTGAATACTAAGGAGGCCCACATGACGAGCGAACATGATTATTTAGTACGATTTATTAATGAGGTTCTAACAGATGATGAAGCTCGAGATATCGTGGGAAACTATTTATGGCCTACTAATCGCAAGAAAAAAATTGATCAGTCATCACCGCGGTGGGAAATAGATACCGAACAAGAAGCTAATCTTCGAAATGTGATAATTGGATATGTGATGAATCATTCAGAAAACCCAATGTCTGATTCTGACGCTGAGCTTCTTTATAACTTGTCGCAAACAAACCTTTACCGTGATATTCTGCCGAAGACCAAAATGAGAAATACGTCGTTGTATCGCGGGATTTCTGTTAGCGCGGCGTGGTTTGAAAGAAATTATGGCATATCATATGAAGAATTCCTGGACAATTTACCGGCTGAGCAAGCTGACATGAAAGTTTCAAAAAGTATGACACATGCCTGGAGTACATACAAGATTGAAAGCCACAAAAGGTCTTATTTTCCAAAAAACAAAAACGCAGGTGTCTCGTCCTGGACAAGAAAATTTGACACAGCCCTTAAGTTCGCCTCCGGTATGGAAGTGTCAGGATCACCAGTCTACTTGGTACCATTAGTTTTCGAAACTAAGGGAAATGACAGCAGCAACAAACTAATTGATTTGGGCGGTGTCTATAAACTTGCAAGGATCGTTGATAGATCTGGAGAAAGAGAAGTTTTGTCAATTGGTCCTGTAAGAATTCACAACACTTATGTCGGCGTATGGAACTTCCGAACAAAAGATAGAATCAAGGCTTATGTGTACAAGAACCATGGTACTAGCTATGATGACATAAATGCAAAATTTGATGAAAAAGGATACGCTGACTTTCCTAGGGAAAACGATTCAACAGATAAACGTTGACCGCTCTTTAGCGAGGGTTTTCGACATAGAACTTGATGACCTCCATGATTTCTTTCTCATCGGAGTCTTCGCATTCAGAATATGATTTGCCCATACGGGTCTTGATTTCCCGCCACAAGTGGGCATGTGGGTTCCTGACCGGGTGTGCATTGGTTGGAACCAGTTTTGGGCCAACAATCTCGGCCCCGAGCGCAACCGCGCCCCTGATTCGCTGCTTTACGTTTTGCGATAGCATTTAGTATCCTGTTTCAATTCGGTCTACGTTGACTCTGCCTTTCTTCATATACATTTGGAAGATTTCTTCTTCTCCAATACCAGAATAAATCATGATGCCGATGAGATAATGTAGCACATCACTGAGCTCTTCCTTATATTCCTCACGGTTGAAATCAGGCAAATTTGTTGCTCGATGAATCTTTGTGTTTTTCAGATGCGCGATTGACTCAAAAAGCTCATTCATGCACTCATGCGATAAATGCTTCAGGAATTGCTGGTTCTTTTTGTCTGTCAAATCAAGCGGGGCTGCTGGGTGTCCGCGCTTCTCCTCTAGAAGATCAATGAATGAACCTTGCTGGTTGAACATATGCTTGAGACGGTCTGTCATTAGTTGGCATCCTTTGGAACCCGGGCTTCGCGGATCTCATCACCACTTGAGGCAAGCTTGGTGAGGTTGTCTTCAAATGTTGACAGATACTCATCATCAAGCTCGAGGAGCCCATCTTCCTCAACGAATTGAATCATTCGAATGTTGTCCGTTACGTCTGTTCCGGTGAGGATTGCGAGCTGCAAAACCCTTACCAATTGTGAAATGCTGTTGTCTGATAGTTTCATTTACTTGTCCTCGATCATGAGATGATCTTTTTTAGGTCCTTCGCGCCACATAATTTCGCCACACTTGTGGAGTCTACTTGTGTCAATCTCTGTTCCAAACTTCTCTTTTCGTTTTGCTTTATCGCGGGCTGACAGGATTTCAAGACTTGCCATTAACTGGTCCATCCCATCAACATCAAAGCGGTCGTCGTTGTCAATGTCGATAGCGCCTGAGCTGCCATTTGCAATCTTGTCGTTTAGTTGTGCAGCTGTCAGCACGTTTTCTGCTCGGCTTTGCGGCGTTTTCACATGCATAATTTTTGCCGTGGATACGCGATCACTATTGGTGTTGATTATGACCTCGATAAACGTCTTATCAAAGAACTCCGCTGCGAGATTCAAAAACTTTTCCTCATCAAAATAGTTGATGCTTCGGTCATCATTTGTGACAATACATTCGGTGACAACGTTATCTAGAAACTGATTTGAAAATCTTTGCGTTGTGCTTTGAAGCAGTTTCTTGCAATACCTTTTCCAGGTTGTGTCTTCGGTAGAATAATTTGACGGGGCGTGCCCATAATCCGGTGTCTTTTCCATAGGTTCCTCATAAGTAATATCAATACTATAATGGTAATCTATGATGTTTACACTTTATTTTGAATGACATGTTGCCAACTGCGGTTATTGACAACATTCCTAATAAGGCATTCTGACACTTCGAAGCGTGCAGCCAATATCCGGCATGCCTGGCTAGTTTTCATGCCCTTTGCAAATGACCTTATTTCACGGACTTTATCATCATTCAACTTTGCAGATCGTGACTTTTCGCCGACGTATTTTCCTTTTTGTGCGTCTGACATTTTCTTCCTGGTTTCTCGTGAGGCTGTTTTGCCATAATTTGGGTTGTTTTTGCCTGCCATTTTTCCATTTCGCAAAGATTTGCTAATATTTTCGCGTTGTGCTAATGTGCGTTTTTTGCCCCAAGAAGGATGTTTTTCTCGGCGACGATCATGTTTACCTTTGTTTGATTCGCTCAATTTACACTTGTGTGCTTCAGAGAACTTTTTACCGGTGTGAGACAATGACATTTTTCGTTTGGTTTCTTCTGAATGTTTTTTCGGGCCGAAATTTGTTAATCCGCCCTTGGCGATATTATAACCAAACAAATCATCCCTTGCATTGAAATAATCAATCCAGTATATTTCAGCTAAGTCTGCATCACCTTGTGAAGAACATTCGGTTAGCACTGCCAGCACAAATGATTCAGAACCATACTTTCTAATTGCATCATGTATTTTGCTTTTTTTGCGATTACGGCAACGAGAACTTTTTGTATGGCCTGCCCAGCGATGTTCCATCGTATGTTTTGTTTGGCCAACGTAATGTTTCCCATTAGTAATGTTGTAGCATGAATAAACAACCATGAAAATAAGTATAGACAACTTCAGCTTTCATGTAAATTATCTTGATATAATTTCGCAAGGACCTTTTTGGCAAAAATATACAATTTTTCAATTTCAGACGAAGACAAAGATCCAATGATTCTGTCTTCGTCAACCAGCGATGCTTCAACGATTTTGCGCAATGTCCGCGAGCCTATACCTGAGACCACACTCTGGTCCATCAATGCCTTACAGATTGTCCAGTTGGGTTTCGTATCCAGCCTCGCCGTGAACACTTCCAATGATGGTGGCTCAGTCAGCATATCCGGACCTAGAGATTCCAGCTTCTTTAGGAACGCCGTACGCCCATAAATCACCTTCAGCGTCCCGAAACCTCGCGGGTCCATGAAGTAGACCGGGTTGCCTGTGTCAAAACTAACACGAACCCGAGTATTCTTCGGTTGCTCGGAAGACCAGGCTCCCGACATCCCCAATGTGTTTAGCAGGAAGTGGTCGTTGTCGAATATCCAGAAGAGCAGTTTCCCCTTGACACCGACACCAACAACTTTTGCACCGAGAATATTCTCGACGCCATCGATTGGCTTTTTTATGTATCTTCCCGAGACGGGTTCAACCGACGTGACACGTCGCAGGCCCACCATTTTTGCCAGAGATTCACCGATTAACTTATATTCTGCGCCTTCTGGCATTTGTCACCTTCTTCAGTTATACATAGTTGATTGTGTTTGCAGGGGTGTCAGCAATACGCCGCGTCATCCCACTAAGCTTTTCGGTCAGGTATGCGACACGGCGCTTTCGAGCTTGCTGTGTTTTGACCGATTGTACATATTCGCTATTCTCAAATGCCGGAGTTGCATCAAGGTCAGCAACAGTGTTGTAGACGATTTCTCGGCCCACATCCATTTGATGTCCGGGGCCGGGAAGGTTGTAGCCGGCGCTATGCACACCGGTGATTTGAAAGGCCACGGGCACCCAGATTACAGGCGAGTTCCAGTTTCCGGCGCCGAGTCTAATCGGCTGTTTTTCGATAAGGATGCGTTTCCCAATGTTGGTGACACCCTCAGATTGAATTCCGGATTGTGCGGAGGCGGCTTGGAGTCGTTGCTCCGGTGAATAAGTGTCTTGCAGCTCATCATCCCAACGTCCGTATCCCATGATTCACCCCCGGTAGTTGTTCACGTTGCAGGTATTCATCCCCGGCAACATATACATTATATCATGAGCAGGACAGTTTTACACGTTGTGGATGCAATTCATCCGCATGCATAATCTGACGACCTATAATCCTCGTCACAGGTACCATAGTTACGAAGTGCCGTTTCGGCATAATCATATATGGCGTCGTCCGACATTCCGGCCTTGTCCAGGAGATACATAGCTTGCCGGTGCTGATCGTCGTACTCGTCGCCTGTGATGTTAACCTCGTTGGCGAGATGTTCGAGGGCTTCCTGGTATCCTGGATCATTATTCATCGCGGCAGGGTTCTCAGAGTGCACAACTAAAACACGATATGGACCACTTAGTTGGTCTTCTACAGATTCTCGGATCAGTCGCCGGAGCTGGTTTTTTGTAATTTTCATGTGGCGTTTCTCTTCGGTGTAGGTTGCTCGGTATGGATGTGCCAGTCACGATATTCATCCGCTGACATATCATCGTCATCGTAGTCATCACGTTCGCCGGTGTAACCGAATGTGTCAACAATCCACTCAGCGTTTTCAGTCGCTGTTTCTTCATCAGCACCTGCACCTTCAAACGCGCGTGCTATGTCCATGACATGTGCGGTGTAGTCGTCGTTGGCGAACATGACAGCCAACGCCGATGCCGCCTCTTCAGATTCCGGGGAACCCTGAGTGGCAGACATAAAGTTATATGTGTGCGTACGCTCGTCATCTTCATCATCTCCAGGCATCATATGTGGCATTGTCTGCTCTCGGATCAATCGTCGAAGCTGGTTTGGCGTGATTTTCATTGTTTATTCCTCAAAGAATTGGTGAAAGATTTCTTCTGCCTGCCATGCGTCATCTTCATCAAAACCCATGGCCTCTGCTAGCTCCTCTAGCACACCTTCCCAAGATTGCCCCCAGGAAAGCCGACCGTCTGTTCCGACTTGACCGTAGCCCATCCCACGACCTCCGCTGAATTCGCCTTCATCTTCATGGCGCTGAAATTCTTTGACGATATAATCTACGACCTCAGGCTGAAGACTTAATTCGCGGGCTTTGGCGTGGGCCTCTTGCGGTGTCATAGCCCGGTCGGATGATGTTGTGTAGCGTGAAACTTGCTCACGAATTAGTCGACGTAGTTGGTTTTTTGTAACTTTCATTGTTTCCCTCGTTGTTCCTCTAAATATCTGACAACTTCACAGCATGAGTTTTAATTACGAAAATCAAATATTTCATCAGTGCTGTCGCATCATCCTCAGACAATTCGACTGAAACATCACGCCAGGAAGACGACGAGAAGTTACGGCCCCCTGTATACCCAAGAACACGACCATCCTTCTTCTTAACGAGAAAGGCCTTGAGGTGGTGACTTTGTGTCAGGAACCAGGAGACATTCGGCCATGCATCGAAATGGGCATTATTCCTTGCGTCCCTCTTCTTGGATTTTGCAATGCAATGTTCACAATCAGGAGTACAGATGATCGGGTCGCTCTCTGAGAGCAGGAAAATCACCTTCTTACCTTTATTTGACAAACCTAGAATCTTCTGGGGACGACGATCAAAACTATACTTAGCTGCCGTGTTCTCACCGGTGTCTGAGATTCCAGCGTACATTCCATACGTCGAAATCATGATCGTTTCGGTGTCTTCCTGGGATGCCTCCCAAAGAATTGTGTCCCAGTATTCTTGGCTGTCGGTAATCATTACTTTTTCCACGGGATTGTGCGGGCATCCTGGGTGTCGAAATCATACACGTAAACTTCGATGCCCTTGGCGATCAACTCTTCATTCACGATTTTCTCAATCTCTGACCATTTGCCGCCAGCCAGACCACAACCAATTCGAGGCATGTGAACTGAGGCATGCATGACACCTGCATATGCAGCAACCTTTGATAAGCAGGAAGCTAAGGCATCATAACGAATCGGCGGGATGGCATCTTTCGTAAAGATGCCATGCTGTGCAATCATGTTTACGACCGTGATTCCGTCAGATGATTCAACATATTGAACTTCGCCCAGACTCAGACGAGGCTGGCCTAGATGAGCTTCAGGAGGGTTTCCTTGATACCAGCTTCTGTACGCAGTTTCTGCAGCAGGATGTTCCTTCGATAAAGACAGGACAAATCCGCGGCCCCACCCGCCAATATCGTTGCAGATATGCGTGATTAGTTTCGTGCCTTCACCGATTGGTTTTGTGGCGTCGCCGTTGACATACTTGATTTCATTTTTCATTCTCTATTACTCCTAATTCATATTTCGCGAAGGGTCTTTTGTCTTTATCTTCTTCAAAGAAAAACCATTCCATCCGATCGTGAAATTGTAATGTTACATATTTCGCATCGGGATCTCGTATTACCCCTGAGCACAATGCTGGGCCTCTGTCATCACGATCACACCTATATGTTGTTTGACCGTGATAGCTCTTCGATGATAGCATAAGCTGGGTGAGCCTTACTAGATCGCCCTTCTTTGGCATCCTTCCGATGATGTTTACCCATTTTTGCGACATTACATCTCATCTCGTGGGCCGTCCCAGCCGCGATAATAATCTAGGGCCTCTTGCATCACCTTGTCATAAAAATCGTTCTTCGTCATCTCCGGCCAGCCTTCCTTTAGGGATGCAGCCATCCACCCATCAAGGTTCAGTGCCAATCCCTTTGCTGCGTACGCGGCGAAAGATGTAATTGAGGCTTCCCTGGCTAACATGCTCCAGGATGACGTTTTGTAATAGCTGAACCCGGCCACGAAGAAACCAGTTTCGAGCTCAAACTCCTCGTGCTTCTCAACGTAGAAGTTGTCCAGGTGGTAACCCCAGACGATCCTTCCTTTCTTTGGAACGAATACACCATGGCCACCCATGTTGTGCATCTCGCCGATGTAAAGAAGTGTCTCCCCTGTTTTCCATGGGTACGAACTTGCGTAACCTTTGGGAGCACAGAAAACCACGGCGATGTTCTTGGCGGCGGGATATTTCTGGACATAGTCAGCCAGGTTTGTCATCTCATTTTCAATAAACTTTCGTGTTTGTAGTTTCATGATTTTTTCCGTGATGGGACACATACGCTCTTGTGGATCCATGGGCGTTTCCTGCCATGTTTGAGACGAAGATATGCATCCCATTTATCAGCTATTTCATAGACCTCGCCGGCGTATAAGTCAACAACAACCCTGCCGGCTTTATTACGACCACCGATCACAAAATCCGGGCTATCAAGTCCTGTTGGATCCACAATCATGATTTTGTCACCGATTTTCATTTATCAAGCCTCCAGCAAACGAAGGTGCCGAAGCGAAGCGAACCATCCTCCGTCTCTTCCTGGTATCGACATTCTGCAGTCATGCCCAGGAAATCGTCTTTGTTATTCCAAATCTCGACACGTTGTTCGTCATCGAAACCAGAACCAATTTTCACCTCGACACCATTGTGGTCGACCCACACAGCGCCAAGTTTTCCAACATTCTTGCCGGTTCCTTCCTTGAAACCGATGACCTCAAGATCGATGTCGATGAAGGACTTCACCTTCAGCATGTCATGTGAGCGACCGAACTTGTAGACGGCGTCTGGGCTTTTGACCATGGCACCTTCGAAACCCAGCGATTCCCAATGGGCTTGATGTGATGCGATTGCATCCATTGACTTTTCAACTTCCTGTTGCTCGATGAGGAAGATGTTGTCAGAACCAACGTTGTCGAACAGTGATTCAAGCCACTCACGACGCTCCCGCATTGTTGCGACACCTTTTCGATTGTCCCACTCTTCCAGGGTGACATAGTCGAAAATGGTCAGGTACGATTTCGAAACGTTGGCACCGGTTTGGCGACGGTATTGACGCATCAAAGCAGTGAAATCTTCATCCATAACCTCGCCGTCGTACACACCCTCCGGCCACGTCGCCAATTGGGCGCCGATGGTATCATCGAAATTGCTGATTCGTTTACCTGAGCGGGCATACGATTCGCATGCGCCGTCCCGTACGATTGAAAGCAACCGGATTCCATCAAGCTTTGGCTCAAGGAAAACGTTCTTCGGCATCTTCTTGGCTGTTTTCTCGTTCCACTTGTCCGCAAGCTGGACTTTGAATGTCGTGATGAGCCCGGGAAAGACCTTGTTCGTGGTCGTTCGTGCGATACCAACGGCCGATTTCTTCTGAATCAGACGGCGCATCCAGTACTCATCTTCTGGGGTGACCTGAACCAGCACGTTGCAGATGGCGTCGCGGGCTGCGTTGCCAGTAAGCTCTCGTGCCTGGCACATTTCCAGCACGTTGAAAAGCAGCTCCCAAATTTCGGCATCGGTCCGTGGGTGTTTCACGTCAATGCGAAGGTTAATCTTCGGAACCTTCTTGACCCAGAATTGAATCGACTGGTCAAGGCTCAGCTTCAAAGCACGCTTCAGTGTCTCGTTGTCGCCGTTGGCTCGTAGAATGTCCAGTTTGGCATTTGTGCCTTTGGTTTCATTCACTGCATTCAAAATATCTGTAACACGCATTAGTTGACCTCTTTGTATCGTCCCCGGGAACATGTTTATTATACCACAACGGGACGTGTTTTACACGTGCGATACAACAGAACCATCAGGATAAATGATCCAAAGCATTTTCTTGACCTTTTTTGCATACCGAATTGTTGCCCATGTACCTGACCCACGCCACTGTTCTACCCATCCATCTGGGAACGCAAACATCATTTCGCTCTCGTCAACGATGTCGTGGTTCCTTGCTAGCGGACGTTTTTCTTCATGAATCGTGGCTGCCCAAGAATGAGCTCTTGCTCCTGGAAAATCGCATGGCCTGATTGTGATCTCATGGCCTTTTTCGACGGCCAACATATGTGCTTCTGTGTCTGCACCATGACAATCACCGTGAATCAAATGACAAAGTTTGGGGTACCGTTCAAGCAGTGTGAAAAACTTTTGATACTGTTCGTGTGACATGCCTTTCCTTGAACCGGTCATGCCATATTTCATTACGGCGCCTCAGAGCATTCGCATCGCTTAATTTTCAATTGCTTGGTCCGGGAGAACAATTTCGCCCTGTACTTCCCACATGAGGAGCACTTTCCGCAGGTGACGCAAACAGGCTTACCACCCTTTCCATTGCACTTATAGCATGAGGCACAATTCAATGTGAACCCAGATCCTGAGCATGTTGCGTCTTCATCCAGGGGTGCAGCACACCTGTAGCATTGTTCGTTCTTAATCATTTTGTTTCTCCAGCTTCTTATCATTTATCACATCGAACCATGCAATTTGGCATGTCGGGTAATCTTCAAACGTCCAGATTTCGCCGTTTATTAGCAAGCTTCCGACGCCGTCATGTATTGGTGGCTGTACACATAGCCCAAACTTCACATGTCCGCCGGCGATTATAATCTCATATCTTATCAAATCACCAGTCTTTGGGATCTGGTTGAGTTTTATCCTAGCATGGTTCACTCTCATCCCCTGCCCATGAAACCACTGTTTGACGGGCTTCATGGGATTCATTATTTAACTTCCTCAAACCATTGCTCAGCACTGTTGTCTCGGACGAAACCAAACTTGGTACCGCCGGCCAGCAAAATTTCGCCTGCCATGAGGTTTTTCGGATCGTATTCATTCAAAATCAGGCCCGGGATTGGTTCATCATTCATCGGATGACAATAATTCACCATCATGCCCTTTCTCGGCACGACTTCGAATCGTACATGAAGTGTTGCCAGCTGCTCAACGGCATCAGCAAGAAGCTCTGCGTCGATTTCGTCGGCTATCTGCTGGGCTACTATGCTTTTTATGGCATCTCTTTTTTTCAATGTTTCGGATAATTCCTCGGGCGTGTCCTCCTCAACAGCGGTCCACTTCATCTTTAGCTTTCGAGGCTTAGAAGAACCTTGTACTTTGGTTTCAAACCCGGGAATCTCCATCTTACTTATCCTCGTCGCAGTTGTGAAACTCGAAGTTGACATCGACGCTAACTGTCATTTTTGGGATGCAGATATGGTTTGCAAGGTTGTGCTTCTTAGCCTCTTTCGGCGTGAAGAACCAGTCTGCACCTCGTTTCTTCCTGCTAAGCTTCTTGAAGTAATCGTCCTTTTGACCGCAGTTTCGTGACATCATGGTGTACAGCATCTTATCAAGGCGTTTGGCTTCTTTCGTGCTAACTTTCATTTCTTCAATCTTGCCGACGGCCCATGACGAAACATCATGAATCAAATATGTCGCATCAGGTGAGCAAAATCGCATGCCTTCAGCCCCACACGATGCCAAAGCGGTGCCGCATGACATCGCCTTTCCAAGCACGATTGTCGCGACGGGCACCTCAGAGGCTTTTATCGTCGAGACCATTGATGTCAGCGAATATACTGCCCCACCGTAGCTATCAATCACGACAGGGATGACAGGCTGACCGGTCAACTGTGCTTTCCCCATATCCTCGGAGAACTTCTTGGCTGCTTCCTCATTGAACTTGTTGACATACACAATCACGGGCTCATTCTTGAGAACCGTCTCTGATTTCAGCAAATTACTCACTACTTTTTTTACGAACATTCTTTTCTCCTGATCAAATCTGTGAAATCCCTAACGCGGCTAAATCCACCGAAGGTCTCATATTTCCAATTCTCACCAAGAAATTTGGCGATGGTTGCATCATCTTGGGTCAATGCCCTAAAGTGCCACCTGTTTTCAGCATATGTGTCACGAACCACATAACGACTTGGCTTTCGTAACTGGGCAATCGCAAGATGCGTTTCTTCAGAAATGATAGACATAATCCTGTCCTCATGATCATCAGCGCTTGTGTTTTCCCACCTTGTGTAGAACTTTTGCATATCAGTCATCCTCGTTGTATTTGTACTCATATTCAAGATGAAATATCCCTGTCGAGGGTGCTGTCATGGGTTGAACAGAACAAATATCTTTCGCGGTCATGTGCAAACTCTTTCGCTTGGCGGTAAGTGCCTCTTGGGCTCCCTGCTCTGTTTTGTAGAACCGGTTCTTCCATTTCACTTTCTTACCGTCGAAAAGCAACGTTCGGGTCTCGGCATCGACAATTAGCGCAGAAAATGAACTGTATTGCATGAACGGGGCGTTGATTCCCAATGTCCAAATCAGATCTCCAGTTTTGAACTCATATTCCCTTGGCTCATTTTCCTTCATTTTGCTTCTCCAGAAAATGGAACGTGTCCGCTACGATCTTACGATAGTTTTGGCGTGTCAAAATCGGCCGATTACTGAATGTATGGCAGTTTTGAGTTGTGCATTTTGGGCACACGTAATGATGAATACCATTCATCCCTTGTGTACTGGCAGGCTGCATTATCAATTCGCACTTATCGCAAACAGGCGGTCCCAACATTTTCCTCTCCCTCTATGTCAGTCTCATCAACGACATCGAACTCATCATTTGTACATGATTCGTTCATTGTAATTTCATCGCCGTCTTTGTGTCCCATTTTGTACCAACGCTGGTCATTTGGGTTTCCATCGCTTGAACCGACGACATATATTCCAGTATATACAGAAGTGCCTGTTTTTTCACCGTCTTCGTTGGTTAGGGAACCTTCCGGCCAAAGTGTGGCACCCCGGAAGCATTCAGAGCCTTCCTTGAACCATGTGTCCGGCTTGGCGAAGTATCGGCGCTTGAACATGAAGTCAACCGTCTCAGAGGTTTCAGATGTTTCCGCGGTGCAACCATCGTCTGGGCATACCCAATCGACCTGCATCTCATAAATCCCTGGACAGGTATACAGGCAACCCGTGACCTCGATCACCTCACCGAATGCAGAGTATCCTGCTTCATCAGGTTTTTTATGCCTTACAATGTCGCCCTGCGCAAACTCATGCTGTGTATACAAATGCTTGATCCCTTTTGAAACCTGTTCCCAGGTAAAAAACAGTGGGCAGTTATTCCAGCGTTCGTAGTCTTCGGCGACTGCGAACTCGTTTTGACTCTTATCGAATTGAACAAACACACCATTGGAGATTGGAAACTGGGCTGCTGTAACGACAGTTCCTTTGAGCCAAATATAATCATGTGGTCGATGCCGGAATCCATTTCGACCACCCGACCAGTCGGCCTTCAATGTCCATGCGAATGGAAGTATTCTTACTTCATCACCTTCCTTGATATTGTCTACTGTTGGCTCACCGATTTTAGGCAAAACCTTAGGAGGTGCCGGGTGGGTCGAAGGACCAATTCGGGCCCTCGCTTTGGCAAATATTTCTTCGTTCGTCATGACTAATCCAGGATCGCTAGAATCTCACCGACTTTCTTGCGGGATTCAGACTTCGGTGACAAACTCCTTTGAACACCTTTTATTTCAACAATCTTGTATCCATAAAAAGCGTAGAGCCCTCGGGCAGCCGGACAATCTGAGTTTGAGATGTAAACCTTGGCACCTCGCTTGTGGGCTTCAACACCCATTTTTGCAAGCTCAGACTGCTTGTCTCGGTCGAAATTCCCAACGAACCCAACAAATTCTTGTTTCGGATCCTTGATACTGATGTAAGGCGGGTCACAGTAAACCAAATCGCCCTTCCCGAATCCCTCGAAATGTTGTTCAAAACCCAACCACTTGACACAGACACGTTCTGATGCCAAGAAATCGCGGGCATATTTCATATCTTTGCCAGTCAGATTGACGATGGCTTTCTTCTTGGCGTGGTTCCATGGAACGTTGAAGTACCCTTTCTTCGGGTTGTAGCGCATCAGACCATTGAAACAATTCTTGTTCAGGTAGAGTGTTCTTGCCGCTTGGTCGATGTCCTTCGTCCTTTCCTCGAAATGAACCTCTTCGCGGTCCTTGTTTCTGATCTCGTAATATGCATCTTCACCAAACGGAAGGGCATTTACTTTTTCCTCGAGCAGTGCCGGGTGCTTCGAGAACATTTTATGAACGTTGACGACTTCCCAGTTTTCATCAGAGAGCATCACATTCGTGACCTCTTCAGGAATTTCAACGTTCAACGCCGAGCCTAGTGCCCCACAGAAAGGTTCGAAGTAGGCCGTCACACCATCCCACTTGAAATATGGGGAAATCTTTGCCATAACTTTGGCTTTGTTGCCGGCATATTTGAAAATTGTCTTATTGGTCATCACATTCCATGGGATTTTGTGCTGGATCATTCCAGTCTCTTTTTCTTGCAAGCTCATCGAGTTTGTTGCACGCATTTTCGTATTCTTTATTTTGCTCTGCTTCGTCGGCTTCTTTCACCAAACGTAATGCATGGGCAACCCCTTCCATGTATGATGATATATCGTAACGACTTGGGATTTCGTTGATGTCGATTTTGTAGACTCGGCGATTATTCATCGTCATGCACCACATGTGAGCGTACAAAGTATGTCGCATGGTATTCCGGGGTCCCCCATTGACACTTCTCGCTAAAGCGAGTTGCTGCGTCTTCGTCCTTACAGACACGAACGATATCTGTCTCAGGGAGGAACCCATCCTGTTTGTGCGTCGTACACATCACAATATGCACAAATTTCGTTGTATGTCTGGCAACCATAGCAACCCCCTTTCTTACTTACATTATAGGGGATGAGCGTCAGGTGTTCAAAGAACCTGTGGGCCTACACGCTACCAAAACCAGGTCATCCTCTCTTTCAACCCAGCCATGGGCTTCCGGAAATAAATGGTATGCTCGAGCTTTGTCTGCGGACAGCGGTGGGTATTCAGAGACCGTCTGCGTGAAAAATCCCTCCCACACATCAGTGACAAGCCGGCACGTTCTCCCGGCGATGCATCCGGTTCCGTAGTGCCCTATCCGGACCAAATCGCCGACGTTGAATTTACTTTCCGGCTTCAAACCAGCCCCAACCTAAAATCCGACTGCACAACTCGCTGAAATCTCCGCGTTTCTCCGTGATGTCATCTGCAAGATCGCGACCAAGATTACGTGTACCGTCAAGAGCGGCCATAAGTTCGTGAGCCTCAAGTTTACGATCACGGTTGCCCATTCCAATATTACGACCCATTGAGTATACATGCCCAAAGAGATCGTCAACCAATTGTTGAAACTTTTCCAGGTCGCCGTCGACGGTAGCGTCGATGTGCTTTCCATCGTCGGTGGTGAATGCAGAGATCTTGCCTGATTTTATCGCTGCATCAGATTCTTCTTCTGTCAGATATACCAACCGCGCAGTCCTTGGGGGCGGGACAATTTCCAGGCAATGCTCACCATACTCACATGCTGCGATCAGTTTATATTTCTCTTCTCCTGAATCAAATGCTGCGCGGTCGCTCGCCTCTTGTGCTGCGGCCAAGTCTGACAACTCTTTGAACTCTTTGTTTAGTCGCTCGTCTTCAACCCTAAGGGCTTCATTTTCTTCTTCTGTGTTCATTCTGTTTCCTCCAGGTTTTCTTCAAGATCAGTCAACTGTATAAACATTCCACCGAATTTGATGTAATCTTCATAAGTGGCATACCCTTCATAATCATTATTCGCCTTACGGTGCCACGCAAGAAGACTGTCTTTGAGTGGTGGTAGGCTATCGAGAATTTTCGTTAATTCTTTTCGTCTTTTGTCTTTAATTCGTGACATTTTAGCCCCTTTGCTTATCGTTCATTTGTTGTATTCCAATCCAAGGTAAAACTTGATTCATCAATTGCGCAGCCCCAAAGGGCATCCCTGCGCAACGTTTTTTTGATGTCGGCGTCTGACATCCCGTAAAGCACGCCTTGAGCCGAAGAGTACGCATGGTATTCGTCCTTTGCTCTGAGTTGAGCCTGCTCATATTTGGATTTTGCATCGAAAGACACGACATAATCTTCAAAGGTCGGCCTGAAGTGGGAACCGGTCACATGCTGCCTATTGATTATGTGGTTGACTTCGTGGACAATTACCGCAATTGTTTGTAGCTCAATAACGGGATCTATTTTATAGCCGTCGTTGCAAATCGCATGTTTCAACTCTTTCACTTTGAAGTTGTCATTTTGGTGAAACAACGCTCTAGATAGAAATATTTCATTGCATAGCGTCACCCCAGAAAACGGAATCAAATCTTTGTACATCAGTTGGTACGCAAACTTGGCCCCGTTAATTAGGTATGGGATCTCAGGGGTGACATCTTCACCGACGACATAAACCGGTGTGGTCCATTTTTTAATGTATTTCGCGGTATTCCTGACTACTTCTTCTGTGTGATTGAGCATCGTATCCAGGATTTTTTTGAAGGCTGGGTCGTTGTTTCTACTCTTCATGCAGCGATTTCTCTTCGTTCATTGTTTCTGTGATTTTTTCGAGACACTCCGGACAGCCAATAAGGCGCGAGTCCCATACCCGGTTGTGAAGCCAGTGGTCGATGCTCGTAAAACAAAATCCAGCAATTTTATGGCCGCACAATGTGTCAGTAGCATATAGTGCATTGGTATTCATGGTATTCATGATGCATGTGATATATTTAGGACGTTTCATTCTTGGGTATACACGATATGTTTGCCGAATTGCACATCTTCTTTGCTGTTTTTATTGATAGAAACCTGTGCGATTTTTGTTACAAGCTCCCCGGTGGGTGTTTGCTCAACGAAGACATATTCCTCCATCATACCAGGCCGGCACTCGGGACTTTGTTGCCAGGATCCCGGTAGAATGCCTGGCGTTGGTGGCGTCATAGTTTGCAAAACCTTGACCGCTTGGTCAAATCGTTCTTGTGTCAATAACATTCTTTATTTCCTGTCGTTTCATTTCGATGTCGTCTGATTCCCAAACCACTATAACAGTGTATCCCATTCGTCGTAAGTTTTCACTTCGTTTGGCATCGGCAGCCCATTTTTCTTCAGCAAGAAACGATTGGCCCCGAAGGCGCACATTGAATTTGGCTTCATAGAGTTTCGGGTTGGCATGGACATAATCACCATTGATTTCGACAATGACCTTTTTCTTTTCGTTGAGCTCATCAGCAAAGTAGGCGCCCACTCGTTGCTCTGATACAAAGCCCAGTTTTGTCAGGCCGAGCTCTTTCCGGAGGCGTTGGTGGAGCTTTGACAACCTGTTTTTGGAACCGGCGAACATCTTACGTAATGTCGCTGCTTTTTGCGCCGGGGTTCTGTTTTTTCTCCAGTGCGCTTGTTTCTTCCTGTATGATTCCTTTTTCCAATTTCGTTTTGAACCCTTCCCTATCGCTTTCTTCCAGGTCTCGTCCATGACGACTTCACCTTTTGCCCACCTAGCTTTCATCTTCTTGGATGAACCTTTGGCGATATGGGGAAGCTGCCCGACGTTTTTGACACCGTACTTCTTCTTCACGACCTTCTTGATTTTTTCTTGTGTTTTCTTTAGTGAAAAGCCGGCGTTCAGTCCGGAGCACCTTTGTGAGCAATACGATTTTGGTTTGCCACGGACGAAAGTCACAGCCTTCTTGCAGGACTTCTCCTTACATTTGGGCTTGCCATACTTTTTGATATAGAGTTTTTCTCTTGTCTTGAATTTGTCGTGAGTAAGAGCATATCTCTTGAACACACCCCTGGCAAATGCAGGAGGCAGATCGCAAAGCCCACAAATGCACTTTGGTGGTTTGCCATCAAGCTTGTGCTTAATGACGTAATCGACCATTTCCATTTTGTGGGCTTTGCGGAGATGAGTAGTTAGCTGTCCGCCTAAATTATCCTTGAATCCTTTTTTGCATTCTTTGCACTTGATCATTTTATACCTCGTGGGTATAAATATGCCTAGGGTTGCCTAACTTGCAAAGAATGTCACCCGCAGGCCGAGACTCCACAAGCGGCGCAGGTCTTACATCCTTCCTGGTACACCAGGGAACCTTCTGCTTCACAATTTTCGCAGACCTGGGATCCGCCAACCTCAGCTCCATCCTGAATGTATTTCTTCAGGATGCGTGACATAACCTTATTGAAACTGGTGAAGTCTGAATCTTTCGTTTTCGTCAGTTGCTCACAAACATATTTCACGTCAGCACCATGTCGAAGTGCGAGAGAAATCGTCCTGGTAAACGCCGAGTGGTTTGCATTCTCAAAAGCATCCACAACGTTCTTCACCGTAACTTCGTCGCCATTTTCACCAAACTTCAGGTCGTAAACGCTGTTCATCGTTTTTCGTGGGTGCTTGATGATTCGCCCGGTTGAATATTTGGCTGGAATCTCAACGTACTTGCTCAATCCACCCATCAATTCGTATGGGCGATCTTTATATAGCCCGACGAGGATCGTCCATTTTTCCCCTTTGATCGATGCATGATGAATGTCACAAGCAAGCGAGTCGGGTCGTTTTGGTGCGGAAACCTCGGGGAAATTTGTCTCATCTTTCTTCTCGTCAGTTGAAACCAGAACTCCTGTTCGGCAACCATCACGATAAACAGTGAAACCCTTACATCCTGATTTCCAGGCTGCCTCGTATATCTTACGAACCGTTTCCTTTGAAACGTCAGACGGCAGGTTACATGTCGATGAGATTCCGTGGTCGACCCACTTCTGGGCTTCGGCTTGGATTTTCACACGTTGTGCCCAGTCCAACTCCGGAGCTGTTGCTCCCCAATACGGTGAATTCTCGATGTCATCGTCACCTGTCACATCCATCCATTTTTTGAGCATGTGATGGTAAACGTCGTATTCAACCCACTCATCGCCCATCGCATCAACAAAATCAGCCTTGAGGTTCTCCCCATGGGTGATTTTCCTTCGGCGGCGGTATTTGAGCATGAAGACCGGCTCGATTCCAGAGGTTGTCTGGGTCATTGTTGAAACAGAACCTGCTGGTGCGGTTGTCGTCAGGGCAATATTTCTGCGACCGTATTTCTTGTACAGACTGGCGAGCTCTTTGTTTGAAACCAACAGTCGTGCCAAGTATGGAAGATCTTTTTCCCTCTCGGCATCGAAAATCGGGAATGCACCTCGTTCCTTGGCCAGTTTGCATGACGAAATGTGAGCATTGATGCCGAGGGTTTTGTAGATTTCCCCGATGGCGATAACCGACTTATCCGATCCGTATTTCATGCCCATCATTGCGATGGCATCTCCCACCGCGGTGACACCCAGTCCTGTTCGTCGTCCCAGGAGAGCCTTCTTCTTGATTCGCTCCCACAAATCCAACTCGATAGCCTTGATACTCGCGTCCTCTGGATCAGCTTTGATCTTGGCGATGATTTTGTCGACGCTTTCAATCTCCAAATCAATCAGATCGTCCATGAGACGTTGTGATTGTTGGACCACCTTCGCAAAACGTTTCCACTCAAAGTATGCTCGGCCCGTGAATGCGTTCTTGATGAACTTGGCGAGGTTGATGAGTAGCAATCTACAACTGTCATCACGACAAAGAACCAATTCAGCACACGGGTTGCATGACTCAGTCTTGAAACCTAAATCAGCGTAGCAATCAGGAATTGAGCTCTTGATTACGTTGTCCCAGAACAGAACACCTGGTTCAGCCATCGTCCATGCTGAATCAATAATCATGTCCCAGATTTTTCGGGCGCTGACGGATTTTGCACACTCAGGATTCGCTGAGTCTACCGGCCATTGTTGCGTGTAATTTTTGTTGTTTGCCGCTGCCAACATGAAATCATCGGTCAGGCGGATTGAAATATTGGCACCGGTGACTTTGTCGAGGTTCCGTTTGATGTTGATGAACGTTTCAATCTCCGGGTGACGAATATCGATTGAAATCATCAATGCACCACGTCGGCCCCCTTGAGCAACCTCTCGTGTTGAGTTTGAGAAGCGCTCCATAAAGATCGCAAGACCGTCGGTTGTTCTGGCTGCGTTGGATGTAACCATTCCCTTCGGGCGGAGGTTTGAAATGTCGAATCCGACACCACCTCGACGCTTCATTATCTGGACTTGCTGTTGGTCAGTGTGGAGAATACCTGCGTATGAATCCTCTGGGGCACCAACAACGAAACAGTTCGAGAGTGACTGAAGTTGGTGATCATTTCCAATACCTGACATCGGGGAACCTTGCGGCACCACCTCCCATGATGAAAGCAACCTGAAGATCTCAGCCTCATTCATTGGGTTGTCATATTTTCTTTCGATTCGTGCGAACTCTTTGGCTAGTCGCTGATGCATATCGTCTGGCGTATTTTCCCAGATGACACCATCTTTATCCGTAATCGCATACTTGGTCGTGAAGACCGTCGCGGCGAGTTCATCGCCATGAAAATATTTGCGTGATGCTGCCAGCACCTCCTCTTTTGTGAACATTATTAGTTTTCCTCTCCGCTTTTTACTTTTTGCCAGGCGGCTGCAAGCGCTGCCTTGGCATTGCCATTGGTTTGTTGTACCGTCTCAGTAAGTGTCAACGAGTTCTCATCCAATATCTCAAACATTGACATTGATGTGTCAATTGATATTGGAAAAAGGATTCCGTCACGACCTGCTCTGTTCTTTGCGATATAAAGACGACCAACACCTGTTGATTTTTCCATTGCTTTTCTTGAGATGCTGATGACCACATCAGCAACCATTGCTTTTCCATAAGCTTCAGACATATTTTCGAGACCTACAATGTCCGATTGGGCACTATCTCGATTTGCCTGTGACGCTGTCCAAATAGGAACGTCTAATTCCATAGATAGATTTCTGAGTTCTTCGTAAATAAACTTTAGCTCGTGGCGCAGTTCACTTGACTTACGATCTGAACGCATGATGTCGGCGTAATCGACAAGAATGATGTCAGGCTTGAAGCCTTTCAGTGACAATTTCTCGATATGGTTGCGCAACGTTTGTACCGTGGCGCTTCCTGTCGGGTACTCTTTGATTATTAGGCGCCCGAGATTTTTGCTTTCGTAGACCTCTTTGACCAAATCGATATTGTCTTGGATGTCGTTTGAAGGAAGTCCGCAAAGATTGCTGTCATACCGAATACCGACTTTCGTCTCAGACAATTCGAATGTGTAGTGCAGGACGTTTTTCTTGGCCCGCATGGCGTTGGCACCGAGGGCAACCAGCCAGTGACTCTTACCAACGCCGGTATTAGCAACGACGATTCCAATCTCACCACGACCCAGCCCACCAGCAAAAATGTCCTTTGCATCCAGGATTGGGAATCCTGTCGGACATGCATGTCGATTTAGTTTGATAAATCTGGCTTCAAGGTCTTCGAAGAAATCGTGACCAACACTATGAGGAGTACCAAGTGAAATGGCATCCTTCATCAGAGCCATGACTTCTTCGAACCCATCACCCTCAATCAAGGTGACAGACTTTTCCAATGCTGCTTTGAACGCTTGTCGCTTACAGAAATCCAACGACTTGTCTTTGACGTAGGCGATGTCTCCTGGGTTCCGGTTGGCCTTGACCCGCAACAAGAACTCAATGATTTGGTCACGAAGGATGTCGTCTTCACCGTCAGATAATTCATCACGAATGACGTTGACAAGCAAACCCAACGTCGGGAAACACTTGTATTTCTGGTGATACAGGAAGTACTTTTCAGTTAGAAATTGGAGATACTCGACATCAAAAAAGTTTGGGCGCATGACCTCAACCATTTGAGATGCCCACGGAGTATCAAAGATTAGTCCTTGAAAGATTTTCTCTTGGAATGATTTTCCATGCTGGGCAAAATATGGTACGTTGTTTGCATTGTCTATGATTCCCTGCATGAAGTTGTTTTTCGATTCCGCCACATTGCCTCATTTGCGCCTCACTCCGGCACGTTCGTATGCATAAATAATAGAAAAGCAAACCCGTATTTACATGTTTATTTGCGCTCGGGTCACGGGCAGATATTTATAGAGAGAAGTAAGAGGGCACCGTGAAAATCACAAGAAAACGACTAACAAAACTCATTCGTGAAGCCGGGCTGGCTGACATTCGGGATTCCACGCTTGATTGGTACACCGACCACAATGGCAGACAACGAATGGTTCCTGGTGGTAGAAACTACGGAAAACGCAAAACCTTTCCAACAGGTGAATTAGCTAGCTTTGTCGATGAGATCATTGAATATACAGAACCTGAGTGGGCTAATGAATCTGATGAGTCGATTGTCAAGCGGGCAATTTGGAAGGTTGTAGATGAGGAAGGTGCATCTTACGAAGATGTCAAAGAAGACGTTCGTGCCGCTGGCAAACATAAAGTCTGGTGGTAAGTGCTAACGTCGAATCGCTGTAATTGCCTGAAAGTGCCTATCAATATCAAACTTTTGCATGCCCGACTGTATTAGCTGGCGCATCAGTTCCATTTTGTTTGGTTTTCCCTCGTTTTCAATCTGGTGGTTTACCTTTTGAATCTGGGTCCCGGAGAGCTGTGATGTGTCCAGGTAAATCAGCTTCCAGTTTTTCAATGCCAAATCCCTAGATTCTGCGATTCGATGGATCGTTTTGGCTGCTTTCGTTTCCGCCAACTCGACCGCGCTGTCGACAATATCATTGTGACTTACGAAGTCAGGCCCACCCAATTGAGGGAACCACTTCGCCATATTCTTGAAGCCCACACCTTTGACACCCGGGACGTTGTCACTCGGATCCCCGATGAACACCCGAGCTGAACAAAAATTCTGCGGCGAAACACCAAATTTGTCTATAACTGATTGTTCTGTAATCAGTTTTTTCTGTCCGGGTGACCATTGTTGCACTCGTTCATCGATGAGCTGATAGAAATCCTTATCTGAAGACACCAGAATGACCCTGGACGTCTTGAAATGGTACCGGCCTAGGTAACCTATAACGTCGTCTGCTTCGCAGCCACTGACGTACACCTGTGTCACCGGCAAGCATTTCAAAGCTCGGGTGATAAATAGGACTTGCATGGCAAAATTCTCAGGCGTCGTTGGAATATCATCGCCGTAGTACCGGTTCATTTTCGGTGCCTTGCGACCATTCTTATATGATGCCGAGATTGCCCGTTTTCTTTGGCTTCCACCTGACTCGAAAACAACGATTACCTTTTTGGGATTGTATGTTTCGCACAGCCGCCCAAGCCCACCAAGAAAGCCCATAACTCCGCCGACTGGTTCCCCCGTTGTTGCCATGGACGGATTCGCTTTGAAGTGTCGAATGAACATGTTCATGAAGTCGACAATCAAGATTGGGCGATCTTGGTGGGCTGGTTTGTTCATCTTATACAATTTCCTCTAGCGCATCAGGATCGAGAGCTCCAAGCTCATCAGCAAGTGCTGTGACTTCTTCATATGAGTTCTCGTCGATTTCTATGTCGTGTGGGTTGATGATTGTTTTCACGTAAATCTTATCGAATAAATCGGCAAGGTATGGACCATATTCGTCACTGTCCAGAAGTTTGTTGAATTTTGATTTGTAGAACTTCTTTTCAATAAGGACTTCACCGGTTTCTGTGTCGGTGACAATGAAATCTTTGCTTGCGCCGGCGCCGCTGACTGATATGGTTTTCCCATCAATGTCCTCTGGACCGTGTTTCCGCATCACATCAAAAACCTGCTCATGTTCAAAAATACCCTTACCAAAGTGGATTTCGAATTTGACTTTCCGGAAAGGCATGGCAACCTTGTTCTTGATTGTCTTTGCCCACACATGGATGCCGATGACATCACCGGACTTGTCCTTGATTTGCTGACCGGCTCCCAGCCTAATCCTTACTGACGAGTGGAATGGAATCGCTGCTCCGCCGGGTGTTGTTGTCGGATCACCAAACATCACACCGATTTTCGTTCTCGTCTGGTTTAGGCAAACGAGCAGAACATTTTGGCTGCCAATGATGCCGGTGATTTTCCGCATACCTTTTGAAATGGCTCGTGCCTGAAGCCCAATTGAGTTTTTGTCGTAGTCTCCGTCCAGCTCTTCTCGTGGTGAACAGGCAGCGACTGAGTCCCAAATTATTGTAATCGGCACATCTTTTTTCATGGCCTTGGCTTTCAAGATCGTTGACTCGGCAGTCTTCAAAACATCTTCTGTACAATGTTGGTCGACATACACGAATCGCTTTGAAATATCGATGCCCAACATTGCCAGGTTCTCAACTGATGTTGCGTTTTCGGTGTCAATATACACAGCCAACCCGCCCATCTCTTGGGTCGATCTTGCAATCTGCGTTGCGATGTGTGATTTACCAATTGAAGGCGGACCGAAAATCTCAATGATACGACCTTCTGGAAGCCCACCGTTGCGACGGTTTGAAACCATATAATTGATCTGGCGGGAGCCAGTAGGAATCCACCGTTTCACATGTGTAGGTGAAGTCTCTGTACCCAAATTATATGCAACCTTTGAACCGAACTCCTTGTTCAGCGATGCGATTAGGTCTTTTGTAAAGTCCTCAGTTACTGCATCTTTCTTAGTTGCCCTCTTTTTCCTCGGCGTTGCTTTCTTTTTTACTACCATAATTTCCTCTATGTATGTATATTAGTATTTTCCCCTCCAAAGAACAAAGCGGGGATGACAATAATGCCGTCCCCGCTTTGTTGCTGATTTACACAGTCATTTACATGTTGTCTAAATCAGCGAAAGCGTCGTCCAGCTCTTGGAATGTCGAAGGCTTAGCATCATCTGCTTTGTCCTCTGACTCTTCAGCTTTCTTTGGGGCATGACGTGGAGCCGATGGCGCCTCGTCGTCTGGGTTCTCCAACCACGCGTTGATGATGTTTTCCAACTCATCGTAGCTCTTCAAGGTGAACAGGTCATCAAGATTCGGGATGCTGTCGAGCCATTCCTTCGCTTGCTTCTTGTCATCGCTCAACGGCGAACGAACAGGTCGTGCTCGAGGCGTCGTCTTTGCATACTGCTGACCAGCAGGCTGGGTCACAGTAACCTTGACATCAAATCCGTTCTTCGGGTCGGTAATATCGCCGAAGTCAGCATCCAACATTGTGGAAATCAAGTCCTGGTAAACCTGCTTTCCGAAGCCCCACAAACGAACGCCCTTGTCCTCTTCACCGCGGACGATGACTGGAACGTATGAACGCATTTTCGGGTATAGCTTCTTGCAAAGCTCGTAACCTTCCTTTGTGTCCTGGGCACGTAGCTTGTTGATTAGCTCCTGAATTGGGTCAGGCTTACCATACTGGTTCGGTGACAACAGGCCGCGATTGCTTCCGATGTTGTAGTAGAACCAAAGTTCTTTAAACGGTTGTCCGTCGTTGTCTGGGAAAGAGATGAGTCGTACAACGGACTCCTTACCCTTCTCAGGTCGCCAGAACGCATTCTTTCGAGAGCCCTCACCATTCAATTGGGCCAACTTCTTCCGTAGTGCTTCTAAATTAACTGCCATCTTAAACCTCCAAGTTTATAAATTAGGCTTCCACAATTTGTGATTTGTCAAATTTGTATGTTATATCTTATTGTTTTTGTTGCTGTTGTTCAAATATTTATTTAGTGTTTGGTGCTTTTGCATTGCCACCGGATGCCGCGACTGCGGACTTCTTGTTTGGGTACGTTGAGTCAGTACCTAACGGGGTCGTGACACCGGCTACACCAGCACACACGCTTTGCTCTTGGGCATCTTCTTCGTTCTCTGTCGATGCGTCTGGTTCTACAAGCAATTCAGTCGACGGATCGTCATCATCACCCTTATCATAGATTTCGTGCATCCACTTTACAACTTCCCAAAGGCTCTTTTTCATGTTCTTTTTCATATATCTAAATATCCTGTTGCATTCGTTTCGACAACATCATATTCACTTTTGTTTCATTTCGTTGAATGTTAATGTGCGGCACATTTGTAGCGCGCTGGCCAATGGTAGGTTCTCATTTGCATAAAACCGGTTCTCATCGTATTGAAATCCGGCTGATGTCAAGATTGCAACCCATTCATCCATTGTCACCTTGAATCCGTATTTCGCGATGTAGAATAGCGTCCTATGAGATGACGACATTTTTGGGCAGGCTTCGTTATATTTGTAGTTGCGATTCAACTTCTCACGATGCCAGTCCGATGTTTCTGTCACAAACAAGTCTGCATGCGGCCCGCCTACTCGACCCAACTCATGAAGCAAGGCAACCCGTACCAACGATCTGTGGTTGACGGCCTCGTGAAATATCTTCGTCTGTTTAGCTACATTTAGTGAAAACGATACCAACCCTCCTGGAATTCCGCCCAAATCTGGGGTTATGTCTCTCGGTGCAAGAAATAGTCTCTCTCCTAGGTCGGCTTCCATGCAATCAATTGCATCACTCGATTCGGGAAAGAACTTCTTGAGAAAGCTCAAATATTTTGCGTATGTTTGTTTTAGTTCTTCAAAGTTTTCCATGATAGCATTATAGTCATATTATGGAATGTTTTCAATTACTTTGCGTAAATTGTTGGTTTCGAAACCAGCTTGGCGTTGGCAAACCCGATGCCTTTATCGAGGTTCAAAATGCCACCGTTCTCTGCTGCGCGTAACGTAATAACAAGATACTTCGTTGCATCCCGTTGTTTCAAGTCTTCATCGAACGAGATGCTGAATCCTTCGACGTCTTGGCCTTTCGAGTTCTTCGTACGTGTTCTTTTGAAGTCGCCGTAAGCTTCTGCCATAATCTCGTTCGACCGAATTGCTTGCTGTAAAACGGAAACAGCTTTGATTGCATCCGTCTTACCTTCCGCTTTTTGAGTTACACCGAGATCGCGTAATAGGCCTTTTGGGTCTGCTTCTGCTCGTCCTTTCGTAAACGCAATCTCCTTGGCGAAGGTACCGCCAGTGCCATACGCACCATGCCAGTCGACCTTGCTCTTATTGGCTTTTGCTTCATGTAGAAAATCTTCGACCGCCTCTAAAAGCATCGCATCAAGTTTGTCGTTCATTGTATCACCTTTCCGCATATAAATATCAAACAATAGCCAGCGTCGATGGAAACTTTATGTTTTCAAATTGTAATGCTGCCAACTCGGTTTTCAATGTTTCGATGTCACATTTTGGAATCTCAGCAATGAGGGCATCATGAATCACCAGCTGAGGCTTCATCGATGGCACTGCATCACATAACTTTGCAAATAACAGCACCGCCAACTCGGCCGCTGTCGACTGAATGTAGTGGTTTACCCTTACTCTTTCAGTCTTTGTCGCATCATGCAGAGGTCGGCCGAAAAAATTCCTGACCATACCTTGTCTGGCTTGCTCTTCTAGCATCCCCTCTAAACTTGGTACATCAAAAAATGCCTTGACGTTTGCTACGACTGATGCCGCCTTACTTTTTGACTTCACCGTTTCTATGAGGCTACGCTCTGATGCCCCATACAACGCCGAAATTGTTGCAAGTTTTGCGATAGGACGAGTGGAAATATCACAGACATCCATAAGATACTCGTACACATCCATGTTCCCGATGTCATGTTGCAGCAACATTAGTGCAACTCGTGGCTCCATTGACGTAAAATCAATAATTGCGATATCCGAGTCACTTTTTGAAGCTCGGAGGGCTTTCCTTGACTTTGCTGGTGCAACAAGGAAATTCGGCCCCTTGGTAATCGTTAGCCTGCCGGTCGCCGAACCTGCTGTGGAGTATTTCACCCTTGGAAGAATTCCCGTCAAAATTGATGCCTTGAATGCATTTCCTTTCATAATTTGTGATTCTTGACGGATTGCGCTCCATGGCTTCGGCACTGTATAGATCCTATGCAAGCTGTCGAGGAAATCCCTAACCTGCAACCACGTCGACAAATACGTTTGATTTTCATCGAAACTCATCGCCTGCTTCATAGCCCGAAGTGACGCAGCCACAATTTCGTCGCGCTTCTTTTTTGCAATCATGACTGGCCACAATGATGAGTCGTTTGTAAGCGTGCTCGTCATGGCAAGCGTTTCATCGCCAACGAATTGGTACTTTTCATTGTCAACGATTGATAGGAACTCCTCAAGCATATCGAGAGTCAGAATCCCGTCAAGACCGTCTGCAACGTTGCCGACCCGAAGAAGATCATTTTTGACTTGAAGACATAAATCCATGTAGTAATATTAGCAAATTCATGCCGGGTTTTCAGGACTTTTTTCGTTTTGATGCATTTGCAATTTCGATTGTGACGATCGTGTCTTCAATCTCGCTGTCAACATGAACAAATGATCCGAATGCATCTGTTTGAATCAAATCGACGTTCGTTTTGAACTCACCGCGGTTGATTGTATGGTTTACACTTGTCACGGCATAAAAATTGTCAGCCGATGTATTCGTACCCATGTCAACAAAAAACTTCTGTGCCATCCTGAAATATGGACAGCCAAACGTTTCAAGTCGCAACGTCGTCGGGTGAACCATCAGTGGTAACGACATATCTTCCTTGGCGCCGTTTCCGTCTTTTCCAGTTATTGCTTTTGTCAGTGCTATCGATGTTAGCGCGTCGTTCTGTTGTGATGACAAATTTGCAGACAATATACCGGATGCTGCAGAGCCGTATATCAGACTCGGGGCAAACTCAAAAAACAGTTCCTTGATGTTGTTTTTTGCCTTTTTGAAATTGAAAACCTCAGTTGCGTTGAGTCGCTCCCTCAGCTCAGTTTCTTTCTTTGGCGGGAACGGGAGCTTGTCTGCCTTCGATATCCTTTTTATTTCCTCGATGATGTCATCAATTTTGCTTGTTCCACCAAGATGGTCAGCAAGCGAAGCAGTAAGCTTTCTGTCACGAAGTGTTTTGTATGTTGCCGCTGATGTTTCGCCATGGCGAGCACCTCTTTCATTCGCTGGACCGTTGAGCGAATCATTAACAAAATGGCCTAGCCTTGCGGCCTTATTGAATGTGTCTATAATCGGCATAACCTGGCCGGCTGCGGCGTCGAAAAATGTCACCCGTGTGATGTTCTTTCCCGAGTTGTCGGAGCTTTTTCTGGTGACAATATTCATCGTAACATGCGGCGGCCGGAATGTTGGCCTGATGCGTTTCATTTCATAAATGTTTCGCAGGTTTTCATGCAGTTTGTTATTGAACGATTTCCTATTGCCTTTTTTGCTTAGTATTCTATCAATATTTGCCCGGTAAACAGCTTTAAGGGTTTTATCATCTCGCTTATCAGGCTGATAGATATCGGACAACCCATATGCACTACTTCCTTGGAACGATAAAAAGTACTTTTCTACGAACTGCAAGAGTTCATACGCCGAGATTTTCGTCTTCTTTTTTGCCTCTGCAACAAGGTACTTTCGCAAATCGTCGATATCGATTGGGAACTGTGAGATGTTGTGATCATACATCGCACCAGCAGAGCTATTAAATGGCGTGAAAATAAGCTGAAGATCATTGTCCTGCGACGAGAACACCGGTGTCAAGAAATGTGTCATTAGCTTCCCGAACGAGATGTATGCTTGTTTTCCACGTTTTGATTTTTTGTTTTGGTTAAGCTTGCCGCCCTTGGTAAGATGTCCATCATTCAATTTTGATGATGTTACCCCACGCTTTGTTGGTCGAAGAAACGGATCAGGCGTTGACCGAAGGTAGTCGATGTGATCAGTGATGTTCTCTTTCACTGTTTTTTCTGCTCGATCCAGCAATGATTTCTTTCCACGAGACCGCACGCCGATGAGCTTTATAAGTTCGGTGTTGACGTCTTTTAGGCTTGTTCCTGATTTTCTTAGCTTCGCTGACGCTTTTTTTAGGGCTTTTTTATCCTTCGGGGTAAGGTTTAACACGTTTTCAGGACTTATGCCCATGACAATCTGGGGAATGCTCACGTTTGGCATCCTTTTTTGAATGTCTCTCATCTTTTTCTGGATTGCATGCATTACTGACATCACGCTAGCAACGCTTTCGCTGTCAGCGACACTTAGAATATCAGTTGCCGATGCGGCGCCAGTACCTACCATCGCCAAATCAACACTTACCGCAACTGTTCCATCACTCTCAAATTCAAATGAGCTATTCGTTACAATATACGATTCTGATATCCGCATTGCATTTATCAAGTCTCCCATTTTTGTTTGAGATGCGTCAGCGCCCCTTTGCACAAACTGGCCGTCTGGGTGTGACCAGCCATACGTAATGTAGAACTGCACATTTCCTTTCCGCTGTGGTGAGACTAGTGGGGCAATATCCTGTAGCCGACCTCGATCGAATAGTTTCATATTCAATTTCGCGGATTTATGAGAAATCGTTCCAAACGCCGTTGGCACAATACTGATTTCTATTCCGTCGAGGCTCAAAAAGGGCCTAAACTTGTCAATCGGTCTCGATTCGCCTGGCTCATATGTTCTGTCGGCAGCCACCATAGTTTGCGGCGACGTAAAAACTTCCATTGATGAAACAGCCTGCAGGTTTGATTGCTTGCTTGAGGCGAACGTGTCGGCTGTCCCAACCTTACCCAAAAATTTGCCACGGAGAGCCTTCTCTGATATTCCTGCACCTAAAAACTTACCAAGGGAAAAGTGTGCATCCTGGACGAAATTTCCAGTATCTTTATCGACGCCTGCATCCCCCACAGCCGATGATACAGTGATGTCAATATATGGCACTGCCCGAGACATTTCTAATGATGTCAAGTTACTCATAAACAGCGTGATGATTTCAGTGTCTGCAATGTCATGCCCTCGTGCCGCCGGGAAAACCTGGTATACGGTTGCTGCATTATCTGGCACCTTCGATGTTTGAATGACGTCCGTGTATATTCCGTAATGTTTTTCTTTTGGTTTTCCCCACCCCTGATCTTTGCCCGGCACGTTCAATACATCATCAGGAATACTACCTTGCTCATCTGCAGGAGTTACGCAAACATCAATTTTTGCATTTTTGCCATAACTGTTTAGCAGTTTGTAGATTTCAGCATCTGGCATAAACTCGACACCGTCGCCAAAAATCTCCTGAAAGAACATGTCCTTGCTGGTTTGACGTGCTGAACTTGCTGATTTCGCTGTCGAGTTTTCAATTGCAGACAGGAATGCGTCCTGTTCACGCAATCCAAAGTACCTCGCTAAGTCATTGTATATTTTTCTTGCTGTTCGAACTGCCATTAGATTACCTCTAAAACCGCGTTGAGATCGCTTGGGATTACGATCCGAGTGCCGGCTGGTGCCTGGAGCCACCAACCTATACCAGATGCTGCAGCAATAATCCACCATAACCTGCCGTCTCCATAATTATGATTTGCAATTACGTCGAGACGTTGAGCGCCCCTTAGCACTGTTGTTGTCGTTTGTATCCTGCCAGTTGAGATCGCGTTTCTGAGTTTTATTATTGCATCGTTTGTTCCTAAAAGTTTGCCTGACATTACCAGCTTGTCATTTTCATATCTGTTTATTGATGCCATTTATGCCCCCTTCGATTTGTCGTTTGGACCTTTTGCAATCTTTGACAACGATTCAAGCGTTTCTTGGCCAGCCACAGTGTTTGAACCAATCAGATCTGATAACTGTGATTTGCTTATGCTCGCCAGATCTTCAGATGTCGGCAGAACATCATCATACACATCACCGAAGTTTCCAGCGATGCCACCGACAGGATGTGACGGAGCACGGAGCTCGCCCTTATAATCCAAACCAAGTGGTAAGTCATGAATCGGCGCAAACCCAAGAGAAACGTCAATCATTTTTGGTGCTCTACTTCCCGGTGTTATCTCATACGGGTACGTTCCGTAATCGAACGCCAGCGACGTGATAACACCCGCAAGACCCTTACCTCGTGTGGAGTTGAACGATCTTATGATTGCATTATTCGCCGGATTGAAAAACTCATCCTGTTGTGTATTCGACGGTGACTGTGTTTGTTTTAGCTTGGCATCAAGTTTTAGCTTCGCCGCTTCGACATCAGATGATATTGCTTTTTTTGCAGATGCAACGTCAAAGGCCAGGTCGGCTTCTGTTATTTTTATAATATACCTGTCAGCTCCGGTTGTTGACTTTGCAATTACGTCGCGTTGGTTATCTCTCGTGCCGGGAATGATAGACCCTAAATTAAACTTGCCGGCGAAGGATGCTGGAACAAAATTGACGGTGGCATAATCTGGCCATGTTGCTTTCCGTATACCGCCGAGACTTGTATATGGGAATGTTTTAGTAGGATCTTTGAGTTTGCCGTACTTGAACATTGTACCGAACTTGTCGCCATCAAACTTCTTCCTTGCTTTCTCAACATTGTTTGCTTTTGCAGTTTCATATTCATTTCGTTCCGCAGCAGCATCGATCGACAAATCGCCAAACAGTTTCTTTGCCGAATTCAGGCTGTAGTTAGATCTCAGAACATCACCGAGGCGCAAACGAATCATTGGACTTGCAGCGGGTACTTGCGAAAATGGCTGCGTGAATTTGTATGCTGTTCCATTTTCTGAGAATTGTCGCTCGCGACCTTTTGAATATTGTGGATAGCACATAGCTACTAACTTGTTAACCATAAACCACATCTCATCAAAATCCTCTTTATTAAACGCGACGAGCTTGAAGCCGAAGCTCATAGATCGTTCTGTGTTATCGTAGATTCGAACAGGATCTTGTCGGCCGTACCCGATGTTTGAGTTGTATGTCACATTAAAACTTTCATCAAATTGTGTGATAAATGCAGGTAATGATATAATTTCGTGTGTTCTCAGATCATGAAAATAGAATGGCATGTACTCTGCATCCAAATCATTTTCAATTGATTCCACCTCGTGACGACTTGGTTTTTTATATGATCTAATTGTCGGCTGCCCGATTGTTTCAGTTTGTCGAACGATCGCCGCTGGGAAAGTATGTAACGACAATGGGTTTCTGCCACCTGACCATCTCGAGACATGACGGCGCCATTCGCCAATCGCCCTGAAGCTTTTCAAAGACTTGTCCTCGAGTTGTTCCGGTACGATGTCTTGATTTCGAAACAATACACTCGTTGTGCCCATATCGAGCTGGCCATTTATAGACTTCAGGGCGGCATCTCCCACACCTGCTGCTATCATCACAAACTGGTATGCCTTTGAGTTTACCAGTTTATCTATAGCTGTTGCCATCGACGTTAGGCCGCTTGTATATGTTCCTCCGATTTCTCTGAAACCTGCAACGACGTCATTTGTGTCGCGGGTGATTTGTCGAAACAGGTTTGCGTAATACGACGGGCTTAACGCTAGATTTGCAGCGAACACACCCAAGCTTGCCGGGTTTGAAAGAGCAGCTTTCAGGCCTGTTTTTCCTACTGATGGGTTGAAACCAAGCAACAATAGAATCCCAGCTTCAACGCAGCTTTTGAAATCATAATCAGTGTCAGTGATTCGCAGGAGATCGTAGAGTATTGTTGTTGCTCCAGTCGTTTCATTTTTTCTGTGCGAACCCAATCCGTATAGCCATGGACTCTCTGGATCAATGTAATCCTTCGTGTCGCCTTTCGGTAGCGTTGAAAGCAAGAGCGAGATTGCGAGCAGCCCTAAAACACCTTCAATTGCGATCGTCAGCATACCTGCAGAGCCTACAAGGCCACCGAATGGCGTCATGAATGAATTCAATTGAGAATGCGATACACCGTTATAAGCAGAGTATTGGAGTTTTGGATCTGCCCCGCCGTCAGATGATATGCCTCGATTGTTTAGGTTAGTCTGGTTCTGTGTTGTTATCAGATCATTCTGGCCTTTTGCTCCGGCTATTAGCCTACGAATATCTGGATTCGAACTGTAAAGCCCGCTCAACCTTAGGCGATCAACACTAACTCCCTGGATGCCTAATTGCTCGACAGGGTTCGCAAGGTTCATTGAAAGAAATGATATTGTCCCATTTGTCATGATAGAGTTTGCTGCGCCGTAGTTTCCTACGCTATTGGCAAGCAATGCAAGCGCCATCTTCGACATATCTGAAACTTGAACACGTTGGCCCGATGACGCATTTTTTCCTTGCTTCCCATCCAGGACGAATGATCCCAGATCACGCTGAATTGTGAACAGGCCTCGGGTTGCGATTTCTTCGTTGGATGTTCCGTTATCCTTGATGAACTGCGTGTGCGCTTCAGGGGTATACACGTTGTCTTTTGTAAGCTTGTCCAGGACCGCCCTAACTAACGGGTGGTCGTTCCCCTCAACTGAGTGGAGTAGCTCATTACCCGACGGGCTTTCTTTGCTTCCGTCTTTGCTTAGGAGTTCTTCTAAATCTTTCGGATCGAAAAAGGCGTCGGATGAAATTTTTGCGTTCTCGTCTTGCTGCAGAAACGATTTGCCTTCTTTTTGAATCTCTTTTTTTCCGGTCGGGCGATTCAGTGAAGGGGCTTCTGATGCTTCCCAGGATGGATAGAATTCGTTGCCTGTTCCGTTCTGGCGTCGTCCAGATGTTGTGTAATTGTTGAGGTATGAACCGAGTACGGTTATGCCCGACAAGCTGATGTCAGCCTGATTGGGCTCTGTGACTGGAATGCCCTCCAAATTTTTCTTGTCATCTGATTGCGGGTCATGCGCAGGATCTGTCAATTGCTGTGCTGCGATTTGCTCGAATGTGTTTTTTGACATTTATTTGTCCTTGAAAGATGCCGCGACCTTCTTGAATGATTCTAACATATCGTGGAGCATAAGATAATAGTGCGACGTAATTTCTGTGTTTGCCGATGTCAACAGGGATGAGTATACTGCCGCTAGCTCATTTCCAGTTGCGGATTCAGTTACAAGCCATTTTTTGACTGCATCAATTTTTTCGTCGTCGGTTTTCATGCGCTTCCAGGTAGTTTCGTTTGACCTTTTTGTGTGCTTAAATACGTTCTGTCGTTAGGGCTTGTTGACGCCGGCGATTTGCCCAGGTCGATCGCGACGAGAGCTTCGGCGAGCTTCTTACTATCTATGCTCACAGTAAGCTCTATTTTAGTGTTGGGGAGATTATGCGAAACTTCAATCTTGCCGCCTTTGAAGCCCTTTATAGCATCAAGGACAGGTTGCATCTTTGAGATATTTTCGTTTGTTAGCTTACCGCCAGCCGTATTGACAGACGAGACTACCTTGTCAATGCCGAGAATTGCCGCCTCCATATGCGGCAGCTCTTTTGTAAGCCTTGTAAACGGTGCTTTACGCATTATCTTCGCAGCCTCTGTTGTACTCTTACCAATGTTCGCCAACCCCGACTTCATTTGAAAGAATTTATCGCCGAGCGATGCAATTGGTTTTAGCATAACGTCGATCGCCGCCCCGAAGGCATCAAATGTTGGCCCAATTATTTTCGATGTCCTCAATAACTCGTCAGCGTCTATGACCTTAGAAATGCCAATCAACGCAGACATCAGTGTTTGCATTGAAAAATCAATGTCCATCTGGAGTTTAACAATATCTATTGCCATCAATTTTTTCGTTGACTTAACAATCTTTTTTTCTAAATCGGCGATAGAATCGATGATGCCGATCATCTTGTGTGCCGCAGCCATCTTCGTTATGCTCTTTTTCGCTTTGGCATCATCCTCTGCAGCGAGCATCGCCTTCTCAATCTTGCTAATGTTCTTGCCCGCGGCCAATTTCGCCGACGCCAAAAAATGTTCGCGGTATGTCTGCTGCACGTCGCCCGACATTTTCGAAAAACCATCTTTGTCAGACGCGATTGCTTTTTGAAGTTGCATTTGGGCGTAGAGACCAATGGCACCTTGTTTGTCACCTTTTTTCAGCGCTTCTTTATACCAAGTTTGCATGAGCTTTTCATTAGCACCTGCTTCTTTGATTACGGCGTTATTGAGCCTGACTGCCGTTGTTTTCACAGCGCCGTTTATGGTTTTCTCAATCTCTCTGAGCTTCTTCATCCCTCCGCCTGTGATATAGTCAGATACGCCAAACGTCATCGCGGAGAGCATTGACTCAGCAAAAACAACTCCCCTGTGCACGCCTAGTTTCGAGAGACGTTTATCTTGTGAATCACCTCCAAATGTGACTGCGTCATACAGCCCAAATGCTGCTGCGACGATTGTTCCCAAGAAAGGTATCGCTTTTAGAGCTGCAGTAATTTTTGGTAAAAACTTGCCGAGACCCTTTACCATTCCTGCCATCCGACCGCCCATTCCTTTCATGAACCCCGAGCCTTTCAGCATTTTGCCGAACCCGGTGGCCAGGAGCGACCCACCGATGGTTATCATGCTTGATGTGATCGATGATAAAAAACCACTCATGAATGCAGCTCCGGCGACGGTGGCAACATCCTTAAGCATCGGCTTAATGATTGGCCACAGTGTTTTCCAAATCTTTTCCAGTTGTGGCTTCAGGCTTGTCCATGCATTTCCTAGCGCTGCGATAACAGGTTCTAAAAAAGAGCCTGCGCTTGCTTTTGCAGCACCCCCGCCGCCCATGTTGAACAATATTTCAAATATGTTCATGCCATCGGCTCCTTTGCCCGCCTCTTTCTTGATAGCCGCCGTTAGCTTGTCAAGAAACCCTTGAATTGCTGGCAGTACTGTATCAAACAGCTTCGTTGCAGCCGTTTCAATCGTCAGTGCTACCCCTTTCATGATGAATCCGGCAAACTTATTAAATCCTGTCTTCAGCTTTGTGAGGATGCTTCCGCCAGGACCTGCTTGTTCTTCGAACACTTTTTCAATGTTTGTAAAAAACGCGCTCCATCCATTTTCAGACTTGAACAGCTTTTCGAATGCGCCCTTTATACCATCAGTGAAGTTTTTTATCTTTGCAGGATCAAACAATTCGCTGATAGCTGACAGCATAGTTTTCACGCCAGGGAAATATTTCACAAACATATACGCGACTTCTCGGCCTGCTTTGTGTACCTTCAGAAGTGCCTTCTGGATATCTTTCAGAGCACCTCGCATTCCGCCTGCCTTCATGAGACCGACACCGAAGCCTTTGATGAACGCGTCGAAGAAGCCGGCATATTTTTCGACGTTCATCAAGTGATTGAGTTTCTTGATTTGCTTACCAAGATCTTGCATCACTTTCTTTTGTGTAATCTGTTGCTTGCCGGCTTTTTTGGCTTGCTTCTCAATATTCTCATATGAGAGCCCCTGCTTTTCCAGCGAGAATGCTGCCTCAAGCGCCGTGCCCTCAAGACCGGTTGTTTGCTCGAGGTATTGTCGTTGCTGGTAGCTCATCTTCGAAATATCGTTTCCGGCATTGAAGAATGATTTCCTCAACATATCAATTTTCTTGGCAGGATTCTGCGCTGCCATCAGCTTCATAGCGTCGATGTTCATACCGAAACCCTGAGCCAATTCTGATGCAGCCTTTGCCGTGTCAGAAAATCCGGAGAACTTTTTCATCGTGCCGGCCAGTTGCTTCACCTCGATACCCAATTTCTTTGCATACACAACCATCGGTGCAAATGCTTTCGGGCCCAGGTGACCAAACGTCGAGACATCTATGTTAAGCTCTGCCATTCCCTTGGCCATGGTTTTGACACCCATCCCAAACTCTTCAGCCGTTTGCAGCGTTATTTTTGAGAATTCCTCGATTGCCCGGCCGACATCCTTTCCGCGGAGCTCAGCAATATTCATCAACTGGCCCATGTTTTCAGCCGTGACGCCCAAACCTTTTTGCATCATCGTAAGCTGCAAGCCTGACTCTTGGAAAACCCCTTTCAATCGCGTGAACGATTCACCTGTTCCTTGAGCCAATTCGTTTACAGCCTTGAGTGCCCCTGCAATTCCCTCAGCACCGAAACCGAAAACACGAGTAACACTCAATCCAGTTCCGGCCAGATCTCTTGCTGATTTGCTAATCGTGTTTAGCTGGCTTGCGACAGCTTTTCCTGGCCCTGTGGCAATATCACCGAAAATGTCTCTAATTTCTTCGAGTGCGTCGGCGATTGCGGTGTTTCTCGGCAGAGTTTGGGCTGTTTCAATAAACGCATCGAATATCTTAAACGGGGTCGATAGGATTGTGATTCCTAACTCGCCGATTGCGCCTGCGATATTAAGGATTGCACTTCCAACATTTGTCATTGTGCTAAGGCCAGCAGACATTGCATCAGCAAATGCCCCGAAAACCTTCTTGCCAGTGATCAGAGGCTTTTTTGCCTTCTCCATCTTTTGACCAGTTTCTGCGGCGGCGGTGCCTAGATCACGGTTACCTTCTGCAGCTTTTTCGCTAGCGATAACATTTGCGTCCAAAGATGTGGTGACATCGTCAATTGCCTTTTGTGCTTCTTTGAGGCCCTCACCTTTCAAAGCATTACGCATCTTGACAACCAAATCAAGTTGTGTCGACAAAATCTTAGTTTGAGTATTAAGCAAAGTAGAACGAGCTTTCAACGCTTCGTTCATTTGATTTTGTATTTGTAGTTGGACTGAACCTTCATCTGCCATGCCATACCTCTATACTAAATATGACTTCGAAAAAGTTAGGTGAATCTACGTAACCTTGCCGGCACTTGTTCTCTCTGGCGTCCCATTAATGCTCTTTGGTCTGGAGTGTTGTCAGACGCACTTTTTGATGTGTTGCTTGAATCAATCTCAGTAACAAACCTTTGTACAAACCATTTGCGTTGCCAAATCGGCAAATTCATCGCGTCATGAAACGTAAAGCCCATGTAATACATCAATGCAAATATAGGCTCGAGGTAGACCTCTTTGTCATTAGGCGTCAGGCCAAAAAAACGAAGTGCCGATGGGCAGGTCTACCTCCGAAGACTCATAGCAACTTTCACAAGTCATAACGCACTTCATCTCGATGCCCGGCTCATTGTCATTCATGAACTTGCGAAGTGCCCGACTGTCTCGGGCTGGCATGTTATGCACAAACATTGCTAGCTTTGAACGGTCTTCGATGTTGTCAACGGCAACAACGGCTGCCTGGAGCCGACTGGTCACCATGCTATCGAGATCACCCGACAACTTCTTCTTTCTTTTTCGCTCTGCCGTTAGTGCAATATTTTGCTCGTCGGCGCCCGTTAGGAACCTGAACGTTACAACCTTCTTGCTGACTGGCAAAGTAAAGGTGAATTTGTTCTCGCCTGGTTCTGACGGTTCAATTTCGAGTCGCTTGATAGGAAGTTCTGCAAGACTGAATGACTGCTTTTGAGACACATCGCATTCTGGGCAAGGAATTTCGACCTCGTAATCAGAGCCGTACCCTGTAATCCTGACGGCAACCATTAGCGCATTACGGTCTCCGGAGATAAGCTGATCAACCCGGACTGCTTTGTTTACCAGACATGAACGAAGAAGTGCCGTGATGACAGTGCCCTTCTTGAGGAGAGCGCGACTGGTTAGAATATCCTCGTCCTTTGCCGTCATGGCCCGGATTTCAAGCGTTTCACAATTGTGCGCCGCCGAACCCTCTGGGTAGATTTTCCCCTGTGATGGCAGTGGTGCGGCATCAACTGGAATTTCCATTCCAAAATCTTCCCTCATCACATTTCTTGTCTGCATTCCACTAGCTTGCGCTCGCTGGGCATCGAAAACATGGTTCCCTTCTCTTTTGTTGCTCACGTATCACTCCTGTAATTGTCACCTGCATACTGTAGTCCTGTATGCACGCTTGTAAACATAAGTATAAGTGTGTGAAAGTCGTAGGAGTTAGTTTTCTGTGTCGTGTTTTATGTTATAAAATTCGTCTGCTGCGTTCCACAAAATATCTTCAAGCTCATGACTTGGAATGCCCAACTTAACATCAATGTATTTTTCTAGTCTTTTAAATGATGAAATCATTGATTCAACGTCTGGTTTTTTGCCCGTAAGATGGTATGATGAATCCAAAAAATTACCGAAGTTTTCTTTTCCAGGATTGTGTACGCGGGCGTCATCAGATTTTTGTGGGGTTATGGGTTTCTTTTTGTTATCTAGCGGCGTAGATTCAACGTCAGCGCGCTTGTTTTTGTAATATTTCCAGACGCGCTGAGCTGACGGTGATACACCAGGCTGCCTGTCTGGCATTAATTCACCTGTTTCCGCCATGGCTATATCATACATGAGCGGACCAAAATTTTTCGATGCGGCTGGGCCATGCACCATACTAGCACCATTGCTGTTACTTGACGCTTTTTCTATATCAATCGTCCCCATAATGAATGATTCTGCATGTCCAGCCATTCCATCTGGAAGTATCCCGGCATGGTCGTCAAAATCGGCGAGAATGTCGCTGACTGACACTTTACTTGCGCGGGCCATATCCTTAATTTCCTGAATTAGAAAATGTATAAACATACTCCTGTCAAAAAGAATGTACAGGATGTCGCCAGGTCCATCGCGATCCTTGTATACGGCTAACGCTAAATTGTCATTCGACGCCATTTTGGCGGTACGTGCTTTTTCTTGTAGGAGAGTTGTGCGGACGAAGGTCCTGATTGATGAGATGTTCATATTACTAATTATCGTGCAGGATGGGTTCTGGACGTATCAATCACCAATGTGTATGTAGTATGTATTGAAATGATTCGGGAAGCACACGGGATGAGGTGGGACTGTTAGGTGATTGACATGATTGAGCTAGTTGTCAAAGTTCAAAGATGGATGTTCGTGCCCGTGGCAAATCTTACATAGAACGATTCCGGATACATTTTGTGACGTGTGGTAATCAATCACTTTTTCAACGATTATTCTATTTTGTTCTGGTGTCAAGACATGACAATCAACGTCACTGCGGAACTTCTTGATTATCGCTGCCATTTTTTCTTTATCATGATGGATGTGCAATTTTGTTGTGCTTGAGCATCTTTCACACTTGAATTTTGCTGCGGCGAGCTTTGGAAATTTCCATTCGCTGTATAGTCGGTTATTTGAATGGCAAAGAGCACCGATTGTTGACGTTCCGCCTTTCCATTGCGGGTGTTCTGATCCTGTCAAAGATGGAATAATACCGGCCAATCTATTTTTTGACATTATTTTGCTATACTTTTCTCGTTTTTCGGTTGTCCATGTTTTTGCGACCGATCTTCCGGCAATGCGGAGTCTTTCATCATCATGCTTCGTTATCCCTTTATTCCAGACAATCATTTCTCCAGATTTCAACATTTCCCGCCGGGAAGCCTGGCTTTTCTTTTGTGCGTTTTCATTGTGGCCCCAGTTATTTTTGATACGCGCTTGATGACCTGGGCAAAACTTTGAATATCCTTTTGTGATTCCATGGAATTTTGTCTTTGACATGCAACCACAAGCACACGTAGGCTGTTTATGCTTGACAACTGCAGCCAGATATATTGCCTCGCTTGAAAGCTTATGCGCTTTTTGTGCATGAATACGCAATGAGTTAATTTTTTCAGTTTTGTAATTACAACTTGGACATAAAAACATAGTCCCTCCCTATGACACTAGTATATCAATGGGAGGGACTATGTAAAACCTCGTTATCGTAACGTTACATCAAAATTGAAGCACGGCGTTGTCATACCTGACCGTGAGTGCAATCTCTGATGCGTCTGACGTGCTGTAATCTAGTGCACCGAAATCAGCCGCTGTCAAGAATGCACCACGGATATCCCACAATTCAACGACTGTACCGACCGGATCAAGCATCTTCAACTGAATGTCGCGCTTGTAGAAGTCTGCGTAGCCTGCTCGACCTGAGACCGACTCGAAGTGTGTTCGAATCCATTCCATAACCTGCTGAGCGCCGGATGGAGCAATTGGGTCGTGAAGCGTAATCGATAGTGTTTCGAATGTTGCCTTGCCTGCCACATATCGTTTGTGATTGATATACGGAATTTCCAGCTCTTCAATCGCAATGTTTGGTCGCGAGGCAGTCTTCACAATGAAGGCGTCGATGCCTTCAACAGCAAGGACCCACCTAAACTGACGTTTTGGCTCAAATTTATTCGGAAGCATGTCCGTTACTGATAGTGTTTCTGCCATTTTAATCTCCTAAGACTGAGGCTTCGTTATGTTACAGGTCTAAGTATGGTAAACCTAGAATCCCGACAACACAGCTTCCATTTTTTCTGCCATCTCGTCGTAATTGCTACTTCCGTTGGCACCCATGTTGACGACCTTTCTGCCGTTTACAATGATCCACCCGTTTCTGCCGTCAATTTTTATTTCTGCATCTGGGTATCGGCGCTTGAATTTTGCCCTCAACGATTTTGCAGCAGACATTGATGCGGGACCTGCTTGGTTATAGCTTCGTTTGCGGGGCTTTCTGCCTGTCGGTGAGTAACCATAATTCTGATCGCGACCATAATTTTGTTCATTGACCTGTTTCGAAGGTGCCAGTCGATTCGTCATGATCCCATAAACGTCTCCGTTTCCAAAATCTACGTCGGCCATGTCACCCATTTTGTGCATTTTCTTGACAGTGCCTTTCCTTGTTTTACCAAAGATCTCCGTTGTAACAATATCGCCTGGTTTTACTACCTTTCCTACTGGTTTGGCACGCCATGGTGTGCTTTCTCGAATCAAGTTTCTAATTTGTCGTCGTGTGATTTTCATGGGTTACATCCACCTTTGTACTTTTCTATTGAGTACCTTCATCGCCTGATATTTGATTCCTGGTGCTCTAAAACCGCCGCCGATACGTTCAGCCTCATCGTCGATATACCTGATCAGTGAGTCAATCTCTCTTTCAACGTTTGCCATAAGGTCGTCGCGCTCCTGGTCCTCATCATCAGAAACCGTGCCGTCCGCGTTCATCTCTGAGAGGATCTTCTCTTCATTGATAAGTCTTCGTAATTGTTTTTTTGTAATTTTCACGTGCTATTCCTAGATATTGTTGCTTACCACGAAGTCAAGCGAGACGAACTCGATTGATTTTGTTGGCTGTAAGAAGATTTTACCGCGGATGGTGTTATTCTCAATGTCAGCCTGTGTCGTTGTCGACGCGTCAATCTTGACCTTGAATCTATCCAACCCACCTTGTGACTGGACGGCTGCCAAGATCGGTTGTACCCTCGCTTCAAATGATGCGATTGTAGATGCCTGGTTTGGCTCAAACAAGAATGTTCGTGCCACATCTCTGACCTTTCTACGAATGTCGATTAGCAAACGTCGTACGTTCACACGGTCGAGAGCGCTCTGTGCTGCAAGCAATGTTTTCTGGCCGAATACGGTTACTCCGGAATTTGCCTGGACGTCACCGATGATTGGGTTGACATCAGCGCTGTAAAGTGCATCACGATTTGCCTGTAGAAGCTCAACCGTTGGATACAATGCACTCTGCAAAGCACCTCGTGAGAAGCCTGCAGGTGCGAACCAAGGATGACCAATTGCATCATTCAGTGCCATGGCACCAAGAACAACAGCCGAAGACGGTGCTTTCACATTCGTCTTGGTTGCAACATCCTGAATTACCACGTCTGGGAAGTATGCTGCCGCAAACGATGAATCCAAAGCCCTCGATTGGAAAGCGTTGACCGTGTTCGTCACGCTGATTACCTGAGCTGATGATGTCACGAACGTGTTAACTTCGTCCTTTTCCTCGATGTCCATGACATACAATGCATCAAATCGTCGTTCGACTGATTCGATTGCGTAGTCTGTAACAGATGAGTGACGAAGTCCAGGGATTGCCAACAACTGAATGTCAACATCCTGTTTTGCTTCCATCACGTCGACTGCTTTTCGCAACGCTGCAACGGTTGGTCCGTTCTTGCCGCCCTGCAAAGTCGAGTCATCCATCTCACGACGAACAGCCGTATCGGTGAATTTCGATTTCTCAGAGTCAAATACGTTGGTTCCGTCATATCCGCCCTGGAGTGGGAATGTGAACTTCAAGTATTTCTGGCTTGGAATGTGCGCAAAATCCTTAGTTGAATCCAAGAATCGAACGTTGGTCTTCGAAGTTCCGTCACGGTCATCAAGCGATGATGCCTGCGTTCCATTTCGGCGATACGAAGCAGCTGCCCACTGTTGTGGGTCTGGCCTGTCATTCGATCCAGTAATAACCTGCACCCTCTCAAGAGAGAAGAAGTTGTTGTTGAAACGGTCAGCGTCGAAAATCGTTCCGCCCACGTCAGCAGCTCCAGCATTATCACCGACTAGTGGGTTCTGCCAACTTGTGTGGAATTTCGGGTAATACCTTGTGAAGGATAGCAACGATGCATCCAGTTTTTCATTCTTGTTAGGAAGTGAAACGCTTGTCTTCGTTTCGAATTGGATTCCCCATGTGAATGACTGCTGGACGTTTTTCTTTGGTGAAGCACCGGTAGAGATCGACTCACGCATTGGGATAGGAGGCTGAACAACCCGTTTGAGCAGATCAGATGAAATGCTGGCTGACATCGAACCTCGCAATGTGGCAAAGCTTCCTGTTAGGATTGAGCCTGCTGTTCCTGCGATTGTTGTGCCTGACGTAATCAAGTGATGAATTCCACGGAAACCTGTTGGCAATGCCGTTGGGTCCAATCGATCATTCTTCAAGTCGCTACTCAACGTCACTCGGACGTAGTTTGAAACGCTTGGGTAATCACCTTCGACAACGATCTTCTGGTTTCCAGTTGCTGCTTCGAAGTCGAAGTATGTTCGCTGGTCACCGATTCGCTTTGCAATGTAGTTGTCAGACGACGGATCCAAACTCAAGCCTCTGAATGATTCCAGAACTGCTGGGTTCAAATCGTTGTCTGTGAAGCGTCGAATCAACACATCGAAAGTGCCGTACTTATTATTCGCCTTTGATGAAGCCGCGATGTTTTCAATCGTGACCTTGACTTCGCCTGCACCGATGAGACCGTCAGACAATGTTGTTAGTCTGAACAAATCCTTGTTTGCGCCACCGAATTTCTGTGATACGACGAATGGACTGAATGCCGCCTCAAACCTGTCCTCGAAGTTCTCGAAGTTAGGTACACCAACGGTTGTTGCCGATGTTGCAGAACCTACGTCCCGGTTGAGTGTCGAAGTCAAAAGCAAAGCAACTGGCTCAAGATTTGTGAACCAGACTGTTGGGTTGATCACGCTTGTACCGGTCGCAACAGCAAGTGCTGGATCGATATCGTAGTGCGTATATAGATAATGCCCAGCATCTTCGATTTTCAATGGGTCTGTGTTGAGCACGTTTACGAAGTAGTTTGGAACGCTGGGGTCGAATGATGCCGTAACAACATTCTTGTATGTTGCGTTATTTTTGTGACCGTTGAATAGGAGAACGAACTCCTGCTTCGAGTTACTAACATCGACGCTACCAATGTTTCCGCCAGCATTACCGACACCTGATCCGCCAAATGATGGATAAGCGGCTTCGTTTGCAGCCGGAGCCATGTTACCAGCAAGGTCAAGTGAGTGACTCAATGCCGGGATAACACCAGAAGGTGCCATTAGCATACCACGGAGAATCGGAGTTGCGTTGACGTTCTTCTGGATGCCAGCGTCGCTAAGGTATGTTGAACCGTTTGACTCAGACATGATAGCTGCCAGCATGTATGAACGGCCGAGCGCTCCACCTGGTAAGTTTTCAGCACCTGAATATGAGTTATCGCCGACGAGCCCGTTTGACTGGACAAGCCTATCACCAACAACAAATCCTGCGTTGGTTACCTTGCCCTGGTTGTTACCCGTCGAGAGCCTTGCAGAACCGTCACCGGCACCAAGAACACGAACGAATACACCCGAATCGGCGTTCCTCAACCATTCACGCATTGCAATCGGTCCAAATTTTGTGCCGTCGCTATTCCCGAACGTTGAAATAAAGTCTTGAAATGTTGCCATAGTCACTGGGACGAAAGCAGGACCTCGTACTGACGTTCCTACAACACCTGCAGGAATTCCAGAGGGAGAAACCTGTGTGGGTCCTGAAAGGTCAATTTCATTCGCCACTACGCCCGGACTAACTGGAAAAGTGAATTCTGCCATTTTATCTCCTACCTTTACGTATCGTCTTATTCAAAACTTACGCCATTGTTTGTAATAATGAAGTCAACCGAGATGAACTCAATCGCTCGGGTGGGCTTCACTTTGATTTGACCACGAAGTTTGTTCTGGTCAATTTCCGCCTTTGTGTTATTGCTTTCATCACAAATAACCTGGAATGCTTCGATTCCCTGTCGGGCTTGAACGTATGTCAGCTCACGGATTGAATCAGCAGAGAACTTCTTTCGAGTTGTCGCATCATTCTGTTCGAATGCAAGACCTTGCGCGATAGAACGAATCCTTCGCTTTACGTCAATCAACATCCTTCTTGTGTTGATTCTGTTTAGTGCCGTTTGTGCAACCTGTAGCGTTTTCTGGCCGAAGATTACGTAGCCTGATCGTGGGAACGTTGCGATTGGGTTGATTTTAGCATCGTATAGAGAATCCCTATCCTTTGCTGACAACCTATTCTCAACGTTTTTCACGAAGCCTAGCGCTCCACGGTTGAAGCCTGCCGGAGCAAACCAAACCTGCTGGACACGGTCGTTGAAACCTAGTGCGCCCATTGCGGCAACAGACGGTGGAACCTGAACGACCCGGTTATTCACCTTGTCCTCGATTGTAACATCTGGGAAGTATGTCGCGACGTAGTTGTTATCAATCGCACGTGTTTCGAACTGGTCAATTGTCTTTGTGACATCAGAATTTGCTTCAGAGTCGTCGTACAATCGGTTCGAGCTCTTGTCGAATTCCACAGCATCCATAACATACAATGCAAGACCGTATTTCTTGACCGCATCTGAAGCATGGTCGGTTACGAATGGCTCTCTCACACCAGGGATTGCCAACAGGTTGATCCTTGATGAGATTGGGTTTGTGATGATGTCCACAGCGGTTCGAATCGATGCAACATTGTTGTTGAGTCGTCCGCCGCCCGCCTGGTTAGCAGTTCCGATTAGTGCAAGACCAATTCTGTCTGCGGCTCCGGGTGTTGGTTGTGCTTTACCGCCTGTGTCAGATGACAATGCTTTGTCACGGAAGTATCCTTGGTCTTCATCAAGGATGTTCGTTCCGTCAAATCCACCGTAGAACACGTTTGTGAACTTGTGGTACTCGGTGAAGCGATTGAACAGTGCCGATGATGTTGCGATCAACGACGCCATGGTGATTCGTCCTGTCCGTGCACCGTCAGTAACGGTGTATGTGGATGGGTTCGGACGACCATTTCGTACGTATGCAGCTTGGAGCATGTGCTCTCGGGCTGTGCCGGTGACTTGCGTCGTGACATCAGAAAGCTGTGTTGCGGCATTATATAGGGCCACTCGTGCCAAGGTGAATTTGTTATCGTTGAAGAAGTCTGCACCGGAACCGGTTACCAAACTGTCCATCTTCGAGATACCCTGGAACTTCGTGTATGTTCTAACAAGTGGGTTGATTCCTGCACCTTCATTTGAACGAAGGACCGCATCAGTGATACCGAGTGTCGAATCGTTGCTTGATGAAACAGGCAGCGGATCAGTTTTGACGCCCCAGTATAGTCGACCGTCAACACGTTCTGTGCTGCCAGGATCGCCTAGGAATGTTGGGCTTATACCCTGGACTGCACCCTTCGTCACTTTCACTCGGAAAGGAAGAGGAGGTACGATAGAACCGGTGGTGGCCATAACTGATGTGCCTGATGTATGGTAAACACCAAGGCGACGCCTTGTTACATCACCAATTGTTTCTCCGTTGAGACCTGTAAGTGCCGTTGAGCTATCAGTCAGCGTATCAGTCGTCTTGATGACCGGAACTCCCCGGAAACCGAATGGCAACGAAGTTTTTGGAACCTTCTCCAACTCAACCTGCTCATTCATTACGATCCGAACACGCTGCGAAACGTTCGGGTATTTTCCTGTTACAACTAGGCGGCGCTCATCTGGTGATTCCTGGTCCCAATCAAATCGAACCTTTTTGTCGCCAATGAGGCGTGCAACGTATCGCTCAGAGTTCGGGCCAAGTGAGCAGTTCGGGTACCTTTCCAGAATTGCTGAATTGCCGTCGCTGTCCTCGAATGATCTGATTTGCACCTCGAACAAACCGTATGGTTGTTTTTCGTTTGTGCTTGCTCGCAGACCTGCAATCGAAACCTTGAATTTTTCGTTGGCGTAAACACCATCGTCAATTGTTTCAAAACTGAACAAGTCATACTCAGCATCACCATATGGCTGTGAGATGAAATTCGTTGTTCGTGGAGTCTGGTATCGTGTATCATATCGACCGAATAGCTGCATAAACCCGACCGGAGTTCCGGCGGATGTGCTTTTGTTCGCTGAACCTGAAACCAACGCGACAGTTGGTACAACACTTGAAATCACAGGAGCAAGTGCATGCTCGACTGCGAAATCGAGGTAAAGCAGATGCTCTTCCTCTTGGAACTTGAGTGGATCTGTGTTCAGGACCTTGCCGATGTAGTTCGCGTCGTGGGGATCGAGTGAGGCGGTCAGAATTTTGATTCCGTCATAGCCTTCATCATACGCCCAGTCTTTTCCAGACGAAGAGCTAAGAATCAGTTTGAAATATTTGTTTTGTGTCAATGGGCTGGATGGAATTGAACCGACGAGTGCCGAGTTGTACCCGGGCGCAGACTGATCAGCGTAGGTTCCTGTATTGTCTAGCGCCATCATTCTTGTGCCAGTGGCGAGCAAAACTGCGCCCCGGACGAGGTTCATAGACGATGCATTGTTGATGCTGCTATTGTCAGTAAACATCGGGTAGCCATTTGTTTCATCGTTTGCAACAGCATCATGCCGCGCGACGATGAACTGGACAAGCCCTTGACTGCCAGGCAAATCAGTATTCAACGAATCGCTGCCTGTAATTCTAAATCCTGCATTCTTGACAATTCCTGACCCGCGGGTGTTTGAAATATCGGTCGCAGTCTCATTTGCACCGGCACCGAGTAATCTCACATATGTAAGTGCTGTCCTATTGTCAAGCCACTGCTTAACAGCATATGGACCAAACCGCTTTGCGTTGAGTGTTCCAAATTTTGTTTCGAAATCAGCGAAAGATCCGACAGTAACCGGAACGAATGCCGGTCCTTTCTCAGATGTGCCGACAACACCGGCTGGCACACCCGTTGGCGCAACCTGCTGACCTGATAGGTCTATTTCCTGGTCGAAAAATCCAGGAGATCGAAATGTTTGCTCAGCCATGTTTTCTCCTTAGCTTCAAATGTTCAAGAAGCGTCCATTGTAAGTATCCTCGAGAATGCAAAAATCAAATATTTCATGCAACTAAAAAATCTCGCGATAAATAGTTTCGCCACTTCTATTTGTCCTCGTTTTGACAACATTGTACCGGCGGGTTGTTTTCCCGGTGAACGGATCAACAAATGACTCAACAGTACGCACGTTCACATCGTTCACGGCACCGCCGATCATCGCAGATTCATCTCTGTCATGTGACTTTGCATTCAGGTTTTTCGAATTATTGTACGTCACCGACTCTTGGCCGGCAACAGCCCCACCTGGCAATGGCGCAAACAATTGCCGCGAGTCATCCAGCACATAGTCACCGGGATCACCACTTGGTGAACCAACAACAACATCATCAACGATCTGTACGGATGTCATGTCCATTTCAAATGATATTTGAGGCTGCGACAGAATCGACCGAAGACGATTCGGGGCGCCGGGGTATGTTTCCCCTAGCAAAAAACCTGGCACTTTCATTGTGAACGACGTGCGAACAATCCGTTCGTCATCTGTGAAATCATCAAAATTGTTTGCTGGATCGAATGATGAATCCATGTAGGCGACGTATGAATATCCCTTTGCTGATTCAATTCTGAACGTCCTTTGCGCATAATTTTGTGCATTTGTCATGATTGCCATTACAATGTCATTCATCTGTATCACATATTGCGCCCAAATTGTAATATCATATGTTGCAGTGATAAAAGTAGGAGGTGGCATCTCAATCACTTCAAAAATATTGTTGTCTAGTTTCGGGGTGAGCAGGTTTCCAGATCTTACGTTGTCTGATAGCTCGTATTCGCCCCGGCGAGAAGCAACACGACCCGGGCTCGCGCCTTTTAGTGGAGCTTCTGTTCCATCGTTCATGAATGCTTCGCCGGTTGCCAAATCATCAGAGTTCTTGAGACCTGTCTTGTTTAGTAAACGCTGATACCTGGGATCTTTTTTCGATAGGCGTTTCTTAATGATATGCGGAACTGTGGTATTTGATGCCATACCCATTTCATTATCTTGCGTTACGTTTGTACGCATTATTGAAATGATGGGCAATATCAGGGCGCCAGCTTTGTCGCGGAGGGGCTTCTTTCTGGCTATTAATGCAAACCTCTCGCCAGATGCAAACACAATCGGTATTTTTTTCGGTTCTTTTTTATATGAATATGTTAGTGGAAGATCTTTATCGAACAAATTGAACAACGCACGATCGATGTCCTCAATCGTGCTGCTTGGGAGCTCTAGGTTGATGCCTGACGTATTGTCGCCGGCTGCAGGTGGATTACCACCTCTGTTGGCTTCGAGTTGTTCGCGTGTTGACATAGTTAACTTTCGTCGTAAAATGAAGATCCTGCGTCTGTTTCATCGCCCTTCGATGAAACCTCGGCTGGTCCTGAAATTGGCGCTGTTAGAACACCTTTTTGTTGCAGCGATCGAATATCATCTGTCGCCCCGAGTCTGTTCTCCTCGAAACCTCGTTGCTGGACAAATGTATCCTGCACTGCATCCGGATCGGTGTACTCTTCGAACGTTGGGCCGTGCGGTGTCTGTGACATCTGGCCTTTTCTTGCCTGACGACCCATCAATTTCACGCCCATGACATGTTCAATTTGCCCATAAATTGAGTTATCGTACTGGTGCTGTATTACCTCAAAGAACGTCACATCGTATGAAAAGTAATCGCCAATTTTCGTTTCAATCCCACGATCTAGTAAGTCCCTGTAATGCAGATATACCTCAATCGTATAAAACTCTTCGATTCCGTAGCGGTTGATTCTGTTCTCATCAGGTTTGTAGTCGACTCGCGCCTCGATCTCAATTGGCGGATCGAATACTTTGCTTGGAGATTCTTCATACACATCATGGATTTTCATGATGTCAGGTCTGACAGGATAATAATAAATCTTCTGCCCTACAACATCCTTGATAAGCTCTTTGTTCACATCGTTGATGTAATCTATTTCTCGCGGCGATAAAAATAACCTTGCCATGATGTTATCCTATGAAAATCGCGCGCCCATTTGGAGTTGGGATGCTTCGTAATATTTTTTGTAGACTCTCGACCGCAGCAGCTTCTACTTCGACAAGTTTCTCGTATGTAGTTGACTCTAGCATTTCTCGCAATGATGTCACCAATTTCTCTTTGTCTTCTCGGCCATGCGTCAGCAATTCCTGCCCATTGAGACTAAGATCGCCGCCTGGAATTGGGACAGATGCGAACTTTGTTCGAATCCAACCGAGTAGCTCCATCGCAAGTGCCATGGCATATTGTCTGACCCACTGACGGCCGATGGAGTTGATTTTCGAGAATTGAATGTTTCCAAACGGAATGTTTGACAGGTTTGAAACGCCGTAAATTGACGGATCATTAATGTCTGGATCCGTCGGATCAGGCTCAAACATTACCCTCATCCACAACTTCTGTGGATCGTATGACGATGGCACTGGAAATATTCGAATGTTTTGGCCAACAATTTTGTACGTGTAGTTTGACCGCCTAACCCTGTTCGACAAATCAAGCATTCCGCCACGCAAGATGTCCTCAAATACAGGTAGCACGTAAAAAACTGTTTCTGGTGTGAAAGACTCGAACGAGAACTCGTTTGCAAGATAATTCGTTGCAGATGACTGGTTGAAAAAACGATATGCAGCGTGAGGATTGAAATGAAACACTTCCATGATTTTCATTTTGCCTCCAGTTTTATTGAGGCTAGAATCGACGAGTGGGTCGCCGGCGGCATCGTTTAGCGTTTCATAGATGTTGTAGTCTTGTTGGCCTTTCACTAATGTGATTGAGCCTGAGGCTGCATTGTATGAGCCACCCAAACCCGCCTGCATCGCATACGGCTCTGCTTTCCTGAGAAAGAACTCTAGAGTCTCGCGTGAATATTTCTGCTCTTGGCCTTCTAGCGATCCTGTAGCGACGCCCAAGAAGTTTGCCAGTTGGCTCTTGGCTTGGTACTCATTTACAATTTTTCCGTATTCGAAGAGCGACTCTTCAAGGCACATCCAAATCATCTTTTTCGTTAACTCGACGCTAAGAACATCATCGCCGAGCTTTCGCTTGACAAACAGAACGAGACTGTCTGCTTCACTTTGAAATGCTAAGTCAGAATCAAAAATGCCATACGGTGTTGGGTTTAGTGTATTTAGAAAACTCGCCATAATTCGACCTCACCTATAAATATCAGTGAGGGGAGACGGCGAGCTAAAAAAGCTTCATTACTGCCATGGCTCCTGCCATTATAACTTGTATGACTGCGAAGGCAGTAACTGCTCTGACCATGAATATTTCGTGCTTATTTACTTTTTCGACGAGTGTCTTGAGTTGAGCTGGCGACGCGACTTCGTCGATCTTGTCTTTCCATGCCTTGAGTTCATCGATTTTCGATTCTCTGGCCGACAGTGTCGCAAAACTCAGTTTTAGCGCTTTCATTTCCTCAGACAGCCCGTCGATTCCAGTCGCTAAAGTTTCTAATTCCTTTAGCACAAGCTTAGAATATTCGTTCCAGTTACTTTGGTCTTTTTCTTCGGCCATGTTACACAACCTGTTGTGTTGTGATCTGTTCTATTCTGTCTATTTTCTCTGTTGCTGTTTCAGCAAGCACTAAAACGTCCATGATCCTATCGTATAGCTTCGCTTTTTGCAGATATTGATTTTCAAGTTCCGTGATCGTATCAATCATTTTGCGAAGGTGAGTGAACTGTCGTGCTGCTTTGAACTCACACCTGGGTTTGACTATTTTTTCTTGCATTGAATTGACTCTTGTGTTTTCTTTCAGCATTAACTATAAGTATTGAGGAATTCGTAAAATAGTCAAAACCGTATCCGGTGGTGGTATCTATTTTGAGCGAGTGAGATTATGCTTTTGTGCTAGCTCATTGCATAGTTTTTCTCGTTCGTGGTATGAAAAGTATTTCACGACAGTTCGGAGGTGCTCAGCATTCTCATCGACCATTTTTATAGCGATTGGGTGTGCTTCCGCATGTGAAAGAACGAAAAACTCGTTTGCCATAATATCTTCGCAGACCTCATGAATTTTCTTGTTGCGGACTTTCGGATCTGGTGCTGCTGGGGTTACGACCTTGGGAGTCACAACTTTAGGAGCGACAACAACAGGTTTTGGTGTTTCCGCTTTTACTACGACAGGCTTCGGAGCTGCTGGCTTCGGAGCAACTGCTTTGGGCGTTGTCTTTGTCGTTGTTGTTGATTTTGGTTTTGTATCTTTAGCCATGTGTTTCTTCTCCATTGAAGTTCAAAAATAAATATCTTGCTGAGAGCGAAACGTATATTTATATGCATGTCACGTAGCGATCAACAATTTGAAACATTCGTCCGGTCAGTCCTCAAAGAGATCCGGGATGAAAGAAAAGGAAGTCGTGTGCTCTATCGCATTGATAAACGACCTGTCCAGGTTAGGCCTGAGCGTCGAGGTGAGGGATGGAGCAGAGACTGGTTAGCAGGTCGGGAAGACGGCGGAATCTTTATGTCGACCAATCCGCGAGGTATTCGAGCCAACCATCACATTGTTGGTCACGTTTATGCTTATCGCGTTCCTGAGTGGGCTATCGCTAAGAGCGGTGGCTTACATCGTTTCGACTGGGGAACTGAGGTTCTTATCAAAAATGACATCTGGGAAAAAATCAAACACACCGGGGAACTCAAATTTTTGGGTAAATCAATGTCAGACGATAAACTTGACATGGATGCTTGGTATGGTGATGGTTCAGCATGGGAAAGAAGGGAAGCTGATGATTTCAGAAGAAGACAGAACAAAGATCCTGCCGTAAAATTTGAGGTAGAGTTACGGCGCATGTTGGGTTCTGCAAAGGCTGCACACCAAGATCCGGAGCATAGCCTGCTAGGCGTCCAGATGTTATCGTTGCGTGACAGGAGGCATCGCTTTTCGATTGTCAATCAGGCGATCAAAACGGATCACCGATTCATTATACCAACAGAGTTGCCGGCATGGAAAACATTACGGGACATACTTCGAGATTCAATCGCTGAAGATTCTTAGATGATCCTGTCCATTCCTTTAATTCTAATCTCCGCAGTGGCTTCAAGATCGCATTTATCGCAACCCGTCATAAACACAACAACCTTGTTTCCCACTTCATCGCTGGCATAAACAGGAATCCCGTCTAAAGTCCCGATCACTGGCCATTCTGTTTTCGCCGTGCAGCAACTGCAATGATGGTATATTCCGCGAAACCAATGCGTTGCCTCAAGGACATTTTGAATATCACGTGAAACAATGATTCCCGATGTCATCCCTGTTATACCGTTGTCTGTTATTTTCCGCCATGCGTCGTGGACAGCCTCGGCCAAAATCGAATACCACTCTGTCACAGTTCCATAAAACAATGGGCGTGCCTCCTCGTCGGCGCAATCCTCACCTGTCTCTTTTAAGACATACCTTCCCGGCATTCGATGCCAATATGTCACGTAGTCAGGCGGTCGGCTTCCATCAAGAATTTTGCGCATAACTGCTGGGTCTGGTGTCGGATATGGTTTTATCATTTATTTTACCTCTGTATGAAAATATTATACTATGATTCAAGAGGAAATAAAATTATGAAACACAAAACAAAACATAAGATAATCACGCCGGCGGATCTTCCTGATTACGAAGAAATGGGTGAACTGTACACTGATATGAATGACTTCCTGGGCAAAACACCGATGCTGGGGACACATATCATGCAATCTGAGTTGCCGTCCTGTCTTGTTTTTTATGTTGCTGGTGATTCCGTGCAAAGTGTTGCCGTAAGCGTTTCATCGCACAAAGACGAAATGCTATCGCTTGAAGAGCTTGTTGAAAGACAGAACGATGATGATTTTTACGTTGTGTATAAAAACAGGGTTCCTAGCGCAACGTTCAGCCCGCGTGGTGCCCCGATCGTGGATCCAAGTAAATGTTATCGATTCAAGAAAGTCCCTGTCTACAGAGACTTTAGCATTTAGCCAATTGGCACCAACGCTCTGTCAATAGATTCCCATCACGCTCAGCAGATTCTTTCTGTGGGCTTAATGGGCTTTTGATATTGATTTCAGCGTTCTGCAGCTTGTCATAAATCGCTGCCTTTCCAGCTTTACCGCCAATTGATTTGTCGTCAAGTTGGGGCATATCCTCTCGGGCGGGCGCTTTCGTGTTGCTTGGCACAGTTGCCAGGTTTGCCGAAATCTTCTTGATGATTTTCACGATCACTTCTTTAGGATCAGCACCTGGTTTGAAGCCTGCCCATTTTGCAATGGTCTTATCTTTTGATGAGTTCGAAACCATTTCATCGTTTAGCATTGGGCCGGGGGCTCGACGGTCTACCTGGCGTCCCACATTTGCTGCCATCATCTTTTCAATTTCGCTCGATGACTTGCCCAGAATGTTGTTTGCGATCTTTCCTGATGCTGTTGGCATATCCTGGTTTGGATCTTTGTGTGCTGCGATGGCAAGTTGAGCTGCGGCGAGTTTCTGGGTTGTGTCTCCAGGAAGCTCTAAATCTTCGGCGCTGATTACACCATCCGGTCCACTGATTGCCCATACACCTGACCATCTATGGTGCCCATCGATCACATCATCGCCTGATACGGTAATTGAGCCGGGAGCGTCTGTTGTGTTTGAGGAGATTGCTTTTGCAAGAGCCTTTGCACTTCCCAATGGAAACGCCGCCGACTTCATCATGTCAATTTCTTTCTGTGTAGGTTTGAAATCCCGAATTTGTCTCATTGCTGGTTTTGACACTTTCGTCGTGTCGTCCGCTTTGACATTGTCGTGAGTGCCATGAAGGGCAGCCTTCAACTCATCCGGGTCAGGATGGTTGTCTACGAACGATCGTACTGCACCGGGTCCACCCTTGGCAGCCTTGGCAATATCGTCAGTCACATCCTCAAAAAGGACATCAACAAGTTTTGGATAACGATATGCCATTAGTAATGCGAGTACCGTTTTGTTTCAATTGCCCTTAGCTCCCTGGCAAGGGTAAGATAACCTAGCGTATCTGCTGGCCCCGCGACTACTTCTAGCAAGGCAAGTTCAGCGAATTCGCCACCCTCATCATCACCCAACTCATCAGCCGCATCGGCCATTACAATTTCAAGAAAATTCTCAACCTGATATTCAAGTGCAGATCGTGTTTCAATGGGGGTGTGCATGGCTAGCGCTCGTTTGCCGACGCGTCCTTCGCTCATTTTTGATTTTTCTTTACGGATTGCTTTCCGTAATTGGTTTTCTGTTATTTTCATGATACCTGTGTCCTTTCCTGTACGCCCTAAACACGCCATTGGTAGGTTACCTAAGCGTAATGTAAAGAAGCTGCCTAGTATGCATCGTGTGATTGCTCGTATCCATCATCCCGAACTTGCTGCAGGGCGTATCTGAATTCTTCTTCTATGTCGGAATATGACAGACCGGTCGACAGTCCGCCCGTAATCAATGTTTTTAGATCTTCCGCAAAGAAGTTGCTTGTTTGAAAACGACCATCTGGACTTTTCATTTCTGCCAGTTTTGATTTTTCGTGGCGGATAACATTACGTAGCTGGTTTTCTGTAATCTTCATTCTGATGCTCCGTTACGATCATAAATATCATGTCGGGTCGCTTTATGAATATATTTTATCACACCAGCACGAAACTTACACGGGCCCAACTTTCTTTGCAGGAACAGTTTTTCCGCGCCACATGGTGCCGTAGGTTTTGTTGCGCCTGTTCGGTGGGATACGGTCGCCATAAGAGTTGCTTGCAGCCAGGAATGGGGTGTGAATATGCCTCACCACCGGCCCATCATAATTCTTGTATTGTGCCATCGATGCTTTATCAACAAGCACGATGTTGTTGAACTCTTCGATGAATTGGCCAACCATGATGTCAAACCAAACAGTAAGCCCGTCCATGCGACTGAATTCTTCAGATTGAACTCGGTGCTCATAATCAGTCAGAGAGAATTTTGTCCTCAACCTTGATGTTTCTGCGCAGCCCACACCTTCTTCATATGGGGTCTCCATTGCTTTCCATTCAAAATCGACGCCGTCAAAAACTCGCCTGATAAGCGGAAACACATTTTGTTGGGCCAGGTTGAACGCTTCCTGATTCCACGTTCTTGGACACGAACGATGTCGGGAATGCATATCTTCAATTTCGCGCAGAATTAGTTTCGATTGATTCTCAAAAAGGATTGCGTAATTGAGAGCTTTTTCCTGAGACAGGTTGTCCAGGATTTGGGTGTGACTCCACTTACTGATGAGATGCTGGTGATGCTGACTTAACACGGCGGGTGTCACAGTAACATCGTCATTGTTAGATTCATTTAGCATGTTAGCTGACATTTTATTCCTGGGTCGACATCGTATTTCCCGATCGGGGTTTTGAGCTGCGTATGAAGATCTGCAAGCGTCTTGTTTGCAAGTGCTTCACCATATGCCGACGCGACCTCTCCTATCGGTAATGTGCCTGCTTTCGTTAGCTTTAGTCCGGGTGGTCCACCGACAGATGAGCAAACCACGCGCTCATCTTTGAATGGGTATGGCATTGGGTCGATTACTTTTCTTGCTGGTTGCCATGGTGGGTAATCGACTTTGGGCTCCCCTTTGAGCTCCTCCATTGTCGGTGTTACCTTTGTCAAGACCAACGCTAGGTGTGCCTTTATCATTCGTACCTGTTCTGGTTTTACGTCGTCCGTATCAGAGATTTCAAAGAATCCCTGGAGCCAGTATGCAAAATCTCTTGCTGTCATTTCGTTCTCCTGTTATAGTCTTGGTTCGATTTGTTCTGCTGCCAATAACTCTACGGCTGTGTCGGCAAACTCAGCGAACCAAAGAACCTGATCCCAGCATTTTCGATGTACATCAGCCCGAAAGAATGCGATTGGTTTCAAAATGCTGGGTGAATGCTCAGCAATGATGATATTTGGTGTAATGTCAATATACGCCGCGAACTTTGTTGCATTGGTTAGGGGCTGGTACGATGCTACTTTGCGTACGATGTGAAAAGGAGCCAGGGCGAATTTTGTTAGGCGGTTCATTCGTCGTCCTCGTCAATGTACTCTATTTTGTTCATCCCGAGACGTTCCATCATGCTGTCTATAAGTTCGTCGGCACCCTCTTCGATTGGAATCGCTGGGATGTGAAATTCTTGATATAAAAGGCTGTGAAATTCTTGATGCGTTTTGCATTCGGTGTATGGTTTTAAGTCTTTTCTTTCTATAACAACGCCGGGTGCATTGAGCCTACAATATTTTGTGGCTTCGTACGCTTCATCGCTTGTCGCATAACCCGCACCTAAAATATGACCAAACTCCCAAACGGCTGCGCGCAAATCCCACTCTGGATTCATTTCCCAGCGAGGCATGTCTCGTGAAACAACGAAAAAATTGCCTGTGGATGCGGCCGCATCTTGGTACGATATTTCGCTAGCATATACTTCTGCGCGTGTCTTGGACATATCGCATTGAGAAGGCCAGGAATGACCCACCGGCCAGTGATTATTGCCTCCGAAAGCTTTTGCGTATTGTGTGTTCCATTCTTTGACGCACTCGTCGGCACCACCACCGTGGTCCAAAGCGCCTTGGATAAACCCTTCCAAATTCATATTGCGGATTTCTTCAGCGATTGCTTTGACATTGCTAATCACCGGGCGTAACTTCGTCGAGAACGCAATATCCGTACCTACAACGCGAAGCGTCAACAAAAACATGGGCTTACTCATCACAACCTCCGTTTAGAGATTATATGATGAATGAGCTGGATGTATTATGTTACGAAATCTAAGTGGGTGTATTTCCTGGGTGCACGCTTATTTAGCATCCCCTTACCTGCGTTTGCTGCCATGAACTGAACGAATTCTTCTTTCGTTCCCGGGCTGTCATTGTGGCTAAAATCGATGTTCATTAAGCTTTCATCAGCGTAATCTTCTGATGGGAAACGGGCCGGCGGGGAAACCCTTACATATGACTTGTATGGTTTGTAGCCCATCGTCTTCAAATCTTCCGGTGTCAGCGTTTCCATCCAGAGTTCACCAGACATAAACCTGAGCCAGGCCTCCGTTTTGTTTCCACCTAAGGATTCCCGAATGAGATGCCTGAGTTTGGATTCTGTGATTTTCATTCGTAATCCTGGTACACCGTGTTTTGGCTTTGTTGGCCGTCTCTTCGTCTGCCGGCCACAGATCGACGAACTGCTTGAATACATTTATCAACAATCGTCGCGGCCTGATAGTGTCCTGCTTCTTCTAGTTTCCATATTGCACTGCCGAGACTTTGTATCGCCTCACTAACTAGTCGAGCTTTTTCGTTTGAGGAGGTTTCTTTTACCAGCTTCCTGAGTTGAGATTCTGTGATTTTCATTGATGCCTACCTTTGTATTTTCTTGTCGCTACAACCGGTTCTGCAAATGTAAGGACTGTCTCATACGTCGTTCTATTCCCAGAAAAGCGAGCCAATGACCAAGAATTGCCGGAGGAATCCGTCCATGTATGTTTCGATTTAGTCCAGTTTCCGGCGGGATGATGGTCATCCGAAGCACCTGAGTGTTTGAAACCTAACGCCTCCATCGCTTCCACCAGTTGCCAGTCAAAGAAATTCCGCAGTGTCTTCGACCATGAAACACGGGTCGCCATTCCAGGAACAGTGTCATCAACATCAGTCGATCGTCCGTTTCCTCCAGGGATTCCCGCTTTGATCGCAGCGAGCTGTTTTTCCGTTACTTCCAAACGCGTACGACTATTAAAACTGTCAGAAACAGTGATGTACCTCTTTCGCGATGATTGCTCAGATAGCAGCTTCTTCACGACAATTTTTAGTTGTGATTCGGTGATTTTCATTGTGACCTTCCTATCAGGGTCAGGGCAATCGCCCGAATGACAGGCAGCTTCCCAACTTGTTCACCGTGTGTCGCGAGCTCTTTCGCAATTGCTTGACAAAACTCTTTCTTTCCCAACAGGCTTTCGATGGCTTTTTGTTCGTCTGGGCCTAACTGATTGAATAGCTGTTCTGCCCGATCGGTTTTGCCTTCAGCTTGCTCTCGGATTAGTTTCCTGAGCTGTGTTTCTGTGATTTTCATTGGTTCTCCACCGCGGTGTCGATCGCACTACGAACAGCATCGGCTCCGATTTCATGACCGATGGAAGCCAGAATAACCTCGGCGCGCTTTAGGAACTCCAGTGCCCTGTCCATCTCATGATCCCAAGTGAAATCTGATGTTTCATTTTGGCCCCAGTCTGAGACGTGCGATTCTTTTATCAGTTTTCTGAGTTCTGATTCTGTGATTTTCATTTGTGCCTCGTATATGTATCACTAAATATCTAATTGCACCCGAAATTACATAAATATTATACCACACATACACGAATATTACATGCCAAAGACGAAGGGCTCCCAGATTTCTCCAGGAGCCCTTCAAACGTTTAGCTAACCGAAGCTAGCCAGTCACACAGACATTGGGTCATCAAGATCGAGACCCTCAGCATTGTAGTCCATCCAGTACAAATCAGAATCGTCGGCCTCAGACTGAATGTAGTTCATTATCTCATCCTTGCTATGACCTGTTTCATGTTCCGCTTCGGCCCATGGGATTATGCCTGGTGATGGCGCGAGATTGTGGAGCGTTATCCAGAGATCACGACGCGAATGTTTTTGCTCTCTGATGAGTTTCCTGAGATTTGATTTTGTGATTTTCATTGATGTCCCCTATTGTATTTCTAATTATCTGCTTAGAATCGAATCACACAAAATTCCTTATCGTTCTGAAAGCTCCAATCGATTGCCGCTTGATATTTCAATGGGTCGTTGTCATTTTCCTGACCTTTGACTTCGTAAAGCATTGAACCTGAGAGTGATAGGAAGTCTGGGACATAGGTTCGCTCGACGCCGTTTGGGTCTTTGTATGGGATGCGGATGTCGTGTTTCTTGGTGACTGGCTCGCCCCGAGATACACATTCGTCCAGGAAACGGGACTCCCACCCGGAGTGCATGTATTCTTCTTGCTGTGTGAACGGGTTGAACTTCCACTCGGTCTTGAATGGCGCCTGCGGCCCGATGACGCCGTCCTCTAGCAACTGGATGGCACGTTCGCTGTATACTTTTTTCATTTCTGGATTGTTTTGCCACCAACGTTTTGATGCAACTGATTTCTTCTTCTTTACATCCTGCCTTGCGGCGGTTTTATGGCCGGCAAGTCTTTGCTTCTCACGGTACTCGTCAGTTCTTAGCACCTCAACCCTTTTATCATAATCCTCGTCCCACCTTTTTTGAGCCGCCTTACTGTAACGCTCTTTTTGCTCAGATGTTCTTACCTTTCCAAAGTTTGGACTGTCGGCTCCTCGTTTTCCATACATTCCATTATTTTTGCCTTTGTTACTGTGTCCACGAAGATATTCAGGAAACCCGCCCTTCGCCCATTTGAGTTTCGTATTGCAGCCGCACTTGCATACCGGCCAGATGTTGTTATGTTCTGTACGAACTTGATATGCCGGCCATTCAATTTTATGCTCTTTTCTTACGTGACGAGCAAGAACATTGTTTGAATTTGCAACAAGCTCGTCGCAAATCTTACACTTTATTGTGAACTCGACGACAGGTTTTGCATAAATCTCTTTTGCGATATCCTTATGCCAATAACCAACATGAGCACCGACGGATCTCGGCGTATTTCTCAACATCTTGTCGCAGTACTTGCACTTTACTTTTTCTATTTGTTTTTCCATCATACAATAAATATATAGGAAATGAATGAATTGTATAGGAAAAAGATGGTTAAAAAGGAAAAGGCGCCCTTTGTGGGGGCGCCTTTCCAATCATCTAGTGGTAACTAGATGGTCAACCTAGATAACGTTCATGTCAAGACATGTCACAGTTCCGTAGAAATCGTTACGGACCATTTTCTTACCGTACCGAGTCATCACGCCCTTTCGAGGAGTGAAGTCTTCCGGTGCGAAGATGGTAGGAGTCACGATCAGCGGGACGTAAGGAGCGTAGACGTATCCTGTCTCCAGGTAGCTTCCGCCCTTGTATCCAACCAGAATCTGGTTGCGTGGGAAGTAAGGGTCCTTGTAAACCGAGAATCGATTCGACAGGGTACCAACCTTCTCAGCACCGATAACCATCGGGCCAACCTGTCCGTCAGCGTCAAGCGAGAAGCTTGGCTTGTACAGGATTGAAGACTCGAAGATTGTTGCAACATCCGGGCCGACAACGATGAAGTTAGCCGAACCACGTAGCGTCTTACGATGAATCTCGTTAGCAACGTCGATGATGGTCTCGATAAGAGTCTCGTACCACTCTCGAACTGTACCGGTGAATGCCGGGCCAGGTGTCAACGAGTTTGTACGGTTGACTTCGATACCAGTCTGCTTGTTGAGGAACTTACCTGGGCTACGTGACCAGTAGAAGCGCGCAGCTCCAGCCTGTGTCAGCAAGTCATTCAAGATCTCTCGGTCAAGCTCCATTGCGATCTGCTCGGACAGGATGTGTGTCAGCTCAACCTCAGCGTCAAGGCTGTGGTAAGCGTTCAGGTCCTGTGCCATTTCTGGCGACCAGCGGGCACGCAACTTACGAGTCTCAGCCACAACAGCGATTGACTCGATCTTGATGTCGATTTCTGGGATTGCAGGTGATGGGTCGACCGCGAAGTCAGACTCGAACGAAGGAATGACCAACGTATCACCAGTGTTTGCAGCCGAATCGAGTGCAGCAGCCAATGGCTTAGCAAGCACGGTTGCAGGAGCAGCGAGGCCGCCCTGGTTAGCACCAGACACAATCATCAAGAGCGCTGCGTTAGCATCGCCTGCCTTGACCAAGCCGTTAGGCGTGAAGTTTGTGCCGTCCCAGGTTCCCATCTGGTTCAATCGACGGATGTTAGCTGTGCTACCACCCTGGATTGCGTTACCATTGGTGTCGTTTCCAACAACCTTGTATGGGGCCACTGGAGCCAACGAGAAGTCCTTAGACAACGTAAGGTCAGCATCACCGAAGAGCGTACCACCTGAAGCCAACGAAACCACGAGTGCGTGATATACAGCAGAACCTGTAAGAGCACCCGGTCCGCCACCAACTGGTGCCGCGTTGTTCTCGATTGCGTTTGTGATTTGCGGGTCGTACTGAAGCAACTTGCCGTCAGAACCTGTTGCAGCCAATGTTTTAGCATTGCTGAACACTGTTCCGGAACCGAAAGCACCTGATGCCGACAATGAAACTGCAGCAGTCACACCGTAAACTCGAGAGTAACCCGAGCCAGCAAGGTCGTACTGACCACCAACGCCCTGCGAACCAGACTGAACGCCTTTACCCGCTGGGCTGTTGTAAATTGACGAACCTGAAGAATAAGGTGTCGCCGCGCCGACCGAACCTGCCATGTTTCCACCGTAGGTGTAGTCCATGTAGAAGAGCAGTCCGGAAGGAAGGCTCATTGGCTGGATCGAAACAAGGTCGTTCGCAATCAATCCACCGAAGACTCGGCGAACCAATGGGAATGCGATGTTTGTGAAACCACGAAGGTCACCAGACGAGGTTCCGTTAGCGCCACCGGTCGAAATCGATGATGCTTCCTTGATAACCTGGCCAGCCTGACTTTCGAGCAAGCGCGCCATGTTCTCTCGTTTCGTGCCGTCAAGGCCGCGAAGAAGACCAGTACGGTTCCACTTCTCGATGAGTAGTTTGTTTTGCGAGCCGACGTGACGTTTTTGAATCCCCTCGGTTAGCATTTCTAGATTAAATGTAGACATTATATGTTCTCCTTTGAACTTAAGTATTGTTGTCTATGACTTTCGGCAAAATTATTTGCCGGGAAGACCTGCTAGGACTGCCCATCGACCTGCATCAACGCCACTTTTGGCAGGTTGTCCTGACCGGGTTGATCTGGAAGACGACCCGAGAGTCCTTTTTCCTTCACTCAGCATGTTGCCACCTTGGCCCCTACGAGTGAGTGACTCGGAGAGTGATTTGTAAAGCAGTTTTGCCTCACGGAGCGTCTTGGCATTATCGATCGCCTCAACAATTGCTCGCTGTTGTTTTACGGTTAGACCCTTGTTCTGGAGCAACTTGTTAGCAAACAAGAGCTTCGCGTTGAACATGTTCATTTCAACCAGTTGTTTCTTCAACTTGGTTGCCGCTGTTTTGTATGTCTTTGCTTCTTTCATAGCACGTGAGTGGCCTCGCGATGGGCGAGCTGGACGTCGCCCTCGACCTTCAGCAACTCGACGACGACCAGCTCGTCGTCGACGACTTTCAGCAACACTACCAAGCTCATCCGCTAGGACGTTGATCAGTGTGTCTTCATCGATTTCAATCACGTCACCGAGAATCTTGCCATCACCAAACTGGTCGGCCTCATCTTCAGCGGCTTCGCGAACCATTCGGCGTAGTTTTGAACGACCACGTGACTCTCGGATCTTGCGACCATTACCATTTCTCATGCGTGAAAGCTCCTTACGAAGAACCGACTCATCGATTTCGTATACTTCATCCAAGTCGTCAGACTCTTTCAGTCCGCTCCATGCAGACTCCTCAAGGTCAACGTCCAATTCTTCGACATCGTCGAACCCTTCTTCGCCACCTTCCTCATAGTCCATTTCGTCACCACCTTCGCCAGCAATCTCAAGGTCAAGACCAAGAGCAGAGCCTAGACTCTGTAGCGCAGCAGTTGCAGCGTCGACGTCAACATCGCCTGTTGGGACGCCTTCTTCTTCGACATCCAAATCAAGCTCTTCGCCCGAATCCTCGAGCCCACCATCAAGAACCTCAACGTCCTCTCCAGTTTCTTCCTGCTCGTTCACGGCGTCGTCCGCATCTTTCTTCTTCGATTCAGCGGCATCGCCCTCGAAAAGAAAGTCGAAAATGTTCTTTTTGTATTTACTTGACATTTCTCTCATCTCCTTAATGGTAGAATTCAGCTTTGCATGAAGGCGCCGATGACCCGTTCCACTCAATTTTACTTCATTCTGCAAGGACACAGCGTCCTTAACACATGACATAAAACCCAGTTCTAATCGTTTTCTTTTAACGGTTGATAGTTTGCTCTCTCGGAGCACGCTCACCACATCGCCGAGTTTCTTAACTCGCTTCGATAGGGCGTCGATTTTTTCTTCAAGACGGCGTGGGGCGACGAAGTCCTTATTAATAAGGGAAGCAAGAACGTTTGCGCCGGCTTCACCTAGCATCATTTCGTCGTGTGACTCTGATACGTTAATGTTTACGTCGCCTGCGGCGTGAACTGAAACAGAACCTGCCTGCGTGACTGCCTCTTGCGACGCAGCATCTTCGAAATCAACTCCGACATCTGGCATTCCGTCGAGCATGGATTCTAGATCGTAATCGTCTTCCATTCCGCCCATCGCGCCGTCGCCGTCTTCATCAGAATCATCATCATCAACTTCGTCTTGTTCGAACAAGATTCTGTTGTTGATCATTTCCCTGATTTGCGGAGTTATCGTTTCCATAATTCGAGCCTGTGCAGCCTGTTCGGCTGCGTCTCGAATCTTTCGCGCGTCTAGCAATGCTTCGTCATATACTGTTGACATCCATAACCTCTTGCAACTAAGTATTCGGTAACTTTGGAAAACTAACTTTCGTCTTCATTTTTTACCAAATCTTGCACTGAATAAATATGCTCTTCATTTTCAAAATCATCAGAATTTTCTTCTGCTGCAGGAAATGATTCCGGTGGAGCTGATGCCCAACCCCTCAATGACCCTGTCCGTTTGTAATTAGAACCAGCCACACCGCCACTAGCACTCACGCCAGCATCATAGTTTGCCATCTCAATGATAACCTGTTCACAATCCCAGAAGCAGCCACACAAGCTATCTGTGCCTTCAGAAAAATAGTATGGATTCGGGCGGGAGCTGATGTGAAAACTGTCTGATGGGATAAACCCGGCACCCTTATTTGTAACAGCGTCGACGTCTAATTCGTCTGCGTCAGGTGCGTCTTTGTAAGGATCATCTTCAACGTATGGAAATGATGAGCCAGATTCTTTCTCGTCATGAAATTGGGGTTCAAGCATGCCGAAGCCCAAGCCGGTTCTGGCGTCGGGTTTCGACATTGCTTCGTGGAGTTTGTCAATAATCATTTTTATCAACTATTCCGATTGTCTATAGACGATCTTTTATCTGCTTAGCGGTGTTGGTTGGGTTTCGTGCAGGCTCAGCTTTCGTTCCATCAGATGGTAGCGAAACGCTAGCACCGGAGAATGGTGCACTTGGTGTCTGCTTGTTAACGAATCCTTCTGGGGCTGCGGCCATTGTAGATGGGTTGACACTTCCTTCACCAGGAGAAACAGGGTTGGGAACGAAAGGTGTTGCCGGAAGACCAGCGGCACCCGTCTTTACGCCATTCATGTCAGGAAGGTTTGTTGTCTTATCATTATAGTCAAGATGGAATTGTCCGAGACCGTAAGCCTCATCGTTGACATTTCCTTTCACGACGTTGTTGATGAACCACTTTCGGTATGCCGCAGCATCCGAAGTATCAATATCATCCTTCTCGCCGCCGACCTTGATTTTCGTTGGGGAGTAACCTGGAAGTGGAGAGCCCTTAAAAATAGATGTTAGAGCTGTAGCGTTTGCTTTGCCCATTGCACCTTCCGTGTTTAGGTTTCCACGATATCCCAACTTCTTGTCGGGCTCGATAGTAACCTGCTCTGATTTTTTAATGACTTCAATCGCCATGATATTCCCCTTCTAGCTTAACCAAGTTCTTAGATTCGGCGACCAATTCGACGACGCAACTTTGATTTCTGCTCGCGCAATCGCTTGAGACCGCGAACCATCTTTGCTTCCTTGATCTTCAGTGCCTTGATAAAGTCAAGATCCTGCTCAAGCGTACCGGCCAGTGCGTCAGCATCAACTTCGTCAGCATTGACATCTTCTGCTTCCTTCTTGCCCTGCTCGATCGTTTCTAGTTTTAGTTTCCTAGCCTCTTGAATGATAATCTTCTTCAGGAAGCCAGGTGTAATTCGTCGTACTCTCTTTGCCATAAAATTCTCCTTCGCCTTGTGGGCTCTTGTCTAAATATGCTTATGGAAGTTTTTTAGTCGTCGAACGCTCTAAAACTTCGCTCCAATTCGCCGCGGCATCACCAAACAACGCATTGATGTCAAGACCGGCGGCAGCCTGGTGTTGAACAGGAGGTTGAGGCCGCCTTGTATACGCTGCCTCCGGCATGTTTTCCTGGACCATGCCATATGCATCTCGAGGGCCCGGCAAAGATGGTGCTGACATCCGAGGGACCGACGGCACATTTGTTTCGTGTTTCATTCGTTCGCGGTACGTTGTATTCGCCGTCTCATTCAAAATACTTTGAAGCATCACATCATCGGTTGCCATCGTTGCCAAGTTTGATGTGGTATCATTTCCACCAAAACGTTGCTGGAAAGACTCGTCCATTTGATCAAAAATGGATGTTCTTTTCTGCTGACGTTTTGGTTGACGCCGCTGTTGGCGTTGTGGGCGTCGCAATTCTTGCACAGGTTCTCGGCGACGTGAGCCCTCAGTTAGACTTTGCTGCGGAACGCCGAGCCCCTCACTTAGAAGTTCAACGAGGCATTCCTTGATGAGACCCTTCAACGACGCCTTTGTCATTTTTGCCATTATCCTACTCCTACGACACCGTTTGAACCTGACATTGTAAAGAAGTTCTTGCGGGGTATTGTTGTTAAACCGGCGACAATTGACACAATGTTTGGGTCTGTTCCGGCGTCTTTTCTTACGAAGACTTCATCGCACTTTAATTCAAGACGTGGTGTGTTACTCATCGCCAAGACCAAAAAATAGTTTGATTCAGTTGGGTTTGCATTGACACCGTTTTCAGTAAACCCAACACGAACGGGTGTTGAACCCGAATTGAAAATCGTGACGTGCCTTGCCACGTATGGAAACGTGAACTTTTGTGGAGCTGTGTCCACCATAGATGCTGATGAGCTGACAAACGGTACTCCGGCTGCCTGATATTCGCTGACCATTCCGTGGCCAGGCGGTGCATATTGTTGACTCATTTACCACTCCAAAATGTCATTGAAGACTCTATCGATTCGGTCTGATTTCGTAAAGTGACGGTTTAGATCCGCCCTTGTAAAGTCGCGGCCTTCTTTCATCATAAATGCGCCCGGTGTTGAGGGCTCACTAACGAAGTCCCAACAAATTAGTTGGAAGTCGTCCTGGACAACATCATAATCACCCTCTCTACTTGTTGATCCAACGCCGCGTGAAGAGATGCCTAATGTTACACCCGATTCTACAAGACTTTGCAGGATCTTTCCGCTTGGCGTGTCTAGCAATTCGACTAGACCGAAACATGTTTTGCCGTCCATCCACGCCTTACGAATGATATGCGACGAATTTTTTAGCTCTACAACAGATGAATCAGGATGATCGCATTCGCCGAGGGCACGGTTCTCTTTAATAAACTTCTGATAGTTTCTCACCTCACGGGAAAGAATTGACTCTGGGTACACGCGGCCGTTTTGGTTCAAGGTGTCTGCTTTTTGCAGAATACCCTTCATCACAATCTTACCGCCGTGCTGTTCACGGCTTTCCTTGATTTGATCTGCTGTATAATCGAACTTCAGCCATTCTGTTAACAGGTTTCTACTTTTGCTCATTTTTAATCTCCATTTCCTCGAGTAGGTGAACCAAGTGTAGTGTTTTCGCCACCGTATCATCAGATTTTGCCTCTGACAGCCTTTCGATTCTAGTTTTTACGTTATCGATTTTTTCGAGTAGGACGTTATTGTCACACGTTTTTTTGAACTCATTGACAGTTATGAGAGCTTTCTTCTTAATCTCGCAAATGATTGTACTGAAATTGTTTTCGTCGCCAAGGATCGCTGATTCCAAAACGGCCTGCTGTTGTGTGCTCAGGTGCTCTTTATATTTTTCTTCGAATTTCTGGAACATCAGCTTACGAACAAGCGGGTCTGCTTCGAATGTTTCTTTCAAAACAGCAGTCGACGTGCGTGCCAGGTGCTCAACAATTTGTTCTTCGTATTTTGCCTTATTCGTCAATGAAAGAGAATCCATGCCTCGCCACTCATTGAGCATCGTCTGGACTGTTGCATACAATCTATAACTTTCGATCTTAATGTCGTAAAATCGTGCTGATTGTGAAAGGCCGTGGTTTATGTCCTTGATCAGATTTGATTTCTCTTTCCGAAGTTTTTGCGAGCTGTGAGTTATTGCTGATTTCTTGCTCTCGAGCAAAATACGTTCAGCCAAGCTCCGAGAGCCGACAGGGAGGTTCACCAACGCATTGAAGAGCCTAAACTCTCGGAAGAGCTCAGAGTCTTGCTTAAAATGCTTCGTAATAATCGCAATTGCTTTCTCTGCTGATTTCTTGTCGCGCGCTATTAGCGAGCTGGCAACGTATCTAATCAGCTGCTCGTGTATTAGACCGACATTGCGTTTTTTGTTGTGCTTTGTCATTATGATCAATCCCCTGTGTTCAAATTCTCATTCAACAGATCTTCAGATAAAAGTTCCGTCCTATTACTACTTATCGAGTTTCCCATTGACGTGAACATTCTTTCTAAACTTCGTGTCATTTTTGGTGCCATAATTGAATTTCTTCCTTCGGACTCGCCTAGGTTGAACAACGACTCTGCATCGAATGGTTTATTTAGCGAATCCTGTGAACGCCCTGCTTTACCTACACTCACCATCTTTCCAAAATCGGGCATGTGTGTCTGCTCAGCACCACCTTTGACTTTTCTGTTTGGCTTGATCGGTCCACCAAAAGCATTTTTGATTTTCTTTGCGGCCTTTTCAGGGGCGTCGATGTCATCAATTGATAAATTCAGTCGGTCATCGTCTTCATCACTTTCAAGCTCAAACTCGTTTCCCGTCCCGGGAAGTGCAGTTAATAATGAACCGCCTGGCTTATCACCAGCGAATAGGTCGTCAGCGCTGTCTGCCGGACCGTCATCCATCATCTCATCACCGCCGGCGGCGGGTGCATCATCGGCTGGTTCGCCAGCTGCTTCGACCTCCATATCCTCAAGTTTATCTGCAATCCGGCCCGCTTTGATTTCTGCAATTTGTGTTGGTGTCAAGCCGAACACATCACGCCTGACGTAATTCCTATCAACAACACTTTCTGGAGCGCTATTGGCGATATCAAATCGAGTTCGAATCAGCTCTAACTTCTGTTGTTGAGCAACCGAGCTTGGGTTTGTCAATTTCAAATCGAAGTCGGCCAAATCTTCCTCGGCAAACCCGTGACAGTAAAGGTGAATCATTGCCAGGGTATTGAATTCGGCAATGATAGTCTTCTGGATTTTTGCAATTGTACGACTAAACCTGATGTCTTCCATTGCCAGTGTCGCTTTGGAGCCCACATCCTCATCATATCCAAGATATGCTCTCGGGATTTTCAGTGCGGAAAACAGTTTCTTCTGGATGTATTCAACATCCTCAATTGCTGCTGCGTTGGAACCTCCGGCTAAGGTGTCGATCCTTGTTCCTGATTCTTGGCCTCGAACTGGCAGGAAATAATCCTCATCAACGCTGTATGGGTTGTAGCGGTAATCCATCTTGCCGTTATTCTTATCGATTGCAGGCTGGCGCTTCAGGCTCGAGACGGCGCCTTCCATGAAGTTCTCGATTTCATTCGGTGGAATGTTACCCACATCAATGTAGAAAACTCGGCGTTCAGGAGCACGAATGATCCTGTAGACAAGCATGGCGTCTTCCATGAGAATCAGTTGACGCCAAATACGACGCGCTGACTCTAGGACAGACGAACCGTACGGCAAGAATGCATCATTACCAAGCAATCTAAAGTGAGAGACCTGCCATTTTTCGAGGATTTGATTCCCTTGTGTAATCCAGCGGAACCGGACAGCCATTGGATCTTCAGGATCAAAGCCTTCCTCTCTTTCAATTTCGCTGATTGCAATTGGGTATGCATTTACAATGCCGAATTCTGGAGAAATGTCGTTGAAAATGAAAAAGTCGCCGTACTTGCAGAGATTGCGGACCCACATTGTCAAGTTGAAATCCACGTTCAGAATATCGTAGAAGAGCTCGCCAAGGATTTCCTGAATCCTGTTGTTCTCAGAATAGATGTGGAGGACCTTTCCCTTGTCGTCACAGCTCGCGGTTTCTTCAGCATAGATGTCGAGCGCGGAGCCAATCTCTGGTGTTGCCTCCATTTCTGAGAAATCGCTGTATCTGCTCATTCTGTCGTAGGAACCGTATGCCGACAACGTGCTGTTATAAACGTTGCTGTGTACTTTGCGGAAAGTTTCTAGCGATGTCGATGAACTCGGACCTGATACGTTCTTTACGCGGCGTCTAACGACCGGACCTGATCTGAACAATTTTGTTAGTCGGGTAAATAACGACCCTTTGATTTCACTCATTTTTCTCCGTTCGTATGAATATCATCATATAATATGACAAAGTTCGCTTTTGTTATCCGAGCACCCACGAAAATTCGCTTGGGACATGTTCGGGTCGACCTCTGCTGCCATATGATCCATTCGGCATATTCATATATGGGTTCACGTTATTGACGTTTGTAACCTCACGTTGAGTGTCTTTATGCCTTTTGTTCACGCCAAACCCTGCAAGCATGCCCTTTGCCGAGTCTTGACTTTTAACAGCACTTCCGGTGCCAGGCTCTACAAGCGAGTTTCCGATCGCCATAGCCATCACGACATCATCGAATGAACCCTTCTTCGCGACGGGCTTATCACCCTTCATTACGAATGTTTTTAGCTCATCGACAAGCCTTGATGAACGAACCTTGATCGTGTTATTCCTTAACCGTTCTTCAAGCAATCTAAGGATTGGTCCACGTGTCTTGACACTCGTCACAAACCCGACTTTTCCTAAACTAACTTCAGTTGGGTCACCGTACATCAAATCGAATTTGTCTTTTAGCGATTTGAAATGAAGATTCTTATATCCAAGCTCAACGAGCTTTAGAATTGTCCCTTGCCCATACGTGTTATTTTCAGGACAAATTAAAGCGTTATTGAACTTCTTACCGACCTCGTCTAGCAGGACACCAAACTGATCGGGCCTTATTTTCCCTCGATATTCGCAAACCTGCTCAGCGGTGTTCTTGTTTATAACTTGGAATGATGAATAGTCATTTGCGTCGCCACGTGAAACGTCAGCCGACACTACGAATTCTTCTCCGACTTGTGGATATGCCCATTGCCAAATTTCATTCTTGGCGCCCCATCTTTCGATCGGTGGCTCGATTTGCAGCCGTAGCCTTTCAATAATGTCGGCCGTGACGAACGTGTTACCTGAACCTGCAAAGTCACACATCAGTTCCTGTGCAATTGCATGTGGTGTCATGTTCTTGACTTCTTTTTCCAGCCACACATCGTCTCTTTTCGGGTGAGCATGCCACATTAGCTTTGTAAGATTGAACTCACTAGTGCCTGCTTCAGCATCTTCGACTAGTTTATGATACATTCCTCCAGTACCATTCGGAGTGCTAATAATAATAGCACGACCACCTTCTGCCAGCGTAAAATACAGACCAGTCCACAATGTATCAAAATCACGAATGAATGCAGCTTCGTCGACAATTAGTAACGACAGTGCCTCAGAACGACCCGCATCTTCAGATGTTGGAATTGCTTTGATTTGCGAGCCATTACTGAATGCTACGAGCTGTTTTGTTCTTTCTGTCACAGACGGCAGAACAAGCCATTTTGGCAGTGCATTGAGGGCAACCTTCACCTTTTTGATAAAGTTCTGCGCAGTTGCTAACTTCGTAGCAATAACAAGAATGTTCTTGTCTCGATAAAAAATAGCCAGCCAAACTGCATAAATTGCAGTGACCGTTGAAAGGCCTAGCTGTCGAGCCTTGACGATGATGTTAAATCGATGGTCGATGAATGACTGGACACAATCATCCTGAAATTCGTATGTATCAAACTTGATCGTGCCTTTCATAGGCGTCTGGATCATCGCATACTTATTTATGAAATGAACAGGATCCTGGCCACAAAGAACAATCTCCTTTGCGTGTGTTGCAGTGGCGCGAGCCATTTATGCAACCTTCAATACCCAGGTCATTCTGTAATACGCAATTTTTCTGGGTGAATTTGATGTCGCTGAAATCAGTTCGACATTGTCTGACGTCGAACTTTTCGTCGTACTTAGGGTGCTTCCGGCTTCGGCCTTGAACTCTTTTTTTAGCAAGGTCATGTACTCGGTGAGCCTTTGTGTTGCCTCATCTGTACATCGAATGACCTGCTCGCGAAGAGCATTCTCGGTTGCAAAGTGCACTATCATCGTGTAATTTAGCACTAAGTTCTCGCCGGCCTGTTTGCATTTGATAGAATACGAACCATCTCGTGAAGATGACTTTCCAAATGTCGTATCAATCAAATTGCCCAGGACGTTCACGTCATTAAAGTTCATTTTTTCTTACCTCATTTCTGCATGGACGCCACCCGGTTTTCCACCGTTTGGCATTGATGTAGTAATAAGTATCTACGCAATTGGTACATGCGTCTTTATCATGATATGATTCGAAATCTTTATCATCGCGAAGTAGGTGGTCGCAAACGGGACAAACATAAACTCTAACAATGTCTGGCAGGACTAAACGATAACTGCCACGGAACACATTCTGCTTTTTCATTTTGTAAGTGTAAAACGACATCCGCCGTTTGTAACACCTGGTGCTGACAAAGCAACCGCCCTTGCGACTCTAGAACCGTACATCCTACTAATATCCTCGATGAACTTACCCACCGCCGGTGGAAGGGCTTTCTTGATTTCCGATACCCTTATCTTCGTTGAGATTGAATAACCCCATTGCTTATCTACATCGCTGAACCCGAGCTTTAGCATCTCTTCTTCAAATTTTTCTGCTGCCCAGAAGAAAACATGACCGAGATTCTTTTCCTTCTCGACGTTGTGGAATTCACGATCTTCTGTGTTCATAGGCGACGAGATCAGAACCTTCCCACCTGGCTTCAACAAACGAAACGCCTCTTTGAAGAATAGCAGGTTTTGTTCGTATGAAAGATGTTCCACAGTCTCGCTCAGGACGACTGCGGAAATTGTTCCTGCCTTGATTGGAAGTGGCTTGGTGATGTCTGCACAAAGTGCCAACACATTTTTTCTGTTTTTGAACTTAGATGAAATGAGATAGTCTCGCCTAATGTCCACTCCGATGTAGTTCGGGTATGTTCGCTGCATTTTGTATGCGTTTTAGATTGGAATTTCCGCGCAGCCCATTTCTAGAATCACATCATTCTTATGATCTTCCATGGCGTTGAAACTATGTAGCGCTCCCCAGGTACGCTCAAATGCCCCGAACAACCCATCATAGATTCCTTCCTGATCTGCCTGTCGTTTGGCAACGCTGTGCTTCATCAGCCCGGCGTTGTAGAATGCAACCCCTTCATCAAACTCAAGTGGTGCTGTAATGATGTCGGTGATTGCTTCTTTTTTGTTTGCTAGATTTTGTTGCATTATTTTCCTATAAAAATTTGACCTGGGCATCATGGCCCTTGGTTGTTGAAATCTCAATGATGTTGTCGACGACGTCTTTCACCGTGTCGACGTGTGATATTATTAAAATCAGCCTGAACGTCTTTGTTAAACTCCTGAGCAGAGTTGTACAGGCTTCTACATTTGTCGCGTCGAGAGCACCAAACCCTTCATCAATAATCAGGACATCAGCTTTTGGAAGACTCGAAACTCGAACCAAAGCCGTACGAATTGCCAAGGATGACATCATTTTTTCCATGCCGCTACAGCACTCGATCACTCGTTTGGAGTCGCCGTAGTTTAGGATGATGTCCATACCTGCCGAATCGTCCACGGTCAGCTCAACAGTGAAACCGGTAATCCCCTGGAGGATGTTTGCAATCTCGACATTGATTACCGGCAACTTACGCTTGACAATCTGGAGCGGGATTCCATTACGACTCAGTGCCTTGCCCAAGAGCGTCAATATTTGAACCTGTTGGTTGTTTTTCTCGAATTGGATTTTATCTGTTCGAAGGCGCTTCACCTCTGATGTCAACAGGCCGATTCGTTCACTCAGGGTTTGGATTCGTAACTTTGCCTCTTGCAGTTTTTCAGTTGCAAGCTTCTTCTTAGCCACCAGAATCTTGCGTTCCTTGGCACTTTCAGTTGAGCATAGATTGATTTTCATTCGTGACAACATTGAATTGTCAACGGCTAAATCTCGCTCGACGTTTGAAATACGACTCTCCAACCCGAGTATTTTCATGCTCAGTTTTGACTTGCTTTGTGCCAATAAGAACAGTTTTTCATCATGCTCTTGTTTCTGGGCCAATTTCTCATCGACGTTTTCTTTGAGTAATTTCTTTAGAGATGACTTCAATGCGGCGACTCGTTTCTTCGATGCTAGCAAATCATCTTTTTTCTCGAGCATGTTCTTTTCGGCTTTCTTGGCGCTGATTATGTACTTGCATTGCGGAAAAGTGTCAGCACAGGGCACATCGCTTAGCTTTTTTACAGCTCGTTTGTCTGCCCGAAGCTTGGACGACTTTGTTTCAATTTCGCCTGTTGCCACAATGATCCCGTGCTCAGAATCAACAATCGCAACCTTTTTCTTTTTGAGTTTGGCAAAATCGATGTCCTGAATCTTGGTTTTCATCTCAGTAATTGTGGCATTGATTACGTCACGCTCGAGTGAAGCGACAGACATGGTTTCCATAAACTCGTCACGATCTTCATTTGCCTTTCTGATTTTCTCAGCCTGATCGTCAATTTCAGTCTGGACATACATTTCTTTTGTTTGTGAGTCCAATGCAGAGTTTATGTTGTTCAAAATCCTCGTGATCTTTCCAAGGGAGTCAGATTCGGCAGTACGCTCCGCGATTCTCGCTTTTACCTTTGCCGTCTTATCAACAATCTTTGCATCGAACTGTTGTTCAGGTGCAGATTTGAGCATTTTCTTTGCGATGGACAAATCTTGCTTGACCAATTCAAATAGCGTGTCAAGGATATCGAGCCTCAGGAATTTAGCCAGGATTGATTTTCTTGTTGCAGAACCTTGGTCCACAAAACGATTGATGTCGCCTTGGGATGCCAACGTCGTCAAAAGGAAGTCGTCCAAGGTTCCAACCAGCCCACGCAATATCTTTTCGGTTTCTCTGCGTTGCTCCTCAGAAATATCCTTCAGGGGTGTTCCTGTTTCATCGGATTCAAAAAGGTTCAGGTGGGTCACTGCATGGTGATCTCCTTTTTTCGTCGTCTTTTTTACAGTCTGACGCTCTACAAGGTAGTTTTTTCCCTTCTTTGAGATGAGAGCCTTGGCAACACAATATCCTTTTCTTGCATTCACAATGTGCATGTTCTTCATTGCGCCACGATCTGTACCGTTGAATAATGCGTAAGTTGCTGCACCACACAAAGATGATTTTCCTGACCGATTCTTACCAAAAATGCCCGTAATACCGCTTGCGGACTCAAAGTTTACAATGTTTCCTTCACCGTACCCGAATATATTATCAAACTCCATTCGACGGAGAGACCACCGACCGGACGTTGAGTTATCAGCGAGTTTTGCAGACTTCCAAACGCCTGATAAGGTCTTCGCCATCTCATTTATTGTTTCATCGTCCAATTTTGCGTTGGCATAGAACTCTTTGATTAGATTGTTTACCGCGTCGAAGCTGTCGAGTTTTATTGTTTCATCAAGGAGTTCATCTGAAAGTTCTAATGTTGCAGCATCTACCTCTCGTTTGAAAACAATTTCGGTTGGACCGGAGACGCTTTTTATTGCTGCGCGAATTTGTGACATGTCGGCTTGGGTTGCGGCACTCTGAATCTTGACTCTCACGTGCGCTGACGATGGATAGTCTTCCATTTCAGATTGCAGCTTGTCTAGATCATCGTCGTAATCCAAAGTCACGAATGGATGCTCATGTTTGATCTCGACATGCTTCACATCAAAATCATCTTTCGATTTGATGTCCCACATTAGGAAACCCTTTCCAGGGGTCTCGGCGTAGTTTTGTTGAATTGCGCTGCCGCTAAATCTGATCCGACCGGCCTTGTCAAGAATCTGTTGCTTGTGAATGTCACCTAGCATGACGAAATCATACCCTTCAAAGAACTTCAAATTGACATCACTTTCAAGAGCCCAGGCGGCATCTGTTTCCGAATTGTGGACGACGCCATGGAACGTCGCAATGTTGATCTTTCCTTCTTCAGGCTTCACATCCGGCCATCCGGCTTCATCGAAACATGAAAAAACACAAATGTTGCACTCATCATTCATAGGATATGTGCCGGACTTTTTGTATAGCTTGATTCTGGGATTGTCGATTGCAGCGAGGATCGGTGAGATTGCATCCTCTCTGTCTGGATTCAAAATAAGGCCGTCATGGTTGCCAAGGGTCACGTGGACCTCTGCTATTTCAGCCAAACCGTTGAACCACCATGTCAAATTTGAAATCAGTTCAGGGGAAATGCCTTGGGTTTTTGAGTGAACGATGTCACCGGCGATGAAAATAATGTCTGGTTTCAAAGTATGCAACTTTGAAAATGCGTCTTCAAACGCTGTGCGATATTCATCGTGCCTAGAAAGAGAGCGCCAGTGTATATCGCTTAAATGACAGATCTTAGTAATGTGACACCTCGAGGTTATTTTCAAAAATCATAACATACGTCCAATTCTTGTTATTACAAAAACCTATTGCAGCTCTTTTTTTTGCATCTACTTTTTCTGGGTCCCTTATAAACCCTTTGATTTCTTCAATGCATGTACTTCCGGAACAGCTTTCTACTAGTATATCCGGTATGTATATATGTTCGGATCCGTCATGACTATATTTTATTTTTATGCCGTGCGACGTTGTAAACTTAACAACTTCATCACATGATTCAAGAAATCGCAATCTGCGCAGTTCGTATGACGACATATAATACATTCGTTCACCAGCTTTCTTCGAATAAAACCAGCCTCTTGCTGTGTTTTTCATTTGACCGGATTTTATAAAAATCTTCTCAATTATTTCATCAAATTCTTTTTCGCTCTTTTTTGACCAATGGTTTTCTTTTATTAGTTGCCTTGTTTTATTCGAAACTGTTTTCCCGGTGCAGGCACTGCTATGCTTGTCTTTTCTGTCGTCAGTCCAGTACTCTTTTGCGTGTTTTTTTGTCCACCTAAACGCCTTACCGGTTTCATTGATTTGTTTCATGACCCGACTGCCATTACTCGAAATAGCTTTTCGAATTTTCTTAGTTTCTTCTTTTGGTTTTTTTGACCAGTGATTTTCTTTAATTTTTTTGCTCACTTCTTTCTTCTTTTCACTTGTCATGACATCACCATACAATCGCCGATATTCGGCAACCCCCATATTATGTTTAAACTTCAAGTGAGAAGGAGAAATAATTCCAAATTTTTTGTGGCATAGCTGACATTCTATCATTTTAGATACCTCGCAGATATAAGTATCTTGACATCGGCCATGTGGCAAATTTTTGTCATAGTATAGAACCGCTCTTGATTTTTGAAATCTTGTGATTGAGAAAAGAAACTGGAGTCCACCGTGCCGTCGTCGCCAAAATGTCACGAACATCGCTTTTCGTTCTGCTGCCTAGGTCGTTACCCTTGATCGTTAAGTTATAAACGGAACAACCGGCAAGAGATAAACGGCGACATACGTCATGAATTCTGCTTTCTGCATCTTCATCAAACGCCACGATAACCGTACTTTCATGTTGCTTCAACCTCATAAATAAATTACTGCCTGATGCTAGCGAAGAACCTAACACAGGAACTGTATTCTCCGGACATTTTACTGCATCGAACACACCTTCCACAAGAATGATCGGTTCATCCCAGTTGATGTCGAACTCGTTAAAAATGACCGTTCGTTTCGGCACGTCAGCATTTTTGTATTTGAATTTTGTTTCATCGATGCACCTCGCCGTGTAGTAGTTGAGCTGGCCTGAGGCTGTAAATGACGGGAAGATTGCCTTGCGGCGAAACTTGAACTCATTTGACACACATATGCGCCATCTATACATATCCATTTTCGTCAGGCCACGGGCTTTTAGGTATCTTTTTACATCATTTGCGTCGGGATCATTTTTCGCGGACATTAACAAAACTGAATCTTCCGGCAGTTCCGGCGGCAGAATGATCTCTTCGAGAGCCTGCTGGTCTGTATATGACCGGTCTTCATGAAATAATTGTGCGCATCGAGGGGCATAATTTTTAGCGAACTTGCGAAACAAAAAGTTGATGTTTTTGCCAGAGGTGCCGCATACCCAACAATGATACCAGCCGGTTGCCAGCTCAATATATAGCTTTTTCTTATTTTTTCGGCCATCTTTGCAACTTGGACAGGAAACGTGGAAGTTTACCTTCCCAGTTTCCATGTAACCAGATCCAAACGCAGCTTCAAATAAAGCAGTCTTTTTTGATATTTCTAAGCCCACTATACATTTGTATCACTAATGTCTGTGGTTTTCAAAACATCGGCGCCAAAACGAGCAACAACATATGCATCGGCGATGTCAAAACAAACTGCCTCATTACGTGTGATACCCTTATTCTTCCCGCTTTTGAGTACTTTTGTGGGCCATGGGTATGAAATCATGTCTGGTTGAACCTTCACCCACTCAAAAACTTGGTCTTTCGTGTTGAGGGGTAGTTTCCTGTTGACGAAGCACCCGACGGCTTTCCTCGTGGAAATCACATTGGCCAGGTATAATGGGCAATCAAAAATTGAACGAGCGAGGTAACTAGCAATACCGTTGAACCGGTTTAGCTTCGCCAACGTCCCAGCAGAAGACATCCTGCTTCTAAACGCCTGGAGAGCCTCCTCAACAACAATCACGTCAATCTCGTGATCGTACGCCACATCGGAAAGATGTTCCCTCAACATGCACGACTTCGTATAGAGACCTTTTGTTTTTGTCATCGAAATACCGTCGGCAATGACAACACGATCTTCCATTGGTAACGATGTGTCAATTACACAAACACCCACGTTTGACGTTGAAACGTCCAATCCTAAAACTTTCATACACGTATTATGACATAATTTTTAGTTCGCGTAAATCGTGTTCTGTTATGAATCGATATTCGTTGATCCCTTCAGACTCACAGAATTTTCGGGATGCTAATGCTTTTTGTTGAACTTTTTCTGTGTTTATAAACATTGACGGTTTCACTTCCCATATTTGTCTTGTTCCGTCACTAAATTCAACCAAAAAATCAGGAATATACCACCTTTTTTCCCCATTGTAACGATATGGAATTTTAATTGTTTCATATCCATATGATGCTACATTATCATCATTGTCGAGAAAGTTCATTGTTATTAGTTCCCAACCGGAACGATAGAACATTTTCTTGCCTGTTTTTGGTGAAACGTGTTCACCGGCTTGGCGATTTTTTCCGTACGGCTTTATTTTGCCAGCTAACATCATTTCTGCACGTTTTAGCGACATAATTGCCTTAGATTCAACAGTATGGCACTTTCCATACATCGGATTGTTTTTTCCCTTCGAGCGATTTGAATTACGTTGCTCGGCGCTCATTTTCTTTTTTGATTCTTCGCTATGCTTTCGACCTGTCCATGGGTGAACATATGTCCCTTCTTTTTGCTTTTTACGAATTGTACGACTAATATTTGCACGGGCTTCTGGCGTCATACTTTTCTCATGCCAAATCGCATAAGTTTCTGGGTTTTTTGATTTCCATGATCCGTAACATTGAGGTTTGCAAAAGCTTCCATGAATTTCATTTGGGGCAGCCTGAGACGTCCATCGCTCAATTAGTTTTCCGCAATCTCTGCAGTTTGCTTTTGTTATTGCTGCACCGTGACCGCCGAAGCCGTCAGACTTACGATGACCGTATGTACATTTTTTTGAACATCGATGTATTTTTGCTCTTACGTATGCAGTTCTATATTTTCCAGCACGCTCAAACGTCGAACCACAAATATCACATTTGATGACTACAACCGTTGGTGGATTACCAGGAGCGCCCGGTCTTTTTCTTGGAAGTTGTTTTATTTCTATGATCATGTTTCTAAGTATAGCGTCATCTCAGAAAATGTATAGGAAATTAATAATCGAGGCGGACTCTTACCACGTATCGGTCGCCGTCTCGCTTAATTGCAGGTTGTGCGAAGTTGGCACGACCTACAACGTTTAGGTTCTCATCATGGAATTGCATTCCCGTCAGGTATACAAATGACTTCGCCGTTTCATTGGGGTAATCACTTGGAACCATGTCCTGGTATGTCGGGTTCGGCGATGAGTTGACGAAACCCTTGTCGACAGGGACGTTGACTTCAAGGACGTGGATATTTCGCTGGCCTTCAAATGAGATTTCCCAGGCATCAGAACCAAACATAGGAAGATTCGGAGATTTGACAACGAGGATTCCCTCTTCATAAATCACATTTCCAACCGACGCCCAGGTTGCATGTGAGCCCTCCGAATCAGCTCGGTACAGGTTACCATACCCATCGTCTTTCAGGGTTATCTGGACCCTCCCGTTCGACCCTGTTACAGCCAAATCCTTCAACACAATCGATTTTGGTTTCAATTGGTCGCCATAGAACATGTTTGACACATCAAAGAACACAACTTCATTCGAACTCGGGTCCTTTGTTCGCTGGAGAATTGTCAGAATGTTCGCGGGAGAAACAGCAGGATCCTCAGGGGTCGGACCGATTAGCGGAGCAACAATAGATCCAGAGATAAGTTTTGCCGTCCCTTGCTGGTCATCAAATTTTGGAAGAAATTCTGTGCTGACCAGATTTTCCAACGTAATCAATGACAGGTCAATATTTCCAAAATCATTTCTAAATTTGTCCAGAATCGAACCGCTGGTAGCTTTGTCCAAGTTTCCTGAAAGCAACATTTTGAAATTCGGTGTGAACCTTCCGTTATCGCATGGAAGAATCGACAAGTTTCGTTTTCTATGGCTGCCGGATTCGTAGATCCAGTAGTTTGCAGATTTCGGTGTGATCGTCGTCGAATCAATTTGTGATGTTTCAAGACCGAGGTGCCGCGGTGTGGTTCCACGAACAAACTCACGAGTGAAGTTTTGAATGTTTAGCTCATGACCTCCAACACCAAATGACATCGCTACGTTGAATGGATCGTTTGTCGTTCCAGTCGTATAGAAGAATGGAGTTTGATTCACATATCGAGGTTGGACTGCTTTGACGAAGAATGGTGGCACATAGAATAACAACCCATCATTCGCAGAGCTTCCAGACAATTTTTGATCCGTGCCGGTCACATTACCATGAATGTAGTAATCACTAAATTCGGCACCTTTCATCGATGATGTCAGTATTTGTTGGTTGCTTCGGTAATTGTCGTAAATCTTGAGATCGTGAACCTCAGCATTCAACGGGTGACTGAACGATGAATCCGTCGGGTCTGTAGCACCATCATCGTCGTTGAAGTTCAGAACTCCGAATTGCCTGTGAGCTGTTGGGTTGAAATATCCTGCGATCGGTTTTGTGTCGTAGTTGCTTCCATCATAGAAGTTGCCGATGAACAAAGCATCAGCATCATGGTACTCATTCGATGTTACAATCGGTTGCATGACTGAAGCGCTTGTGATTGGGAATGTTCCCTTTTCCTGGCCGTCGATTACAAACGATCCGGTGCCACGAGCAACATTCTCACCTCCCCAACGGACAGCAATATGGTGCCACTTGTTGAAGGATAATGAGTTGTCGTCTGACATGAATAAGAAGCCCGGGTCAGCAGTCGCTCCTGGTGCAGTAACTGAATCGCCTGAGATTGTTATTTCGCTGGGTTTGATTTCTGCCGACTGGCTCAATTGGAGCAACAAACGGAAACCATCAGGCTTCGCCGTCTTCGATGAAATAGATGAACCGGTCACCAAACTAATCGCGTATGACGACGACATATGGAAAATCGTGCCGGGTCGGTACTCATCCCCTACGTTCTCAGTTGTGTATCTCGGGTTGACATAGAAATCAAATGTGAAACTGGAACTTGGGGCGTAAACATTTGTATCCTCAAGCGCGACCGTTCCAGTTCCTGCCGGGTAAATCAGGCATGTGTTCTCGGGAAGGTATGAGGATGTCACGAAATTCAGCGAATGATAGTTTGAATATGCCCATTGCAAAGTTGGGTATGCATGCCTGTAGAATGGAAACAATGATGTCTTCGTTACTCGTTTGCGCTGGAAATTCTTATCAATCTTGATTCCAGGCTCAAATCGTATGACATTTTGCTTCTTGTCGAATTGTGATGAACTTACAAGTCCGTGTACCTTGGAAATATATGCATCGATAGCGCCGAAAGCGTTTATAGAGTTAGAAGCAGCCTCGACTGCGGCAGCTCTCAGGTTTTCTACTTGTTCATCATTTGCTGGATCAGCATTCAACCCAACGTCAGAAAACACATCCTTGAACGCAGATGAGCCATCGGCGAATAAAGGAAGGGCACCGGTGATTCCAGAAGGGGTGACATGTACCATTGCCAGCGACGCAGATTTGTAGGTGCGCGCAGGTTCGGCTCGTAACGAATACCTTTCTACATTTTCTTTCGTGATCTTGATAATTGACATATACAGTTCCGTCGGTCAGGCACACTACAACGTGTAATCCTAATTATCGACGGGCGCAAAGTAAACTCAATCTACATCACCAACCAATTGTTTTCGTTGTGCATGTGACAAGAAAAGAATCCGATTTGCTAGAATATAGCACTCGGTGCAACCCTCGCCTAGGGCGAATGTAATGCAGTGCATGATGTCGTCGTCGTTGACATTGAAGTCATCTAAGACGATATGTAAGCAACACCCGGCAGCGTTACGGTTGTATGCAGCTTCAACGCCGGCATATATTTTGTGATCAATTACAAGCTTATTTTCGTTCATCGAGGAACTCCGACACTTTCTTGTTCCATACAACAACTGCTGGCCACCAATTATAGCCTGGATCGGGTACGTGGTAAACGACCTGCCCAATAGCGACAGTCCAACCGTCGGGTACACGCATAACATGAGGCGGCGTCGGTCCTGCGGAGATGCGGAAATTCCTGGCACCGACCCATTTCTCTTCAGCTAACGCTGCCCAGGTCATGCCGTCTAGATACTCACGTCTTCCGAGATCGCGGGTTTCAAGAGCTTCCATTTTATCTTTCATGCTGATCCTCATCCCACATGTATCGCGGGTCATCAGCGAAATTCTTGTACAATGTGGCGCCACCGGCGACCAACCCAAATACGTCCAGATCGAACTCAGCCTTTCCCTTTGTCATGGAAAACTGGCCAGGCTTCCCTTTCTCATAGTCGGCGACCTTGCGATAAATGTCAACCGGAGGAACCCATTTGAACGGAATGTGTGTGGTGCAGTGCTCGCCTGCATTGTAATACGGCACTCGCTGGATCGGATCATCAGGATCATCCAAAATGATGTCAGGATGGGCAGCCAAAATCTCCGCTGCTTTCTTGAGATCATATCGACCTTCGGTGAATGAACCATTCATGTAGTCGTAGTGACGACCTGCCGGTAATGGTAAACCCTTTGCATCAAAAATGAGGTGATTGTAATTGTATTCCTCGATCAAAATCAACTTTTTGCCTTTCTCAATCGCAGCAAACGGTTTCTCACACTCACAAGCACTCAATTTGTCATAAACGTCCATGTACCCATAGCCGACTGACTGAACGATATCGAGATATTCCTGGGTGACAAGCTTGAAAATAGTATGGTTACCGTCACGCGTGGTGAAGTAGCTGCGCGACATTCGGAGCTGACCTTGACCTCGCAGGATTGCATCGAGCTCTGATTTCAAACAGATCCCTTCTGACATTTCAACATCATACTTCTTGCGCTGGGATTCATCCTGTAGGTTCACCAGAGATTCATCTTCGGCTCGTGATGCCATTCGACACACAACGAAACCCAGATCGTTGTCTGGAAGAGGCAGAAATTCAATGTTGCGGGATGTGACCCTTGTAACCTTACTCCAGTTTCGTTGTGCGTTTTTCATCCTAACCCTCCCTGGCACCCAATGATTTCCTTGAGCACAGCCCACGGGATTTCTGCTGTTACCGCCTGGAATCCGGCGTAACCTTGTCCGCTCGTCTCACCTAAAGCGCTAAGGCCGAGGTCACCACACCAGACTTCGATGTTCTCTGGTCCTTCAATGTCGAAGCCAGGCTGACCTGACCGGATCGTGATCTCCCAGCCCTGACAATGCCAGCGGGAAATTCCGTACTCGTCAGTTTTCCAAGTTTTTTCTTCGTGTGTCATGCTTCACCCCCGTACACATCAATTATACCACGATATGATGACTCTTACACGATTCGGCTGGAGTTATTTGTCTCCATTTTGTCTGGTTCGAAACCTGGGATGCGAATCTTATATGTTGATGCCTGCCATGCTGACTCGTCATGACCGTACCACATCCATCCTGCCCTGGCATTATGCGGCGCTACATTGGCACGCTGATAAACAAGACCTTCACGGTTCAGTCGCATCAATGCCTTGTGAACATCTTTTTCATATGCTTCAAGCTTGATCGCTAGCCCCTCTTTCGTCACACGGGGCATAAAATGATGGACTTCGAATGGGTCATCCTTCGTTTTGCTTTTGACAACCCATTCTCGAATTTTTGCTTGTACTACTTCCTTGACCTCTTCGTAGCAATCTCGTTTCTTTCGCCGGATGTGAACCTTTTTACGCTTATGGTTTCCGCCACCTGAGAGTCTCCCGGCGGGATGCATTGGGAGCTCACGCCTATCCGGACTATTACTTGAATACTTTCCGTGCATTACACATTCTCCTTGACATATGCGAACACAAGTTCCTTCTCGTCTGGCGTCAGTTTCTTCAGCGCTTGCGACAAGGCAACATGTTTTAGTTGTCCCGAGTCCAGGACTCCTTTTAGATATGTCGCCGGGACGTTTTGGTCAGTGATGCACTGAATCGCAGTGCTGTACACCTTCACTTCCCTAATCGCAAAAGAGGCTTCGTAAGGGCCACCCATCGCTTCATGCTTCCAGCCAGATTTGCGGATAACATCGGCGTCCTCGTAGTTTAGAAAATAACCTACTGTTTTGCTGCTTCGCCCTTCACAATCGGCGGCGGCCTTTAGCTCGAAAACTTTCATTTCTTACCTTCCTGGACGTGAATTAACACATCAAGCAATCCGCGCTGGTTGCGGAGGATGATTTTGAGGTTCTCATACGCCGGGTATTGACGTGGGAACTTTCGGCGGGCATGCCGAATCATTGGGAAGAACCACGTGTCCAGCTCACCGACGTACTTTTTCTGCTTGGGAACGTCGAAAACGCCCTGCATCGTTTGGAGATTGTGGGCACGGTCAGCCAATTTCACCAGGCTGGCGATTGGATCCTCACTCATCTCACTGAAATACGAATCGTATGTCTTGACAAGACCGGCTGATTTCTTCGAAAGGTGCCAGACTGCAGTAGCAACTCGCTCGCCGAACTTTGTCTCAAGATCGTTTCGAGTGAAACGTTCGGAGTGATCTTCCAGCACGTCATGAAGAATCGCCGCTGCCAGCGTATCCTCAGGGAACATAAAATTCGCCTCGAGGGTTGTTAATAGCCGGGTCACCGAAAGCTGGTGATGAAACTTAGGAGTCAGTCCATCCTTACGGGTTCCGCATTCAAGGGCACGGACCAGCTCCAACGCCTCGAGTGCCTTGTAATAACCCTTACCGTCAAGCCAGCCTCGCATGGTGGAAAGCTGCTTACGATGACGAACCTCAATCTCTGACGGTTCATGACATGCTGGTAACTGTTCAATGGTTTTCATAGGCACCTCTAGTCGTTCAAAACGTGCAAGCAAATGCCAGTTTCCTCGTTCTTGTATTTCGTTCCGCGGATTTCATTCATGTGCTCGACATATCCGGTGAATTGGAACATCTTCTTTTCACCAGTGTGATGACTCACAACAATCGGCTCGTTGGTCCATGAGTAGAAATTGCCTGGCCAACGAAGATCAGATGCCTCAGCGACCAACAGCTTATCTGCTGAGTGCCAGCTCATGGTATGTGTGCTAATCTCTTCAAGAAACATGGTGTTGTCCCTGGTCGTATGTTGTGCTGCCTGGTACCTTAGTATGCATTGAAATCATTCGGAGCGTACACAGGTCATTCTGGGGTCCTTCATGTTCATTCGTAAGCATCTGGTTTCCCCTGGTTACATAAGAATTATATCACGTTTTTCGGACTCTTACACGTTATACACGACATATTTCCAAGACGGGAAACAAACATATCCTGAGTCGCATAGCACCTGGGCCGTGGTTGTTTCATAACTGTACCCGCCATGACTAGACAGCCTTGTCCCAGTCTTATGAACTGCAATGAAAAGGCCGAACCCACAATGCTCTGCGGTGCTGCGTGTCATGACAGCAACCAAATCACCCTTCTTCATGCTCACCTTTCGATTCATGGTACAATAGTACTATATCACGACGGAAGGAAGATTACACGAAAATACCCTAGAAGTCCATACGAATTCTGAACGTCACGTCTTTCTCATCATTCTTCTCGATGGGACGTGAAACCTTCGCAACGGCAAGTAGATTACCGAACTCGTCGTGAAGACCAACCGTCGTCGGCATTGTAAATGTTCGCTGGACGTCTTCCTGCCCACTGTCGACAACGCGGATTCGACCGGTTGAGTCTGCGAAGGTTGGGTTCGTTGAGTAATTGAACTCATCCGCGGTTGCACGACAGAAAACCAGTGTGCTGTTGATGTTAGTGCTATTCTGGAACGTTGCTGCCGTCAGGGTTCCGGATTGGAAACGAGCGTTGGCAACGTGATCAACAATATCGTCAATTGAGGCTGATACAAGGAAGTCCGGGATGAACTTTGCCAAGTCGTTGCCAGCTCCTGAGCCTGTCGTTCCTAGGACGATTTTACCGGCGGCAACGGATGCACCGTTGATTGTCGCTGCTGTGGACATGGCGTCAATTGTGCCAGACATTTTTTGTGAGCCTGAGAACACCTTCGCCATGTCCAGTACAATCATTCCTGCGTCGTAGAAGATCAAACCGGCGTTGATGTTGGTGTTGGCTGCGTTCTTGATAGCGCCGACGCCACCGCCGAATGTTCGACGTTGGTTTGTACTAGCACCAATGTCGGTGAAGATACCGGAGCCTGAAACTGACGTGTGATTGATGTTGTCGCGGCCGTACCCGATCAGAGATGTGTCTTCGCCATGGTCAGCAACCGACGCACTCTGGAACAATCGTACCGCAAAGGTTTCTCGCTTGATTCCATCTCGAGTGAAGAGTCGCTTGAAGTTGAGGAATAGTGCATTGTCGATGCGATTGCCGGTCGTATCGGTGCCCGGGGTCGTCTTGATTTGGAATGGCGAGAAGAATGCTTGGTCGGCGTCGCCGAGCAATGACGCCGCAAACTGCCTATAAACGTCCACCTTCTCGCGCATCATCAAACTTTGTGATTGAAACAGCAACTTTCCAGCCGAATCCTCACCGGTTTTTGCGTCCTGCACTGTAGAACCGCTATACCATAAACCAACGGTCATGTCCATAACCGGGTTGGCAGTTTGCAACGTAAAGTCTTGGTCGTAAACTGTTTGGAATAACGAACTTGTCACTCCCGGGCCGATGCCTCCCGTTACAAAAATCTGGTACGCACGGCGAGTGGTGCTTCCTGATACGTCTTCCTGGATTACATCAACGAGTTGATGCAAAACAGACCGAGAGACCTTGATGTCCTCAGGTGAAATTCTTTTGAAGCTTCCGCCAACTACTTTTGCCATGGTTTATATCTCTCGTTATTTGGTAATCGTAACACTAAATTCTTTTCGAAGACCTGATTGGTCGCCGACCACCGCTACGACTGTGTTGATTGTTGTACCGTCGCCATAAACACTGAACATTGTGTCATCCAGTGACGTCCGGGTTTGTAAGTCGAAACTTGTTTGCGCGCCATTCTTACTTGACGTTGACTTCCTAACAAGGTTGTAACTTGCGATTCTTGTGATTGCTTCAATCTGCAGCGGGCTCGAACCTGGTATAGTCAGGAACCGATCTGGCACGAAGACGGAGAACGTCACGTCCGATGTTCCATCTGGAATCTTCGTCTCAGAATCGATTCGTTGTTCGACCTTTACGTTTCTCGTTTTGTCGTTGTTTCTTGTGAATGCAATCGTATTGTCTGTTAGTCCGGTGGAACCTGCAATCGACAGTGTTGGAAGGCGGATAATCGTTGGGTCAGGAAGTGTCAGTAGGCGATTTTTTAGTGCCAAATTACCTTGCGTTTGTGCTTCGAAGATAGGCGTGTTCTTGGTGATTTTCTCTTTGCCCACCGTTCTTCCAAACTTTTGAATGACTGTGTAGTCGACTTCATCGTCCGCTAGCGAAAAGAAAGCGATTTTGAAACTGCCGTTGTTGTCGGCTAATTTCCGGCGACCCGTGTCCGTTAGAACCGCGTCGATGATTATGTTGTTTGTAGAATTGTCCAAAAAACCGATATCACACCTCCAGTGACGTATAACGCCACATGCACTTTTTATGCGTTGCTCTGTAACCTTTACAACATGCTAAAATGTTGTGGTCTTGACCACCAACGTGTTTTGCAGCATGTTGTGCCGATTCAAACCTTTGAATCTCTTTACCGGCCAAATCGAGTTGAGTTACCGGAGTTACCTTTCTTATTCTTTTTCGTAATGCAGCCGATATCTTCGCTCGGGCAGCCTGTGATTGCGGAGTCCCAAATGGTCGGCCACCATTACCAGGCAGGTCTGCGGCAAACAATCCTTTTGAAATTGCAGCGCAGTGTGCCTTTGATAGTTTCTTCCCCATTCGCGATTCGCTCATCTTCTTTTTTGTTTCTTCAGTGTGACGATATCCAAGCAGTCCGTCGCCGGCCAGCGTCATGTTGTACCCACCATGATCAAGGTGTGTTTTTTCTTTTGCAATCCAAAACTTCTCTCGTTCGCGAAGAAGAGCTGTTTCACAAATCTCCAGGCACTCAACATCAAAACTTGCTTCCCCGTATTTCCGGATTGCCTTTGATAAGACCGCTGTTGATTTCTTCCTTCGTGACGCTACAATATGCAATTTCCACCGGTCTTCGATAGTCATCGTCGTCAACCCTACATATTGCCGATTGTTTTTGCAATTGGTAATTTTGTAGATGTTTCCCACGGTTTCTCCTATAATGATTGCCGGATAATGAGGTCCCGCACATAACTAAATATCACATACTCACAAATTTTGTAAATCATCGACCTTGAGCTCGACAGTCGTCGATTTTTGTAAGTCGAGATTCAAAACGTGCACTTTATATTTGCCCTGGTCGTTATCAGTAGAGACAATGTTCGAAATTTTTCCGGCGGTGGTCTCAATTGTCTTTGCATCCGGCGTGAAATACACATCCATTTTCATATGGCCGCTGTCAAAAATTGCGTCCTGTGAGAAACTGTCTACCGCGAGGTTGTCATCCAAATCTGGATCAATGAAAAAGTTGGGATATTGTTTTGGGGCGTCCGGTTTCGAGATGTTCTTCAACGTCAGTACGTTCTTCGTTTTGTCGAACCCGACCAACGTTTGTGCCGAATATCCTGATGTCATGCCATGAGCATCAATTGCGCAAACAGAATAAATCGCCGGTGGGCTCTCTCGTGAAAAGGACATGTCTTCAAATGATGTGGCAGCGCCGGGTGTTCTGATTACCATATCCGGGCGTACCATTTCCGGGCGTAAGGTTCGGACCTCGGAATCATCGAAATTCAGTTCGGCAATGCACTTGAACGGTTCATAGATTGATCTACGCTTGAAAACCTGGAAGAATTTCACATCCCTCGAGGAACCCGGTGGAATCTGCCAATTTAGAATAAGACCTTTTGCAGCGCCATAATTGAAATGATAGAACAATCCATCTGGTGCCAATGGCGGCTCATATTCCTCGGTTTTCACAGTCGCAAATGATGTTGGTCTGGATGCAATGTATGTTGAGATTCGAAACTTTCTAGTCTTATCGCCATCTGGGGCTGCAACAATTGCGTCGAGTTGATATATCGCTTTCACAGCATATGCATATTTCGATCCGTATATGATGTTGTCGTCGAGGTATCTTGTGTTGTCGCGACCTGAAATCGTAAAGTAGCTCGGGTTCAATATGTTGCCGTCAGGTGACATTTGATAACGAATGATGCGGTACCCGAGAATGTTTACGCCTAGGATTTTCGAATCCTCAGTCGGCATTACCTCAATCGGTGCTATCCTAGGAAGAATCGATGCCTCAATATCATCTTCTGTCAAACTAAATTCATTTGCTGTCACCAAGAATTCTTTCGAAACTTTCTGTGCCTCCGCTTGCAACTTCAGTCTGCTCAGTGGCGAAACATCATCGCCGCCGAGCGACGAAATACCAATAAATCGTTTGCTTACCAATGAGTTCAGTGAAAGTTGCGTCGCGGTGTCATACATCGTTGCTACTGATGCCAATGGCTTTGTATTGACACCCATCGACGATTTGTCTCCATACGGCGAAATCAGCGTCTGGACTTTGTCCTTTGACACACCTAGCATATCAGACAGGATTTCAGACTGGAACGGATCCGAGAAATCAAGCCCGCTTATGTTCGACAGCGCCTTCATTTTTTCAGCGATCCTGGAACTTGCAACTGGATCACTTTCACGAACCGCAACAAACGCCGCATTGGTGATTTCTTCCTCGCCGGAGATGTCATTATATTCCTTATCCTCGAGATTGACGGTGTTCTTGGCATCACCGAAATTCCCGAACTCAACGATCGTTGGGGGCTTGAAGTTTATGTTGATATACCTGGGAATTTCAGAACGCAAAACCCCATTGTTGATCATACTTTGGGTCGCACCGGCATGTGCCGCTCCAGGCACACGCAGATCACCGGAATCATTCAGGCGCTCATCTGGCACAAAAAAATTGTAAACAAATTCTGCCTTTATTTCTAATGGATCTGGAAGGTCTACAAGCGTGAATCGTCTACTTTGCTTTGTCATTATTTGAGCACCATTGGTGGAGCAGGAACTGCATTTGAAGAATATGTCATGACAGAAACTGTTGATTGTGATGCATCCGAACCTGCCAAGCTTAGTTTTGCTTTATCATTCGCATCTATTGTTTTCCCGCCCTTCACCTTTGTTTCTGGTCCGGTTGAAAGCGTCGCAAATTCGCCTGCATAAAAAAGGACACCGATTGTCTTATCGAAGTATGATGGTGCAAAGACATATTCATTGATGATTCCATCATAAAAATAGACGGAACCGAATATATCGTAAAAAAGTTCTGCATCACCTAAATTGAGTAACTGCGGTTTTATTTTTTGTCCTGTTGCTGTTTTTTTGACCTTCGAAGTCGTGTGAGCCAGCAATGCGTCCTCAGATAATTGTGTTACATCAGATTCTTGATTCAAAAATACATCTTCGAATATCTTTTCGTCATGCCCTAATGTTTTTGCAACAGTCTTCGCCAGCGACGAAGATCCAGGGCCGCGGCGAGAAAAATCGAATTTCACCAAATTCTTCTCAGATGTGTCAGACACGGACAAAATTGAGAAAGCTTTTTTCAGTAGAAACGAATACACTTCATTTTTTAACAGCACCCGAGCCCGAGACGGGACAGCATATTTGTTGATGAATTGCTTACCGTTTTCTCCTGATGTCAGCAATACCCTGGAAACAATGTCATCCATTGTCGTAGGCTTTGATTTGACGAACGGTGAAAAACTGTTCTCATCAATAAGTCGCAGAACAGAGAATTCCCGGGTGAGCGGTTGATAATCGATTTCGTCGAGTACACCGTCCTGCAATACATTTAATGTCAGAACAGTTTCCATTGGGCTGGCCTCAAACCCTGTGGAGAGCCTGAACTTTGGGAGCAAATTTCCTGATAAGAAGTCACCAGGTAACCCAAACATCCCAAAAACCAAATTGTCTGTCGGGAGTGATGATATTTCCTTGAATAGCTTTTTCATACAGAATACCTCGCCAAGGGTTATCTTGGGCACCTTTTTGCTAGATCCTGCCATGCCGTTCTTGAAAACGTTAAGACGATCTTGCGAGATGTCAAGCGAGTAATCAGTGACAGATAGCAGGAATGTTTTTCCTAGGAATGTCTTTGAGAACGCTGATAGAGCTGCCGACAATTGCGATTGTTCTTTTTCTCCGCGTAATTCCGCAGCAAGGTTCGAAATGTTTCTTGTTTGCTGGAATGTGTGTTGTAGCATTGCAGAAACGCCTGCCAGTGCAGCTAACGGAATGTCTCTTTCCTTTGCCAAATCAATAAACATGTCTTCGAATGACAACCACGACAATTGTTGCTGGTAACTTGGTGTTGTTAATGGATCATTCTTTGAAATATTGTCAATGTCAGGAATGGTTCCCGCAGCGGATATTGCATTCGAAAAGTTGTTATTTTTTGATGCTGCGACTAGCATATTTATTGCTTTCCTTGATTTTTCATTCGTGCTATCCGGGCCGACCGGCATGACAGCTTTCAGCTTAAACTTCGTTGAGCCCTTTCGAATTTCGGCATCAACAAAAATAGAAATCAAATCGAGCATTGCTTCAAATAGCATTGATATTGCCAGTGAGCCGTCGAGTTGCGAATTTCTTGTAAGTCGCCCGGGTGCGAGCCAGGTTGACATATCATTTTCTGTTTTTGCAGCCGCTTTTGCCTCATCATGCAATTCGATGAAGACACTTGCCAAGCGACTTATAAGTGACTTATTTGACGATTGAATGTCCTTTAGGAGGTTCGCCATTGAGCTGTTGAACACACCAAAATTTTTCGGCAGGTCATGCAATCCGGCCTTGGCACCGAGCTTATATAAATGACTATACACAATAGAATTGTTTGGAATCCAGACTAAACCTGCCGCATAAGAATCAGTTGGCGAAAAACGAATCATGTCATCAGGAAATTCAACATTTTTTGCCGCTGGTGAAGATGCTTCATTTTGTGTCGTGTCAATTGTAAATGTGTCGCCGGTCTTTGCTTTTCCCTTTTTTATTGTCACCGTTGTTGAAGTCGATGGCGATTTCTTTTCAGCTTGAGCATTTGTTTCAGGCTGGCTTTTATCACTTTCTAAAAGTGAAAGCATTGACTTATGTGCTATCATACCAAGAAAAAACTGCTTAATTACAGTTGTGTGACCGAACGGCGTAACAACGTTTCTAGACTGTATAGCCAAATCACGGAGAACAGTTAGCTCCATAATCACCGTCGAATCTCCTAAGCCTTTCGGTGCCGCGCATTGCTCAAGCGCTTTTGACAATTCGTCGAGCAGCCTTGTGTACAATCCACGTGGGGTAAGAAGTGTTGGTTCTTTATCTCGCAAATGAAGCTTCTTATAGAACTGCAAGCCGTCATCAAACGACGAGTTCGCAGCAATGAGGGCATCATCAAATCTTTTCACCTTATTATTTTGCGGGCTCCTAGCAATAGATTTTAGAAACGAGCTGAATGCATTTTGCATCGCCTGATTGCCTTTAACGTTGTCACCATCGAGAAGCACGACGCGCTGTTTTTTGTATGCCGATGCCGATCCGTCGGTTGCAACCACAAAACTATCGACCAAACTGTTGACATGCGCTGTCTCTTTTGAAGCGTTTGATATTCCGGCTGTTCCCAAAAATGATGCAATGAAATCAGATGAATCGGATCCAAAACGATTGCCCAACGGTGTCCCTGATAATCTTCCTAAACCGGCAGACACTGCAAATTCATTTGCTATCATCGTTGACAACATCAGGGCTCTTCTATGGGCCGGAACCTTCAGATTTTTGTAGAACGGATGAGTCGTATACATAATTCCCGGTGAACCGAAACCGAATGCAAAGCTTGATGCTGGTGAATTGTGTGCAGACAACAGCTTTAGACTGACCGGATATTTTTCATCATGTGTTCCCTTCTTGAAAAGATTTTGTGCCACCCGCATTTGTCCTTTTGGGATATTCACGACTGCGTCGTTCAGTATTGCTGGTGTGTATCCTCTTCCTATGGATTGTGCAGCCACTTGAAGGGCCTGGGTCGCCAATGCAGTCCTCGATTTTGTATCAAGGTTCTGTGCAGTCAAATGATAACCGAAACGATTCAAAAATGATTTCGGGCCAGTTGATAATCGATTCTTTATCAGTAGCTGTTCAGGTTTGCACAGCGCTGTAGCCGTCTTCAGGGCAATCGATGAAATACTTTCGTGCCCCTGGGACGCGTCCATTGACATATTTGTGACTTTCAGTAAATCAAACACTAAAAATAACTGGTCTATCGAGTTTTGAGTCAATGCCAATTGTTGGTTTATTCGAGACTCAATTTGTGATAGGTCATCACCCCCGGCGTTGATTTTTGAAAATGTTGTCGACAGATATTTTTGTGAAATTCTATCTTCAAGATATGTCTGCTCGATCGCTGCAAGCATTGGTGAATACGGCTTACCTTTGAAATCTATTGCTCTAATGTTTGAAATAACGAATGGTTCGATTCTTGATTTGTTGATTGCCACATCTTTGTTTGTCGACGGCGTATTTTCATCTTGATCGTCATCGTCTTCATACGCGATTGTTTTTATTGATGCGTTTGCGTTTACGTATGCTTGCAAATGTAACTGTGCGATCTTTATCGATGCCTTTGGCGAAACAGGAACCAAAATTGCTGCAATTTTCTGTGTTTCGCCGGTCATCTCACCGACTGAGTTTCCCTTCTTTTTCGGGTCCGATAGCAATAACGGTGGCTCGCCTGGTAATGTGAATTCTGGGGCTGTCCCTTTCGAATTTGATTTCGATTCAAACTCAGTCTTTTTCTGTGCCCCGCCGTCTCGCCCACGTGGCGCTGGGCTTGAGGTCCTTCCGCCGTTGGTTGGACCTTGTCTAGGCGCAGGAGTCTTTTTTGACGTAACAACAGCCAGTCCATTGTCTGCTGAAATTGGACTTACTGCTTGCGATGAAATTGTTGCTGTTAGTGTCTTAATCATTTAGTTGCCGTCCATCGTTAAATCATTTATATTTGCAATCAATGATCCATATTTTTGTGGGCGATCTTGACTTGTCCCACCAGCATATTTTTTCGGTATCGGTTTTGGTTGAATTTTTGTCGTGCGATATTCACCTAAGAGAGATCCGATCGTCGGTGAATCCGCCTCATCGACGTCCAGCGGTTTAATAAAACTTCCATTTTTTTGCCGAGAATAAAATGATGCAGGTTCGACATTCATAATTTTTGGTTTGCCGGCAACCGTTAATAGCACAACGCCATCGAACATATTTTCTGGCACAGAAAAATTCCTATTTGTTTTCGCAAGTGGCGAAGTCATAATCTCGTCATCATCAAAGTTTATGACCTTCACGCTGTACGTCTTTTCACCAACTTCGTCGAAAAACCTGTCGTCACGGAACCTGTACACTGATGCAGACTCCGTTGCCGCCGTTGCACCAAGTAGTTGCTCATGCCCATCGATGTTGCAATATACCAGAAAATAGCTGACCTCTGCTGTGTTCCCGGTGACACGCCACGTCAAAAAATTGTATGCCACCTTATTAATTATGTCTATGTGCTCAACAATTGGGTTTGCCGCTGGCAAACTTATCCTGACTGCCTGTTCCTGCCCGATTTGTGACTCAAGCACAAGACTTTCGATCGATTTTCCATTCAAAATATCTGATTCTGGTGGTAAGATGCCCAACTTATCATATATTAGCCTACCGAATCTTGCTGCCGATTTCGAGAACTCTTTATTTTCACGATTGATAACACCAATATTTGAAGACTGCAGAAAAACAGATGGCTGTTGCAAGCACGTTTTTATGATATACTCGTATCTTTTGCCTGCGATTGGAGACGGAATCCCACGAGGTAAACGTGACTTTGGTGAATCTACGAACTTTCCTGGTGGAACTAACCCGAATGACGCCCGAATACCCGTCGCAACTTCAAAACGTTCAACGAGAAACATTGTGAATAGTTTTGTTTTTGTTTCATCGTTTTGAAGCTTTGAAATGAATTCATCAGCGATTCCTGCTTCTCGTAATGAGTGAATCACGGTGCTAAATAAATCAGCAGTTGCCTCGACAACAATCTCAAACGAGACAGATATGTTATTGTTAGTATCAGTTTCCACGGTGTCAGACGTCACATCAATCGCGAAGGGCAACTCACCCAAGAAAAACTTACGAATGATTACTTCATCCTCATCAGATATTATTTCCTGGGATCTTGATGCATCGCCCGGTTGACCGATTCGGAGTGCGGTAAAGTATCGGTATTTTCTTCCTAAAATCGTAGTGTCATCATGGAACTCGATTTCTGTTTTTGAACCGTTGAGCACAGTTGTCGTTTCGTTGTCTGTTGATTGCAAAGTAACTATACCTTCACTAAAGTTCCCTGTTTTTTCTAATTCTTGTCGCAGGAGACGCAACGTCAAAATGTCTCGTGACAGAGGGACAACGTTGATGCTTATCCTGTCTTGCGTATTGATTGCACGAATTGAAACAGGTGTGCCGGCGGAATTCAGCGGGTCAGACACTTTTTTGAATGACGGGATCACAATACTCGAGAAGTCACCGACTGATCCATCACCGTTTATGACAACAACACGATACACGACATGGTTTGGTTTGATGTTGTCAACCCGGTCGTCGAATTTTATGACAGACTCTTTTCCAAACGAAACGTCAGAAACGTCAGTTACCTGTGTGCGATTCATATTCGGGTTTGTAACAATCCTTACGATTCTCACGTTTTTCAGCGTTGGATCATCTTTTTGAATTCGAATCGAGACATGTGATTGTGACGCGCCCAACAAAGAAACATCTGGCGCCTCAGGGTTTGCTAAGAACTCAAACAGTTCCCGTCCATGGTTGACCTCGACGTTCTTTTTTCCAAATGTATTTCTTGAGTCGCTTTTTGTGATTGCGGTAATCGCCACAAACAACCTCTCAGCACCTTGCATTTCATCTTTTTTGATGTTGATGCTTCTAATATATTCTTTTTTCGCAGGTATTAATGTCACGCAAGCTACAGGAGCTCTTCGTGTTGGACGAGGCGGTGATAATGCCGCTGCTACTTCGTTGTCTTGGTTCGACCGAGTCGCCCGACGTGAGACCGATCTTGTCGCAGACAGACTCTCTCGTGACTCAATACGTGTTGAAGTCGAACGGATATCCTCGTGGCGGTTGCCCGCTCGTTGGTTTGTTGAGTCTCGTGAAGTGGCCGCTCTCGATGTTGCTGCAGAAAAGTTTCCTGATCGAGCCAACGCCGCGGGATCACGATTGTTACCACGGGCCGCCTTTGATGTATGCCTCAATGTGTTTGCTCTCGGTGGCGTTCTTCCAGGCAAAATCATCCCAGCAGGAAGTGCTGCCGGTAGTTGCTTCGAAACAAAAACCTCATGCTGATCATTTTGCCAAGAACCTTGTTGGCGACCGGTCGTTGTTTCTAAGATCTTTTTCGTTTCGTGGAACCTTATTTCCATCGTCTTTATTGCATCAACTGACTGCAATGTTTCATTTACTGGATCACGGATGAACACGTCAAGTTTTACACCGATCACTCCCAGCTTCTTGGCCATGGTTTGATCAAGCAAAAAATGGGTACGATATGAATACTCACCGGGGGCAACATCAAACGCAAGGCCGGACTGCTGCATACGATCATTTATGATGTCCACCAATTCAAACGGATCCGAACCCTCCGCAAATTCGAAAAAGCTATCAATGGAAAACTTTCTTGTTGTTAATCTTACCATTTCGTTCTACCTGAATATGACTGTAAATAGACACATAAATGTTTCTGATCCAAAGGCATCATGCAACATTTTTCCAACAAAGACAACTCGCGACTGCTTCGTATCTGTTTCATCGTCAATGAACATACCAAAATCGACCGCTGCCAATTTTTCTACGCCTGACTTGCCTTGTTCGAAAAACTGAATCACGTTGTTGTTTGCCCTGCTGGTTTTCGAAAAAGAAAATGCTTGCTTTTGCTTGCCTTTCAATGAATGAACCATATCCTCTAGCGTTGAGATTTCACGTTCATTGAATCTTGGATAATTGCCAAGTAGCGTTCCATTCGCTGCTCCCGGGAGGGGGACATTTTCAGGAGGCAAATATTTGAAGTTCGGGAAGTCACCAAACCTTGCATCGCTAAAGACACTCGGGACATTGTCGATGTTTACAGTTTCATTTTGACCGGAGCGTAAATACATTGTCTCATCGCCCACTGAGAATGAGCCTGTTGAAGGCGAGATTTCAATGTTTTGATGAGCTGAGAACTCGTCAATTGAACCTATTATTTTCTGATCGGTGAAGTTCTCAGTGATGCCATCCAACAATGTGACCAATGCAGGTTCGAGGGCGGTTCCTGACAATATCTGGTTTCCTGATACTGCCAATCGTAGCGAGCCACTCACAATTGTGTTTCCAACCATGTCCATGTTTTTAGTCTGGACGGAACGCATATAGCCACCGGCTTCCAATTCTGGGACGATAACGTCCTGATATCGATTGTGTGCCTCGAAGAATATTCTGCTTGAAGCATCGCCGGCGAGATTCGGTAAACTCAAGCTTCCAGATTTCTCATAGAATGTATGTGAGTCGGTAAATGTTGCAAAACGAATTCGAAGCTCACCAGTTCCTGCCTGGCGCTTGCCTTCTTGTGTCACGATGAAATCAATCATTCGTTCTTTATTGTTGAGGATTCCTGCCATGCTTATAAATATTGTACCCTAAAATTCACAAAATGATTCTGTTATGCTTTCGTTTTTGTAACCATTGATCCAGACGGCACGTAAAAGAAGTCAGCGTCATCTCGAGAGCGAAAAAACTCGAATGTCCCATGTAATTTTGATGAACCGCCTGTGTTGTTCACGCCAACGCCAATGCATGAAAGATGTCCTGATATTGTACGTACTTTTTGCTTAAACCACCCGACACCATCGCCTGAATAATCAAATGAAAATGTTGTTGTGTCGGTTCCTAAATCATAGCTCACACGGATCCTACCGAATACAGTAGCGCCAAGAACAGCGACCGCAGCGTTTGGTGTGGAGCTAGCAAAAGAAGAATAGTTGTTGAATTCTTGTGTGTCAATATAAAATGCGTTTGCTTCTCTAAGCAGGTTTATCGTCCAAATCTTCGATGTTGACGGCGCGGAAACTATATCTGCAGCACCAATCCACAAAAACACCCCTGGATAGTCTGAAAAGTCCTCTGACAACCAACTCCACTTCGACCAAAATGTGTGTTCATAATCAGCTGATTGTGTTGTGAACTGTTTAAACACACCGGCAATCTTGTCGCCGGCGATGACTGGTTGATCGATCAACAATCCCTGGTTTGTTATTACGGTCGTCATTCCTGATGAACCTGGATCGAATGTCGTCCAGCCGGCCAATGCCGATCTAAATTCATCGTCGAGATCGCCTGCCGTTTCTGGCGGTGCCGAAGGATCCCATTTTTCGAACCTTGCACCCGTTGAAGCAATTGTCACGGAACCATTCGTGCCCGATGTAATCGTTACATTCGAACCTGCCTTCAAGTATGATGTTCCATCATTCAGTAAGGTCAATGAGCCCGTAATGCCCTCCACAACGTCGAGTGTTCCTGAGATTGCGGCGGAGCCTGTTGTGAATATTGATTGGCTTACCTCAGAGCTCCAAAAGGTTTCTGGGGTTGCGCCACCTCCTCCACCGGTGTCAACCGCCGATCCGTTGAAGTAGAGCACATCATCTACTGCATAAAGTGCATTTGTCGTTTTATTCGGTGCAGTGTCCAGGTTCTGCAGGCCAATTCCATGATTGAAATTCTGTGTCGGCAAACCAACTTGAAGCCCATTTGGAAATATTACCTTTTGAACCTCATCGTTTTGTCCAGAACGAACGATTAGTTTGTCCTTTTTTCGTAGTTCACCTTGTTCAATTTTCGGCATAAATCACCATGTCCAATTATGAAATAACAATATCAACGGCGACGAGAGATGTATCAGGATCATCAGCCCTGTCAACGGTGAGCCCATCGTAGTATGGGAACGACGATGATGCGTGAGTCGATAAGTTCTGTGAATGCGTGTTCTCGGGTGATGCTGTGACACCTTCCCTGCTCTTGAAAATAATTTCGACCGGGTACTCAACGCTTCCGTTCCGAATTGTCGCCGGGTATTTTCGCTGCTCTAGCATATCTCTAAACTGCCCAAAACGAGAACGTCGAAAGCGAGCGTCTGGTGTTGACCCGCCAATGCCTGCAAGGCCATATTTGTAGCCCCGAATTTCAACGTTGTACCCTTTACTAACGACGTCAGTCAAATCATTTGGAACAAATCTTGGAGTGTTGAATTTGCCATTACCAAACCCAAAAAGTGCCTTGTACGATCGATACGCGGCTTCTGGGCTAGATACACTTCCATCGTTGTCTCGGACAAAATTCGGCGAAGGAACTAGCCCTGCGTTTGCAGGTATATATAATGCATCGCTTGGATCCGCCGTAAATGTTCCTTGCAGGGTTCCCGCGGTATTATATGTTGCGTGACTCCCACGAATAAAGTTTCCGACAGAACGTATTGCGGTCTTTTCAAATGCTGGTCGTAACCACCAATGATTATCAATGCCCTGAGAGGTTATGCCATCGTCTGGTGCATCGATTGCAACAACGTTGACGGGAGCTCCCCAAGATGATGTCGAAAGTAATCCTAAACCTGTTGATACGAATGTTTTTGTAATATCAGGTCCGAAACTATCATATAATGGCCCGGACGAATCGGTCAATCTTACGAACCGCTGCAAACTTCCTGTTGTTCCTGCTGTTCCATTCGCAACTGAGCTTTGTACCCTTCTTACATTTTGTGCAATGTCGCTGCCCATGGGTGAAACAAGCATTGAGCCAGTTATGATGTTGTCAGAATATGAACCGGATAACGTAACTCGCGGTTCTACCTCAAACTGATCCATCACTGGAATATCCCATTTGATGTCCTCATGGACTGCGTTGGACGTCAGAAACTGATTTGTCATTGGCTCAATTGGCTTCGTGTTTCGCAAAAGTGAACCGTAAAGTGTTATTTTTGATTCGCCGACTGATAATTCTAGTCTATCACGTTCGAAAACATGATGTTCATTGAACGTATCACTAAACAGTAAATTCGGTGCAATTTGATTTGCCACCGCTAGAACCAAACGATCTGATGGCATCAAAACAAACGGTGCATCTTGGTATAGATCTGTATATGTCGGTGTTGAAAACCCTGTTGCATATTGAAATGTTCCTGACGTTTCATTTCCCACGACAGATCTAATGTATGACCGCCCGCCAGAAAGTGATGACAAACTGGTTCCGCCAAATATATTACCCACAGGATAGGTGTCGCCCAGCAATTCTTGGAGGCGCCGATTTGGGATCATTGGGCTTATATTTTTCCCGATTCCAATCGATCTGCATGGTGCTGCAATTCTAAACGATCCAGTTGATGGGCCGCCCCAATCGCTGGTCGGAACCCACAAATCAGCGGACTTCGCAATTTGAATATGTGAGCCGGTTAGCGCCGCAAGTGATGAAAATGCTGACTCTTCATATGTTCCAACTCTACCGAACCACACTATGTCTCGATGTTTCGTTTGAGCGTATTCGTTCTCGACGTTTACAATGGTTGTCGGTGGAGCCGCGGTCCAATCTCGGAATGTTGCATCAACGTAATGAGTTTTAGCAATATTCTGGTTTGACTGTCTCATTAGCATAAACGTTTTGATTGCAGGCTCCGTCGGCGAACCAAAAACCTCATCAAACGCTGGGCCGGAGACAGTTCCAGTGAATTCTAATACAACTTTTTCAACCAAAAATGGATGTGCGATTGATCCTGTTATTTGTTTTGTTTGGCCGGCCGAAGCGTCAAATTTTGATGCGAATGGAAAACCAAATGTGCTGACTGGTAGTCCCCACGGATTCTGGACATCCAAATCACCGCCGGCTGAATTTGGTTTCGTCGATGGAACCGTACACAAATAAGATCCTCGCGCGGTTTCATAAAACTCACTCAAGTAATCAACGTTGCTCCCTGTTGTTAGGTCGCCAATTATTTCCCATTTCTTTGAGTTCCAATTATAATACGCCACACCGGGATTGACACCGGCGTCGAGTGCTGCGGCAGAACTTGCATATGTCGTATCAACACCGGTTCCGGTACTCCAGTATACCGATGTTGTGACGACCGGGCTGATGTCTAATGAAAATGACGTTTTCGATGATAGTTTTTGTGAAAATCCTGGGAGTACAGATTCAGATGTTCCAGTTGCGTAGAACGCTGACGTCTCATCAATATATAATCGATTTTCGACAAACGGACTAATCGCTGCGGGTTGCTGGAACGTTATGCCTAAATCTGTTAGACCGACACTCCCTGTTCCAGGGCCGGTGATTCCAAATGATACGCTCGGGGTTGCGACGTTTCCTGACATGTTGTTGCTGCCAACAAGCATATTGTTCGGCCACACCGTTTCGCCCTTACCGAAGGCTGCCGCTTTTGTATCATCAAACTTGATTAGAGAGTTGCCCAAATAATTCGAGTCACCGGTGCGAATTATTGTAGGATATTGTCCTCGGCGGGCATCCTGATCACGTAATTGTATACGAACTGGCAGTGAAAGTACGCCACTGCCAGTGTGCCACCCACGGTTCTGTCCCGATCCTGTTATGAAAATTCTTGCCATTTACTTCAACAAGCCCCCGAATGCAATTGAATCATATCCGTAATTATCATTCTGTGAAAACTGGAACCCATGACCGGACACAACAATCGAACTTCGTAGTGCCTCGACCGGTGATGCGGTGTATGTTATTGATGCCGACACAAATCCGTTTATCATTGTGTTTCTCATCTCGGTGTCGAGGGTGTCGCTCTTGTAAAGCAGCTCAGCATCATCCGTGTCGTTGAATGGTGCTAACCGTTTATCAGCATCCGAGAATGCCCCTGGTTGGTCGATTGTTCCGAATGTACCAGCGCTATCCAAAAATGGAACCGTACCTGCATCACGTAAATCTGTACTATCACCAACCACAATACTTTCACGTTTTTCGTTGGTGATCGACATACTACCTTTTATGCTCCTAGAAATGAAGGGCATTTCGATTGAAGATCTGTCGATTACTTTTCTAATTTCAAATGGTTCAATCGTTCCATTGAATGATGACAATGCTGAAACCTGGACCAATCCTATTGGCTGGACAAGATCCAAAGGATGTGTCGAAAGAATTGATACGGGATCTTGTGTGTCGACTTCTTCAAACGGCTCGCTACCCACAAATAATGATGTAGTTCCGAAGTCCCGGGTTTCTACCTCGTGGATGACCTCGATGCCAAGCTTGCCATGGGAATCAAGGTTTACCTGCGAACCCGAGTTCACCTCACCCAGGTTTTCTGGTGAATATGAGTCATTGAAAAACTGTTGGGATTGAAGGACGTCATCGACCGTTCTACCAAATGATATGTTGCCACGTAGCTTCGGAGAAGTAAACGAAAATAGCTGTTGCGGGCTTCTGATTTCCACACCTTGTACAAAGGGTGAAAATGAAGCCGAATACCACGGTGATTCGCCGGTGATGACTTGATTTATTTTGTCGTTGTTTTCGCTCGGCATCACATTTTCCTTATCGTTCCGACGATTTGCTGCATCAGGATTGTTTCTTTTCCGCCTCTATCATTCACCCCCAAATACATATCGTAGTACTTGTATGAGAACTTCGGGCGCTCGAGTGCATGTGATTCAATGATATAGCTCGTTCCCAAGAAGATTGAATCGCTCGGAAGCATTTGCTCCAACAATGTGCCAACCGTATCGTCAAACCATTTGAAGAACTCAAAGAACGACTGGATGTGAATCCGTTCGGTGAGTCTATTGAAATACACCCTTCGCAGGTTCCTCAAGTTCGGGTACTCTTGTGAAAATACCAACTCAGGACTTCCTATCAGGTTGTCCAATGCATTCAACGTTGAAAAGATATTCATGATGTCTTCATTCAGCGCCTGGACGAGTGAAATCTCGATGGCGACGCGTTTATCATCATGAGGTTCTTCTGACTGGTTTATCTCATGCAATGGAGCAAGTGAAGCATCAAATTTCTCTGCCGTTTCTTCATTCAGGTAACTTCTAATTCGTACCTTATTTGGGTTTTCGCCAGCCTGGAAATTTGGTGACAACACATCGAAATCAAAACGTTCTGGTTTTATGACCTCGGTGCTAGCCTGGAAGCCTGATGCTCCAAATGTCAGACTGTTTTGTGAGAAATCAAATAACGCAACATTTCCTGAGGCATCCGACTTCGTTACGATTTGATGCATCGAAACGTCCTGCCTAATTCTTGCAAAGGATCCTGTCGATGTTGTCACGAAGTTGAAATTTGTCTCTGGATCTGTCACACCCAATGATTTGAAGTTCTTGGCATGTGTTTTCGATTCCGCAGGGGACAAACCTTTACTCCAGAATCGAATACCTGACGTTTTTCCTGAGAAATCGGTCACTCTCGAAAATGACGGTGATGTTGTTGTATTCAGGAAGTTATTCGTTGAAACATTCAGGCTTTGGCTGCCGATCACCGCAAAGGCACCGCTTGTGTTGTATTCCGCAATGTTTTCGAGGGCGTCGCTTGAACCCTCGTCAAAATAGCTCGCCGTCGTCATAAATTCTTCAAGGCCCGCGGGAGTAAACTTGCCCGCTCGAAGGAAATATGAAGATGATACATGGGAAGAAATGAAATCATTCCTGTGTCGTCCAAAGGAAACCTGCCACTTTTGTCCATCGAAAACGTTCACACCCGTGAGCTGCAAATGAAGTGTAGGAGCTGTTGATCCGCTTGATGGGCGACCATAGAAGCTTAAGCTGCCGGTCGTCGATCTAGTTACGCTCGGCTCGAAGGCAACCAGATTGAATAGCACGCCGTGATTTGCCGCAGATGCATCAGTTCCGGTGGTGTGCAATCGTGCCAAACTCTGGGTGGGAAAATGTGTTGACTTGTTATCGAATTTATAGGTACTCTCGAAGGTCCAGGACCCTGATGTGTACAACCCGTCTGATTCGTTGTTGGATACTCCACCCACGAGACTTCCGGCCATTAGAGGCAACCCTGGTTCACTTCTAGAACCCGATAGATATGAGCCTGAAATCAGTGGTCTCGCGGAATCAACCCCTTGGGCACTCAATGTTCCCGGAGCCCCGAGTGAACCACTCATATCAAGCATCGCTGCAATTTCATGTCGGCGGATGTACGAATCACCTAGATTTCTATATTTTGAGCCACCGAATTCCCTAATCCTAATTGGGCCATCTGGGTTTATTCCCATGTTGGCTAAAAGAGAACGAATTGATGAGTGGGTTCCTCTTGTTGACAAAATGAATGGCAAATCAGAGAATATTCTTCGCCAGAGTGTATTTTGAACCGCCTGCAAAGCAGTTGTGTTTAGTCGATCATTCCTGATGTCTTTTCCGTCAAGAAGCTGGTCAATTGATGCCCCACTGAAGAAGTTTGGCATTGCAATTCCATAATAGCTTCCCAGCCACGGAAGGAGCTGGTCTGATATTACGTCTTGTGACAAAACGTCGACCTTTAGTAGTCGTTTGAACTCATCAATGAACATTTTCAATTCATCGAATGTCTCGGCGAAGGTGTACAAGAGTCCTGCAATAATTTGGGGCTGGCCTACTCGAGCACCGCCTGGCTGGTCATACCTTGAGCTAATTGCGTCGCCAACATCAGCCTTCGCCGTTTCGTAGCCTTCCGCTTCTGCAGCCTCCCTAAGATAATGTGGGGGAATCAGTCGAGTGACAAGGTTTGGGTTGCTGTAATCGTAATTTGATGCTGATGTCAATAAGTCAGCATTCAACGAAGTAACACCGGCGAATGATGGAAACAAAACAGTCGAAACCAATGAATTTTCGCCCGATACCGGGGCAGATCCAAACGTTCCGGTGTTTCGTAAACCAATTGAGAAGTTCTGGACAGTCGAATGAAGAGCATTGCTGCTGTGATCCAAAACAAGGGCAGAACCGCCTCCCGCAAATGAACCGGAAGGCTCGTTGAACCTGTAAAGCAATTGAAGGTTGTCCTGTGCAAACACATCCAAAAATCGATATTTTTGCAGCTCGTCTTGGGTTCGTGGTGTGTTCCAAACCCTTACCTCATCCAATGCGCCGCTTAGTGTTTCAACAGGAACAAATTCAAAATATCCAAAATCGTGTGCCGAGCCGCTACCAATCGTGAGTGGTGACGTCTTGAAGTCTATTTCGCCGATAGCGGCCACGGTACTTGAGGAAATTAGCTCGGCATTACGATACAACCTAATCTGGCCCGGTGAAGATACCTTATCGAAAACAGACGCGCAGTGAACAAATTCTCCCTTGTTGATTTCCATCGATGCAGACAGCATCATTGAACCTGAACGGATCATTGTTTGAATGTTTACGGTTCCATTTGGGCTAGTCATAGCTGCTGAGGATGACAGAACATGCGATATGCCATTGCTTCCGCTCAGTTTTTGAGTTATGACCTGACAATCATTTGTTGAACCGCTTGGGACATAAACGTAGAATTCAGTCGTAAACGACTTCGTCCCGGGATCCAACACTGATCGGCCGGTCGGGTCTTTCGAAAGCACCGGCGAATGTGTGCCCTTGAAATCAAGGACGTTGATATATGTTCCCGGTGATGTCGGAGAGCTTGAACCGCTGAATGCCAAATAACCTGTATGTTTTGGAAATTCGTCCAGCACATACTTTTCGAAGCCCGACAACCCATCCACGAACTCATTGAATTCAGTTCTTGTTCCATCAAATGGGAACTTATTGATGATTTTGTCGAAAGCTTTTTGAACTTTGGCTTCAGCCGAATTGAAGAATGTATGATTCGCGAAGTCAGACCAATCAACGAATAATTGTTGGGAGCTCTTCAATGCAGATCCCGGTGAGTCGTACCTGAATGACCCGGTTAGGCTCAATCTCGTATTTCCGGCATCGTTCAGCGTCATCGACCTAACTGGAGCCGCCGGACGTTTAGTTCGGACAATTCCTGGTCGAAACAATAAGTTTCCCGCTAGGATGTTACGATCTCTTGACATTTTATCCTCTTACCGTAAAAACCGTGCCTCGGTCTCGAGTCAAATAACTTGAACCTCTTTCAATTATGTAAAAATCAAAAGCGTATGATCGACCAGGAAGGAGTGCCTGCATCTTGAAATCAAAAAACATGCCGTTCGAGTCTGTCGAAACCCGGGTTGAATCATTCTTGTCGTCATATTTCAGTATGACCTTCTCAGTGACACGATCCACAACCTGGTAGTATATTCTATCATAGATAACAGACTTCCGTGAATATTTTCGTTTTCTTGGTGCATCTTCTTCAGCCTCAAGGTCTCTTCCAAATAGCCTGAATCGTACCGTGTCGTGGACACTGTAATCCGGTGACGCGTTGGTTACAACAATCTGTGGTTCCCTTGAGATAAAATTGCCGGCTCTTCGGTCGGCACGTTTCATAACCAAACTGCCTGTATGATAAGCAACAGAGAAGTCAGATGACTGCCAATACGTCGTGAATGTTACTTCACCATTTTTCGCAATCAACTCTGAGATTTTCTTTGATTTGTCATACAGTCCGTCATTCACAGATGCCAATGCAAAGGATGCTGAATATAAGCCCGTAACATTTGAAGCTGCCGAGCCCTGGGTGTGTTGACTTCCTGTCACTGAAAAATTGAACCTGCCGTAGTCTAGTTTTAGTACGAAGCAATTCGCACCTGAAACGTCGGTCAACCCGGAACCGCTCACCAGATTAGACAAAGATGACTGGTTGTAATTCTGCAAAAACAATGTTCCTGAGGTGTCAAAATAGAAATTTTGATGATTGTCATAAATCGTATCGTCGAACCTTACCACCAATCTTGGACGAAGGAGTGGGTTTGACACATGGCGTGATGCAAATCGCTTGACAAACCTTGATTTAGAATCATTTTCCTCAGAACCCGTAAAGGACAGGCGTAGCCCTTTGTCCGGAATGATGCCTGCCAAAGTCGCAGAGACGATTTTTGTTACGTCAATCGAAAGATCCTCAGTTCCTTCCGTAAATGTTTGTGTATACTCGAGTGAAACGACGCCGTTGCCATCGGACAGATTTCCAGATGAAATGTAGTCGATGTCATTCGAGCCCAACAAGCCGGATGCCATAGCACCACTAGTGAACCAAACGTTATTTTGAGTTGTGTATGATGCGGTGACATAGTTTGCTGTGTCTACATCATTGAATCTTCCTGTATCGATCCCAACACCTTCATCAAATGATTGTGACAATGGAAATGCTGACAATGTAAAGTTTCTAGGAACAGCATGACCTGTCATGATGTCCTTCATTTCTAGGGTCGCCGAGAATCGACCGCTATTCAGATTTAGAATGCTCGACGTTAATTCAGTAATCGGTGATAGGTCGAACTTGAGCAGTGCCCGGGAAACCTCTGTTTGGGTTCCGGTGCCTTCTAGTTTCGTTTCGTTGTAAAGTGTAAACAGATCCAATGTCGAAGCTCGGCCGACGTTAGCATCGGTCACACGAATATTGCCGTTGACAATTTTATCTGTAATGTATGTGTCGGCACTTGCTGTGCAAATTATAATCATTGTGTCAACCTTAGAATGCTGTTCCGATAATGTCGTAGTCAGGGTACTTTAGCTCAAAAATAGAACCACGGTCGGGCTGGATTAGACCCATTGTCTGGCTTTGTTTGAAATCAAATGTCGATGTGTTATAGCTTCTGTCCTCAACCCAACCAACCCTAGGAAACACCTGCAAATCCACAATCGAAACCACGAAGTCAGTATTGATGATGACGTTTGTGATGTCATCAACGACGATTGGTTGATCTACGTTGAAAAACTTGCGATTGAGATTCGTCGCGATTCGAGAGTTTATGTTTTGCACTACTTGCGTTTTGTTAGCGTTTGGTGAGACAAACACACTGTACTTGACACCAAAATTCACGACCTTGACATCAAGTACATCAATCGCATCACCGATTAGTCGCAATTCGTTTAGATATGTTTTGATATTTTTCTTCAACGAATCGGGTGAAACAGAGAGCGATCCTTCTTCATCGAGCGAAACTACATACAACAGAGCCGAAAGAGGATTGACAGGATTATCAGTTACAGACGCCCGGTAAACCCTGCCGAACTCGCTTGGCATTGTGTAAATTCTTGCCAGCAAATCCTCTCTCGATACGACGCGGCGCTGAGATTTCCGTGCCGACGGAATCAGTTGCTTCAGTTCGTTTAGCGATGGTGCCGGAGCACCTCCCGATGCACTTTCTGGATTGATAACCTGTATCGATTGACGAACCGTTAGACTGTTGGATGCTGACGGGCTTCGCCTGAACGATAGCGACAATTCGTCGATTTGTTGCACTTGTTCTGATGCGACATTGTGGCCAAGACCACCGCCGTGACGATATCTTACAGTCAGCGTTGTGTCTTTCGGAGAAATACCCAAGGTTTGTGTTTGTAGTAATGACTGAGGGTCAATACTGAATTTCGCAACAGTTGCTTTTCCAAACAGGCTCAACGACAATGCAGACGGATCAGGCACAATGTCATCATCCAGCGTCGAGGCATTTCCTGAACCGAACCGTAATGTTGTCAATTGCGTAACAGGATCATACCTTCGAATGTACCGGTATGGGGCTGCGATGACCTGCATATGATTCGGCACAATTGCGTTGTCTGTGTCCGGATTCTTTACCTTCAAAAAGACCGTGTCTTCACTTAGCGATGTGACCTCATAATACACATTCAATTCTGCATCCGTAACGGACAACACTGCAGAAATGTGTTTTTCGTCGAGGGTGATTTCGCGGAAGGGGATGAATGTTGGAGAAACAACAATATTTTGGGTTTTCTCTTCCCCGCTTACCGCGTAAACACTGCGAGTCACGAAGAATGACGCTGGGCTTCCGTCAGCATTCGTCGTTGCAATGATAAAATCGGCCAGGAAATTGCCGTTGGCATCTTGTTCTGAAAAATCAACATCATCAATTGTCGTAAACGTCACGCCAGAAAACGATGATATACCGGTCGCTGCCAAAATAACAGGCATTGCTGATCTGGTCGGTAAATAAACACCGCTAATCGATTCAGAAGGCACGGTCAATTGGAATTTCAGCTCTACGACCGACGGTGCTTTTCCGTGTATCTCTACACCGGCGTTGCGGAGGTGGGTGATGATATTCTCAGGTTCGACCGCGTTGGTTGGATCTAACTCACGAAATGAATGGTCAAGGTAAAAGCTAAGTGAGTCGCCCACCGTCGCAGCAAAATCAAGAAACATGCCGCCAACAGAAGCCTCAGAGAAATCCTGAATCTTGTCGGGAAAGTATATTCTCGCCGTTTCCAGCAATTGGTTTCTGATCGATTCAAAATCCCTTGCAAGGTACGACCGATTTTCTTCTTTTTTTAGTTTTTTCTTGATTTGAAATGCCATTTTATCCTGCCGCGAAGATTATTACTTCGATTGCTTGGTTCGTTAGTGCTAAACCAGGGACGTTGTACATCACCTTGATTTTGCTTCTGATTACATTTTCATCGTTCGATTTCTCAACGCTTGGTTCAAAAACATCTAGCTCCACAAACGGCATGTACTTTTTGACTGTCTTGATTATTCTGCGGGCAGCTTCTTCGTCTGTATTTTCGGCCGTGAATTCAAAAGCGAGTGGTAATAGATTTGCGCCGAAGTCGCTCAATGATAAACGTTCGCCATGGTTTGTTGCTAGCAGGTTTCGTAAATTGTCCTTGATTTGACTTGCAATATCATATGACATATCAAACATTGAATTGCCCGTTGAGGCGAATGATATAGGTGTGCGAATGCCAATTGGCATCTTTACTTCCAGATCTTCTACGCTTTTATCGTATGTGTCCTGGAGCTGGCCTACCGATTTGAAATCGTATGTTCGTCGAACCTGTGACATTACCTACCTCGATACATAAATATCAAAAAACATAAGTTGAAACGCATGCGGCAAAAAATAGCGACTATAGTAAAGCCCCAGTTCCTGTGCCTTTTCCAGGACCACTAATAGATGGAAAGGGAATGGGGGGTGGTGTCGTGGTCAGATACCCGACGACAGGAACTCCGCCGGCGAGTATAATGTTCGTTTGGACGTCAGCTTTTACCGCAAAGTTGTGAATGGCCGTTTTCATGTCCGACGCAATCATCCTAATAATCGTATCAGAGCTTGCATGTTTGTCTAGGCCGGCGTCACGGGCCACCTTGAACAGCTTCAATAAGTCATTTTTCAGAATGGTGAGAGCTGTTGGTTTGAATGAAATACTTCCAGTTCCCGTTGCTGATCCTGGCGCCGAATATATCCCAGCCCCAAACGGGCCTGCAGCAGATTGTCCCGGTGTGATGATGTCGGTTGTCGTGACATGTGCAGCCACCATATACTTGTGGATCGCATCACCCATTTCAGTCGATAGATTTTTGATTATTTCGTCGCTATTCGCGCCTTCTTTTATGCCGGCCATATACACATTCGTGAAAGCGGTGTTTAGGTCGCGAATTAGTAACGGTGCTGCTGATGATAACGGCATTTGCCCTCCTAGGAAAGTGTTCCGGTTCCTGTTCCATTGCCAGTTACCGTGGTGGTACCAGCAGCCGGCAAGTCCGTTTGTCCGGCGTCGGTTGTATCGGTTGTAGAAACAATTGCTTGCGACATGTATTTGTGAATTGCGTCACCAAGATCCGTCGCAAGTTTTTCTATCGTCTCTGTGTATAGTTCACCTGAAATCCTGTTCCTAGTTGAAATATATGTTTCCCTTATATCTACGTCAAGTACCGGGGCTGCTGATGAAAGAGGCATACTATTCTCCGAACATTCTTTTAGATTTCAGTGTTGCAATGTCTTGTTTTAGCTTGCTCGATATTTTCGTTTTTAGTTCGGCTGCTGCCTGGTTTAGTTGCGGCGACGGTGCGCCGTACCCGGGTGTCACATGCGTCAAAACTGTATCGCAAAATGTCACCAATGAATCCATTGTTTCGAACCAAAGATCCTCAAATTGCTTATACTTTATGAAAGGCTGGGCACCTCCAGGTCCTGGGCCGGTGGCGTCTCCTCCATCATCTTTACTTCTACCGAAATAGATTGCCTTACCAGATATATGAACAGTTCCGTCAGACTCTATTATAATGCCTGCCAAATCATCATCCGGATTCCCCTCTTTTACGATTCGAATTGAACCTGCCACCGAATCAAACTTCTCAGGTAGGTTTCCTGATGAATCCTTTGTTGGCAATTTTCTTGCCACAATCCTAATATGATCTGATTTTATTGCGATTGCCGGGCCTTCTCTCTGTTCATACTTGTTTTCGAACGGTTTTGGGGCAAGCTTTCCTAATTTCTTGTCTATCTTCGAATTTGTTGAAACGTATATCCTGGATGCGTCAACAAGAAAATCCGGATCGCCCTCGGCTGGGTTTGTTTTGGCGTTGCCGGGGGTTGCGGGACCCTCGCCATCGACTTTCCTTTGTGCATCTACATCTTGGACCTGCGCTGGGTCCTTGTCGGTTTCAAATGCACCAAATGAATTTTTCGCAATAAATGGCTGTGTACTGTTCTTGACACCTTTCGAAGCTGTACCCTTTCGATTTCGTTTTGTTTCCGACTCGTTATCTTTGAAATACCGGCCACGACCAACAACAATATCAATTGCTCCTGTTTCTGGCGACTTGACAGTTTCTGACGCTGCGTTTGAAGCATCAGGTGAAACAGGTCGGTCGGTTGCATCCCAGCCTCTTTCCGTCCCTAGGATGATTGCCGTGTTGTTTGAGCCTTGCAGAACAGTATCCGCTGGGCGCTTTGTCAACCTAGGTACTGCCTCTAGAACAATGTTCTTCCCCTCAGCAGAGTTTATAAGTAGTTGCTGGAGGGCTGTGTCATCCCCAGCGATGATTTTTTTGTCATCGTCTCCATTGGGGAACTGTAATGTCCGATCCAATTTTTCTGAGCCTGTTTGTGTCAAACGATGCGGTCGAGTGAATGCTGTAAAATTTGCATCCTCAAGTGGTAATGAATCTGATATTCGAGTTACCCAATACGTTCTATCATCGGGCGCGCCGTTCAATATTTTTTGTCGAAAAAGCCAGACCTGTTCGCCTGGCTTCGCCGGCAACGCGATGTGCGATGAAAAAAACGGGTAAACGACAAGATCGACAGTGTCAGATAAGCCTTCACTTGTTGATATTATACGACAAATCAGCGAATTTCTTGGGGCCAACGAGAACAGTATCCTCTGGGGCTCAGAAAGGGTTTCGGGTACTTCTTGGCGAAGGGACACATCGCAAATTGTGTCTATTACAAGGCCTCGCTCGAATATGTTTGTTGTCCTGATCGAACTTAGATCAGAATCAACGTCGTCAGTCGAACGGACCGCAGCTCCACCATGAATTACCGCCTTTGATGATGTCATTGCTTTCCTTCAATCGCCGCAAATAATTCGTCTGCATCTAGTGTTGCCTGCGCTTCAATTTCTTTCGCGACGACTTGTGCAAGTGCCAGGAGTTGGTCATTCGATTTGCTCATTCGCTCGAGGTACTTTACCAATGTTCCGCCGAGGGCCATATGCTCAGCGGCACCTTGACCGAGCGCGGCGAAGCACTGCGCCAATAATGCGCATGCGGTGGCTCGGTCGTTGGCTGCGTTGTTGTAGATTTCCGTCCAAAGATATAATTTTTGCTCTTCGACACCTTCAATCTCTTTCAATATTTTCCCGAACGAGCGAATCTTCACCTGCGCGGACTTGTCATCCGCCATCAGCTTGTCAACCTTTTTTATATTCGTTGGCTTCATCTCTTCGTTCCTCTGCTACCACCTGGGCATAAATCTTTCTGATTTTGCTCATCGACTTTGTCACTTGCTTCTTTTCAAACCCAGATATCTCTACTAAATAGACATAAATCGATTGCTTGTTTATAAAATCTAGCTCGTCAACCTGGTCAAACAAGCCTTCAACTGCCGTCATGACTGTTATGTCACGCGGATCGCGAAGACTCTTCTTGATTTTCTTCACCCTGGCAACTTGTTCGACTTTCCTTTCCCGGAGAAGCATGAGCTCCTCTGTTGAAGGAAGTTCAACAAAATTGGAAATCTGCTTTTGTGTGTCCCTGGAGAGGTGCAACGTATCATTTAGATACACGTGTTTATAATACTTCTTTCTGTGACTATTCGTCGTGTTGATTAGGAAGTTTTTTGCAACCACATTGAAATACGAGAATGCTTTCGAACCTCGATCGGGATTCCACTTATGTAACGAGTTATACAGTGAGTAGCTGCATTCTTCAATCAGTTCAGCAGCAGACATCAGCGGTGACTTGAACCCATATACATAGACCAAGCTCTCCGACAACTTCATTATCGCCGGCTTGATTTTGTCGCCGTAAATAATTTCCCTCTGTCGTGTGTCACTCTCGCCTAAAAATGCAAGAATTGCAACTTCGGTATTTTTGTCAAAGTATAAAACACTTTTGCGGCCGGGCTTTCTTTTGATACGTTTTTTTCTTTTTATCATGCCTCATTATCCTCTATGTCGTCTGGAACATCCCTTGTCAGTGTCAATGCCACTGAATGTAATGCAGTTCGAACTGAACCAATGCCTTTCACGACTGAGCGAACCTCCGGGCTGTCAAAAAATAATGGACGTTCCAAAATCTCTGTCATTATCTCATACTTCGTATCGATAACATCCAAGCATTCTTCTATTGCATCTTCCATTTTCAGAATTGTCGTGCCAAGTTGTACATTTTTGTACACTGACATTGTCAATAAAAATGCCAAAATGACGATTATCGAAATGCTAAACATTTATGCCTCCGTGACCGGTAATATACATCGCATATACGCTTCAATTATCGCATCGATGCTATGGGTCTTTTTGAGTGTAGATGACAGTTCCTTTGCCGAAACCGTCAGGCTCTCCTTGTTTTTCAGTACCTTGACAAGCTTTTTCTTGAAGTTGCCACCGCGGACGTCTGCCCATTTTGCACCGGGAACAAAAATTCGATTGTCAATTCTAGATTGTGGAATGCGTACCATATCATAATGCACGCGTTGAAAACTGTCGCCTGACAGGAATTCCGTGTATGCCGACCAATCCGTCGCTACGATTGGTAAACCTGCAACTGCGGCCTCAACCATTGGAAGACCAAAGCCTTCTCCACGGGTAGCTGAAATCAGCGCTGTCAGCTTTTCGCTCTTATACAGGTTCGTCATTTCTTCTCTGGTCATGGAACCATGAAGCATATACAACTTTGGAAATGATTTCTTGTTTATTGACTTCTTGATTTGACCTAGGAGCTTTCTTACCAACTCTCGATCGATTGTAGTGTCACGGCCCTTCGTTGTTTTCACAATCAAACCGACATCATCTTTCTCACTGAACGCCTCTAGGAACCACGTAATCGATGCAACAAGATTTTTCCTGTCTGCCGCGGGGTCATCTGAAATCAGAGTTCCAACGATCAGAAAGTTGTTTGATGTCGGTAATGATTCGAGTGGATCCGACGTTGGAGGAAGAAGAAGCTCAGGAAAGAATGCTTCCGGAACAACCTTGATTGGCGTCTTTTCGTTTCCTGTCGAAACCATTATCATCCCGGCTTTTGCATGAGCGCTTGGGACAATCACCAAGTCCATCTTTTCTCGACAAACAGTTCCCCATTCGACTGAACATCTGTCTGTTTCTACGCCGGCGGTGATTCCAACATTGAAATGGCCCAGATCGGGATTCCATTCATGTGGCAATTGGATCTGGATGGTGATGTCAAATTTCCCTTCCATAGGTTTTGACTTCTCCATGATCCTGCCGTAAATTCCATTTTCAAAATCAGAATTGACACACCATGCAGTAATACCCCATGGCAGCACCTCAGTTGTCAGGTTCCAATCGCTTTGGGTTTCACAAAACTGGAAAACCTGGCGGGAATGAACTCCGTATCCACTCTGGCTCAACAATGGCGCACGAATCAAAACGTTTTTCATTATGCAATCTCCTCAATCGTAAACTTGTTATCAAATTTCCAATCATCGCATAGCTTTTGTAATGATTCATGCCAAAGGTCGATGGTTGTCTCCAGTTTGAACTCAGACGTCACGTATGCTTTTGCCTTAGTACCCAACACCTTTCGGGCTTCGGGACCCATGCTGTACATCTGATGAAGCCCATTGGCCACAGATTCAGTTCCCACATAGTCCTCGTATATATAAGGCACCATCTGAGAGCCTACCAGCGATTGTGTTTCGACTTCAAGGGCGATGCCGTTTTCTGAGCCATCGCGGTGGTCGATGACCTGTCTTGTCAGACCGCCTGTCTTCACGGCAATAATTGGATTTCCAACCTGCATTGATTCGAGGGTTGTCAAACCGAAACCTTCGGCGTACGAAATGTTCAGGCAGCAATCTGTAATGTTGTGCAGAACATTCATTTGTTCAAAGTTTGTGCGCTGGGTTGAGAACACGACACTGTCAATGATTCCAAACTTCTCGGCGATGACCAGCAGGTTCGGTCCTTCCTGATCCAGCGGGTCAGTATGCATTAGCAATGTCGCGTCTGATTTCCCTTCTTTCTCAAGCTTCTTCATGAACTTCGACCATGCCTCTAAAACGTCGGCCGGTCTTTTCCGCCTTGCGTTTCTGTTGGCCCAAAAAACAATGAAGTGATTTTCACGTTCGGCGCCGAGTGTATGTCGTCGGTGTTCCAAGATTTCGTTTTCAGGTAGAGGAAAGAAAATCTCATCGGGAAGAGCATGAGGAACAAAGTTCGCCTTCCCCGGAATAATCTCGTTTACCATTTCATATGTTAGGTGGCTGTGGCAATTGACCAAATCTGTCGCTTCATAAAGAACCCGATTGAATTCTGGAGTTGGGCGGTTATCCCACACATGCCAGTATGCAATCGGGCAAATCTTGTTGATTTCGTCGTGCATCTCCCAGATATAAATGAAGAATCGTGGGTCCGTAAAGAGCAGGAGAACGTCTGGTTTTTCGGCAGCCAAGGTTTGAAGAATCAGTTCTCTATTTCCAAAACCGTCGATGGGCTTGATTATGAAGTCAGGATTCACGACGACAGTTTCATAATTGTCGTGTTTCTGGGCGGCGCCAAACTGCCGAATCGACCAGCACCCTTTTTCCAAAAGGCCGTTGATCAAAAACCTACTTTGACAACCAACGCCCGAGGAGCTCAAGGCATGATCTGACAACATCAATATTTTCTTTTTTTGTACTTGCATCAATACAATACTATCTTGCTATTCGATGATAGTAAAATACCGTGTTACATCGCGGCGAGCGTGAATAATATCATAGTAAAGGAGAAAAATGAGAAACTACTTACAGGTTGACTCAGACATGATATACCACCAAGTCCTGGTCGAGGAACCTACAACAATTTTTCACTGGTCAAGACGTCCCGGTGATTTTCTCGATGAAAAAACAGGGATACTTTCGCCAATGATAATGGAGTGGAGCGGGAATGTCCGTGAATGGTACGAAGGTCTAACCGATACTATTTCTCGTGCATTCTGTGATATGACATCGAATCTTCATGGTGATGGGATGGCCCGCGGGATCGTCGTATCACCCCTGGCAGCCACAATAATTGAATTTTCTCTAAGTTTCAGGACGGACATCTCGAGTCCCAAAATCATTAGTCGTGGCAAATTCGCCATGATTGGGTTCCTTCGCGGGGTGCCGGTTTATGTCATAAACACCAGTGATCATGATATATGCACTTTGTTTGTCATGGGTTGCGATTTGTGTAAAACCATGAAAGTCGGTCGCGTTTCGATTGCCCATATGAATGCCTAGAACAACTGAACATACCCTTTACAATGCTCGGTGTTTGCGAACTCGCAGAACTTGCATGAGTATCTGTTCTTCAGCGTGAACTCGGCTTCCATGTTTTTCAACATGTTGATGACCATCTTTTCGGCTTTCGCCATGACCTTCGGTCCTGATGATACTTCAACCATCGACACTGATTTACCTGGCTTTGCTTCACGGTGGAGAAGAACGTATGCTGTTTTCACATCCCGAGATTTCTTTCCTGTGTGGCGCATCCAGAAATGCTTGTAAAGAATGACCTGAGCTAATGTCAAGAAGTCTTGCTTCTTTCTTCGCTGCCAACCATATCGTCCTGCTGTTTTCCAGTCGATGATGACATGTTTTCCATTGGGAAGTTCAATCACGCAATCGATGTAGCCCTTGAAGTGACCGGTCGTCTTCAAAACGTCAGCATACAACATATGTTCCGCTTCGACAGTCTTCCACCCAGGAAATGTCTTTTCCATGAAATCAGGGAGCTGTGTTAGGGCATTCGTTGCCGATTCCAGCCAACCTGGAAGTTCGACATGTTTGTATTTCCAACCTTGAGCCCTGGCTCTCGCCGTTTGTTCCTTGATCCATTCCTCATCATCAAATCCTCGTTTCTTCCAGGCTTCCTTGATTTTCTCATGGACTGCCGGGATGTCTATCGTTCTTGTATTGAGGAAACTCTCGCCACCATCGTGGACGATTGTACCATAATCCAAATATGGGCTTATGATTTCCTCATCTGATGCTGGAATATACAAAAGGTCATGGCGCCATCCACAACCTGCCCAAGTACTAACTTCAGAATATGAGACGTGTGGTTTTCCGTTTCTTAGCAACGGAAGTGAGGGATCGATTGTTACTTTCTTTTTCATATTTCAATTGTATGAATATGTTGACAACTTTACATTAGTCGCCTTTTTGAATCCTGTAACTGTCAGAATCGAAGTGCTGTGTTGAAAATTCGTACAACTCAGTGTCCTCGAGGGCAATCATTTGGTGTCGCATCCCTCTCGTCACGTGGAAGTTATCGCCCTTTTCCAGGATGACCTCGCAGGCATCTTCAACCTCGTCCCATTCCGGCGCAGAATAAAGTACCTTGATTCTCCCGGATTGTACAAAGAAAACTTCATCCTTGAGCTTGTGATAATGCCAGGAACATCGTTTCCCTTTCACAAAAAACAGGAGCTTGCCGCAATACTCTTCGCAGTTCACAATCCATTTTTCAAAGCCCCAGCCTTTTGGGACAAATTTAATCGGCAAAGAATTCGGCATCTTTCATTCCTTTATCGTCAATGTATATGTCACCACTCGGTTTTCCTAGTCGGAGATCATGAAATTTGACTCCCCAGTCGTACAGTTGAGCCAGTGTCAAATCATAAAACTGCGTTATTGCAGCTACTTGGTTATCTTTGTTGCGGCCCATACCTCGGGCCGTATAGATAGTAATGCTATGGCCGGATTCAAACAGCTTATTGACTCGTGCAATTCGGTCCCTGTGTGGACGCGCTACATTGTAATCACCGTCAGTTGTCGTGCACAGTGTTCCGTCCAGATCAAATACGTAGCGCATTTATTGCCTCCGTTGATGAATGCGTTCCTATCCTAGGAAAATAGTCGACCTCAGCCAAATGTGAGCCAACAACCCGCCTTCCGTCATACTCGCTGCCGACAACGATTTTGTCGGCTTTCCAGTTTTCGATTTCTTGGCACATTTCTTCATCCGAGCCGTAACACACAACGACATCAACACATTCCAATGCACGAAGCATTCTCATCCTGTTCACAAGATCATTGTGGGGTCGGAGGGGTCCCTTGTTTTCAGAGACCCTCTCATCGGTATCGACACCAACGACAAGAAATTGGCCTTTGCTTTTTGCGTATTCCAACATTGCAAGATGTCCCACGTGCAAAATATCGAAGCATCCATTTGTCCAAATGACGGTTGGGCTCATATCGTTGATACCCCTTTTTTCTGGACAACGATTGATGCAATTTCATTTCCCTTTTCAATAGCAGCCTGAACATCACCTGTTTCAGTAAATGTCTTTGCGAATGCAGAAACGAATGAGTCACCAGCACCAGCAGAATCAACTCGATTCACCGTTGGCGTTGGATACACAGTTCCTCGATACATTGCACCACGAGGGCCCAATGTCACGATTAGATTTTCAATGATGTCTTCACCAAGAACTGATTTTGTACGTGCATACTCCGTCTCATTGATTTTGATGAATGAGATTGAATATGCCCATTCACCAAGAATCTTTTTTGTATCGAGGATTGAGATTTTCGATTTGCGCCCGATGAAGTTGATTTGATTCGTCGACAACCAGCCTTTGTCATAATCAGATATCACGACGCAATCATATTTCGAGAAATCAATACCTCGAAGCAGGGCGTTACCATACTTTTCATCGTTCTCGTCGACCCTGAGGAACATATGATTCGATTTCGTTTCTACGTAACGAATCTTCTTGATACACTCGGCATTATCATTTGTGTATAGCTCCGTATCGCAACCCAAAACTCTCATGTTGGCGGCAACATTTGAAGCCATCCCAAGGTTCTCAACACTTTTGATGCTATTGAAAACAGGAACTGGCGACTCCGGGGCGAGTCGCACTACGTTGCCGTATACGAAGACGTCCAAACATGATTCACCAATTACTAAAAATTTCATAGCACACACTTGACAAGGTCGCAGATTCTATCGATGTCTTCCGTACCTAACTCTGGATTGTTGGGTAAAAAGAACCCACAATCATGAATCTCATCTGAAACGGGATGACTAAACTCACCGTATTCCGCCTTCCAGAATGGGTGCTTTCCTAAGTTTCCTGCGCTGAAGATTCTTGTTTCGACGCCGGCAACCCGTAGCATCTTCACAATTTTCGTTCGTTGTGCCTTGTCTTTTGCCAGGAGACCAAACGAGATTGAGACCGGCTTGTTGGTTCCCCAATCTTGAAACTTGAAAGTTCCTCGTAGGTTTTCCGCGTAGCGCTTGTGATTTCTCTCTCTGGCCTCTGATACCCAAGGTGCTTTCTTGACCTGGTCGATTCCAATGAATGCCTGTAAGTCTGTCGCCCTCAAGTTGAATCCTGGAACGAAGAATGTGAACGGTTTGTGGAAGTCATCAACTCCATTTTCTTCAACCAACCCGTCGTACACTGACTCATCAAGATCCTTTCCCCAGCCGTGACTTCGGAGCATGAGCAACATTTGGTATGTTTCGAAATCGTCGGTGTTCACCATACCACCTTCAATTGTCGCCAACTGATGCCCAAAGTAGAATGAGAAGCTCGACATTTTGCCAACCGTTCCCACCTTCTTGCCGTTTGCATATTCAGCACCGAGAGCTGCGCAGCCGTCCTCAAGCAAAGTGAAGTTGTATTTCTTTGAGAGGGCATGCAATCTTTCAGCGTCATGCGGGATACCGAGAACCTGCACAAAAATTACCGTTGCCGGATCCTCTTCGATACACACTTTTTCGAGGTCGTCGAGATCGATTCCATACGTTTTTGCATCGGCGCCAACCATGATCGGGTCGAAACCAAATTGCATGAATGGTGCGATTGTTGTGACCCATCCCACCGATGGGACGACGACCTTCATGTTTCTTGGCTTTGCAACCTTTGCGGCGTACGCCATCAGCAGGTTTGCAGAAGAGCCGGAGTTGCAAAACACAGAGTACTTCGTACCGATGTATTTCGCCCATGCTTTCTCAAACTTTACCGTTAGTTCGCCCTTTGTCAGGCGAGGATATGTTTTCAGCCAATTGATAAGATTATCGATATCGTGATCGCTAATCGTATCTTTTGCCAGTGGGTACTCAATTTTATTCATCAATTTTCTCCATCCAATATTCAATCATTTCGTCCAACATAGATTCGAATGTGTACTCAAATTGAAAGTTCGTTTTTGTTGTTGGGCCTATTTTTCCTAGAAGCTTTGAGGCATCACCTTTTAGGTTGTGCAACTCAAGTGGTCTCACGAACCGTGGGTCAACAACCACATGGTCATTATAATTCAAATCTAGGTAATTGAAAACATATTCGCAAAGATGCCTAACTGAATTTGAACGACCGGTGGCCATGACAAAATCGTCACACTCATCCAACTGCAAAATCGCATGCATCGCCCTAACATAATCTTTGGCATGACCCCAGTCCCGTGTTGCATCTAGGTTTCCTAAACGGAGCTCTTTCATCAAACCTTTTTTGATTCGAACTGCACCGATGACGACCTTATTCGTCACGAAATTGGCACCTCGGCGGGGTGACTCATGATTGAACAGAATACCGTTCGACAGAAACATGTTGTACGATTCCCTATAGCACCTCATCAATGAGTAGGCCATTTGTTTTGCACAACCGTACGGGCTGACAGGAGACATTGGTGTTGTCTCTCTTTGGAATCCATCCGGATCAATGTTGTTGCCAAACATTTCAGAGCTGCTTGCCTGATAAATCTTGGCCGAGGGATAACAGAGTCGCGTCGCTTCCAGCAAATTCATCACGCCCAAACCAGTTGCCTGGATTGTATACAACGGCTGGTCGAAACTTACCTTCACATGACTTTGAGCCGCCAGATTGTAAATCTCATGAGGTTTCACATCCATCACAACACGAACCAACGATGCCATGTCTGTCACATCGGCAAACTGCAGGTTTTCTTTGATTTTTGCGTAAGTTCCGTCGTTCAGACGAGCAGATTGGTTTTCTGCGATTGAGTTTCGTTTGAGTGTACCATGAACATTGTACCCCAATTCGAGGAGATATTCGGCAAGATAACTTCCATCTTGCCCGTTGATCCCCGTCACGAGTGCGCGTTTCATTACTTCCTCGCATGCTCAAAGTTTTCTTCAAACCATTTTGAAGTGTTAACAATTGCCCAAACGATTGGTGTCCGTACAAATGTTGGGAACAAATCATCAAAGTATTCACTTACCGTTTGGCGACGGAGTTGCCCGTTCGGCTTTGACGTATCCCAATCAACACTAACATTGAAATATTCTGCCACCGTCTCAACCAGCTTCCTGATTTCCAGTTCATCGCCTGACACAATCAGTTTCTGCGGCAAATCATCCACCGACGCTAGCAATTCGAAGCATGCTTCCGCCAAATCATCAACGTAGATAAATTCACGACGAGGAGAGCCATCGCCCCATGCTTGCAAACTGGTTCCATTTTCTCTTGCCAAGTATGCCTTATGAATCAAGGATGGCACGACATGCCCATGGGCAAAGTCAAAGTTGTCATTCGGGCCGAAGATGTTTCCTGGGATGATCGAGCAGTAGTTTACGCCGTATTGCTTCCTGTAGGCCTCAATTTGGACATCAACCATTCTCTTGGCATGAGCGTAAGCTCCATGTGCCGGGAAAGGAGGACCATCGTGTAGGACCGATTCTGTCATCGTTTCCACATCAGGAAAGGCACATACAGATGAAAACGCAATCAACTTTTCGACGCCATGCTTGTAGGCCTCATCAATGATCATCGTGTTCATCATGACATTGTCAAAAAATTGCTGCGCTGGCGTTTCAAGGTTTTTCGCAATCCCTCCGACACGGGCAGCAGTATGGATGACATAATTTGGCTTATAACAATCAAACATGTCTTTGACACCATCTTGCTCTGTCAGATCCCAATTTTCCCGGGCCGCGAAGATTACATCAAATTGAGAATGATAGCCAGCTAACCTTCTGATAGCATTGCCGACCAACCCATTACCGCCTGTGACCAATACCAATTTTTTCATAATTTCTTTGCCTCAACATTCAACGACATAAGCAGCCCGGTCGATTTATCCATGTGGGGCAAATATGCCTGACTGTAATCGTCCACATAAAAATGGTCAGTCTTTCGCCAATCGTATCCTTTCACATCACTAAATCCGGCCTGTTCAAGATCATATTTCAATGTATCGAAGTCCCACCCGTGAAAATGAAAGTCAAAATCGTATTTTTGGCCGCCAAAAAAGAAAGCCTGGACCTCCGCGAGGTTGCCGGTTGCCAAGTATCGATCACACGCAGCACGCATGTTTGGAACGGCCAAACGCAATGTTCCACCTTTACCCAAAGCTTCAAACCAGTCGGCAAGAATGTCCTTGTATGTTGTCGGGGCAAATTTTGATGCCTTCAACGGGAAATGTTCCAAAACATGGGCAGCATAAATCACTTTCGCATCAGAAAACTTGGTCGATAACTTTGAAATGTCACAAACAACATCGGGTTGAACGTCTGGACGAATATCCACGTTCGTGTAGCCCCACATTTTCCGGTCGCCGCAACCGACGTTGATTTTGCAGCCATTTTTCTTCAAAATACTCATTATCCAAATCTCCTGGCCCATTTTTCTGGTTGGCGTATCCAATTGTCGTACCGTATGCAAACTGGACGATGATGTGACGTAAACGCGTGCCCATAAATGCTATTGAACAGCGGTAAATCGTTCTGATAGTATGCCGCAATGATTGGGCTATTATTTTGGTCTCTGCCGGGTTCCCAATCGTGCTTTGTTACAAAATTGTCTGACGTTATCACTTTTGAACCACTTCTTTGGGCCCGAAAGGCAAAATCGTGCAAATTCAAGTTGAAATGTTCGAACCTGCAGTCCAAACCGCCCAAACCTCTGAACCTTTCCACACTCATCATAAACATTAGGCAAATCTTCCAATCTGGATGAACTCCGGGTATCCGGAGACTGTCATGGTGGTGTGCATTCCAATAACTTGGCTTGAAATCGGCCAAATTGGCATTGAAATTCTGCCCTTCGGTATATTTCAATGCAATGATGTCTTTTTCGCTGTCATTTTGTTCAAGAAGGTCAATGCAATTGCTAAATTCCTTCTCGTTGATGATTACATCGTCTGAGGCAGCGGCGATGTACTTTCCTTGTGCAAGCGTGCTTGCTTTTTGAAGACATCGTGAAGGGCAACCAAAATCCTGCGAATATTGAACATTTGACAGCCCACGTAAATCGGCAGGCATCGGATATGGCGAAACAAACACAATTTCAAATGGGTGACGATCGCATGATAGCAACATTTGTTTATAAACGTTGCCCCAGTTATCATTTCTGATACCTGAGACCAAAAGCGACAAAACTGGCTTCACTTGAACCTCCGAGTCCATACAGTTTCGACATTTTTCCAATTCATTATCTCGGCGGCAATCGATTCATTCTTCGGCCACTCATTATTTCTGTATTTCGCGTGGAGAAGTGGCTCATCGTGGAATGTTTGACAATTATGAATCGGTTCGTGGTCGCCTGTTGTTCCTGGCATGTGGTCGCAAATCATGCATGCGATTCCTGACATCTTTACGATGGCGCCGGCGGCCTGGGCACGGATTGCAAGGTCAGTTTGTGATGACCAGGTCCCTTCGAATTCAGAGTTGAACCCTCCGAGGGCTTCCAAGAACGAACGGTGCATAAACGCGACGTTGAAGAGCCACCAATCTGGTGGGAGGTACGGTGATGCCGCAGGACCGGCTGCAATCTTGAAATATGAGTCGTCATGTTGCCGATCCCTGTCCACACTTCCAACTTGACCTTCCTGGTATTTTGCAATTACCACATTTAGTGGATTTCCGCCCATTTCTCGAAGGATTTTCATGTTTGCATCGACAGAACCAGGCAGCATGATTGCATCATCAGCCTGCCATGTCACAATCTCGCCTTCAGCGACGAGAAGTGCAATATTTTGGGCCCGAGTTGGGTGTCCAAAATCTCGTACGTACTTTATGTTTCGATATTGCAGCAATTCTTCCGGAAGTGGATTAGGACCGACCACAATTAGCTCAAACTGAAGCGATGTCGACTCACATAGCGATTTGTAAAAGCCTGGAAGGCGTTCTGGTCTGATACTCGGCAAAATTACCGATAATTCAGGCTTTTTGTGTTCTGACATATTCAATTACCTCCCTTACTGATTCTCGCAACGAAATGTCCGCTGTAAAGCCCAATACATCCGTTGCTTTTTGAACGTCTGGGACCCTCTTCTGTACATCATAGTCAAATGGCTCATCATGTTCAAAAAGTAGCGGCCTTGGATCGCCCAATTCTTCCCAAACAACTGTCGCGAGCTCTTTTACTGTTGTTGGTTGTCTCGTTGATATGTTGAAATCTTCGTTTTCGGCAGCCTGTGACTCAATGGCTACCCGAATTCCTCTTGCGATGTCTTTTCCGTTGGTGTAGCAACGAACCTGGTTTCCCTGGCCTAGCAAACGTAGCGGATATTGACCTTTGACAACCTTGTTGATTAGATCAGGCAAAACATGACTCATCATCATCTCAACATTGCCACTTGTGACCACTTCTTCGCCCAGGGCTTTGTCTTCTCCAACACCGACACAATTGAATGGCCGAATAATCGTGTAGGGAAGGTTGTATTGCTCATTGGCACCCTTGCAAAAGTACTCGCAAGCCAATTTTTGGAACCCGTAAGTGCTCAAAGGTGGTGGAGTTGTGGCAATTACACTTTCGGGTGTTGGAAACACATCAGTCGATTCGAAAACCATGCTGCTTGACAGAACCACGATACGCTTGAGCTGTTTTGTTTTGTGCAAGTGGATTGCTGTGTCGAAAATCGACGCCATAATCCTTTCGTTCGTTGCCAGCAGGTCATACGCATATTTGTGGAAATAAGAAATGCCGCCAATCATTGCTGCCATGCCGACAATCACATCGACATCGCCAAATCTGGCCAAATCTCGTTGTTCGAGACCGATGACATCCTCTTCGTAGAATGTGAAACAGGGATGATCATCGTGTGCCCGAACAATTTTCCCATATTTTGAGTAATTGTCAATTCCTATGACATTGTGACCAGCTTTTAGTAGCTCATTGCAAAGGTAACTTCCAATGAAACCTTGCGAACCGGTAATCATGATATTCATTTTAGTCGCATTTCTCCGAACACAGTTGTTTTGTATTTTGTATTTTCATAGTCAATACTCCGAAATAATCCTGCATTGACATTATGCTTTTCTTGTAGTCTGACAATGGCTTTGACATCTTTTGGAAGGCAAACGCCTCCGTAACCTCTAAAGTTTTCGTTCACGTCGAGGTATTGGTCTGGAACGGTTCCCATTTTGATGAACGCCGCTTTTACATCATTGTATGAAGCATCCACTGCTTGGCATGTTTCATAAAATTCATTTGCGAATATGACGCGCATGGCGTTGAAGATATTGGAATAGTACTTTACCATCTCGGCCTCGGTCAATCCCATTCTTACAATTTGCTTCGGGTAATTTCCATGAAGTTTCTTGATGAACTTGAATGTTTTCTTGTCTTCACATCCGATTGCCAACAGCAAATGATTCTCGACGAAGTCTGAGGTTGCACATCTTTCCCTTAGGAACTCTGGCACAAAACAGATGTTCATTCCATACCTTTCTCTAAGGCGGCTGGTAGTCCCTGGTTCAACCGTAGACTTTATGACAATGATTCCACCATACTTGTGCTTTCGGAGCCTCTGGATTGTATCCTCGACCACAGAAACATCACACGTGCCATCTTCCAACTGGTCAGTTGGGACACTTATGAAAACAATTGATGTACTTAGGACATCTTTCAGTTTTGAACCATCTTTTATGTCATAATGGACGACGGTGTGTCCTAATTTTTCGAACCCAAACTTGCAGGCCAAACCCACTGTTCCCAATCCTATTATTCCGACTGTTTGCTTTTTCAATTTACCCTCTAATCGTTGTTGAGCATTTCTTCGTAGGTTGTTGGTGTTTTACCACCGAACCTGCGTTCCCATCTCGGCGGCGACTGTTTCCAATTATCGAATGAAATTGGTATACGATCAAATGCAGCCATCGGCGATTGATACATTTCATGAAAAATTGGAGCATCATGAAAAATTTGTGCATTATGAATCGGCCCATGGTCAATTGTTTCATTCGGATAATGCGTGCAGTTTATTACTTCATGTGGCGAATGATAAATCTTCCCGCCGGCGGCTTGCAAGCGAAATGCAAAATCATGAAGGGGGTGATTCAAATATTCGAACTGTGCATCGAACCCTCCAAGTTCAACAAATCGCTCGCGATCAATAAGGAAATGAAGGGATGTGCGCCATCCCTTCCCAACGCCTGGCAACTGTAACTCTGCGCTTGACCATGCTCTCCAAAAATCGAGCGGTAATGCTGCACCGCTATAACCCGGGCCTTCCCTATATCGCATGTTTATCATGTCGAGTTTTGAGCATGTAGCGTCATATAATGTAACAGCCGATTCAATTGAACCAGGATAAAAAAAGCCATCGTCAACGGTATGATACAGAAGCCGGCCGCGAGTGTTGGCAGCGGCAATCTGTGCACATCGTGTTGGGTTTCCAAAATCTTTGATGACCCGGACGCACTCAACGTTTTTAAGATTGTCAGGCACATCAAATGGGCTCACAATTACAATTTCAAAACTATACTTTCCGCAAGCTGCAACCGCCGTGCTATACATTTGCTCCCAAAAGTGCGTCCTGATACCTGGCAAGAAAAATGAAACATCAATCATTTAGAACTCCCACAAAAAATGAATAGTTTGCCATATTTTCATAATCAATAATTTCCTTGCTCAGAAACATATTTTGGGAAAGGAACGCCCGGAGTCTTTCTGGATCATTATGCTTTCCTGAGTCATCATACACAGCCTGATTATGCAAAAATACAGAATTTATTTCTTCGTATCCAAATCCGGATTTCCATGCTTCAGGGTTAGAAAGTATCTTGCGCATGTCTAGGCCCCCAAGCAGGTTGTTCGATGGGTCTTGCCTCAGCCCAACATGACTAAATCCCGACGATGCGCCGTCGATTCCCCTGTCATGTTCAACAATCGAATCTTTAAGAATTGCCCAGCGCTTTCCGACAGAGGCAGCAAAAAACGTGAATGTTGATTCTGTGCAATACGCCGCAAAAATGTCGGGCTGCAGCCTCCCGTCAAACCCGTCGAATATGGCTTGGCTAAAAATATGAATATGGCTGTTACAAGCTTTGCCAACTGGAATCACGTGATTTTCATTCGTCACAAAACCCTTGAAACCCAACCATGCTTCGAAGCCGTTATCGTTTGAAGCTTGGATTGACAGGATTCCGTAATCATTCTTGACCAGCTCATTATATCCTTTTGATAATACATCTGTCTGATCTGCGAAGTTCATTCCGGAATCAATGTAAACATATGCTGCGAAGTTTGTGCCATGTTGTCTCACCGCTTCTAGCGCCGCAAAATTACACGAAATATTAACCGGAACAACAGAATCTAAAAAACAGTAAGATATTCTGTCACCGAATGTGCCTTTTACTTTCTGTCTTGTCAACTGCGTATTACAGCAACTAGACATTACCAAATGAATGTTAGCGTCTTGTCGTAGTATCGAATCTATACTTTTTATGTACCAATCACTGTTTTCTTTTCCTGACAACCCGCATGTATTGTATATCACAAGAAGTTTTTCATTTTTCATTATGGAAGTCGCCCCACTCAACAAGCACTGTCGATTTGCCGTCCTGTCTTTCGTATGCAGTCTTATATGCGTCAAAAATTTGTTCTGGTGTGTCGAGTCTTATTATGTCTGTGTTAGTTAACATCATGCGATACGCGTCTGTAAAATCACCGATGTGCTGATGTTGTGGATGAAGGGGTCGTTCCGATCCAATCCCAACCCTGATGATGCACTTTGGTGCATAACGGCCCGCAGAAAAAGCCTGCAGTTTATCTAAGTGATTAACGAGCTGGTTTGTTGCAAGCAATAAAAAATTCCACCTTGGATATATCGAAACAGGAACTGAACCATCGACGGCCATCCCAATTGTGATTCCCATTTGCATTTCCTCCGACACCGGCATTTCTATCTTTTTGTTATCAGGAACATCAATTAATGTTCCTGTCATCGATGTTCCTGGTGATGCCACCGCTTGACCAATAAAAACCGTATCGGACTGCGAACCCAACCACGTCATGGCCCGTGTTAACTCGTCTCGATATTTCATTGATTTAGTCAAAACTGGACTCGCTTGCCGGCGCCGGCATGTGGGTATTTAATTAAATTATATGCATAATAACGTACATGTTTATCATTTCTGTTTGCATACGTTGGTGTGTACATTCCCCAAGCCTTTTTTGTGTCTGTGCAAACTGACTTTTGATTGTCTTCAACAATGTATGTTATCGGAAGATCAAAGTTTGTAGCATATTTTATACATTCATGCGCTATTCCTGTTTCACTTGTCATGTCGCCAATAAAACACCAAACATGCTCACTTCCTTCACGAAGTTTAATATTTAATGCAGTGCCTAGTGCTATTGGTATAGTTCCAGCAACAATTCCAGAGCACATAATCTTGTGCGATGAATAACACAATGAAATTGAGCGGCCTGCGATAATATCACGCATAAGATCGGCTGGATCGACACCCTTTAATAAACAATGATAATGACTCCTCCAGCTAGAAAAAATCCAATCTTTATGTTTTACATCACTAAAAATGTCAAGTAATTGATCTTCATTTCCATTATGAAGATGTATAGGTGCTAAAATATTTGATGCATTAAATGATTCCGCGACTTTATTCTCAAATTCAATTAATTCTTTTTTCGATAGCATTGTTTTTATCCTGTAAAGTCGCAATAACATGTTTTGTAATATCAGCGGCACTCGGTGGTAAATTGTCAACTGCAGGATGAAATCCTGCAGTTTTGTCAGCTAGGCCCAGCACGCTCATTGATGCATGTGTAATTGCCATCATGTCGAAAGCCAAATTTTTTGCAATGCCGTCGCGATAATCATCATCAATGACAACTCCGCGGCCAGCGGCTGATAAATCGTTTAATACATCACGTGATGGTTCAAAGGGTTTGATTTGCCAAATATGACTTACGGCCGCCTTAATCCCTAGGCACAAAAGTCGCCTTGACGCTTCGATTGCAGCGAATCGCGTGATAGATATTGGGAACAAAATAATATCCGGATTGTCAAAAATGACGTCATCCAAATCATCAGTGTTGTCGTATGAACCTCGATGTTCAGATACATAATACACATCATCGTCGTCCATAAACATGTTATATGTTGCTGTGTATTCAGACGATGACATTGGAGCATATATTTTCACACCTGGCATCCGATAGTATAACGAATGATGTGAAGAACCGGCGACTGGGCCAATTCCGCCTTCCATGGCTATTGATCTTATGAACATCGGGCATGGTCTATTCCAAATTTCTTTAGATTTGCATGCGTAATTAATAATAATGGGTGCATTAAACCAGTTAAAACCTTGATATCGAATTACATACATTGGCCGTTTTCCAGCTAAGGCAGCACCGACGACAAATCCACTGCCGGCGACGTCAGCCATTGGAAGCTCCACCATACCGTCTTCTTCATATAATTCTGGTAACGTACCGCCTACCCAGCCTACAGCCGTTAAACACTGGCCCATTGCAACTCCATCATTGTTCAAAAGATGTAATTGTACTGTGTTTTTTATTGTATTTCTAAGTGTTTTTGGCATTTTCCCAAACATCCTTTACAAAACGTGCTGCAGTTGTAATCCGGCTAGCACCAAATTTCTTCAAAAATTGATCTTGTCGATCAAATGTAGTAGGATCATCAATACCTGCTCCGGCATGCCAAAACTTTCTATGTGTTTTAACATTTAGAAGTGCAGGTTTCGATAAATCAAGCTTTGAAAGAGTTTCCCAAAGTTGGGTCGGGTCATCTGTCACATTGCATGATTGGAGACCAAATGATTTTGCTATATCACTAATATCCCAGCTGCGACGTACTTTTTTCTCAGTTAATATTGAAAAATTATTATCTTCAACAATGAATAATATTGGTAACCCTTTCGTTGCTGCCCATCCCAAAGAAGCCAAAAAATAATCTTCTTCAGCAGCTGCATCACCGGCGAAACACAGCGTAAATATCCTATTAGTAAAACACATGCCTGTAGCGATAGGGGCTTGTGAACCCATAAGCCCGTCATGACCGTATATCTGCTTTTCTTTTGAATGAATAGATGCTGAGCCGCCCATACCTCCGGCGCACCCATTTTTATGCCCAAGCAATTCTAGGACTAATTTTTCAGGATCACCACCGAATGAAAGATATGTCGAATGACCTCGATGTTGAATAAAAATCTGCCTTTTTGTAGGACCATGATGATCTAAAAATACAGAAAGTGTTGCGGCGATGTATTCTTGGCCAGCTGATAAATACGTCGGTATACTAATCGTTTTATTTTTTAATTGATTAAATGCATATTCTTCGAATGCACGACTTGTTGCAGCAAGTTCAAATATTTTTAATTCTTGTTCATTAGTCAATTTCTTGGTTTGTAATTTTCTATTTATTGCCGGTAATCCTGTATTGCCAAACATGTTTGTATAATCAAAAACCATTGCCGTATTCACAACAGGCACACCAATTGCAGAAACCTCAGCTAAGTATTTTGTATCATCATCAAAAAAAACTGCTTTTTGAGTTTTCGCTATTAGCGGAAAATGCTCCGCCTTATTCTGCGTTTTATATAAAAGTATTCTATCGCCGTTAAATAAATGCGTTAGACCAAATGTCGACAATAACATAACTGACGGTTGGTTTGTGTTATGTAATCCATGGACGGCTCCGCCTGACAAATATGAAACAACTTTTTTATTACTATGAAGAAATTCTAGCATATCTCGCACGCCGATTCTAAGCTTACAAATATTGCCAACGTCATCGATGATTGTGTCAGTTGTTTTTTCAGTTAACGCGTTGACATTATGAATGTGGTATGGTGGAAGTGTCTGTTTCGCCCAAATTGGTCTACCGGTAGGATCGACAATATCCCATAAAGTTCTGTCTAGATCGAATACGAAATGCTCAAAAATATTAAAGTTCATCCAAGCTTATCCTGTTAATAGAAAGTAGTGTTGTATTGGGCATTATTCCAAATTTTGTCGACAAAAAACTCATCGTATGACCAGCAACTACATCACCGGCCTGGATAATAACATCACCCGACGGAGTCGTAAGGCCACCTCGAAGGACAACTAAAACTTCTTCATACGGGCGATTATGCAACTCTGCTGTTAATTTAACGTTTTTTATCACAAAGTTGCAATTAAACAAATTTATAGATGTTATAGCATCATCGACAGGATCATCTAACCACAAAGAGTCTGCTGACTTTGCTCGCTCATGTTTATTTCCCTCATACGGAAGATGTGTCCTTCCATATTTATCCTCCAGCCTTACAAGGTCATGTTTATCTTGCGGGCATTCCACTTCCAAAACAAATGAGGATGTCAAAGCTTTGGTCGAATGAAATCTACCTCTAAAAATCATGATTTTATCGAGACCACGGAGTGTAATACTATTTTTTAAAAATGAAACCTGAACATTTCCGTCTAAACAAATCAGGCCGGTATTTTTTTTAGGATGACAATGCATTGATGTTTGTTTTTCATCATCAATTCGAAGCAGCCAAATACCTAGGTTTTCATTTTGATATGCTAAATATTCATGTCCCCATGGTTTATTGACAATAACATCTTTATAGTCTTTCTTTTCTAGAATATGCATCAATCGCCTCCTTCATCCACTCCCCCATCCAATTATAATGAGGAGATGAAATGATGTTGTCAGACATAACGACAGGCTCTCGCGAATAAACAGCACCTGCGTTTGTAATGTCATCTTCAAGACTGTAATAGCCAGAAATATCTCTTCCCTTTACAACCTTCGCGGATATTAATAATTGCGCGCCATGACATGTACTAGCGATTATTTTTCCGGCAGCATCCCATTCATGAACAAATCTAAGTATTTTTTTATCTTGTCGTAATTTTTCCAACGCCTTAACACCGCCTGGCAAAATTAAAAAATCATATTTATTAAAAATCTCGTCATACCTCACTGACAAGTCAGACACGTTTAGGTCTGCATTCATTTTCGTGCCCATAATGCCAAAAATCACTTCCTTGTTTGCCATAATTGAAACGTTTGGCGTTTCTTCTCGGCACCTATAATAAGGATAAATTACTTCGTGATCCTGGTATCCTTCCCATGTAATAATCAATGCTTTCATATTTACTTTTCATCCCCAAGCAGTTTTCGCTTTAGTTTTATTTTCGATGTTTCTTCTACATCATTTCTTGCTTTTATACCAAATTTTTGTTCAAGTAATTCCAGATATGGTTTATGTTTGTGATATTTCATCCAAGCTTTATCACGAAAATCCAAAATTTCAGATGCCGTCAAATTGTCAGTCGCCAAATTTAATGTATTATATGAATGTTGGCTATAGCCATCATATGAGTTAGGCAAGCATAGTTCATTCTTTTTTGCGTCCATGTAAAGAGGGCTTCCAGGATATGCCATGGCAGAATATACGTTTACCATCTCTGTGAGATTTTCCATGGCAAAGTCCAAGGTTTCTTGCATCGATTCAGCAGTATCCATTGGCAGTCCAAAAATATAATTTGCGCCAATATTGATTCCGGCGTTGCGCATGTCAGTCATGACATCATTGATTCTTACTTCCTTAAAGCTATCTTTATGCACATATTTTCGCAAAACCGTATTTGGATTTTCAATTCCCAAGCCCAGCCAATTTATACCGGCACGTTTTAATTTGTCAAGATATTTCGGTTTGCATGTGTCTATTCGCGAATATGCCCAAATATTAAACTTATAACCACGTGAAATGATAAGATCGCAGATTGCTTCAAAGTGTCGTGGGTTTAAAACAAATAGTTCATCTGCGATCTTAACGTTCTTAACGCCCATTTTAGCAAAATAATCGAATTGCTCAATAATAAAATTAGGATCCCAATATCTAAACTTATTGCTGTCAGCGCTAGTAATGCCGGCACGATTGTCTGTCCTGTTAATAATATTAATCATACAAAATGAACATCGGTACGGACAGCCCAATGATGTATATAGTGCGGCGAAGGGTGTTTTGTCAGAATCATTTGACCATGAGTGCCATCCTGCAGTTCTATATTTAGAAAAATCAGGTAGTAGATCCCATGCCATACCAGGCAAATCTGTTTCCATTAATGCTTGTGGAACAATTCTGGACGCACGATTTATAACAATATTATTCTCGACATTACGAAAGCCAAGACCTGACACTTTCTCTAGCTGTTTTTCATCCTTTAGGTTTGTTACAGCCAATAAATCGCGGATTGCATATACACCCTCATTTAAACAGATTGCATTAATGGCAGGCTCGTCAATGAGGCTTTTCGTAGGCAGCGCGGCTACATGGCCCCCTACAAATAAAATGAACGAATTCGGATCTTCGTTTCTTAAGCTAGCAGCCACAGCTGTGGCTGCTGACATATTCTGTGAAGATGCACTAGGTTGCTGGCCGTAAACAACAAAACAAACAATCCTGGAATTATATTCGATAATCTGTGCAACTGTCTCTTTATCAGTCAATTGGTTTACTTCAGCATCCAAAATTGCTGGTGAAAAACCAACTGATCGGACAGAGTTTGCTAAAAGAGCAGCCCATATCGGGGGTTCAATTGCAGAATGTCGCGAACTTAAATCTTGATATACTATCTTCGAAGAATTTGTATGTACAAATAAAATATCAATCACTGCTTGTCTCCAATTGCTTGTTTAAGTTTCTCAATTGATGCTTGGCGCTCTGCAACCATTTCGTCAGACCTGAATAGCATTTCATTGTTATCATTTCTTCTGCGCAATTCAGCCAACATTGTTGTTTCATCCACAGCGCTCTTCCCTTGCGTCCAATGCATATGTTCTATAACAAGATCTTTTACGAAAATGTTTCTATTCACAGCTTTTGCTAATTCAAACATCCATGCGTCTGACCAGTCAGCTGTGAAATACGGAGGTGATGCATACCCTAATAACTCTATCCAGTTCCTATGTAAGCCGTAATGTGTTGCAAAGCCCTCATCATGCACGCCATCGCAACCATAAACTAATGCCAATCGATCATCATATTTTTCAAACGCTTCGTCAATTAATAAATCCCATCCTTTAGTTCTCATAATTGTGTCATCACCAAATTGCATCATAACATCAACGTCAGAATTATTGAAAAGAACATTATATGTGTCAGAAAGTGGCCTTACATCATGCTTGTCAATAAATAGGTGAATTGGAATCGATGATTGGGGACCAACTTTTTTAATGAAATTTATTGTCGCTTCATCGTCATTGTCAATGTATAAATGAAATGAAATGCGTTCCGGCTTGGCTGCTAATGAAACAACACTATCCATCAATCGAGCCAACATTTTGACACGTTTTCTTGTAGGACAAAAAATCCCAATTTTGAAATTAGTAGTTGGCATACCATGGCTCATCTAAAATATCATATGCTGACTGAACCTGTTTGATTCCCGTCTTCAAATCGATCTTGCACTCAAATCCTAAATCGTAGATTTTCTGGCTGCTGACGATGTAATCACGTTTGTCTGGATCTTTGAAATTCTCATTCACGTAAATCTCGCACGGAATAACTTCGGCAATTTGTTTTGCCAATTCCATTTTTGTGCAATTTAGGGCATCGTTGCCGACATTGAACACTTGGTCTTTGCATTCAGCCCAGTTATCAACAACGAACCTGAACGCTGCACAAACATCTTGGATATGCACATAGTTTCGCTTGAATGAGTCCTCATAAAGAACAAGCGCTTTTTCCTTCATTGCCTTCAACGTAAAATTGTTGATAAGCAAATCTGATCGCATTCTTGGAGAGGGTCCATATACTGTTGCTAGACGAAGTGTTGTGCACCCCGGGGTTGCAATAAAGGCCTTTTCCGCGTCGACCTTCGTCGTGCCGTATAACGTAATTGGTGTCATCGGTGACTCTTCAGTACAAACCTCGCCCGCATTGGCGTTTCCGTAACCAGAATTTGTGCATGGGTATACAACAATTTGATTAGGTTGCTTAATTGATGCAATGAATGTGTTTGCCGTTGCATTAATCTCGACGGCACCTCTTTCGTCATCGCGACATAGCGGAAAGCCGACTAATGCAGCCAATGGAACAATGATGTCTGCATCATTAACTAGTTTCGTTAATAATTTAGTGTCGCGGACGTCACCCTTCACAAATTCGAAATTTTTATGTGTTAAGTACGGAAGAAGACTAGTTTTATCATACATTAATGAGTCGATGACCGTGACCTTATGATCATGCAGGAACCATGGAATCAACGAACTGCCAATGTATCCTGCTCCACCTGTAATAAGTACTTTTTTCATTGTTTCCCCCAGCTGATTTCCCAGTCTTTGAAGTCTGCTGCAAGACAATCGATTTTGTAGTCTTTACGTCCGCCCACTTTTTCCTGGATTTTGTTTTTTGCTGTGTTTCTAATCCCGTTCAGGCCATGGGTCAATTCAAGGTCATTCCCTTCACCAATCCCTTTCCTGTAATTTGTTTCATTGTGCCAAATATGTAAATTCATTTGTGACAAAACTACAATAGCACGAACAACGTCGGCAGAGAACTTCAGATCCTCATTTTCAGCCAACAATTGAATGTCGTGCAAAATGTCGCTAATCTCATCTGCATACTCTGCTTTGTGTTCGACAATGAACACCTCTTTTAGTTGTGCGATTGACAACCTGTCAACCAACTCAGAAAGTGTTGGAAGATATTTCCTATCCGTCATCTTGACCCCTTATTTTGTCTAGTAGTGTATGAACGTTTTTACGGTATTCTGCATGCGAAAATCGTGTGGAGGATTGATGTTGGACCCTCTCATTCAAATTTAACTCTCGCAGGATTGCGTTCATTGTATTATAGTAATCACTTACGACCGTTTTTTCATCTTTCCATTCGATCCATTCATTCATAACCTGCGAATTCTTACAAATAGCTTCATCGGCGACAGGAATTGTGAGATTATATGGTGTCCCGATCACACAGGAACCCAGGTTTTGGGCTTCCATCTGGGCAAGACTGCAATAGTCCTCGATACAGAACCATGCCGTTACTTTTGCGTTTGAACAGGCCCGGAGATAATCTTCATTTTCGTACGACCCATAATTGATAATTTTGTATGTGAGACCGTCATGCTCAAGTTTTTCGCAGAACATCGTCGCCATTTTGAATGATTTACCATCATTGACCCTGTCTTTCACATAAACCAAAACGTCGATATCACGGGACTTGTTTACAGGCTGAATCATCGGAAGTTCATAGCAATATTCCAGGGTTTCGCAGCGTTTGATACCCTTGGCGAATTGCTTCACGTGGTTTGTGTAGTAATCGGCAACATTGAGATTCACATCGGCACCGGATTCTTCCAGGTACCATCGTTCCCAGTCATCAGTGATGCCCTTGTCAGCACGTTCCATCACAACATTAGGACCGCCGATGAAAGGAATTCCAGCTTCTTTAGCTCGTGCCAAGATGATTGGCTGGAATCTCACGTAGGCCCATACAAAATCAAATTTTGAGAAACCGTTTGGGTCGTCCCAAATATCCTGTGTCAAATCAACCAGCTCGAAATCCGGATGATTCAGAGCCTGAGCATGATGTGAATACCCGACGCCTGGTCCAAAGGTGGTTGGTTTTGAAACGGCCAAGATCCTAATCTTCTTTTTCACATCTCCTCCTTGTTGGTGGATGTGTTTCTGCGGTAGCAATATAGTTTTTCATTCAGGATGACTGTTCGGCCCACAAGTGCCGTGGCCCTGAAATTGAAATCTGAGTCTTCGCTTAGGAGCACTCGTGTTTTTGTTCCTGGCGGATTGAACCTGATGCCTACATCCCAAAGTCCACGAACAAACATTGCCGATGCACCTGCTGTTTCGTATGGGCCGGTGTAGAAATGGTTGATGCCTGGTGTGCTGAGGCCTGTGAGCACGTGCTGGCGGACTTCATCAGCTTCAATTATGTTCAGAACCGGATCCTGGTTTATTTTCTTTGACCAGCACCTATCTATGTCTTCCTGACTCCAACAATGATAAAAGCCTGTCAGGACATGCTGTGTATTTGGGACAGTCATAAACACACGGACTTGCCTTTCAATCCTGTCTGCCAGACATATGTCGTCGGCGTCTAGTGTTGTGATAAGCGTGCAACCTGTTTTTTCGATTGCATAATTTAGTGCATACCATTTTCCGCGATTTTCTGGGAGTTCATGATAAACAATCCTGTCATCCAAATGCATAAACGCTTCGACCATTTTGCGGACAATAGGTTGATCGTCAGATCCATCGTCGACAACGACAATTTCAAGATCTTTGTGTGTTTGATCTCGGGCTGACTGGATGCTTTCATCGAGGTACTGTGAGTGATTATAGTTTGCAATGATAATACAGACTTTCATCGTACGCCTTCCCATGCTGATGTGTCAATTCTTTCGCCCTCTCTAAGGATCCTGATGTTATGTTTTTTCTCTAAATCTCTCAGTCGTGCATCTTCTTTTCGGGTTTTTGTGGCTTCTCGTTCATACTTTATATTATAACAAAAACGTTCTAGCTTGCGGAAATCATTTGGGTTCATAGTCGAGATCCATTTTTGTTCTAATAGGTTGAACTCTTTTTGTTGTGCTTCATCCATTATTATTTTCCATTATCTTTGGATGTCCGCACTCAACCGTTATTGACGGCGTCGGCTTTGAGAAGTCTACCGGATTATGGAAAACCCATCCTCCCATTTTCTCCTCGAGTTCTTTGGCCAACGAGGTAATCTCTTCGTCAGAAACTTCAGCCCATGGCTTCTGGAAGAACATATTGTTCTCCGCCGTGTCTTCCTGTTTGACATTATACAATGATTGCCAATGTGAGCTCCAATAATCACGGTACGTTCGAATTTTCCTTTCCAGGTTTCGCCATGAGTAATGGTGGACACCAGGCAGCAATTCTGTGCAACGATTGAACCATTCAGCATACGCCGCCAATGCATCAACATTTCCTTGTAAGGCTGCGACTCTGGCATTGTGAGCACCTTCATTGTAGAAGCTGGCATGTGGAATCAGTTCGAGCGTGTCTTTATGAATGAAATCGCAACCGTCACTGCCTGGGAGTGAGTACAAATCTCCTGCTTCATCGGTTTGTCTTAGGTTGCCAGGAATACCGTGTGTGATGTGTGGTAGGTTCCTTGACAAGCGCCATTTCCACGGGTTGACATCAATGCGGACCTTTCCTCCACTACCCCAATATTCTGTGACCGGTAATGAAACCAAATCCGTGTAGTTGGGGAAATTTAGAACTGTTTTTCTGATTTTGTCGTAATCGTTTTCATGGACGATCTCGTCGGCATCTTGTTGCCAACAGAAATCACCTGTGCAGAGACTTCGAGCCCTTGCCTTTTGTTCGCCGTCGAAGACTGCAAATCGTGGATGATCCCAATCTAACTTTTTCTGCTTGACAGTAAGTCCGTTGGTGTGCCTTGCCCATGTGGAAAGCTCATGCCACGTATCGTCTGTTGAGCCGCCGTCTACAACAATTACTTCGTCACAGAAATTGAGCATTGACAGAATAGCCTCACGGAATGGGTAACCCTGACGGAAACAGTCTTTCGTTGTCATGTAGCCTGAAATTGTTGGCTTGTAGTTCATTTCGTCTTGGATCTGCTTCCAAAACAAATCGCGGGAGGCGTATAGATATTCTTCGATCTCCAGTATATTATCTGTTGCGAACCATTCCTCGTCTCGGTGCTGAACATATTCGTTGAGTACCAACTCGCAGCCCAACAATTTTGCTTCGATGACCATTCTCGGGCATGTATCTTTTCCTCGTGGTAGATATACGAACCCCTTTGCCTCTGAAAGTTTGAGGAGTGTTTCGTGGTGAGACAGACCCCAAACTACTTCGTATTCATGCCCTTGATCGATACACCACTGCTTTGCCTGATCGGCACCCTTCACCCATGAGCCTGAGCCTAACACGATCCATTTTGTTCTGTTTTTGTTCTTGGAACCGTGCCTGATGAGTTTGAAGTTGACGAACGTTTCATCATCGAAAACTGAGCTCAGCACGCAGTTCTTTTTCTGCGCCAAAAATGGAAACTTACTAAAATAGTGGTTCTGCTGAGCTTCGCTCATCCACCAAAGTGACTTGGCACCAAAGTAGAATGCTGAAATCATCTTTCCAACTTCAGCTTCATGACAGTTACATTCTTCCTGTTCAGCAAAAAGATGTTTTTCTGGTGATCTGTATCTGCAATATTTGTAGTCGTATTCTAGGACACTGTATTTCAGGTTTGCGACGATGGTAGGAACCAACCTGACATCTAGCGCAGCAAAGTTTCCAAAAATCCAGTATTTTGAGGCACCGTCTTTCAGAAGATCAATGTCAACATCTCTCGACAATATTTTCTGAGTCTTCATTGGAGCGTTTTTGATTAGAGCCTCAGTTGTCAGCTCAGCTCCGCCTGAGTATGTTTCAACGAACATATCCGCTACAAAGATTACCTCAGTTTCATCATTGATTGAGACTGCTTTTTTGTTGTTGCCAAAAGGACTGATCAACTGCATATTAGTTTCCCTAAAGTTAGTATACACTGATCACGATGTTTTTTCAATCAGTGTCTATAACATATTGGTAGTTGCTAATCTGTTAAAAGATACTTCTCAGCTCTTAAAGCAACATATATCTGAGTTCACGAAGATATATGTTGCTGAAACCTTGGTAATCTTGGTAGTCAGTTTTTTAGTAGTATTAGAATTTTGCGTGGGTTTCTTTGTTTTTCCATAAACATTTTATAGCTCATTTTGAGCAGATGTACAAAACTATTTTCTAGAGCGAGGTCGCGAACATACTCAGCCTTTTGAATGTTATTGCTGTGTTGTTACTTTCAACCCATAATTCTAGGAATCCACCGCCCTCTGGAACGTCGATAATTCCGGCTGCCGAGACACTCATGGCACTTCCAACCTGGTTTAGCACCGTCTGTGCAGCAATATGATTTTGAATTTCGGCGCCGAATCTACATTCAAGATTTACTACAGATTCCGCTGTCCCTGAAAATGATGCGTTAAAACTTACATTCCATGGGCCAGGCTGTGTTATCGCAATATTATTTGAAACAATGTCAGGCGAAGCACCAAAAGCCGAACCTGACATTTCAGATGCATTCAGAGCACCCCAATCAACGATTTCAGGAGTGTTCGCAACTAAAGTTTGTTCAGAACCCGTAGTGTACGCATACATGCCGCCATATGCGCTGCCGCCAGTTCGTGATCCTGATATATGGACATCACCTGTAAATTCAGTAACCCCGCGAGTTGACGAGTTTTTTGATCCCTGTGTACCCTGCAAAACAATTGCGACGTCATCACCATACTCACCTAATTGTGAGCTGTGCATAGCAATCACGTCAGATCTCAAATTAAGCAAACGAGTTCCAGGACCAAACGGATTCTCGCCGCCATAAATTGCGCCTGATACAACTACATGACCACCGAATGTTGTTATGTGTGGTGTGTCGCCGTCTATTTGATCTTCTGTACTGCCTGACACCCAAAAATTTGTGTCTAAGCCGGCTCCTAATTGTGCAGCTTCAACTCCAGAACCCCCTGAAATTGCAACAGTTCCTGTCGTGTACGTCGCAACAAACCCGGCCGTATCCTCAAACCAATATGAACTTCCGCCTCCGCCGGCGGCATCAAACGTAACATCGCCGTTGGTTCCGGTTGTAAGTGTCATGTTTGTACCGGCTACCATATATGATGAACCGTTAGTCAACTTTGTGATAGAGCCCGTGATGCCATTCAGGGCATGCATGTTTCCGGAGACGACAAGATCGCCGCCAAAGACAGATGTCGTCGCTGTACCACCATCTTTTGCTCCAATACTGCCAGACACAAAATAAAACGAATCAGCACCCGGCATCGGCGGAATTTCCCAATTATATTCTAAACTGAGGTTTCCAAACCTGACGTCTGATGCAGTTACTGCAATAACCGATGCCCCATTTAGAATTCCAAGTTCAATATATGATCCAACTACTTCAATATGTCCGGCGGCCGATTGCGTCACATACGTTCCACCGCCCGTTCCGCCGACCTCGAACCTGCTTGCCCTAATCGGAACGACAGTCATCGCCGACACATCACCTCCTGCAATCCCGCCGGCTTCGACGTCTAATTTTCCGGCACCCCATGTGTCGTTTCCGACTCGACCGAAAACTAAAGCCTGATCTGTGGTGTTCGATCCTGACGCGATCGCGAGGCCGCCGTTTTGATTAGACGACGTATTACCAGATGCGATGTAAACGAGTGGATCTTTCACGACAAGATTGTCTGAGTTTACCGTCGTCGTTGTTCCGTTGACAGTAAGATCTCCGGTGACTGTTAAGTTGTCGCCGATGGTAGTTTCAGATGTAGCATGCCCAAGTGTAACAGGAACGTTAGCAACATTTCCAACGACGATTCCGACAGTTGTATCATTTGTCGTGACAACAACACTACCCGCCGAATCGCCTCCATCTGCAGTAATTGCAATCGTTGCGCCACCAATGATCATCGAAGAATCAGAATCCAGCGTCAGTGTTCCTGTCGCAGGTGAGACTGTTGGTGTCAAAACGCTTCCGCCGACCGTTAAATCCCAGCCTCCTTTTGCGTATGACATACCGGTATCACCACCAAATGTCCCGCCGTCGTTAAACTGAACCTGTGTCGTGGACCCGCCTGGCTGTACATTAGCGCTAGCCGTTATAACACCATCAGGTGTCACGATATTACCGGAGACAAATATATCGCCGCCAAACATTGTGATGCCGGGTGTTTGTGTTCCTTGAGAGCCACTTGTTCCGGAGACAAATACGAATACGTCCTGCCCAACATTTGCCATCAATACAGCATTTGTCATTCCGGATCCGTCGAAATCGACGCCGGGTGATGATGCGCTAGCAACAATTAAGCTCGGTTTATTGAGCGTTGAGCCAGATGCGATAATTTGTGCGGTTCTTATTTGGCTAGCTCTAAAATCTTTTGACATTTTATCCTCCGGGAACGGTGCTATTCATGATCGATATAAAACTTGATTTCGCTGTTCCTATCGGGCGCGTTCCTAAGCTTTGTGTAATAGATAATTCTGTTTCAGTGCTTACGTATGCCGTATTGTAGGCATGTACGTTGCCGTACGGCGATTCAGTGTCTTCATTCCCAAAGTTCGATGAAAATGTATATCGCTGATCTGGATGAGACTCAAGTGAAACATCTGTCGGCGAAACAGAGCCGGTAGAAATTAATTCTTCGTCTGTTTCATTTGCGGCGTTGCCGGCGAGTATTGTGAAGTTATTTAGCCTCATCCTGTTTTCACCGCAAAAACATCGACAATTCCTGTGAACTTCGCAGAGGCTCGTACAAGAACAGCGCGATCTGAGCTCCCGGCAGAATCAATGTATATGTTTACGTTAACTCCTGACGCTTCGCCAGTGTCACGTGCTGCAATGACAACTTGGTACGAATCGTCCAAGAAAGGCACCTCGAACGCTAGCGTGCCAGAATCAGCATCGGCGAATGTTATTGAACCAACTTCAATCGAGACGCTTTCGGTTCCTAGGTAAGACAAACGTTTCGGTGCCCTAATCAAAGGATACCGTTTCGCATATCTATTCCTATCAATCAATCGAGCTCTAAGACTTCCCATGAAACTGCACCTCTGGGACTAAATATCCGCCCAGAGAAATTTCAAAGCAATTGGCTCGCTTCTGATGCGATGGTTGACCTGATACCGACAGGCAGGTGAATATGTGCCGTGTGGAGTGACTCGCGCATCTTTTTAGCAACAATTGAAAGGCCATTCGTCTCTTTATTGATATACGGAGTATCGATCTGGTCCGTATCACCCATCAAAATAATTTTGCTGCCTTCACCAACACGAGTGATAACCGTTTTCAGTTCGTGGATTGTGGCATTCTGGGCCTCATCCAAAATGATGAATGCGTTGGTGAATGTTCGGCCACGAATGAATGACATTGGGGCAACTTCGATCAGTCCATTCGTTTGCAGCATTTCGAACATTTTCTTGTCTTTGAAATGGTTGCGAAGATTGTCGATTGCAGGTGCCATCCATGGAGCCATCTTGTCATTCGCATCGCCTGGCAGGAATCCCATTTCTTTTCCAACAGGCTGAATGTTTCTTGTGATCACAATTCTATCAAACTTTCCAGACTGAACCTGACTAATTCCTGCAAGAAGACTCATAAATGTTTTTCCTGATCCTGCAAGACCTGACATTGTAACCAACGAGACATTTTCGTCCATGAGAACCTGCATTGCGAATCGTTGTTCTTTATTTTTTGCAGAAAACCCGCCATTCTCAGCGCCGCCTGTCTTGATATTCAAATCTTGAAGCAAGCTCAATTTTGAAGCCCTAGCATCCCAGATACAAAGTGCTGACTGTTTTGATTGACTTCCTTTTGCGACAACAAACGTGTTATGACTCATAACAGCATCGTCAAGAATTGCGCATTTTGAAGCGTACAACCTATCGATACCATCACCAGGCAGAACAATTCGCTCAACACCATCCCATTTTTCTGGAAGATCAATGTAGTCGCTGTAGTAATCTTCGGCGGTCAGCTCCAAAGCATCAGCTTTTACGCGCAGGTTTATGTCTTTTGAAACGATTACGACATCCCTGCCATCCGAAACTCTTTTCAACTCAAGAGCCTCCAACAGGATTTTGTTGTCGTTGTCGTTCACATCCAGTGGAAAGTTTTCAGGTGCTTTGCCGCACATTAATCGAACTGCTACTGTTTGGTCATTACCAACATCAACGCCCTCATGAAGTGGCGAGATTTTTCTTAGCTCGTCCAGGCGACGATTGATATGCCGGGCGTTTTCTCCTAGTAGGCCGGGCTTACCTTTGAAGTTATCCAGTTCATCAAGAACAACCAAAGGAAGGATTACATCACATCCTGGGAAGTTCTCTAGGGCAGCTCCGTCGTACAGCAAAACGCTGGTATCGAGCACTTTTATTTTTCGATTTGATTTTTTCATTGAAAACTTTGACTCCTGTTATAATAATAATCTTAATTAGGATGGTAAGAATGAAAAGGAGAAAAGAGAAGAAGGGTTCGTCAATCAAAAAATCGATGCGTGACAGCTCATTGCAAGAGATTGGTGACAAGCTTGGATTGACCAGAATGAGGATTTGTCAAATCGAAAAGGCAATCCTCGAAAAGATAAGAAAGACAGGTAAGTTGGACGTTTTCGACGCCAACTAATGAAAAGGGCCGAGCATAAGCCCGACCCAGTTCAAATAGCTATATTTTAGCTCAGTTGGACTTTCGGTTTTTGTCCTCAGAGATAGTCAACTTGACTAGCTGCGCAGTTTTGCCCTTTAGCAAGCGAAGGGCACGACGAGCGCGAACTCCTGCTGCCGAGTTTCCGTTGGCGTTCTTGAGAACGTCGACCTCAGCCTCGTTGATCAGTGCCTTAACTTCGCCCCATGCCTCTAAAATAGTTCCTTCTGTACTCTCACTCATTTCACACTCCTATGTGTATATTTTCGTCTGCCCACTTTCTAGATCGGCATTTCCCTCAACTGCGAACCTTTCGCTTTCTCGAATTACATCATTCAAACATTGCATTAGCTCCGCGTCCTCTAATTCTAACGACAACAGCCGTATAATGTAAAGGATTTGCGATTGACTAACACCAAAGTTCAAAATCTCTGACACAATTTCTCGTGATTTGATTCGATGCAAAACATCATTCTTTTCAGCTCTCGTCAGCTCTGGTTTTTCTTCCTGGTTTTTCATAATTTCCACCTCAGACCGATTCTGTCCTAGAAAAGGGTTCAACACGAAACCTTTCTTCTGATATGAACCGCAAGACCTTACCTTCCTGCTGATCACCCTCTGCATCGACTGTCAAGACAATGGTTGCATCCCACATTTTGTTCTCTAAAATGAACCTGGCATGCTGATAGTCTGGCAAATCCAATTTGTAATTCGCAAAAAGCTCGACGAGTGATGATGGAAGCGACATGCTGATGTCCTCTTTCAGCTCGATTGCTCGAGATTCATCTTTCCCAGTCATTATTTCTGACTTACAAATGTCGATGATTTTATGTACCGTTCCGCAACTATTGCATTGTGCTAACGATGAAATTACCGTGTCGCTGTCGTCGATAATTGAGAATGCAGTGAATTTATGGTACACCACATCTTTTTTATTTCTGAATTGCGGAAGAACACAATGACATTCAATCAGGTGCTTATAACCCTGCATTTGTCAGCCTGCAAACTGTTTTGACACATTGGTTAGAAGTCCGCTTGTATGAACATCGAACACATGCGCCACAGCATTCTGTAAAGACACTTTCTCGTCGTATGATATTCCTTCTGGTAGTTGTTCCAACAGCGCATTCAAAATTTGATTTTTCATGACGTCGTGCCTATCGATAATCGACCGACAGATTTTACCCTCTGATACTTTGTTTGACATTTTTCCTCCATTATCTGTTTGATGTGATGACTCCACCCATACTTTGTAAAATGTTGTCCATACTGTCTTTGGCTCTGGTGCCAACAATTACTGACGAATGTGGTACGGTGAGCTGACAATCATTCACATCAAATTTCGTGATGCCAGACCTCGCCGCGAACCGACCTAATGCCAAGAGCGTTTTTGTTCTGTCGATTGAAATACCTTTCAGGGAACCCAAATCCATCCCGAACGAAACTGACATTTTCGATTTTGTATTCTTGACAGCCTGATATGTGATTCGGTCGGTGTCAATGCTCATTTTGATGAGCCTTTGCAGTCGTGCCTTCCTGATTTCGTTACCCATTGCATAAGAAACGCACTCGAATCCAGACTCGACCAAATCTAAAAAATTCCTGTTGCCCCAGTCCGATATTACAAACGGGATGACTTTGAGTTTCCCTGACAGCCAGTTCTCAAGCAATGTATTCGATACATCAGGAAGAAAGCCTCGTGCTGCGATTACGATTCCATTATTCCCAGCGGCATCGAGCATTTTGTGAATTTGTGCGACGCTTTCAACAATACCATCGATGGCAACTCCATAAAAGTCGCCGCTCTCGTTGGGCACGTCAGCTCGACTGTTGAATAGCGGGTCAATACTTCCAAAAATCTCTTCACCGGAGACGACCTTGACAACCGTTCCGAAATGATTTCCTTCGACCAGGCTAACATGGCTTCCGCAGGCACCCATTTGTATCAGCTTTTTTGCGATGGTTCCTGACATTCCATCTCTTGACCATGATGAGATAATTTCATCAACATCGCCTGCAAGTGCATACGATCCTTGCCTTTTCTTGCCTTTGACATCATCCAGTGAAATTCTGCCCGTCCACAAGAGGCAGGAGATGAGTCCTGAGCCACCCAGGTTGACCTCTGTTGAATACAAACAGCTTAGGATGGTGTTTCTTATTGCCACACTGCTTCGGGACGTCTGGGGCCAACGTGAGAGACACCGGTGGAAGTCCAGCGGAACCGCGGTGCAGACCTTCCCATCATAATTCAAGGCAATTTTGCCACCAAAAATATCATCGCAAATCTGCCCCAATTCTTGGCGGGCAATCTCTATCGATTTTTTTATCTCTTTCTGGTTGATACAAGCGCTAGTGGACTGTCTGTTGTTTCTCATGACCTTTTTGATTTTCCAATGAGTTGGCGGCCCGACTGATGCTTGCGACGATGTTATGAAATCCCAGGATTATGTCATTCTTGACTTTCTTGTCCTCGGCTTCCAATGCGAATCGAACGAACCCGCACAGCGCACCCAAAATTAGCAAGATACATCCTAGCCACGCTTCATGGGTGTATAAATACGCCCCACAAATTACAAGGACCTCTGACATTTTGCCTTTCATTACGAATCACGCCATAGGTTGTTAGAAGCATATGTCAAGATTTCTTCGGCACTGTCTTCGTTGTAACCGTATTCCTTGATCATCACACCAACCATCTCGCCGTATTTCTTCTGCTGGTCCTTGTCGCGTGTCTTCGACTTCGTCACAATTCTTGAGATGTCACGGACAGAGTTGATAAGGTATGATTCGATAGCTTCCTTCAATGGCTCATAGGCCTTGAAATTCACCTTCTCACCACGACGCATCTTGGCAAACATGTAAGCCGTCACATCACTTCTGAAACCATCACGAGCACTCCCGGTGATACCGATTTGCTCCTCGATGGACGTCATGAATTTCTCATCAGGCTTCCGCTCTTCTTGTGTAATACGGTCACGCATTCGTTGGTGGGTCGTGTAAGCTTCAGCATTGTCAAGATAGCTATCAAACAATGCCTGAGCCTGCTCCTCATATGCCGCGATGAATGCCTTTGCAATCTCCGTATCGAGGATTTTCAGGTATTCTTCGCGGACAACCTTCTGGATAAGCTCAAGGCAAGAGTATTTGAATTCCTCATCAGCAATCTGCTCTTTTACACAAGCTGTCAGCGACTCAATCAGCGAAACCGGTGTAATCATATTCTTGTCACTACGAACGAGTGCCATGTCGATTGCCTTCGTGATGAACCGTGTGGAAATTCCGCTCATGCCTTCATGACGGGCCTCTTCCTTCAAGTCACGGAGATCAACCTTCTTGACGCGGCCTTTCTCAACAACCTCTTCACCGTTGTAGATTTTCATCTTGGTAACCGGGTCGCATTTAGCCGAAGCCTTCAGGCGGGACATAACACTGAACATCGAGGCAACACGCAATGTATGTGGAGCAATGTGGGCGTCAAAATCAGACAGGCCGAGCATTTTCTCGTAAATCTTTATTTCCTGATTCAATTCGAGACAGTATGGAACATCAATCTTTACGACACGGTCGATGATTGCTTCATTCGTATGCTCCGACTGGAATCGATTCCACTCAGCTTCATTACAGTGAGCCAAGATAACACCATCGAAATGGAGCATATCGTTCTTGCCCGGCGATGGAATTCGCTTTTCCTGTGTTGCCGTGATGATTGTGTGGAGGAACTCAATTTCATTCTTGAAAACCTCGACCAACTCAACAATTCCACGGTTACCAACATTGAATGCACCATTCAAAGACAGCGCCCTAGGATCATCCTCAGCGTATTTGTCTAATTTGGAAATGTCAACTGAGCCGATGAGCACCGATACATCCTGACTGTTGGCATCCATTGGGGGAACTGATGCGATTCCTCGGCGGCCTCGTTGTGAGAACGTCGTTTCTTCAATTTCGAAGTTTTCATATTCGCCACCGAGTTCCTTGAGAAGCTTATGACGAGCGACTGGGCTGATGTCACCATCGATTTTTACGTTCAGGGCCTTCTCAAATGTCTCACGCAAGCTACGTGGGATCAACTGGAGTGGTTCGCCGCGGTGTGGGTCATTCTTCAGGTAAAAGTATTTCTCGCCCTCAATTGAGGCTTTGATGTGCTCAACCAACGCAGACTTGCCGGCACCAACAGGGCCCATAAGCAGAAGTACCTGGCGTGATTCTTCACCACGATGAGCTGCTGAGTGTAGGAATGCCATCACATTTTCAATGACACGCTCCATCCCGAAAAAATGCGGCTCGAAGTAGTCGTAGACCTTGATTGCGTCACCGTCGAAAATCCTGTTTTTTCTTGGGTCACTATCAGGCATTTTTTTAACGCCTGGGCCAGAGAGTGCTTCATACAAACGACGTTGTGCCGTCTTGGCAAGATGTGGATTTTCTTCCAACAGCTTGATGTAATCTGCGAAAGTTCCTGAAAACTTCTGTACCGCCTTGCTTTTTACACGCTGACTTTTGATCGCTGCCAAAAGACTCTTTACATTTTTGCTCATAAATTCCCCTGTATAATTTTGACTATAACCATGTCTCTTGGTTTATAAACCTATTCGTTCAAATATCCCAAGCATCACCCTCGATCATCGTGTGGAATTCTATGTTATTTCCCCATAATGACTTGACGTGCTGGATTGTTTTGTCGGCATATTCCAGCTCTAGATCTCTTCCGTCATGCTCATGATGTAAAATCAACGTGCCGTTATCTTCCAAAAGATCAACCTTAATAACTGGAATTCCGGCCGCACCGATTGAACGACACAATGCCTCTCTGACTTTCTTCCAGCCATCTTTGTCTGAGATGTCATCAATTGACCAAGCATATTTCTTTTCACTCCAACTGAAGAGTCCAAGATCCATCGCCAGATCATGTGTGAGGTACTGCCTAATGAAAGAAACATCGTTCAGTGATTCCCTGGCAACGAAACATTCTTCCAAACCAAAACGCTCTTTGATGTCCTGGAAAATCTTGAAACCAAGATGGTAAGGGTTCAATCCACCGATATGCGGCCGAATTACTCCGTTGTGTGATTTCAGTATTGGAAGGTGGTACTCTGAATCCAGCTCTAAATCGTGACAGATTGTATAGTGCCAAAAACTAGCCCAACCCTCATTCATGATTTTCGTTTGAATCTGGGGCATAAAGTAACACGATTCGTCTCGCACAACCTCAATAATGTCACGTTTCCAATCGGGCATTTTCCCATGCTCAGCGATGAAGCCCAGGACATCAGGATCAGGTTCTAGAGGAATAACATCGATGTCGTAAACAATATAGCACCCATCTTCACCCTTCTCGGCGAGCGAACGATACCACTCGACCATTTCTTTATGCGACCGTCGCTCAGCTCCGGTTCTGTTGATTTGATACTGTAATGCATGACATGAATCGATTACTGCTTCCACACGATCAATACCGATTCTCGGATCCTCAACATATTCCTTGATTCTCTTTTTTGCTGCACGAAATCGTCCGATGACTGAGTCAGCTCGGGTTGAAGCAAACATTCTGTTGTTTTTGAAGAAGTCGCTATGTCCTACGCAGTGTGCCATAATAAGGATCTGCAAATATAGCGGGTTCTCGCGCATCAGGTATGCAATCGATGGGTTTGAGTTGATGATGAGCTCGTATGGAAGACCTGACACTCCTGCATTGTACGATTGGTGTGTTCTCTCAAACGATTTTCCATATGACCAATGATCATAATGCGTCGGCATACCATGATATGACATGTGGCCAATCATCGAGTAGTAATCACAGATTTCATAATTGATCGGGTACCAATCTAATCCATAACCTTCAGCGATCTTTTTGATTTTCTCGTCCCACATTTGTAGGTCTTCAATTGCCCATGTCATATTATGCTCCCCTGTTTCCAAACATGACCTTGAACGCCGGCCATACATCTTCTTTCGATGCAATTTCAACGAGCTTCATATTACTTGAAGCGATTGTTGCAAGGTGTTTTGACAACCTGTCATCACTTGCCCATGACATCTCATCGTCAGGGGCAATTTCACAGTATCCGAAAAGCTGGCTAACATTTTTTAGCTTCTCGCCGGCGGTGAGCATGTCGTTTGTATCATACCCAAAATTGTCGCCATCTGAACAATGGAAAGTGTAGACGTTCCACAACGAAGGATGAAACCTTTTTTCTATGATTTCCATTGCAAGTTGGTATGCGGTTGAGACAACTGTTCCGCCGCTGGACCTTCGAGAAAAGAACTGCTCTTCGTTTACCTCACGAGCTTCAGCATCGTGGGCAATGAAAACGATTTCAACAGAGTCATACTTTGAACGAATAAACTGGTACAACAGGAAGAAAAAGCTCCGTGCAAGGAATTTCTTTTTCTTCGACATCGACCCAGAGACGTCCATCATCATAACGATTACGGCGTTGGTGCTCTCTTTGGATTTGTTTTTGTAGTTTCGGTAGACCAAGTCACCGTCATGAAACGATGTGCTCTTCTCTTCTTCATCTTCGCCATCATTTTTGCGGCGCTCTTGAGCTTTCAACCTTTTGATTCGGTTGATCGCAGACTTTTTCTTGTCTAGGCGAGGAATTATGCCTTGTGGGCGGTAACCAGAACGCTTGAGACGATCCGATTTGATTTTTACAAGGGCTTTACGTTCCAAATCTGGAAGTTCAAGTTCATCAAATAGGTACTTGGCAAGTTCGTCAAGGGTAATTTCAACCTCGTAAACATCATCACCGGCCTTATTTCCGGCCTTCTGGCCTTCCCCTTTCTTACCATCCTTTCTTTTGATGATTTGTTTGCGATCAAGATCACGCCCGGGAGCCGAACCGACTTTTTTGTTTTGCTCGTTTGAGCCATAAACAAAGCGGTACTCCTTGATTCCCTTCACGGGAATGCGGAATTTCTTCTTACCATCTTGGCCGATAATAGATTCATCGGCAACAATATCATGAATTCCTTCACGTATTGCTTTTTCAATTTTTTGTTTATGGCGCTTACGATCTGATGCAGACCGGTCGGCAATCGTCTTGTGATGTGAGAAAACTGACATATAATCTCCAGGATATAGGTATCCTAGATCATTATATTACAATCGTCGATTAGAGAAACTCTGGGCCGAACAATGCCTTGTTTTTGTTGAAAAACCTTTCCCATGAACTGTCTAAAATGTATGTGACAGCGGTGTCAGTTTCGCTTCGAACAGACCGCCCAACCGACTGAATAATTGTCTTGGCGGTTTGCAGATCATACCACCAATCCCACTTATTCATCTTCTTACGGATGAGTTTATCGCCGAGGAATGGAAAGGGAACCTTACAAACAATCTGGAACCTACTCAAATCACCCTTCAGGTCAACACCCTCAGTCATTGACGGCGAGAGCAAAATTGTTGGTTTCGTTGACGAGATGTGTTGCTGAAGAACCTCGTCACGATTTGAACTGTCGTGGATAAGGAATCGTGAGCTCCTGATGTTCCTTTTGATGTACCATGCGATTTTGTACGACCTGCAATGGATGATCCCCTTATCATTTTTGTGTTCGTCCATGATGGCTTTCACCGTCTTGACAAGCTTTGGCAACGTTTTGTCAATCTCGCGAGCTGACATTTTACCGGCACCAGAATAAATGATTGGCCGGTTCTCAATTGGGAACGGGCACGGAATCTTTATAGACCCAGCTTTGCCGGTAATACCGCACAACTGCGAGAACCGGTCAACATCAACAATGGTTGCTGACATTAGCAACGTGTATTCGCCCAACTTGAACAAGTAATCATGAGCATATGGTGCAATATCGATCGGTTTGAATTCAACCTTCCGGCTGGTCCTCTCCTCCGCTGGGATTTCTGACATCAGCCAGTTATCCTTATCATACAGTTTCAAAAATGTCTGCACCTTCAGGTCATGACCCGTCAGGATCTCCAACTGCCGAGATAGTTTCGAGAACTCGCCCGATTCAACCCGTGATTTGAGTGATGTGAATTTCTCCAGACCAATCCTGAAATCAAGGATTTTCTTTGCCAACACAGGATAGTACTTTTCAGTGATCCATTTGACAAATGCTGCCGGGGTGATGTGTTCTGGGAGCTCGATTCCAACAAACGATTTTGCGAACCGGTCAGAGAACGTAACCTCAATGAACCTGCTAAGTTCATCAGGGGTATTGTGAGCTTCGTCGATGACAAGCAATGATGTCCTCGGGATCTTACCAGAGTACCGAGTCTCAGTCAGAAAATATGCGAAGTTTGTGACCCCGTAAGGTTCCTTGATGAATTTTTCCTTTGCTTTTTTGTATGTGCAATTGAACATGCAGTTTTTCCAAAACCGAGTGTTCTTCTCTTCAGTCTTCAATAGCTTTCTAGAATCATTGCAGGACAACTTTTTGTGGTGCCCGCATCCGTAATTCGTCGATGATTTCAACGAATTGATGTCGACATAGTCCTTTTCATATTGAGCCTGCAACAGTTTCTGGGTCGTGATGATGTTACTCCCCTGCTTCGTTTCAGGACCGCAGTTCCCAAAGTGTGCCTTTATATATCGACCCACCGTTACGGCAATGGCGGATTTGCCGACACCTGTACCTGCTTCAAGGACAAAAATCTTTTTGCCCCCTTCAAATGAGTCTAGAATCGCGTTGATCGCAAGCGTTTGTTCGTCCCGGACTGTTTTGTGTGGGAAGAAGCATTTCCAATCATGGTTAGGCATTTGCCCTCCAAATATAAATTGTTAGTGGTGATTTACTTAGCAGATTTCGTCAACGAACCCTAGCTCAAGACATTTTTCGGCCGTAAGCCACAGCTCATGTGTGAGCATTTCGTCGAGCACCTCGGCATCTTTCACTGCTGTTGTATCGAGATAGATTTGTGTAACCGCCTTATACACGTTTTTCTGGTTTTCGATTTCGTCAACAAACTCGTCGTGCTTCCCACGAAACATAATCTGCGGTTGGTGCACGAGAATGAACGAGTTCTTCGTGATGAACCTTTTTGTTCCGCAACAACTAATCATCGTCGCTGCCGATGCTGCCGAGCCCTCGATGTATGTGTAGACATCTGTTTTGCAACTGTTGATTGCATCACAAATATTGAGTCCCGAGAAAATGTCTCCTCCTGGGCTCTGGATATGCAAATGAATCGGCGGGTTCTTTTCCAAACCAATTCGCGCAGCCAAATATTCCATCTCGATGTCCAGGCGACGGATAATCCGTACAAGCTCTAGGCCCTCTCGCTCCATAACTGGGCAGTAGAAGTAGACATGGTTTTCTTCGACCTCGATTCCAGCGGGAGCCCGATCTTTCTCATCGCCCATTTGCAATATTACATCGCCATGCTGGTGTTCGGGCTCATCGTTCATGCCATATCGACTCATTTTTCGTCGATTGGAAAATTGCCGAAAGGTGTTTTTACTGTTACGCATTTTACTCCGTGAGATGCCAAATCTGGCAACTCTTTTGCATTTATAACTAAAATCTCAACCCGAATGAGAACTTTCAAATAATCTTGGTCATTATCAATATTTGTGACCGTATGTTCAGCGGTAAGTCGTAAAAGGTTTCTTACACCTTGATTCCATGCCGGTGAGTGTAAATCTGGTTGATGACCCTGCCATATTTGCCAGCATGATGGGTTCCTTTTGGGATGCGGCCCCACGGAAATCATTTCGCTGGCGAATGCCAAGCATTCTGGGAAAATGTCAACGTCCGAGTCTTTTGGAACCAATCCTTCAAAATCCTTCTCTAGGACCACGATGTCCAATGGGGAAAATAATGTCTCAAGTTTGGTTCTGATACTCATAGTGCACGCATCCTTATGATCATTCTAACACAAGTATGGGCGTTTTACACATTTTCGGACTTATTCATTACCTCTACACGATATTTGTCGACAATCATTCGTGCTCGGTGTTGGGCATCCTGCTCATTGTTGTACCTTTCCATTGGGGCAATCTTCTCTCCCCTAAACTCAATGTCCAACAAACACGATTCATCATCCTGCGGGTAGTAGCTGATGTTGAAATCTTCAAATGAGTCCCATGTGTTTGGCGTCGTATCGACGGACCGCATATTACCGTGTTGCTCGCGGAGCACCATTCGGACGATTTCACGGACGATTGATTTTTTCATTATGTGCTCGCGACGAACAGCTCGATATCGACCGCCGCCGTGTCTGCGGTTGCTTTCATTGTGTCAAAATCTGAAAACGAGTTGAATGTTGAGCCGACATTAGAGCCAGACATGCTTGGGCTTGTAAAAATAGCTGTTCGTTTGGCTGGCAGTTTCATGTCATACCGATTTCCTGCTCCGCCAGAACCTGACAGGAACGAAAGGCGCACGAAATTCGTATCGTCAAGGTTGGACACACGGATGTACTGGACATTTGATGAGATGTAGCCACCGCCGATAGAGGATGTTGACAGCGTTAAAATGGAAACCTCAGATGTTGCCACCGTCATTACACGGCGGGATGCCTCGTTGATTGCCCCAATCGTTTGCACGATTTTGCTGCCCACTTGATACCCGTTTAGCTTCACATCCTCATTTACGGTTATCGTAAGGGTTGCATTGTCAATTGTTGATGCCATTGTTTTCTCCTAAAGCCCGTTCGGGATAACATTTTCCCAGTATTTTTCTGGCCATTCATCTAAATTCGTACCGATCAATGATCCGAACATGTTGCCACGGGTGTCGTTCCACATAACTTCCCAACTATCTTCTTCATCGCCTGACAACATGTCATCCTCACCATAGCCACCGGGAGTGTAGCTCATATCAGGTACAATGTAGTTGGCGTTTATCATGTGCGATGGAAGATACCCATGGATGATAAACCCTTCCCCTGTCACAAACGCAGGCTTTTCAAGGTGTCCAACGGAGAAGAAAATGCCGTATGTTCCCTCAACGTAACCATCAGCTTCGATTCCTACCATATTCTCGGATGGCGTCTCATGAGTCACCGGTAATCCCCGCGGGCCTGCCATTTTTTTTAGTGCGTTTATCACCACAGCCTCATGATACGGCCGCCTAGACTCCGACATAACGGCTCTTGTAACAAACTCTTTGAGTACGGCCATGTCTTTTCTTTTCCGCGATTCCTGGGTCTTTTTCTTGCCAATTTTTGTTCGATACGATGGTTTCTCCGGAGAGGCACCGTCAGCAAACTCATAATTGAAAATGTTCAGGTCGCGCCCAGCCATTTCCTCATCATCCTCTAATCCTTGGACAGCTCTTGCGTTCTTTGCATCATCATCGTAGAAATATATGTCATCAATTCCGCTACCGGTGCCCCCACCGGATCCACCAACGATGTTCTTGATGATTTTGCGTTTGTTGTCGGCGACACTGTTTCCAAAATCTGCCGCGCCGAAGACGTAGTCAGGGTGTTCACCAGCTTCGTCGCCCATGAAATCCTTGATGTCTTCAACATTCGTTGCAACGACCTCTTTACCACCGAATGTCCCCATTCCTGTCTGGCCTTTTCGGGCTGTGACGACTGCCGTGATGTCACCTGCGGCCTCCCGCTCAGCGAATTTTGCCAGTGTTGCTTCAATCGGTTCAGCATCACCCAGACCGCTCGATGGTGAGAAGTCGACAGCATGGATCTCTCCGGGCTTGCCATTCATTTTCGCAGCAGCTTTCTTCACCAGCTCTTCAACGTTACCGTTTGGGTAAACGAGGGGACGAGTCGGGTCGGACAGCCCGCTCATATATTTCGCTTTCCAGATTTTGTATTGGTCTGTATTCAAAACAACAGCCTGTGAACCTTGTAGGTAATCTGGCGATGCTATGAATCTGTCGCCAGAGAGACCGTCGGTCGTGATGTCAGCCTGCGTTGATGTTCTTACTTTACCGGTTCCGCTTTTCCCAATTCGTGCCGATAAATCTGTAACAGGCGAATACGATTCAGGATCATTTACATCTCCTCCGTTGTAATCGAAAGCAATGTGTATCGTTGCGCTTTTGGTGATACCCAGTGTATCATCGAAATCGAAAACATGCAAATCCTTTTTTTGCTCGGTAACCACCCCGGCGAGACGGCACCAACGTTCCATGATTAAATCTTGCTTCATTTCACACCCTTGTAAATACTTATACAGGACTAAATATCGGATAACACTACATGTACCTACTTGAGAAAAAACGAATTGGGCGCGAGCTAGAAAGCTTGGCCAGAAAGTACAGTCGAACAGTAATGAAAACGATTACTACGAAAGAGAATATCAAAACTCTCAAGGCCGGTAAAATCATTGATGATTACATAGAGTTGCGCCCACTTGGGCTAGACAGGCCAAATCTTATTGGAATTGAGCTGGAAATTGATAGCAACCTCGATGTGAATGGGATATACGCCTCTGGGGCCTTCCAGATGGTCCCTGGGGAGCCGGAAATCTCTTACATTAGGGTTACTGCCTCTCTGCCATCTCCGTTCACCAGGCGTCATCTGGCACGTTTCTATGATGAGCTAATCGAAATCATGCGACATGAGATTGAGCACTCAACACAAGATCCTGAAAGGATTGATCAAATCGCAGATAACACTGATGACCCATTTGGTTCCAAAGAAAACATGTTGAATTATTACGCATCTCCTGAGGAGATTGCAGGTCATGTGACAGGCTGGATGAAACGGGCGAAGAAACGCCGGGAGCCAGTCAAGGACACTATTTCAAGGGAAGTGGGTTATATTGCCCAGCAGGCCGAAAGAGAGGGCATGTCAAAAAAAGATGCCAACGCCGCCGGGGCGGAACTTCTTAGAAAGTTTGTGGAATATGCTGTGGATCGTTACGGGGCTTAGCGCCTTTTCGACGGCCTAGCATCGGCGACGGCATCGCCTAATGCATCCCTGAGCACGTATTTGATGCTGGTCTCATTCCGTGATCCTGTATTCCCAGCAATGTACTTTTTCGCAGCTTCTACATCACGTGGATCAGCACTGTGCAAGGCAGCATCACCGAGATCATATGCAACGTCATAAAGCGAATATGAGTCCTCACCACCATCAATCGGGTTGTCCTCAAGCCAGTCTTCGCCCATTTCCTTTGCCAATTTCATAAGACGCTTGAAGCCTTGTTCTGCACCACCACCGACGTGGTTTCCTGGCACGTTTCGGAGCAGCAGCTTCTGGTAACCAGCGCACATCATCACCATACTTTCTAAAGGCACCGGCGCCGCCGAGACCGAATGGGTCTGACGCTTCTCGAACGAGCTTCCGCAAATTTGTTTTAGTAATTTTCATTTAGTACTCATCATCGCCACGCGGATCAGCGGGGCTGTAGTCATAGTCATCGTAAGTGTCATCGGTGTTCATTGCGTCTTGCATGTAGGCATCAACATCCCGACGATTCGAACGCATCGCTGCATCGCCTGTCGCATCATGTGCCTGAATCTCGCCTGCAACAGCAATCCTTACAGCCTCAATTGAGTCCTGCATGGTGCGCATTGCCTCTCTTACGGCCGGGCTTCTGAATGCCAACGAGTTCCTGAGAACATCAACAGCTATCTCTACACCCTGCACTTTCTTTTCGAATGACCGTGGATCGAAGTTATCGATTGCCCAAGACTCGTTGATTAGTCTTCGCAGGTTTCTCTTGGTGATTTTCATGTAATACCGTCCTTTCACAAACTAAATATCATGCTAGACAGGAAAAACCTGTTTGAAAGTAGCTTGCACGAAAAACGGCTCAATTTTCTGCCATTTTTTGATTTTCGCAGCCTTATACGGTTTGACACTGCTGGTTTTTAGAAGTGCCGTGACATGCGGAACACCAGACTTCGCAGACAGTCCTGCAGGGGCAACAACCTGCCAGGCGGCAACACCAGAGACCTTGTCACGCCCGAACCCCACAACCTCCAGTGATAGAGGTTCATCGAGGCGCTCGATCAACGGACTGGAAGGCTTCAGGGCTCCAATCTTGACTGTCATGTGATGGCTGAGCTGCTGGTTACCATGCATACCGCTAATGTTTGAGTCCAGCCAGCCGTCTGGGTTCAAACCGAGCCCGGCAATCTTGGTTCGCAACATGTCGCCATCATTTTCGTTGATGACAATTGCCGTGTAGAGTGCCTTCGGCTCCTTGGCCAGCGTTTCCTCTACAACTTCTTTCAATAATTTGCGACTCATGTTCACCTCATTTAGTTATGCTGCAACTCGAAGCAGCGTTTTGAACCCAGTTTTCTTGAGCTCAAGGAAGTATTTGTGGCCAGCACCACCGAAACGATTCTTGGTCGTCTCGAGCATACGCATTCCGTACAGCTCAGAGCTGGGATTTAGCTCGATGGAAAGCTCGATCATGGCATCAACCATGTGTTTCAGGACGTTTTTGCCTGAGAATTTGCCATCTTTACCAACCTGGCCAATCACGAAAGCAATCGAATTGGTTTCCTTACACCAATCTGTAATCATGCTCAAGCAACGCTCAGGGGACTTGCCGTTTGTGATTCCAGGACCGTACTTGCCATCATTCACAGCCTGAAGGCTGTCAACGACCAAGATAAACTGCTTTTTTGGATGCTGGAGTCGAAGCTCCTCACACTGGCGAAGCAGCTCGGGAACCATCTCCTCTTCACCTACAGCGAAGCCATGCTTGATATTCAGGCGCTCTGCAACGAGTTTGACCTGAAACAGACTCTCCTCGGCGGTATTGAAGGCAACATTGTGACCTAGACTCGACAGGCTTTCGCAAAGTTCGAGCATCATCGTGGATTTACCGGCACCAGGTGTTCCAGTGAACAAAGTGCATGTGCTTGGGGTGAGTCCAAGACCGCCCATTGCACCATCGATGTAATCCCGACCAGTTTTAACTTTCACACGGAGTGCAGCCGGAACAACAACGTTGTTGATGTTGGTACCGAAAGCGAAGCCTTTGCGAGTTGACAATTTCATGTGATTTAATCCTTGATCAGGCTGAGTTATGACTCGTTACCATCCCCGGCAACATATATATTATACCACGATTTTCGGACTCTTACACGTAATCTACTTAACGTTGCAAAGAATTTCTGGTTTGACGGCGCCGTCTGGCAACGCTACGACACAATGGACGCTGGCATTTGAGATGTGCGATTTATGGGCCCGCCGGCGATCCTGTGGCGAATCGAAGAACCCTCCCCATGTCAGCACCCCTAGGACAAGCGCAGTGCCGAAAAGGCTCGCGAAGAAGTTGGTCTTAGTTTCTTTTCCATGCAACGTCATGACGACAAAAAGGCTGACGACGGTGAGACATAGATAAATAATTGCCGCTGCGCTCATTTGTTTTTCCTCTTTTTCCATGCAATGAATTGATCCAACTCATCGCTGCTAATGTTTTTCACTATTTCCTGTTTGGCTTCCCACTCGGCAAGCTCCCTCGTATACTTCTTGTCTGCTTTCTTACAATCTCGCTCGAACCGCTTGTAATTTTTGAGCTGCTCATCGTAATCCGGATTTTCGAGTTCAACTGAGACGTTTACCTCGACCTCAACGCTGACCTCTTCGTCCTCATCCCATGGCCGCTGAGTCTCGATCAGGACATCTGGATCATTAATTCGAATGAACCCAGGCCGATCTCTCCACAATTCTGCATCTTCTAGAACAGTCTGCTTTCGCTCTTCAAGCTCCCCGAAATCAATAGTTGATTCTCCGTTGAATGAAAAAACTGGGGAGCGCACGATTACAACACTTGTTTTTGAGGGACTCTGGACAAGTTTGATAAGCGTGCGCTTTGGGCGCAGCCCTTTTGGGCCTAATGCGAGTTTCATTTTATTTCTCCGTTCTCAAAATGGTTCCCAACCGGGGAGTCGAACCCCGCGTCCCGCCTGCAGTTCAGGACCTACGCCAAAATTATTGGGAAAACGTCAAACTTTATCTTTTTCCTAACATTCCATGTTTTTTGATGCCCTAGGTCGACGCCGACCTTAACTTAGGGCTGGTCTCGGATGCGATTCATTACGCCCTCCTGACGATGTCTAGCTTTGTAATCACACAATTTATTCCGTTCATGTTATTTTCGCCGCCCCCGGCAGTGGGTCACATTTTCGGGGGCCCTCGTGGGCTTGGCATTATTTTGCTCCATTTAGTTTATTGACTGTTTTAGAGTCGCATCCCGGTGACATATCCATTATACCACGATTTTCGGTGCTTTACACGCGATGATGACAAACTCTTCAGGGTAAAACGCAGCGACGAATCCGTCAATGAGCACGTCATAAATCGGGTCATGGGTCTCCCCGGCGATCTTACCTGAAGAACAGATCATTCCGACATCTCCCACTGCGACCGACGGGTACAACATGTCCGTCTTGGTAATCTTGACTACATCGCCGATCTTCATTCATCACCTACCAGTTCGAACTCGTTTTCATAAAGGATGATTTTCACGTTTCCAAAGATCCCGGTGTGACGCAGTGCACCTTTCTGGTATATTCCTCTTACGTTTTTGTAGCACTGCGTGGGATTTCCCAGGAGACCAATGGAACCCTCGTGCACGACAGTATTATTACTTACTATTGTCCTGTTTATTCGAATCAAGGGTGATGGGTTTGAATTACTCATGATGCTACCACCTTGAACTCGTCGTCGTAAAGCGTATGATACTCGGTGCCAAACAAAACAACCCACCTGGATAGGCTGGGATCTGATTTGTGGCTAATGATGGTATAAAGCTGGCCAATGTCGCCCTTCAGTCCGCCGACGAACGGCGAATCAATCAGGATTTCTACCAGGTCACCCTTTTTCATTATTGACCTGCCGCGGCGTAACCGCACATAATAAACCCACCGATGCCGGCCGCTAGACCAACACACCAGGCGATAAGTGAAATCATTGTAGTTTTTAGCGGTTCATCATTGTTTACCGTAAACGACAATATCAAACTCACGAAGCCCGTGATGGTTGACACTGAAGTCAGCAAAAACCCAATGCACAAAAGAATGATTCCGGCGGTTACCATTAGTTGACCTTCCGCGTGATGAAAATCATGCCGGTGACATACTCATGGGAAACAGCTTTCCAATTGTCACCCACGGCGTTGATTTTGGCGATGACCTCGTTCGCAGCCTCTTTGGTATCAAACTGAACCAGCCAATCCTCAGAACCAAGCTCATCGCGACCATCGCTGGTTTCGATAATGTCCTGGACCTCGAACAAGCGCTGCAGGCTCCAATCGCTCCAACCGTTAACCATGATAAGCTCCGTAGTTTCTGGTCCCCTTCCCCGGGGACATATATATTATACCACGTTTTTCACCGTCTTACACGAGTTCGAACACATCCTTTTCATTATCATCAACCAAATATCGATTCCACTCTGGTGAATGAATGCGTCCATCCCGGAGGCGATCCCATGGGCGTGCCCAGGAAACAGTTCCACCAGGAACCGGCAAAGAAACCCGCTTTGGGTTCTCTTCATCACGCATGTATAGCGCCCATGATTCATCAGGATCAGCTTTTCGAACATGCCGTCGGGCCAACTTCCAAGCCGTGGAAGGGTTATTGATCGATGTGCTGATTGCAATGACAAGATCCGGATCCCCCAGGGGTACTCCGGTTGAACGATGTTTGCATGGGTATGCGTCGAAAACGTAATCGATAAGCTCAGTCATTTTGCACCTTCAAGGTATGGGTCCAGTAATCAACCTGCACCGCATAATGCACTGCGAAGAAAGCCAGAAGTCCTGTCGTAAGAAAACAGAAACTTGTTTCCATAAAACTTGATTCCGTGACTGGGATAAAGCAAGTTACAGTTACCATTGCCGAAAGTATAAACCCAACCATAAAATAATTGGAAATCCTATCGCACGTTTTCATTTCAGTTTGAAAATCTACCATTGGGACATGTCCTTGCATTCGGCCTTACCGGCTCGACGGGCAGCCTTTTTGAGCACACGACGTTTGCGTGCCTTTTTAGCTGAGGATTTGTGAGAGGAGCGGATGTCACCACCCTTACCTCGAAGATTGCCAGAGCTGGAGTTCCGCCCGTAGGCAAAGATATCGCCGCAATCAGGGTACTCGAGGATGGGCCACCTGATATTCGCAGGCAGAGTTTCGCTTCCGTAAATCTTCATGGTCAGCTCCTCGACCGGCATCCCCGGCAATATATACATTATACCACAAAGATAGGTATCTTACACGTCGTGATAAAGATTTCGGTATGTCTTCGTTTTTTCGTCCCATTCCAAGAATAACCCACAGTCAACGTTTGTTTGTTTTCCGTGAATCCAATATTCGTCACCGTTACGGTGTCGTACAGCCGGGTTGGGCAAACCTCTGTGACATGACCATGGAACATCTTCATCAGGAAATTCTTGGTTTGGGTTTACAGAATACTCAAATCGGCCGTCTGCGGCAATCCAAACACGATTGATGCCGTTTGAAACTAGGACCGACACCCCATTAATTCCTGTATCGATGGTGCCATCTATGATCGTGATGTTCTCCGGGCCGAACTCGATCATAAACTCAGTCACGATTTTTGCCTGAATTGGTGTCATTTCGTTTTCTCCCACTCTGCGATCGTGAACCGCTGGTATTCGCGAGAGAAATTGCCGCCCTGGCAAATGCCTGGCACATCATTTTCAATGATTTCTTGCCTGAAAGTTTCGAGCCACTCGCCGGCCATTACCGAGGTATCAGCGAAAAACGTTTCGCGCGCGACATGTTTCTGAAAGAGCAGGTATTCCCCGGCCCCGAAAAACAAGTAAATGACGATGTGCCCGTCAAACTCTATAATCCGTCCGGACCACTTGGTGCCTTCTTCAAACACAAGAAAACGGCCGCCAGGCTCAGACCTCGCCCAAAGCGATGGGAACTCGGCGACGACCTTCGAGTAAGAAGTACACCGGGCGACAACACGGTCATCCTCGTGGACATCATTCCCATACATCGAATAAAACGAGACCTCATGGGTCAGGAGTTTATCCTTCCCGAACTTGATATTTTTTGTGCGAATCGTTGTGCCATGGTACGACTTCTTGTTGTTTTCATCGTACAGGACTTTTGAATCGTATTTGATTTTCGTCATTATGCGTACTCACCCTGGAACTCTTCGCGAGCCAGGATGGTCTCTTCGATGAAATCGCGCTCTTCCTTGTACCACCAATCGCGGTCAGTGTGCTCCGACCACTGGCAAACACACTCAGTCAGGGTGCTCAGCAGATCGGGAAGGAAGGACTTATCCTCAATCATGGCCCATTCGGTCATGACTGGGTCAACGACATCTTTGATTTCTTTCTTTTCTTTATCTGAAAGGCGAACCATGGTGTCTCCTGGGCATGCCGGTATCCCCGGCAACATATCCATTATACCACGACTTACGGAGTTTTACACGTAGTCGGCTATTTAGAAACGACCTCGACAAGTTCTCGCTTGAGGTAAACCTGCTCGCCGGTCTCCGTGTCAAGCACCTTGACCATCCCGCCAATCGGGTTGCCCCAACCAAGTCGAACCTGGCAGCGAGCTCGGAGAACCATGTAGCACATGTCGCGACGGAGCTTCACCATCGTCGACTGGGGCGGGAGTTTGGTCTCGCCGGCATCGGTCATGCCACGTGAAGCGGGCGAGTTCCGCCATTCATTCTGCTCTTTGGCAGTGGTAGGTCGCCGAGCGATGACCAAGCCGTTGTCATCATCATCCATGGTGCCCAAAGACCAGGTTAACTCGCCTCCGTTCCGCTCTGAAAAGCACGTCGCGACGTTGAGTTGGACTAGATTTCCCTTTCGCATGGTAACTCCTGATTCGTAGGGCCGGTATCCCCGGCAACATATACATTATACCACGAGATGAGACATCTTACACGAATCGGGAAGCTTTTCTAGTTGGGCAGGTTTTGCCATCAGTTTCCGGCCTTCGACAAGTATGTCGAAATAAACAGATCCAGAAGGACCTTTGTAAGGGCCTTTCAGGATGAGCGCATAAAGTTCCGGCACAGATCTCCGCCTGACGACCTTGACGATGTCCCCTGTGAAGATTGGTGGCAGCTTTTCCATCACTCCTCGTCGACAGGGCGCAATGTCTTTTTCGAGACCACCTTCTTGGCACCCTCAATCATGATTTCACACCTACGCTTTCCAGGCTGGCAGTCGATAATCATAACGACGTCGCCTTTCTTGGTCTTGGCGAGTCCCCCTGAGAACATCCAGGCGCCGAACTCATCTTTTGGGACGATTCGTTCTTCTTTCGTCGCGATGAATTTTCGGGTTGCCTTGGGATCGACGTTCTGGGCGTTCCAAAGCGTGGACATGTCGGTGCCAAACTCTTTGTCGATTCGACGATTTGTTTGCAATAGCTTCACACGTTCTGCAGCACCATCAGTGATTCGACTAATCGTGTCATAATCGCAGAGCCACTCAGTTCGTCGCTCAGCTTTTTTCCTGTTTCTTTTACGATTGCCGAGGTACCTCTTACGATGCTTCTTGTACGCCGCCTTGATTTTAGCGGGATCATGGGCTTCAGCAATCGCATGTGCAACAGCCTGGAGTTTGGCGACTTCACGACCAGCTTCAAGCCAGCCTGGATCGCTTTTATCCATATCCAGGAACACGGCGGCGGCCTCCTTGTAGTCCCTGTACGGCCCGGGGCCGGTCATGATCGCCTCGAACTTCTCTTGTCGACGCTGATACACAGCAGCAAGGACAGCACCTCGTTCCGATTTATTGATTGCAAGACTCATTCGCATGGTGTTTCCTACTTGATGATGAAATGCTTTCGTTTTGTGCCGGCCACATCACAGCGAATGAAGCTTTTGTCATTCGCGCAGAGCCACATAATGTCGCCATACACTTTCACATCGCCGTCGATTAGGCGCATGAGCTGTGTCGGTGTCTGTTGTACGAAACGAATGCCATCTCGCGTAAGCTTTTTGACAAGCTTGTTTTTGACCCGAGTTCGTCGAGCCATTGCCTTCGTGGCCTTCTTTTTGACGCCAACCCGCTTGACAACCTTTTTGGCAGTCTTCTTCTTGGCAGGTTTTTCTTTCTTCTTGTATGTTCCAACGACCCAGGCATTCACAATCCGTGAGCCCAGGGGAACACCCCACGTGTCGATGCATTTTCCATCAATGACCGCGAACACATGGGCTCGCATCTGGCAGAAAAACGTGCCGGTTGGGTTCTCACGAAGAAACACACCAATCGTCTGTTTTTTGCTTGGATGAATGTGGGGAACCTTCGAGATTTTGACGCCCAGCAGGCGGCCGGTCATCATGCTCGAGTAGATTCGATGAGTTGGTGTCCCACGGCGAGGTCGGCGACCGAGTCGCTCAGCCCAAGCATGTGCCTCTTTGTACGTTTTTCCGGAGACCGTCATGGCCGCGCGAACTGCACAATCATTGCGCTCACCAGGAAACCGACTCCCATTGTAAGTGGTTCGAGTCCAGGGCACAATCTTCCGGACGGGGCGGCGATACATGTAGTCAAACTGATTCGTTCGCATGTTTTTCTCCAGAGGGGAACCATCCCCGGCAACATAGTAATTATACCACGTTGGGGGACGTTTTACACGAAACTGAACGAGCTAGGCAATCAATTGCAGGCTTTTTTCCCGGGCGTCTGACTTGGTCTTGTCAGCCCAGAGAATCATGTAGCCACCGTATGTCATGTGGGAGAGTACCAACCCCTGCTTTCCGGCAAGGTGAACTGACCGCTTCGGCTGTTTAGCACGACCTTCGACCAGGGAGCCGACCTTGTATTTCGGAGGGGGAGGGCATATGTAGTTGAGGAGCTGGGTGATGTTATCCGGGTAGAAACCAGGAAAGTAGTCAGTCATCGAATCAGGCATATCAGCCGAACGACGAACGTGAAGGCTCATAGCCTCACCGTCCTGAACATACCAGGAGTATGTGTACTCTCCGTGAACACCCCAGGCTTTCCGACCTTCGCGGGACATCATGGGAGCCTTCCCCAGGCGTTTGGTGGCTTTCGTCATGGCTTTGGTGTGCAGCATTTAGGGCTCCGTAGTTTCAGGTCCCCTTCCCCGGGAACATATACATTATACCACGATTTGAGCCATCTTACACGTTTTAGAAATATATTTCTCCGCTGGCGACCCCACGGACGAACATGTCATCTTCCCAGAACTCGACGTCTCCGTTTGGGTAAACCACGGCCGGTTTTCCAACACGATGATACTTCCCCTCGGCATTGATGTAAATAAGTTTGCCGTCCGGTGAGATGATAACATCTTCACCACTCGAAAGTGAAACTGATATCGGACGATTTGCAGCCGGAACGAATACGATGAATTTTTTATGCGCCTCCTGAAATTCGCAGGTATGACCTGAGGCGAGCAACTTCGTAACAGCCAACGCTTGTTTTGGCGTCATCAATCAGGCTCCCCGTGAACCCACCACTCTCCGCTCCCATCGGCATAAACTACAGCCGGCAAGTGATTATCCCGGTGGAGTTCTCGATCATGATCCATCCAGTATGTGGCGTAATCTTGGCCATCGACATGAACGTGTCCTGCCGAGTGAAACAAAAGCACACAATCATCAAACCCGAACTCAATACTCGAAACAACGACATCATGCATGACATCGTTGATGAGCTTTAGCACTCTCGGGTCCACTTAGACCTTGGAGAGCATGTGTGGGGGAACGCGGTAATACGTCGAACCGTAGACGTAACCCTCAGGCTCAACCGAAACGGTTTTGCGATTCACACGTTTGACCCAACCGGTCACCCGCATTCCAGTCCGAGACGAGACGAAAGTGACCTTGTCACCTCGGTAGAAACTCTCAGGGAACACGATTTTGTCACCAGCTCGACGTGGCTTCGGCGAGTCGACCGGAGATGGAGCAGGACCTTCATTGGTCACGCTTAGCAAGCTAGGAGGCACAGTCCAGATGGTGCCCACCGGGCGCCGCCCTTGGCGACGTGGCTCAAGCTGCTCGACTTTCACCTTCACGCGATTCACCTTGGTGACACGTGCACGAGTCTGCTCACCGCCTGGGCGGCCAAAGTAAACTTCCAGACCAACATAGCAATCAAACTTATTCATGAGAACCTCTTTGTTATGGCGCCGGCCTCCCCGGCAACATATACATTATACCACGAAATGACGACTCTTACACGTTTAGGTCCCTCTTTTTGGGTCTGCCCAAACGTAGAGATATGGTTCATCCGGATTGATTGGGCAACTAACTGCAATCGTTCGATACTTCCCGACCAACGACATTATGTTTTCGAGAGACAACGGAATCAATGTCGGTTTTCCAACACCTTTCAGGTTGACGCTGATTTCGTTTACTTCGACTTGCTTTTGTTTCTTTTTCATAATGTCATTGTAACAAGTTTTTCTTCGATTTTCATTTCCAGCATGTTCATTTCGTGCCCAATATCCGACGGGTACCCATGGATTCGCGCCCAATAGTTCACGCCGGAAAAGAGCACGCCATATGTGTCATCAACGTGCCCTTCCATAAAATATGGGACGACGTGGTCATCCGAAAGAGCAAGATACACGCTATATGTCCTGATTCCGAAATGAGTGATGTTCACGACATACGATTCGTCAGTGCTACCAGGCGAGCCCTGTACCGGAACGATCTTATCAATCGCAACGTCAGGGCACGCCATTAGCTTCGTGATCAGCTCTGTATATCGTAGGTGCATTATCTCTCTACCACGCCCGAGACTGGCGAGAGCTCACCTGGCGCTGGAGCAGGTTGTCTTCAACCAGTCGCGTCATGAATGCCTCATGGACACCGTCAAAGTCGCAGCACTCACCTGTGAACAAGACCGGAACCCCGTCCAGCTCAGTCAGATAGCCACGCACTTTCGGTGCATCCCGGCTCCCACCGGAAAGGTGGTTGTTGCAGTGGTCACACGTGCTTTTGTAGTTGACAAATCGTTTTTCTGCAGTACGTGCGTTCATGATGCGCTCCTGGCGTTCTGGGACCATCGGTCCGGATTACATAAATATTATACCACACTTTTCGCACTCTTACACGTATGTTATCCGATCACGCCGTTTAATTCCATATTCCCAGCGTTCAGTCTGGCCATTTGGATGGATAACTGCCGGCAGCGAATCAGACCTGTGCTTAACCCAGCCTCGGTCGCGATCGAATATGTGGTATGTGATTCTTCCAGGTGCAGAAATCATGACTGAACACTTTCCCGTGATACACGCGTTTGCCGTTCCTGCAGGTGTAACATACAATTCGACGCACTCAGCACCGTGGCAGTTCATGAATTCAGTTATTATTTTCGTTTGGTATGGGTTCATTTAGTCACACGAGGTGGCGCGGTATGCGGTCCAAACCTCACGACCGTCAGAAAGGGTTTCAACCTTCGTGGCCCGGGTGCCGTATCCGCAGGGGTGATAACCGGCGATGAGATTCTCAATCCACTCTTTGCAAAGCTGGGGCTCACCGACGAGCTTGAAGTTGACGGAGTAGTTATCACTTTTCCGTTTCACGCTGAATTTGCGGGCCTGCTTTAGGGTCCACTCAGCGGCGACAAGCCAGCCACGATTCGAGGTGAACACACGGTCACCCTTGATTCGCTTATTCACAGCCTCAGGGGTATGACCGGTCAGCTCACAGATTTCGTCGCGGAGCTTACGATACTCAGCACGCTGGTCTTCAATCTTCGACATGGTCTCTCCTGGGTCAAGTCACCATTCCCGGTGACATATCCATTATACCATGAAACGACGACTCTTACACGAAACTTTATTCCAATATCGTGGGCTGCCCGTTCTGGTAAAAAAAGCCAATGCCATTGCCGCATACGACAGCAGGTTTCAGCAGGTCGTCGCGGTGGAGTTGAGCACCTTTCCAGTGCTTCAGTTGGTACCGAGAATCTTCGTGGAGGAAAACACCCAACGTATACGGGTGCACAACATATGTAACGATTCCGGGAGGCTATCGTCTACACGAACATTTTCAGCCCCATGCTTCGTCATGAACTCAGTTACCGCTGACAACTGTTGGCCTGTCATGGTAATATTCTCCGCAGGGCTTCCAGGTCCCGGATTTGCCACCGATAACGCCAATCACTCTCGAACAATGTTCGCCTGACAATAACACCATCACAAATCTCACGGGTTTGTGTGTCGCCAAACGGAGCCAAGCTGAGTTTGAGCAAAAGTGCAGTCATGATTCGTTCTTTGTCTGTGAACTTCGTGTACCTTCGAATCCGATTGGCAACGACAAAGGTACCGACGTCATAAAAACGCCAATCAGAATCTGTCATGAAATTGTGTCCGGCTGGCAAAGATCGAACAGCTCAAGGGCTTTCGACACAACATGCGCAGGGACCACGGCTTCCTTACCATCATCGATCCAGACGATGTTCGAAATCTCCACCTGATCTGTTTCACCGGAAACCTCGAAACCAAATGTGTTATCACCGAATCCTCGTGTGACAAACACGACCGGCTCGGTCGGGCTGTATGGATATTTCACTTCGTAACGCCATGCGTCTTGTCTAATCTTCATTTGCTTTCTCCTCACTTCCAGAACAACCACCAGAACAGTCACCAGAGCACCCTGATTTTACCGATACCGGTTTATCCCCACAACATCCTCCGGACGTCTGGGTGGGCTCCTGGGGTTCACGAATGGGCCCTCTGTTGGTCTGTACCGTAACGATATCAACACCTTTGCCGGCTAAAGACAAAGCGTTCAAGGTGTTCCAGTACTTATTATAATCTGAGCCAACAGCCAAAGCAAAAGGTTTCTTTTCACCCTCGTCTTCAACGGTAACGTCGAACCCACCATGCTGGCATAGCATCTCACCGAGAAATGCAGCCATGGCGGATTTACCCTCGCCAGCCCCTGCCGAAATCGTAATCTTCATTTAGTCATTCACCTTCGACATCATTTCGACGTCAGTGTAGAGATTCCACACACACCAGTAGTTGTAAACGGCGTTGCCGCCGTCGGTGTATGTCAAGCCCATGCCATCGGCCTTCTTTTTCGCCTTTTCGGCAATATATTTTGAAAGCACTTTTGCCTTGTCAAGATCACTGACTTTTACATCTTCCAGGAGCGAAATCATTTCCTCAAGACTGCCTTTCAGTCCATGGAAGTGGTACGTCATATTTTTATAACTCGCGGCGTGCTTCTTGGCACGTTTCGCCAGCACTTCTGGTGCAAGGTCTTCGAACTCCCAATCACCTGGGATTCCGTAACAGAAACTCTCGGTATAATCGTTCCGGTTACCACGGCCGACGAAGAGTTGGGGATCCACCAGGCATGCCTCGTACTCTTTCTGACCGAGACCAATCACATGGCAAATCAAATCGCTCCAGGAATCATCACCGCACCCGATTTGGGTGTGATATTGCCACATCTTGTTATCGAGGTTGTTTCGCAGGAAATCGAAATGATTCTCGAAAGCCTGCGTGTACTGCGTTCCCTTCTGCATGAAGTAAATCTTGATAGCCTTGTAGTCGGTGGTTTTGGTGCCCCACCCGAACTCGTCGACCTGGTTCCAGAACTCTTGACGTGTCATTACCATTTTCATGTCCTCTCCTGGTCATCCAGGGTACATAGATATTATACCACGATTTTCGTAGTTTTACACGTTTTCAAACTGAGTGCCTCACTGAGATCGATATTCTCTTGCCGCAACCGGAAAATCTCAGCCATCAGCTCGTCCGGCGATGAACGCACCGTGAGCTCGTTTGGGCCTGATCCAGGTGTGGCGTTCTCAAGGAAACACTCGTAGCACCAGTGGACATCATCGTCTTCAAGAGTGCTTCCGCACAATCCGCAGGTTCGTACATTCATTATTTCGTCTCCACTCGTTCGACACCATTGTCATCCAAGAATTTCTGGCACCGCTTGGTCCAGTCATCCACATCGATAGTCTTACCCGGGTCAACATATGATCGAGAGATCCATCCTGAGGCCCATGCCTTTTCGACAACACCGCGCAGACGAACAATTTCTGCTTCGGCCTTGTTGAATTCAGAGAGTCCAGAGGGCCATAGGCACTCGTCGCAAATGACGCCGGTAGCGCCATCCTCAAGTCGATTCTCGCATGATTTGCATTTGACTTTGAACATTATTTCGGTCTCCGTGAAAGAAGCAACTCAATGTTGTTTCTTGCTGCTTCCATTTTTTGGCGAGCTGAGATATTCGCCGTGTGAATCGTGATTTTGGGTGGGGTGTAGCCGCTCATGACAACCCCTTCTTCAATCCATAACAGGACGTCGTAGCCCGTGCCTCGCCGATCATCACCTAAATCGTGGTCCAACGAGACTTCCTCAACCTTTTGAGTCTTCAGAAAATGAATCACCTCGTCGGGCCAGTAGCACCGGACCCACCCTGGCGGCTCTTTTCTGATATCATCAAGGTAAAGTTTCATGGGTGCTCCTTGACGAGGGTCATTTCCTTTTCCCAAACGTGAAAGGTATCGAGTCCTGATTTTACACGATGCAATTGCGAATCCAATTCGCTTCCGGCATCGATGATCAAACCGAGGGCGCCACGAGCCCAGAATATGCTTCCATCCTCTGACATGATCGTGGGAATATCATCGTTCGCCTGGACTAAGTCGCCGATTTTCATGCTGACATTCCTGGGATACGTTCGAGTTCGTTTGGGTAAAGGAAACCATTCTTCAGGCCGCTTTGCACTTTGTAGGCGCTGCGAGGATCTGTTGGCTGTGTAAGCACAAGGCATACATCACCAGGCATCATTATACCGCCTTCGACGTGGACTTTGGAGTCATCTGCCACTACGACGAGGTCGCCGACTGAAAACTGAACATTATTGCTCACGATTTCGGGACCTCGACAGCGGCGAAGTGGCGATACGCACCAAATTTTGCGCTTTCAACGGCTTCATCGCGCAAGGCGAAGGGAAACCATACACGTGTGGAAAAATGTGGGGCACGACCCTTAGGGCGCTCCTCAACACAAACCATCCAGCCGCAGCGACCAGCACCGATGATGACATATCACCCATCAATCAAGATACAATGGGCAACCAGCGTCGCGTACTCTTTGGGCGCAAGACACCGGCTCGGGAGCGGTTGGGACGAGAATCGGTCCTTTGTCACCTTGTATCCCCTGTTGTCGGGGAAATCCCACAACAAGTACACATCAGAATTCAGCATTGTATTATAATGCCGCGGCGAGTGATCACCTCGTTGATGAATGCCCAGCTTCACCGGCTGGTGCATCATAAAATGGCCCTCAATCTCACGAAGCAAGGCGGCAATGATATTGTCATCACGGGCTGCGATGTACTCTTGGCTATCGTGGTTCAACGCGTGCTCCTCACCTTCCATCTTTTTCTCTGCAAGATAAATGTCCATGGCGGCATGAACCTCTGTCGCTGTGTGCCCACCATATCGTGGTTGTGTTAGCTCTCGGCCTTTCTTGACCATGGCATCCCATAGCTTACCCATCACATCCTCCTTGTTGAATGTGCACCGACCAGGCAACCCCAGCCGATGCACACCCTCTCAATTCTTAGCTCGCCACAGCGGCGGCCTTCGCGATGATTTCGATGACCTCATCACCGAGACCATGCGCGTGGAGCGGGCAAATGTTGACCATTCGCTTGCTGGACATCAACTCGTTCCACATGTGAATGAGCTGCTCCTCGGGGCAAGCATGAATGAAGTTGACAATGTGAAGAATCTGGGTCTCGTTCCAGTCATTGTCGAGGTTGTGCTCAACCAGTCGTTCAATCACTACCATCGACTCGGAAGCCTTCATGGCCTCGACACGCTCCTTGTCAATTTCACCGTCGAGCACCATCTTTGCAGTGATGACCCGCTCATACTTGGTGATGAACTCGCAGAAGGAGATGGTAGCCTCGTTGCCGACGTAACCATCACACAAACCGAAGAAGAAATCCGGTCGAGCCAGACCAGCCAGCTTCGACGGCTGCCAACCTTCGATGCCAGCCAGAGCACCATCCAACTTGTGCCATGAGGCAGGCGTCGGCAGAACCTTGTCCGGATCCTGGCCAGCCGGGTCAACCCGAAGGTGAATCGGGTTCTGGCGAATGAAGTCGATAAGCAGTGGGTCACACTTGCCTTTGGCCCAAGCGATCCAGTCCTCGGTAGTGCACTCGATGTCCTGAGTCCAGAAACGACGCAGCAGAGCCGGGTCAACCTGGGTCACGTCATACTCGGAACCGAAGTTACCGCAAGCCACAACCCGTGACTCAGGGTGAAGCGTCATCGGCATACCACCGGCATCATTACCGAGACTACGGTCCAAGACCACCTGGAAGAACGCCTGCATCACCTGAGGCATGGAGCGATTGATTTCATCCAGCAGGATGACACAAGGCTCCTTACATGCACGCACAAACCAACTCGGCAGCACGAAGGTCGCAACCCCATGCTCCTTGGAGGCGATGAAGTCCGGAATACCGGTTACCTTCGACTCATCCATGGTCGAACCACGAACATCAATCATGGGTAAACCCAGGACCTCAGCCAGGTCAGCCGCGAGGAAACTCTTACCAATGCCGGTCGGACCGCGCATCAAGATGGCATCCTTGGCAGGCAGTTTGGGGGCGAGAAACTTGAAGGTTGCGATATCCATTTGACAGACTCCATTCATGCAGCGGGTCATCCCGCCTTACACTTCTATTATACCACGATTTTCTGACTCTTACACAAAACTCACGTGTTTTTGTCGTTTCTTTTTGTAACTTTTTCGACGTTCCCAATCGGGGCGGTCGATAAGTTTCAGCATGCCAATGGCACCCTGTTCAATCCACAGGGCTGTAGTCCCACCGATGACAGGAACACATCGTGCCGTCAGGCGAATCAGATCTCCGTTTTTCATAGTCCCACCATTTCTTCGATGCGAATCAGGTAATCGTAAAACTCGGAGAACACATGCTTCGCAGTAAAGTCTCCGCCCAGGTTTCCGATGTGATGGAGGGCTTCCTGCATGTCGATTTCGCAATCGAAGCTAACCAGCCACTCATCCTCATCAAGAAAGCCATCCCGCACCTGAATCCCATCGCATTCTTCGAGGATGTCTACAACATCTTTCTGTTTCAGGGCCACTGCGTCGAAGTCAATGTCATCGAATGGGTTTATCATGGGGTCTCCTAGTACTTACGACCGATTGTCATATGAGGGGTGCCATTGATGAGTGAGAAGATTCCTTCCCATGTGGTGTGGGTTCGGTTGAACTCAACGATGTCCTGTCTGGCCTTCTTGGCCATCAATCGGACGTACTCATCATGATGCATGACACAGACGAAGTCATCAACGACCTCGGCACCGGGTTTGCACATGTGGCATATATGTTTCATGGGTCTCCATGGGTCCGGGAACCTCCCCGGCAACATAAACATTATATCATGCCAGGAGACGTTTTACACGTTTATCACGAATCTAGTCTCGAGCGTAATAGCCATGAACAATGGCCTGAACTCGGTCGAAATTCATTAGCCCACCCCTTTTGACGGATTCCAAATCATCTTCAGCATCGAGGAATCTTGACCACGCCATTTGATAACGACCTCCGCCAACGAGCCTCATTTTGTTTAGGTAGACTTGGGCATCATCGAACGCTTGTTGTGCAATCATAAGATCACGTTTGTTGTTCGCGGCACGTTCTTGACGTGTGGGAGCGGCCCCAGAGCCCCATTCTGGCCTGTCACTAAACTTCATGAGTTGCGGTAATATGCTTTGAGCATCTTGTTCAGTTCAGACTTGATTCGCTTTGCATCCGGACCCCGGAAGGATCGTGAGTTCGTCAAAAAGTACGTGACGATTGAACTGGCGCTGTCCATCCCATAACGATCATGAATTGAATCCAGGGAGCGCATGGCATCCAGGTAAGGTCGGGCAGTATAGTGAACATTCGGCCAGGCACTTTCGATCTCATCAGCGATTTCGCGAATGGCCCGTGGACCCTTGTTAGCAACAACCTGCTCGACGAGTTTCTGGAGATTCTTCTTTGTAATTTTCATAATGTGTCCTTTGTCATGCGCATAAATATTGTCATGCACATGAAAATGTATTTATACTCGCCCGGGTGAGCGCACAGGTTTTCCAAGATACAACGTTGTCTCGGGATCGAATTGGTTATTGTTCCACCAGTGCTCATTAGGGATTTCCATATCAGTCGGGTAAATCACGGCAGGCAGGAAATACCTTTCTCCGTTTTCACGGGTTTGATGATCCCGATGACGCATGTGGTTTTTCCAGTAATTGATAATGCCGAAGGTATCGACGAGGATGTATTGAGATACGGCTTTCAAAATCAGGATTGCATCATCTGTTTGAGCGTCGTTTTTGATTTCAACGATGTCCTCGGTCCCGAGAAGTCGTGTAACTGATGTGAGTTGTTCGGCTGTCATTAGAGCTTTTTCCGGATGTCGCTATGCTTCCACATGGAGTCTGTAGGTGACTGAGTTCCCAGACCATACCCTCGTTTGTGATCCCACCCACTTCGGTAGCCTTCTTCCCAGCCTGCCCTGACGAGGGCACGAAGGCGCTCGATTTCAAGATCCCGGGCCGTAATGTGAGCTTCAGCCTCAATGAGGCGCGCCTGAAAGTGAACCGCAACGGTGTTATTGCTCATCTGTTTCTCCTGTTTCCTTGGTGACCACACTTTGAACTTCGTGGGTATCGATCCAGATATGGTCGTAACATGGGCCTTTCTCGCTCTCACACATACCGCTCCAGCCTCGAGGACTGAATTTGTCTTTGCGGATATCAGCGGCCTCGGGGTTGTCGTAAACAGCAACGATGTGGGAGCCTTCCCAGTCATTCCCGCCCATCACGATCCAAACGGTATTCATTCTGATTCCTCCACAACTTTCCATTCACAAACATTCTTCTTGGCAACACCGTCTTTGCAGGCACATGCCTCACGAGCAGCTTTCCACTCACCTTGATAAGGGGTGCACACGATGTCACAGACTTGCTTATTGGAGTGAGCTTCGCCTGCTGTTAGCGCGGCACCTCCAACAAGAGGTGCGCAGCATACGACTAACAGGTAGAGAAATAATTTGGCGTAGTCATTCATTTACATTCCTCCGGAAAAATTTCTAGGATTTCCCGAACTTGGCCAGGCGAGCCCGCCCAGTATCGGTGATGTAGACCCTTTCCTGCTTCTTGGTCCAGTAGCCATACTCAATTCCCTGCATCCTGCACCAGGGGTTGCCTCCACCATGGAAGTACCAGCCATAATGAAGCGACGCACCCTTGACGAGGGGTTTCCCGTTTCGAAACATCAGCAAACGCTGGACGTCGGCAGCTTTGATGCCAGGGGTGCCCTCGATGGTGGTCAGGATATATTTCAGGTTCTTATGATTCTTTGCCATGATGGCCTCCAACATTCAAGCGCCCGGTTCATCCCGTTCGCATATACATTGTACCACACTTGGGTGCATTTTACACGTGCTGGGCCGCAAGGCTGCTTCAAAATCATATTCTGCGTCATCCATGGTTTCATAGGACACATTCAAAACCTTGATGCCTTTCTTGTCGTAGTGAGCCGCCGAGCCGAGCGGGTGAACTGCGACTCGACCATTGCAAAGTTCCAACCACCACACGGGTTCATAATCGATCTGCGGCCACTCATCCATGTGCGTAACATAACCGGTGCCGACCATTTTGGTGACGATGGTGAGTTGTTCAGGTGACATAAGTGTCTTCCCAGGTACGACGCAAGGCAAGCTTAAAGTCATACCACTTATCGTTCATCCGCCCATAAGCAATAATGCTAATCCGATCACCCTCGAAATCATAGTGTTCTGCAGACCCGTTTGGGTAAATGTCGACGTGGCCGTTTTCAAGACGAATCGTCATGACGGTACCAGTTGTATAATCGAAGGTTTCCATTTTAAGTACAAGTCCGGTGCCGACCATTTTCGTCACGATGGTGAGTTGCTCCGCGGTCATTGATCGTTCCCGACTTCAGAATAAACTTTGTGGCTGGCAACGAATTCGCCATCAGGACCCCAGTGCAACCAGTCGCCTCTGCGACTAACATCAATATGATCACCGGCACATGAGATTACGGTGGTAAATTCATGTGCACTGTCGATGCTTTTCACATTGAATTTGCTCATGAGCTTTGTAACAGTGGCCAGTTCTTGCATGGTCATTTGGTTTCCTGCATTGCCCAGGCGGTATATTCAATTAGGGTGCTCCCAGGTTTCGGCATGCCTTCGGCATCCTTCGGTCGAACACCGAGTCGAAGCTCGATAACATCCATGGCCCTGGCGGTATTGTCACCGGTGGCCAATGAAGGTGTTTGCAACACTTGAAAGGCAGACAGCAATTGAAGCAATTCCATGATGCCTTTAGGAGGAACGGTTTTCATAACAAAGCCTCAGGAAATTTCTGGAAGAACTGTGGCACGAAAGGCGACCCAGCCCGGAATCTCCTGGTAGCAGTCCTTACGCGGGTTGCGCAGCTCGATCTTGAAGCCGACCTTGTAATCAAGCTTGGTCCCCATGACAGCATAGGCTTTGTCTCGAGCCTTGCGCGGCGTGGGCGGCGGGCCATCGACGGTGATGAGATACTCAAGGACGTACTTGCCCTTGTCGCTGTCATCTCGGCGGGTGTGAACGTCATACACATATTTGATTAGTTTAGCTGTCATTGTGATTTCCTCGTTGTACGTAGAGCTTGACAATTGTTTCGCTGGCCGGCTCATCGCCATTCCAAACAATAAATCCTGGGCGGACCTCAACATGCGGGTAGCCTTCACCCTCATACAAAGTTCGCTGAGAATAGATGGTCTGGCCAGCCCACCTGCGGTGGCTGCCTTGATAGTGGCGCCATTTTTCCCGGATGTGTTTGTAGAATTCGCGAGTGCTGCCGCAATCTTTTTTGTATTGACGGTTTTTCATGGGTTTTCTCCTAGAAAGGTGCCGGGGCTGTATGGGTGATTACATGGACATTACCGTTACCCCGGGGTTCGAAATATTGGGCACGACCGTCTTCAAAGACATTGGCAAACCCACCGCGAGTAAAGTGAACCTCAACCCGGGTACCCATGTCTGGTGGATGAACCATTTTCGAGATTTTATACAGGCCTATCATCTTTGTGATTGTGACCAGTTGTCTCGGTGTCATGGGCATGGTTTACACGTTTCCTAAGAGGCGAGGAAGTCGTCCAGGCTGATTTGGCTGGTGATGGTCAGGCGTTCCAGCAGCTGGCGTGGCGCATGATGATGGCGGCCGTTGTAGGTTTCGAAGTGCTCAGCGCGGCCGTCAGGATGAACATTGACATGGCCGGCCTCAAACATCATTGATATGAACCCGCCCACACTCGGGTGGGCTGTGAACATCTCGGTGACATCACCTGTGAAGAGCAACTTTGTTGTGATTGAGAGCTGGGCGGCGGTCATTGCGATTTTTCTCCCGAGAATTTTTTGCGAGCCTTAGCCTTTTACAGCACGAAGGGCAGCACCATTTCCGTTGTCGCGGTCGTACCAGCGTGGATCGAAGTCTGAAGAATCTCCGGTGAACCTGACCTTCATAATCTTTCCGTGGAGATAGTCGAAGTATACCTCGTCGACGCCCTCCTCATAGAAACCCTCGTCAGTCCAGTGGACCTTGCGGGTGTGGCACTCAATTTCTGTTGCCGCCTCTGCCTCGGTCATGACACCTGCCTTGGCCTGCAGGAAGCCCATTCCCTGGACCTTGGAGGCGTTGTAGAGCCGGGCGACAGTCTCGGCGATCGTCAAGCCCGTGTCGGTGATCATGTGTGCGTGCTCTTCTTTGGTGATATTTGACATAGTGTTCTCTTGGTTCATAGTGGTACTGTTGCGAATATTTCTCAAAAAATTTTTGTTCGACTTGGGGCCAGGCCCACGAGCCCCCAGAAGTACACTGAGTAGGGGGCCTTTTTTGGGGGCCTTTTTGGGCCCCATTTGAGGGGCCCTTATGCACCCCCCTTGCAGGTGAACCTGCACCCCCTTAGTGATACCCGACGACCACTTTCATGGTACCGTCGGGCTGGACGGGCAGGTCTTCATTGATGTACCTTCCTTTGCCCTGGTACTCGGTTTCACAGTGTGTAGCCCAACCGCGGGTAACCACGTAGGACTCAGCTACTCGAGCACCGGCATTATCGCTAACAACCGTGTGCACGTAGATAGGAGTGGCACCGATATCATTCCACTCAGCATCCGTAGGCGTAACCTTATATATATGAACTCGCATGTTATTCTCCAACCGTGTGCACTTCAGCGCTGACCAGCTCAATCAATGTAAGGACCATCATCCTCGTAACAGGGCAGGTCGGCGTTCCTCAAGGTATACCCGAAGATGTTGGCCGGCCTGTTACTGTTCTTGGCAACCCATTTCTTCACCAGTTCCAGGGCAGCACTTTGATCGTTAGGTGGAGCCTCGACCGTGACAGTGTAGGCTCGAGGCATCTGCCAAAAAACAGGAGCGATGGCATCGTAGGTGTATTCGATGTGTCCAGCAGTCATGGCGTCTCCAGCGTTTCCCGTCGACCAACCCGGCCAACATATCTATTGTATCACGTTTTGATGGCTCTTACATGCAGGTTTTTTCAATTGACCGAGCCTGTAACACGTAGTTGACAATCCTAACAACGTCGTCGGCGCTGCAACCGAGCGCCAGCAGCTCACCGCAAACAGCAGGTGTCACAGCCTCCAGGTCATCGCCGAGCTTATCACACATCTCGTTAATCAAATCAAGCATCACTTCACCCACCGTTTCCCGTCGACCAACCCGGCCAACATATCTATTGTATCACACGTGAACGTGCTTTACACGTGAACGCATACCACAAAAAACGCAACCTTACACGAACCACAAGGCTTGCTCGAGGTAATTATGAACGCTCAGGCGCTTATGGGCATCCGGCTCGTTCTTGGCCAGCCACTCCAACACCTTGACTGTCTCAAAATGTGTACGATCTCCACCTGCATCGCCGGTTGCCTCGATAGCATAGGCCAGGGCATCGATATCTTCTGTAGTAACGCGAAAGGCTTTCATGTTATCGCTCCTTGATTTCATTGCAGAACACGATGACACGACGGCCATCAATCTCTGCAGCATACCGAGGGTAGCCAGTGTGCATGGGCAGCAGGTTCTCCGTGATGGTACCAACCGTACCAGGTTTGAAGATGACACCCACGCGCCAGATTTCCTTAGTGGTTTCGAATTTAGTGCCAACAGACAGTTTCAATGTGTTCATGATGAACCTCGTAGTTTCGTGCTGACCAACCCGGCCAACATATATATTATACCACGCTTTTGGCCTGTTTTACACGTGCTGCATAAATTAAATGCCTGGCCCATTCGATACCTTCTGCCTTGGCAACTAGTTTGGCTGCCTTAGCATCAAGCAAAGGTGAATCACCACAGCTCCGACGTGATCTATAGATAAGCTGCTGGGCTTCATGCGATAGGCGGCGTGCCTCTGCAAACATGGCGTTGTCAATGGCGTCGATTTCAATCTTCATGTTATTTACTCGCGTGGATGACGATCAAACCGCCAATGGCACAGTGTCGATGGGAATACCAGTTGTCCCGGGCCGCCAGGCTGTTGATAAACTCAACAACGTCGTCGGCATACATTTGGCTGGGGAACTGGACCATCCAGACTTCACTGTCGTCTGAGGTCACCCCGCCGTACTCTTTACAGATATCGTTGATGAGCTTAAACATATATGTTACACCTCAAACTTGATGACAATCAAATAGTCGAAGAAGCAGTGTCGTTCTGCATGGTATGGACTGACAACACCATTGACAAACTCGATGATGTCGTCGGCATCTTCCTGACTGGCAAACTCCACAGTCCAGGTGTGACTCGTCACTTGCTCAATGGCACCACCGAATTCTAGAATCATCTCGTTAATCAATTCAAACATTGATTGACTCCAGGGCACGCTTGTTTGCCAGGTATGAACCGAGGAGCACGTTGTCTTCGGCATCGTCGACCTTATGCAGGAGTTGGACCGCCTGACTTCGAGTGCCATCGCGATGTGACTCCACCGACTGGCAGTATTTGATGAGCGCCTTCTGAAGGATTGCCAACTCGTCAAGCGAAAGTTCAAGCGTGGTTTTCATGGTCACTCCAGTTTCTGGTCCCCTTCCCCGGGGACATGTCCATTGTATCACACGTGAACGTGTTTTACACGTTGCCGATGACCTTCTCCCGGATTGATTCCAGGCTGCGCATCTTGGCTTTCAAAGTGTCGACGATGTCCTGTGCTTCGACTGCGCAGCCGATACCATCACCGGCTTGTCGACGACTTGCTATGTCGTTGCGGTCGACGGCAGCCTGGTGTTGAAGGAACACTGTACTGTCGGCTTCATCAAGCATCCAGAGTAGGTGTGTCTGCTCGTCGGCTGTGAACTTGCTGGTCATGGCGGCTCCGTTTGGTGGGCCGGTTATCATCCCCGGCAACATATACATTGTATCACACGTGAACGTGTTTTACACGTGAACGCATACCATGTTTGAGGCCGTTTTACACGCGGGTGACCAGTTTCATCTCATCTTCATAAATAATAATGCCTGAACGACCATTGATTAGCACGTGATATCGTGACACTCCGCCCGCACGTCTGAGTCCTAGCAGAGCCGTGATAATTCCAATATCGCCGCGACCTATAGGCCCTATTCCAACCCGACGGAAATCACGAGTGGTTTCAACCAAGTCACCTTTTTTCATTTGTTACACCATGTGTGAGGGTATGACTTTATTACACATTTCACAAACGTCCCGGCGGTACACGCGCTACCCTTACACTGCCGGAAACCCTTACACTACACCTGGTCTCCTGGGTCATAGAGGTACACGTAATTGTGGCATACCCGGGAACCCGTCACATTGTTCACTTCCGCGGCAACGAACAAGAATTGTGCACCGGAACGGTGTTATCCCACGCAACAGGATGATATAATTAGGTTACTTTCCCCGGGGTGGGTTGCTCGATTTGTACACCATTTCTAAACCACCCATCATGTTCCGGTCCCCAGCCAAATACTGCCGGCCCATCATCCAGGTGCTTGTTACCATCCTTGTAATGAATTGTAGTCCCATCAAGCCATGCCCATAGTTCAAACCTGCCTGCTGCATATGAATCATGTCGCCCGCTTGAATAGGGTATAACGCGGTCTGCACCATGGGCATTCATGAATTTGATGATGGCAACTGTTTGTTCTGGTGTGTACACGTGAACCTATTGCTGCTTGCCACAGTTATCGATTACCTTTTGGCGTGCTGACTCTAGGACAACCAATTCGGCCTCCAGGCGTTCAACCTCACGTGCAGCACGCAATGACTGGGTCTGACTGCACACCACGGTGGCGATACGCAGGTGATCCTCGAGGTACTGTTTCGAAACTTCAAGTGCACCCAACAAAGTGTCTTCTTCATTAGGGGTGAAATAGCCAGTCATGATGAACTCCTGTGCACCGGATGGTGTATCCTGCTCGATTCCCGAGCACATAATCATTATAACACGTGGGAACCCTTTTTACACTCGGTGGGCGCACCTTTTGTGCGAGCTACACAAGAATGCCGGCGGTTATTCACATATATTTCGGCCCAATGGGATCAATGGGTTAGGCGGTGGAACGTAAAGGACTGGGTGACGACGGCGGGCAACGTAAAGGACTGGGTGACGACGGCGGGCAACGTAAAGGACTGGGTGATGATAGTCTAGGTGATGCTTTGGGGTGTAAGCTGTTGATATCGTGTATAACAATTTATTTTCATTTATTTTGTTCAAAACAGTGTACACCTGCCCGCGAACGGGCCAAGTCTCCCCACCTCCTGGCTCTCAGTGATACAGCGGGCAGGATGGGCTGACAGTTGCCTGGTTTGGGCAGGATGGGCTGACAGTTGCCTGGCTTGGGCAGGATGGGCAGGGAAACGGTAGACAGAGTGAATCTGAATTGTGTGTGACCTCGGTGCGCTGACTTTATGAGTGCTGGTGGGCTGATGGGTGAAAGGTGTAGACTCTGTACGTGCACTCTATAGATTAGGAGCCTGAGGTGTGTGGGTGTGTGTCGTAGTCTGCGTCTATGCTTGCGTAGGTGTTTCTAACCTTTTGATACCTCTGTGGGCGTGCGTGATGGGTGCCGTAGGTTTCAGTATTCATCGGGTTTCTGTTATTAGTTGTGCCAATTGCACATCTCGGGGCAGAGCCAGGCTGTTCATGACCACAGAGAGCCGGGTTGTCCTGTGAACCAGGGGATTGACCGGGTTGTCATGCCTTCAGCCACCATCATGACCCATCTTCTGTGGTCATCTTGTCATAGTCCTGCATACCCTTATAACCATTTGGCATGCTTCAAATCCATCGTTCAGTGGACACAGGATGACCCGTGTACGTCCCTAATCATTTCAATGGAGGATACGGTGGCTAGAAGGGCAGAAGGTCATCCAAGGTCGGTGTGTACCACTCAATCATCATGTCCTTTTCGCTACCATCATCTTCATTGCCCACTAGCGTCATGGTTGTGCGGAACCTGTCGGGCAGGACATCAATGTATTTTTGAAAATGCATGTTCAGGTTCGGGGCGCAAACCCAGCCACCGCTAGCATTGTGATTGATGTGTGCCCCGAATCCTAGGTCTGCTTCCTTCCAGTCAAACCAAATGCCAGCCTCATGTGGTTCGTCACCACCGAGAAACTCCAATGTCGACAGGTCAGGGATGCAACCCATCAGCTTTGTGACGATGACTGTTTGTGCTGGTGCCATGGTGTTTCCTCGATTGTCCATACCATGGTTATGTCGCCATCAAGCAATGGCTCAGCATCCGGTCTTTTAAACTCAATCGATGGTGTAATAGACTGTATGGCATTGCAATACTTCTCCAATACCGCCCTGCGTCCGGGGTTTGGTACGCTTATCCAGCCTGTCTTGGCTTTATCGCTAATCATCCCAAGCATATTCACCCCGTCATCCTTCCATATAAGCCATACGGCTTCGGTGTCGTTGGAAACGGTGAGCGTCGACAGGTCTGGGATACAGTTCATGATATGTGTTGCGATATGTGATTGTGCCGGTGTCATTCGATTATCCTTTCCTATGCTGCGGTGAAATCATACGGTTCGATGCTCCAGTTCATAACAGAAACCTGCTCCTCCGGATCGGCTCGTTGCCATACTGCCCCACCCATTTGATTATACCTTGGATGCTCTGGATCATTCTCTGTGCATGCGTCGACGCCACAATCAGCAACGTACGTCATACATTCATAGCACTTTGCTAATCCAGCCGGTATTCCATCATGTGATCCGTTTGCCGTCACCCAGCCATATGTTGCGTCTTGTTCGATTAACGCCTGCATGTGCAAGCCGGCATCCACCCATTCACACCACAACTCTCCCTGGCGGATTTCGATGTTTAGTGTCGACAGGTCTGGAATACAGTTCATCAGGCGTGTCAGGATATGTGATTGTGCTGGTGTCATGATGTCGTCCCGATGGTACATGATTTAATGTATTTGCCGTGTTCATACCAGGAGCAGGCTCCACCTAAACCGACCACCGCAGGTCGACCTTTATCTCGATGCTTGTTTCCATGCATGTAATATATCACATGCTCGGCTTGACATTCAATATAGAACGGGCCGGAGTACCACATTGGAGTGCCTGAAGGAACGGCGACATGGACATTTTCGGCGCCATACTCGTTCATGAACTCGATGACAGCTTTGGTTTGGATGGCATTCATGATAGCGGATCCTTTGAGAACGCGAAACCACAAATCAGCCTGGGTGCTGCCTTATAAACATCATCACCAGGCTGGATTGGGTTCGGTATCATTTTGACTGCGAAATCAGGAGGAAGCTTGAAATTCATAGAAAGTGTTTCCATGGCATATCTGCTCGTTGTCAGCACAGGCGTTTCTTTATTCTCTATATACCCGCCGCGGCCGCTCTCGTTAATACGACCTCGAAGCTTGTTTCCATTGACGCTTTCATATGCAAAAGCGACGCCGGCCTCGGAGAAAAACGTGTTGTCAGTCCAGCGAAATGTCGTCAGGTCTGGCACGTTGTCCATGATGCTGATTAGGAGACTCATCTGTTCAGGTTTCATGGTGTGTACACCAACGTTGCGTTGGGCGTGTAAAACGTGAAGCCGGTGCCCATTTTGTTGTTGGCACAGGCGTAATCGTTATAAAGGTGTGTATGAAACGGTTCTGGCATCTTGACTAATTTGGCCAGATCTAAAGCTGTTCCCATTTCCATTAACGGCACGTCCCACTCTTCATAGCGAAACTCTCCGCCTGTCGGCTCAATACCAAGTGAAACAAGCACGACCCTTCCTTTGTCATCTTTGAACTCGAACCCGAGGCGCTCGACTTTCTTGTTTGGCATTGGCATATGTCGCCACTTGAATGAGTCCAAGTAAGGCTCGATGCAGCCCATGATGATGGTTACTGTTTTGGCTTGTTGTGGTGTCATAATGAGTTCCTGGCTCTGCTGCCCATTCGTTCCCCGACAGGTCGAACCGTCTCGAATGTGTCCTTTACTTCATCAATCCAAAATGACATCCAGTTGCCATGGCCACCTTCGGTCATATGGCATCCTGCTGGGCACTCGAGAATGCTCGCGAGTTTGGGGTGTTCATCACTCGGGACGATTGAATGTCCCTTAGCATATTGAAAGCGTCCGCCTTTCCCATTCGGTGTCACATAGCCCGTAATCAGCCCGTGGTTTAGTGATATGAACTCAAACCAAACGACGTCGCCATTCCTACTATCGAACTTCAATGTCGATGCATTAGGAACTACTTCCATAACCCGGGTCATCATCAATGATTGTGCAGGTGTCATGCTAAATCCCTGTTCTTGATGACCCGCATGTACCTTTTTTGGAAAGGCGGCTCGATACCCGACGACGTAGCTTCGACCAGCGAGAGGCAAATGTCCGTCTTGCTGTTTGCTGCGACAGATTTTGCCATGTCGGCAGCACTTATGAATTGATCCTTTTCATGAAATGAAAAGAATGCATTGCGGGGAACGACTCGAATCTCGCATCCTGATGGGCAACCAATGACATCCGCTATCTTACCGACACGTGCGGTGTCTGAGTATCCTGGGCAGGTAAAGCAGCCGCGTGTTCCGCTTGCGTTAATCCGGCCGTCAATCCTGCCAAACCCGGCCAAATCAAACCTAAAATATATGCTATGATCAGGGACTCCACCGTACCAATCAGCTTCAGATGGGTTGCGGTCCCGCATCTCCAACGTCGATACGTCAGGAATAGCTTCCATAACCCGGGTCATCATGTGGGCTTGTTTAGGTGTCATTGTTTACCAACTCTCTTGTGTGGCGTTGATTGAATAACAGGAGCTCATAATTGAAGCCCGACTTGAATGGCCAAGTACAAAGTACGCCTGCTGGGACCTCGACATACTGCGTAAACTCGTCCCAGTCGCACGTGTCGCCACCAGCTTCATCAAACATGACATAGCCATAGCCTTCCGGTCGGATCCTGCCAACAATCTTTCGACCATCTGGAATCACAAACGAAAACCTGACAGCAACCTCGCCATTCGTGTCATTGGTTTCCCATGATTCAAATAAGGATATGTCGGGTGCCATTCCCATCGCAATCGTTAGAACCGCTGCCTGTCCTTCTGTCATCTCCCCTCCTTTCACTTATATTATACCACACAGGCTCAACGTTTACACACCAGTTCCACTGTCTTTTCCTTCGTTCCGCAGTAGCGTGTATGTATTGTCCCATCATGCAGCAATTTCAAGGCGACGTCTTGGTTGATTTTGCCGTGATGATACATTGTTTTGTCATACCGTACCTCGATGATAGTGAAGAGGTCGTCTTTTTTTGCAGGTTTTGCATCACATTCTTCCCATCGTGGCTGACTTCTTCGCAATGGGCAGGTTTCGCAATCTTCATGGTCAAAACAATGTCCGGAGTCGATGTCCAAGCTCTTCCGGAACCTCATGACATCACCTTTTTTGAAGCTGTCAATCACTGTATCTTCCTTTCAACCGCCCGAGAATTGTCCTGATCTTGCCATTGATCATGACACTCACCATGACATGGGCGGGATCTCTTTTTTTCACGTCCAGCACATGCACCAGCGTATCAGTTTCGTATCGACAGCCAACAGGTTCACAGCCGATGTGGAGATCCCAAATGTCACACGAACTGCAATGTTTCTGCTTAAAACAATTTTGATGATATAGCATCGAGCGGCCTAGCTCTGCGACATCATGGCCTGTTATAATGTCGCCTTTTTCCGGGGCTTCACCGCCATACCAGCCAGCACCGACATTGGGCCAACACCTCCTTGTGAATGTCATTCGGTCCCACCTGCAAGTTCAAGGTCACCGCCGTATATCGATCTCAGTTCGCCGTTGCACAACACAAGAACCAGACCGGGATTGTGATTATGCGCCGGCGCTATCGTCTCTGTGACAAGCAATGTCTCTCCGGTATGGACGATCTTTGATGTACAGGAATCCCCGGCGGTGGTATGCGGGTATTCGTCGCATGCGGAGGGCACGAAGCATCCTGGAGGATAAGCATGGAGCGTTTTGCCGGGCGAAACCCCGAATATGTTGCCGATCTTCATAAATCCTCCGCTCACTTATATTATATCATGACCAGACGGGTTTTACACGTGCGAGGCTACATTCGCCAGTCGGGATAGAAGTGATCCAAGGCGGTCCTGATGTGGAAGTCGAATCCGGTGATGACACCTTGGTCATGACCCACAATGGTACCAACAAATCGACCAGGCGTCGACTCGTGTGGCTCCTTGGTCACCTCGACCTTGACAACCGGCTCGTCATCTCCAAGTTGCCAGGCACCAGGCGCAATGTCTTTGTATTTCAACGAGGCATATTTGCTATCTTTGCCTTGTGTGATGTCAAGCTTGGCGTCTTTGTGGTTCGCTGCGTGCTGAGGGAGAACCTCGTCAAGTTGTTTCTTAGTGATGTAGATGGGAAGGGTTAGTGTCGTCATGATGTGCTCCATTGTATGTTATAAATATCATGCCATCTTCCAGACACGCTTGGCTGCTGCAAAATCTCTGACTGATTGCCCATCATACATGGCCTTATTACCTGAAGCATGCAACACATAAATCAGCCACTGTTTGGCAATCCCGCCCTCTTTCACATCTGTAATCAAGGCCGGCCCGTTCATGAAAAACCAAATTTCGCCTTTCGCAGGTATCGAGTAACTCACACGGTCAGGCGGACTACATTGTTGCGATGATTTTGGGTCGAGCTTTTGCATCTGCCTTGGCCTTGGCTACCGCCAGGAGTTTGTTTAGCGCTCGCTTGGCATCACCCCAGGAACCATAAATGCCTCGAATGATAAATTGCGATGGGTTATCACTGCATGGCATAAACTTCATGTGCACGTTGATTTCCTGGATGCCTGATGTCGAAGCTGTCTTGGCTTTTTTGTTGCCAATCATTTCATATTCGTCGAACAGGACAAACGTCGCGAAGACCTCTTTTCCTAGTCCGAAACAAACAGGACAGTCAGCCTTTGGGTTCTTTCGTCGCTTGCATGGCTTACAATCACTGCTCGTTCGTTCTGGTAGTATGCTGGTCTTCATTGTGCTCCTGCCCTTTAGGGTTGCTGTGGAGCCATTGTATCAATGTCGTCCTGAATGTATTATTCTTTGTCAGAATCCCAAGGCTGCCCACCAAATTGAGACCTTTTCTCCAATAAGTGCAACGCCGGCCATGAACATGATGAAGCTCGCCAAGGAGACAAAAATGGCTGCACCTGCAAGCACAGAATAACACACAGTTTGAATCAGGTGCCAGATCACCAGGGCGATGAAGCTTGACAACTTTTTGATACGATTCTTCATGTTATTTGTCTTCTCTGGAGTGGATCGACAACCGCTCAGCAATTCGTGCCAACAAAAGCATTCTGTCATGTTGCGTTGGGGAGTAATCGCCCATTAGCTCTTCTGGGACACCAGCCCATGCACCGCCGTAATACGTTACGTTGTATCCACAATTGATACACTCTTCGTATACTGATTCATATCGCTTTTTGAGATACCCGAGCCGTGTATAGAAAAACTTGACATGTCCGGCGCCGAGCTTGAATTCTGCAGGCTGGCCTTTAAGGTTGAATTTTCCGCTCACGATGCAATTGGGAATTCGCTTCATTTCTCGATGTTCAGCCAGCAAATGCTGCCGCGACAATTCATGGGGCGGAATGCCAACATTAATACGCGTCATGATTATCTCCTTATTCGAACTCGTTGTCCAACGTTCCGCAGTGGATTCGAGTGTGGCATGAACTGCACACTGTCACCAGGTTTTCTACCGTGTTGTTCTTCTTGTTCATGTCTATATGGTGTACGAACAAAAGGAACTTCGAGCCATCATGGGAACACTTCCTACATTTGTGCCCATCACGACGTTTCACCGTGGTCCTGAGCGTAGTCGTGAACTCGAAGTCATAATCGGCAGCCCCTTCCTTTTCCCACGACCTGCCGTCAATCCAATGGCTGTTCTTTGGGCCCGAGACTCCTCGACCGATGGCTGCCCGATGTTCTGCGGTTAGCGGTATTCCTTTTTTCGCTTTACTCAGTTTACGCCTGGTCTCTTCCGAAACAGTTTTACCTAGGTGTGCTGCTGCAATGGCTTTTGACGCGCATTCAGGCGTGCAGCATTTGTTTTGACGCAGTTTGTCAGAACGCCTAACTTCGAACCCCTCTTTGCACCACACGCATATTTTCGTTGAGACCTTTCCTTTCTTGTCTTTTGCGCCCCATCTTTTCAGGTTTGCACAAGTTTTAGAACAAAACCGACGTCCTTTGTTTACCACCTCAATGTTGCATCCAATAAATTCGCACTTCATAATAGTCCTCCGACATATAAGTATCGACGGCTATAGTTTAGTGACTAATTTATTTCGACTAGGCAGCATTGACCTGCGTTTTAGGCCAGCGCATCTGCGCGATTGCATCCCGGCTGTCCTTTTCGAACATCAACTTACGGTCTGGAACAATCATCCAGAGTCGCTTCATAGGTGAAGAGGAAGGCTTACCAGCTTCTCCATCTGTGATCAAAATGCAGCCGTCAAACTTTGCCTTGTTCGCATTTGCATGTTTGGTAACACACTCGAAATCAGTGCCACCACAGCGGGTTCGCATAGCCGGGTGACTCTGACCACGCTTCCAAGTGAAGGAGTTCTCAGTATCGACGCTGGTGTCGAAGTGGTATACCGTGAACTCAGTACGACGAGCCAAACCTTGCAGTTCGCCGTAAATCAAGGACAATGCCCGCTCACAAACCGAACCACTTTGGTCGATGTAAATGGCAACCGAGCTGGTGTACCCACGCTTTGCACCAGTCGCCAACGGCCCGAAGTCCGGATGAATCATTGTGGTGTTCAAGTGGCTCCACGTCGTAGCGCGAGTGCCTCGACGTGAGAATCCACAGAAGTTCTTCATGACTCCTTTCCAGTCAACCAAGCGTGAGGTGAGTTCACGGATTCGATTCCGCATCTCAGAACTGACTGTTCCCCACTGGCCACGACGGTCAGAAGAAGCAGTCGCGTCAGCCACTGCCTTTTGAACCTTGCCTTTGATGAGTGCCTTATCCTCAGCACTCAAAGTGTCCCACAGATCATGAAAGTCCATACCCTGAAACCCTAGGCCTTGAAGTCGGGCAGCATTGTTCTCCATAATTTTGACGAAGTACCACTCCGAAGACTTATGCTTCGGGAAGGTTCGAATCAGGGCGCCAAGCGGAGTCTTTGCGAACTCATCGCTACACGTGCCAGGAATCATGCCACCTTCAGGAAGCTCGATTTCAGGAATATCGGAGTTGATTGCCAAGTCCTGGGCGATGTTCGAAATCGCATGCGGGTCATGACGCCGAGAAGTACAATGATTGAAAGCCAAGTGGTAACACTCGTGCTTCAGAAGACCGCGAATCTGGGCATTGGTCAAGGCACTAACGAAGCCGGCATTGATGAGCATGTGAATGTCGCCATTCTTGACCATCACGCCAGCCGTCGGGACCAACTCACTAAACTCGACGTTGACAATCCGCATGATACCTGCAAACCATGGCTCGTCGAAAAGCATTTGGGTCAGATAAGGACTCAAGTCCTTCATGTTTTTGATTCGAAGTTCGACAGCACCTTTCAGCTCTTCAGGCGTCGTAATCGAAATTGCGGAGTCTTTAGAGATTGAGATTGAAGAACCCTCAGGTCCCACCGTGTGTACTTTCGTCATGGTCATCATGTTCGTTTCCTCTTTCCCATCCCGGGAACATATACATTATACCACGAAATGATGACTCTTACACGTTACCGAACATTTCTTTGTTGATCAGGCGACGGGCGTAACTAAGGCCATCGATTTTAGCCGACACCATGGCTGCCCGTTGGAGTTCTGCGGCGGCAACCTCAAGGCTCACGCTTGGGTTCTGGCCGGCCGCAGCATGTTGTCCTTGTGTCTCAGACAATCGCATACCCTCAGCGAACAAGGCGTTGTCAACGAGGCCAAGATGGGCGTCAGCTTCCATACTCAGCCCAGCTTTGGTTCGCATGTAGTGTGGGTGGTCGGTAACCTTTTCGATGGTCTCAAGCCAAGCCTCCTTAGCATCAACGACCTTGCCGTGCGGTCCTAGGCTTCGCTGCCCGCCTGGACCATATTCGTTGGTATAGTGTTCCAATGCGAACTTCAGGTCATCGAGCATCTGGCCGGTAACCGTGATGGTGTATTCAGTATCAAGATTCTGTGGTTTCTTGCAGGGCATGATATTCTCCTTGATTACGAACATTTACGAATGGCAACGATTCGGTTGACCACATATTCATGGGGTTTAGCAAACCAGCCGTCACCGACCAAGCCGATGTGGTGTGTTGCCATCTTGGCATCGAAGTCCGAGACGAACTGAAAGGTCCACTCTGAATCCGGCTCCTGGGGTGTCACGTCGCGGCCGATGAAAGCCTCAACAATCTCCTCGATTTCGCCGATTTTCGTCATGTCCATCATGTAAGCCATCTTGAACTCCTGTCTCCGTCCCTGCTCGGGTCACCCCCGAGCACATAAATATTATACCACGTTTTGAGGCATCTTACACGAAACGTAAGTGAAAGTTTCAATTACAAATTAAAGTTTCACTTTCACTTACCATAGCGCCTAGGTATCAAAACGTGTTATCAGGTGTCCGCATACTCTTGAGTGCGCGAGCAAGGGACGATCGTTGAACTGCCCAGTATTTAGCATCATCGCCATCTGAGTAAAAATTCACATGTCCATCCTTCCAAACGTCTATGGAATCAAAGGCATTGGCATAAACACCTTCCACATGTAACGTTGTGACCTGGTCGTCAAAGCCGTGTACCATACTGATGATAGTGCAATCATTCATCACCACATTAATCATTCTGAGTTGAATGCTGGTCATTTCATGCTCTCCGCATCGTGGGGCTTGACGCGTTCCCAGTCATCATATATCAATTTTGCAATGAGGTTGTGGTTTTGTAACCCGTAAGCGCTAATTGACGAGGAATGATATGCCTCTTGCAGGCTTGGTTTTCCGTCAAACCAAACATCAATCGCCACAAAGTCTTTCGTCTCTTCAACATCACATTCCAGCGTGATGCAACTCCATCCGGTGTCAAAAACAATGTCGAGCACATTGCAGTGCTTCATAATCATGGTTGTGGTTAGGAGCTGCATTTCGTTCATCTGTCATTCCATTCTTGCCAAATCATGATGGGCAGCCCGGCCGGGACATCTTGCGATTTATTGCCCTTCCAAAATGTAGGTTCACCGTCGGTCCAAACATCGATGGCATCAAAGGAGTTACCAATTGGATCAATACACCACAAAGTCACACAGTCACCGGCCTCTGGGTGATCATCGATTTGCGTGATGCTCACGTAACCCATAATGTCTGTCACGGTTGCCAGTTGGTCTCGTGTCATGAGAACCCCTTTGTTATGGTCACCGGCATACCCGGCAACATAAACATTATACCACGATTTTCTGACTCTTACACGAGTCGAATCATTTCTTCTTTGGAGGCTCTTTCTCCCAGGACAACTCAGCCTGCGGACCGTCACCACGATCAGCCCAGCCCATGCATTTCTCAACCAGGTCGAAACCGTTCTTGTACTCAACAATCACACGGTACGCCTTGGACCACTCCTCGGGATATTCCTCCGCATCACGAAGGGCATTAGCCTCTTTCTTACCACGAGCACGAATGTTGTAGAGCGCGTGGTCGACGAGGTTGTGACATACGAAATAGCTGAGTTTCATGTTCAGTCCTGCAATTCATGGAAGGCAGCGTGCCTTACAAATATATTATACCATGTCTGGAGACGTTTTACACGAGTTCTAAATCTACAACGATGAACCCTTGCTCTTTCCCGTTCGGCAACCTGCAAACCGCTGTCACAGGAAATTCAACCCCATTGTGTTCCCATGCAACTCGTTGAACAATCATGACTTTTCCAAGCACAGCTTTTGAATAATGCCGATGATCAAAGAATCCTTTCAATTTGACCTTATCACCTGCCTTGAACTTGTTTCGATTGTTGGGCTTTGGGCACATCATTTCACCTCACACGATTTTAGGATAGCACCTGCTTGAATACGACCAATCGGGCTGACCAAGTCATCAGCCGGGTCTTCAACCCATCGAACAACAGACCATCCATCATCTGAGACCTTTATCACCTCCGCAATATCAGATTCATCCGAACCATCCGGCCATACCGGGTAAACTTGGTCACCTACGCTCCACATTGTATTGCCTGGGTTCGGGCTAAATTGTCATATCGATCTTGATGTAGTTGTTGGGAATGACGTGTTTGAGAAGCGTCCGGCAAGGCTCAGGGATCGCCCTGGCCACATGAGACGTTATCGGCAGTTCAAATTCCATTCCCGGGTACGGCTTGCATTTGTGTGTATCCAGTAGCTCACTGGCAATTGAACGTACCATACCATCCGGATCCGATTCGGCAATCGTTGTCATCATTGCTCTGATATCAATATCATTCATGAATTTTGCCATTCCATATAACGCCCCTTCTCGAACATATGATTTCTCATGGTGCAACGCTGGGCAACATATCTTCAACATGTATTCTTTACTTACCTTTGCCGATTCCTCTGCCTCAAATGATAGAGCGACCGGATTCGCGAAGATGGCTGTAAGATCCTTTGTTTCTTTCATGGGTTCACCTCGATACAAAATCCTGGGTCATGTGCAGCAATCGCTAGGTCTTCATACCCGACGTATCCTCGAGGGTTCGAAACAATACGAGTCTCGCCAAGCATGTAATCGTTATGAGTATGCGTATGCCCATGAATCCATGCAGCAGGCGCTTTGTCCAAAATCAACCCAGACATGTCACAAACATAAAACATATTCTGCCACGACATTGGCCCGGACTTGTAGTCAGGATGGATGCTCAAATCGCATGGAAGGTGATGTGTTACAACGACATCACCTTTCTTAACTTCATTCCTCAGGTACCCTCGAGTCGTGCTGTTTGCCTTGTAGATCCAATGGGATGCGCCTTTGATACGCTTAAAATCTGACCATGCTCTTTCGTACAATTGTGCCAAGCCGTCGCCCTTAAACCACATTGTGTTGCCAAGGAACCTAATGCCATCGATTTCGACGGCTGAATCAAGCAACCAATGAAAGTTTGAAAACTTTGCAGCCAGTTCTTCCATCGCAGCCTTGACAACATGGTACCCTTTTGCACCCCAGTATTCGTGGTTGCCTGTGACGTAGACGACGTGCGGAAACTTTTCACATGCAAATGCCAGGTTCTCGGTCAAGTAACCTGCTGTTCCCAGGTCACCGGCGATGACGAGCACATCCCCATTCACTGGAATGTTTTTCCAGAATGCCTTGCCTCTGTCTGGGTGAAATTCAGTGTGCACGTCACTGATGATTTGAATCTTCATTTGTCTTCCTTCCATGGTCGTCCCGACCAATACGTTTATTATACCACAAATTCGTGTTTCTTACACGAGGGCAAAGTAAATCGAAGGAAGTAGGAACAATATGTGAATGAGCTGATCAATTGTAATGAAGAGAATTAGGTCCAACGGCCGACTAAATCCAGCCTTGAATGCCTTGATTCCATCCAAGCGCACCATTGGCATCTTACGCACATATTTTGCCCAGAGATAGACAGGAATGTACGTGTCCTCAACAAAATGGGATGTGAATAGAATCAAAAAGCTGGCAACCAGCTCCGGAACACTCAACTCCATGAGCGCCAACAACGGCATGAAACCGGTGGCATAAATCAGGCAATGACGAGCCCGCCACTTCCAATCTGATGATTTCTTCATGGCTTCATTGTGTGTCTGGAAAACCCAGTCTACAACGAAGTGATTGAATACGAGCAATGAAAACAGTGAGCCGGCAGCAATGAGTGTTTCAAGCATTGTATGTCCTTATGGTTTGCATTTGCAATTGTTACAATTTCCACATAAATCAGTATGATGGCGTTCCATATCGTGACAACGATGATTTGGGCCGTACGGCTCATATCGCGGAGGCTTATTCGGTTCAAGCACCGTCTTCACACCTGCCAAGACAACCAGCGCGGTGGCTACCACAGCAACCTGCACTTTCAATTGAATGTTCCGTATTAGTTTTCTCATTTGTTTCCTTATTACCATCATGACTGATTATAACACATTTCGTGCAGGATTACACAGAGGAACCAAGAAACCTGAGCACACCCGATTTTATTGATGCAACGGATGAATCGAACGCCGCCTCAGACGCGTCGATGTAGAAAAAGTTCTCTTTGAACAGTTTTTCGTATGCCTCTCTGTTCCTTTCAACAGCTTTCCAAGACCGAATGACGTCCTCTTCATCCACACCTCGGCCACCTTGGGCAGCTCGGTTCACGTTCCTGGCCAACGACACTTCCAATGGAACATCGACATAAATCATGCCGACTTCATATCCAGCATTAGCAAACTCTTTGAACTGTTTTGAAATCTCTCTGTAGTTGCCACCGGTACCGTCAATCAAAACATTATCGCCGGTGCCCATGAGTGACTTTTTTAGGTGCTTGGCTGCATTGCGTGCCCGGGAGAACAGCGTCATATTCTGACTGAAGATGGCCCTGAGTCGACGGTATTCTGGCTCTGCATCGGACATTGCCTGTTCGTCACCAACTCCCTGGGCTTCCAAGAATGTTGCCTTGGCCAATTTGTATTCTTCAAGTAAGTCCTTTCTATCAAGCGGGATACCTGCCTTCTTGAGCGCCGCCTCATAATCGTCGTCCGGGTTGACTACAGTTAGCTGGCTTCCAATACCAAGTTTTCTAATTGCTGTTGATTTTCCAGATGCAGGTCCGCCGGCCATGAAAATAGCAGAAGGTTTGGCTTGGAGTGCCTCCCGGAGAACCCGTCGAATATATTGTCGTAGCATTTTCATAGGTCCACGTTTGCGTTTGTAATAAGCTTCCCAGCGACGCTCAGGGCACCAATCGTTGGGGTACCACTGGCATAGTATGCCTTGGACAATGAGCTGTTCAGGTATTTCTGTTGCTCAGCTTTGCGCTTCTTTTCATCGTTGTGGAAAAGGCCCCACCAATTTGTTTGCATGTCGGCGTCGTCATCTGGTGTTTCTGTTTCGTGGTGGTCATAATCAGGCCGAAAGTCGAACTGTTTCTTTTCGATGTCATCACGGTTGTTCATGTAAAAGTTCCACACGTTGGTGGCATCCGGTGAGACAGAGGCTCTATCAGGTGTGAGCCCGAAGCCTTTCATACCAAGACGCTCCATGACAACATCATACAGCATCGGTCCCCAACTATGAGCTGCTTTGTGGCCAGTATTGACCCGAGCAAGAATGACAGAATATGCTTTCATTTTCTTGGCGACTTCATCACCTGGTAGCAACTTTGCCGCCACAAACCCATTGATGTCGTCGCCTCGATTGAATCGCTTGCCATCTTTGTCACAGTAAAATGCCCGGATGAAATCGCTGGCTTCAACAATCTTGACGTGCACTTCATCCGGCAGGTCATTCGGTCCTTTGGCAGATTCAGTCAGAACTTGCCTGACATAATTTTGTAATACGTTCATCACACATTTCCCATCATAATCTTCAGATGTTTCGCGCCTGACTTGCCAATTTTCCGGTAGTACCAACCATCTGAATCCGGCCCGAAGTTTCTGTTTGGGTGTGGTCCCAGCCATTCGATTGGTTTCTTGAGGATGGCACGAACCTTGGCTTCATCTGTCACAGCGTTCACGCCTGCTTTGAATGCAAGCCATGCAGGTGCACCAGACGTCTCGACGAAGGTACCTTTCCTCTTCAGTAAGTCAAACATATGTTGAGATGTTGGGTTCTTGCCATCTGCACCATCATGCCCGCGACCACCGATCTTGAGGCGACCGTCTTTGTACTTGCCAAAAATGACACCGTCGGGTTGCGGATCTTCATCCACATCAACGGTATCGAAGAACTCGTAACCACCTGGTAAATCCTCAGGCTTTTTGATTTTGAGGTTGCCACCGATTGGGGCATATGCGGTTGAAATCAGGTCGAGAACCTCATCATCGATATCAACTTCTTTCCTGTGTACTGCGAGTTCTTCAGCAGGTACATCTTCCCATTTATTTTTAGGTACGCCCATATCTGCGAACGTCTTTTCTAGCAGAATGTTCATACGAAGAAACGATTCAGTCAATGACTTGAACACGTCCACCTCAGCAGAGTGCATCGCCTGTCCAATCTGGGGACCCTTCAATCCTTTTGCCATTAGTTCCTGTGGTCGGAGTGTTGGGGACCTCTGGACGAACTCCAGGAACCCTTGAACGAACTTCTCGGGCATACCGACTGCCAACGCAAACTCTTCCAGCTTTTCCGGAGGAACCCTAAGTCGCTTGAATTCTTTCTTCAATTTTGGTGAAGTGGACGCAACAATTCCAGGCAGATTCAATAGGAACTGAACCATCCCGGCCTCGTCGCTTGTGTACTTCATCTTCCGTAGGACCTTGGCAACTGCGCCCGGGTCGTTCCCCCAAAGAAGAAGGGCAACCTGAACATCGAAATGTTTCGAAGCAGGTGCTGCGTCGACTTCAAGTCCTGGGAAAATCTGTGGCCACAAACCTAGGTCACCAATGAGCCCCAGAAGGTGCTGCCCGTCGATTGCTGACTTGACTGCCTTAGCAAACTCGTCATGAATACGTTCTGGCGACACGCCTGATAGGTCGTTGTCTCGCTTGATTGCTGAGGCAGTTGTTTCATCCAAGTCGGAGCCTAGACGAGCAGCGAACCTGACAGCCCGCAGAATACGAAGCTTGTCCTCCCTAAATCGAAGGGCAGGATCACCGACAGCGCGGATGACTCCATTCTTTACGTCCTCAATACCGCCAACGTAGTCGACCACCTCACCGGTTGTCAAGTCGTAGAAGAGAGCATTGATTGTAAGGTCACGACGGTTTACATCGTCCTCGATTGTAGTGAACTCAACAGAGTCAGGACGTCGGCCTTCACCAATGTCATTTCTGAACGTTGCAATTTCGTATTCCTCACCACCGACAGTTCGAACCCGAACAACGCCAAACGCCTTGCCAGTTAGATCGATGCGATGTGATGGGTCCTTTGAAACAATGTCGATGACACGTTGTGGTTCGGCACCTGTTGCAAGGTCGTAGTCCTTCGGGATTTTCCCGAGGAGTGTATCCCTGACGGCACCACCAACAACGTATAGCTCCTCACCAGCCTCCATGAAGGCATCCAGGATCCCGCCCAAATCGGCAGGAGTCTGCAGGTGCATTTTCATTTTGATTGGGGCACGGTCCAGCATTTCAAGAATGTTTTGTTGCATGTTCGTAAGCCTGTTCCTTGTCGCCTAACTAAATATCTGCAACCTGTATAAACCGTCTTACCCAGCATTCACCAGCACATATGATGATGTGTTGAAAAGCTGGGTTTCCCCGTGTATAAGGATTTTGTGATGCCATTGGCTTGGGTAATCACAATCGCATATTCTTACATGCTCATTTTGCAATCTATCGAGCTCTTCCCGATCTGCATTAGAATAACATCGAGGAGCCGCACTAACTTGAAACGTTTTTATGAAAAGCCCAATGTCACCTTCGAAGTCCCAACCTATAACCCGAACCAATGTGCCGGACGGTCTGTTAGGATCTTCATTGATGCTCTCGAATTTGCTCACTTCTTACCTTTCTTGAGCGCCTTCTTTGCCTTCTTGGATGCCTTGAGCACAGCGGAATTGGAGTTTGTTGGCTCCTTCGTCTTCTCAGCTCCCGGGACCTGACTCAGGCGAATCTTCACTGAGAACTTATCGATTGCCCGCTTTACAACACGGACCTCGACATTCGTGACATCAGACTTCTTCCACTCGTTGACAAGCGCCTTACGCTTCGAGTTGGCCTTCTTGAATGTGTTGACCGTGCACACGACCTTCCATGGTTTGACGGTATTTTTCACTGTACGGTTCTGCTCGTTCATGCTTCATCCTTTTTTAGGCGCTCAAGCCATTTTTTATCACACGCATCACACCTAATACTCATATAGTTGTGATTTCGCATTTTCCCTTTCTCACCACACTCTTCACAGATTCGATAACTGTGAACCTCGGCCGCGTCAATCACGCCTCGAATATAGTTGTCGCCACCTTCGTAGTAAAAACGTAGGCCACCAAACTTCTCTTTGATTTGGACCGCAACAAGTTGCTTGGTCTTCCCGATAACCTCTTCCACATGCTTGTTTTTCGCCATGCGATGTTGGATTATCCGAAGCGTGTCATCAAGCAGATCAATCCAACCATCACCGACAGCAATTCCCCATAACATGGGTGAACCAGGCTTCTCACACCGGGATAGAATAACAGGATATTTTTTGCATAATTCATCTTGTTTCTCTTTGTTCATAGTAGATCCTATTCGATTTCAACCAGGTGTTCACTACACCTTCTTCTTCTTTTTGAGGCGTGGTTTGACCAAGTGGTCAGGGTGCACCGGAAGAGGGGCAGCACCGCAAAGAATGTCGATGGCCAACTTACCGTTCTTGGCGACGTAGCAAGACTTGACGACCAAAGCCGGGATGTCTTTCTTCGTCATGACCAAGTCGCCGGCGGGCCAGCGCAAGCGAGCATCAGCAAGCTTGGCACGTTTGCCTTTGAACATGCCACCAACTTTCTCGGTTGCCCACTTGTTCCAAGGAGCAGTGCCTTCGATAGCCGCTGCGCATTTCTTGAGGGCTTTGTCGATTCCTTGGCAGGTGTAAAGGTAGTCAGGCGAGTAAGCCCGACCCATGACAACGCCAACCTCGACCAGCGCTTGCAGTTCATCATCCGGAACCCATGCCCCGTTTTTCTTGACGCCCTCTGCATTCTCGAGCAGGCCATTCATCCACGAGGTTTGTTTCTCGCTAAGTGCCCAGCCTCGACCAAGCTTGTAAGCAAAGTCAAGCATGACATCGGCATGCTCCTTCTCGACACCCGGAGTTGCCGCCGCCTCTTTGAGTTTGGCGACCATCTCTTTGTTTTGTGGCTCCGGTGGGTTGGTAAGCACGACGGAGTCAAACCACTCACGCTGCTTCTTGGTCATGCCCTTGCCACGACCCATACGGAAAATCATATCGCTTACAAACCGGACGCTCCGGTCCTGTTTGTGGTTTTGCTCGGTCCAGCGGGCGACCATTGCATTGCCAAGTTCGATTCGTTTCACTGCAGACATTCGAGCCATGGTAACCCCCTCCGGAACACCCCGGGAACATATATATTATACCACGTTTTCCTTTGTCTTACACGAAATCTTCGAAAGATCGGGGAATACCCCGCTTGGACGTTTTCTTGATCATTGAAGGCCGGTCAGGCCGGGATCGACAATGAGGGCATTCCCCATCAGGGCGTTTCTTTTCTTTCCATTCGTCACATGGATCACAGTAATACGCATCGAATATTTCATTCAAGTGAACCTGATTGTTGCAAACCTCACACCTCACTTATCGAATCGCCTATCGACAACTCGAACTTCCATAGGCTTCTCAGCCCAGCCGGCGTTTGTGTATCGGTTTGACATCATGATGGTACGGTCATGCTTCCCTGGCACCATGGCGATGACTTCATCCTCCTTGAGGTTCCCGTTTTTCAATGCATCCCACCAATCAGGTCCGGTGCACTCGGCGACCGCAACAAGGTTGACACCGTATGCTCGATAGAAAACAGTGTAGACCATTTCTATACTCCTGCGCAGAAGAAGCCTAGGCCAACCGCAATGGCAGTAAATCCTACCAATGCAGCGTAAAAGACACGGTCGTAAGTTCGACCCAATTTGCTTTGCTCGTGATTCATTTCATTCTCCCCTTTAGTCCCACCAACCGCGGGCTTGTTTTGTGAAATCGGCCCATGCCTTGTCCCACATTTCATTTTCAGTATCACTACATCTGGTGTAGTACTTCGCAGCCTCATCAGATTGCGGTGGCATTTCAACACAACTACGACCTTGGGCCTCAGCTTTCACCTGTGCAACCTGGACTTCCTCCCACCATACTTCACTGTTTGGTTTATATCCCATTTGCATTTCGACGTAATCGAATGGGTTCCTCTGCACTGCGAGCTTGAAACAGAAATCCCTAATCTCCATTGCACTCTCTTTCGAGCTCATGTGGCGATCATTTTTCTCAATCGTGTCAGCCAGCCGTTCCAGTGACTTGATAAAGAGATCCAGGCAATATGAGTAATCCCAGTGCCGATGGTTTTTCAACTGATCACGAAAGAACCATACGTTGCGGCAGAACCAAACAATGTTCCAAAACTGATCGGTTGCTTCCTCGATAAAGTCGAGAACCCGCCTATAAGCCTTCATCCTCATCCTCCCACACTTCGGCGTCGAAGCCGGCGTCGATAGCCATGTTGGCAATGAGCTTGACAGGATCCTCACCCTTTTCCAAGAACTTGGCGAGGTATGCCATGGCTCGCAGCCCATCACATTTCACGTGTTTGAACATGTTAACCTGGGAGCCTGCCATCATCCAGTTAATATGGCTTTGGACAGCTTCAGCATCTGGGCGTTTGGGCAACTCGAGCTTGGTAACCCACATACGCTTTTTTACGGCTTCAGCGTGCTTCTCACGGAGGTTAGCACAGTTCTTTTCCCATTGAGTAACAAGATCTTTTTCAACCTCGTCCTTATCATAGTATGTATGACCGTACGATGAATACAGACTCCGAATCTGGTCGTTGGTAAACGTCACGCCATCGTATGCCTGACCGCCTAGCAACTGAATCATTGTTTCATCAGTTGGGGTCGCGCAGCGAAAGCCGCTTTTGTGACCAGGTATTTTTCGTCGAGACTCAACCATGGGAACCTCCAATTAGTCAGATACGGTTGCTTTGGCGCCGCTAGAGAATGCACCAAGCCCAAGCAAATAGCCAAGCCAGTACCATCCGCCATTATTGCATGCATCATAGCATGACACGGAGTCGTCGAATAGCGAATAAAGGAAAGCAAGACCTGCAGTCATACCATTCCAAAGCCCAAACCAGAACCCACTCTCCTCACTCGAGGTGCAGCCGATCGCCTTGTTCACAAGCTCCTGGTTAAACCCGTCAGCACACGCAGAAAAAAGCATGCATGCGAGGAGGAGGAGAAACAGGTTCTTGGTGTTCTTATTCAAATTCATTTGTGCCGTCCGTATTCTAAAAAAGTGCCAATCCCCAGAGAACCAACATCGTAACTATCCAAATAGTAAACATGTGCATCCTCCAGTTCCTATAAACATTATACCACGATTTACGGCCGTTTACACAAAACTGATGTTATTTGATTCGCAAAGATATTTATATGTATAAAGAGTTATTACGTTTATCGTATTATTAACAAGCTGAATGGGCGATTTTATATCGGCGTTAGAACCTGCAAAGGAAATATTCATACAGATTCATACATGGGATCAGGTTCTGCGATTGGATTAGCTATCAAAAAATATGGAAAGGAAAACTTTGCTAAGGTTATAATGTCGCAACATGAAACCCGCAATGAAGCATTGCTTGCTGAGGCTTTGTATGTTCCGCAAGAGTTGGTCGACGATTCAATATGTTACAATCTTTGCCAAGGTGGTCTCGGCGGTGAAGGATATTCCCCTTCTGTTGAAACACGAAAGAAACTTAGCAACGCATTGAAAGGTCACCTTGTCTCTATTGAAACACGAAAGAAAATCGCCAAATCATTGACAGGTGGAACTAGATCACTTGAATCTCGACAAAAAATGCGCGAACGAGCCTTACAAAGAGAACCCATATCAGATGCTACTCGTCAAAAAATGAGTGCAGCAAAGAAAAAGCAAGCAAGAACGCCGGCTGCACGCAAAAGAGTAAGTTTGTCTACCATTGGAAGACTTTGGTGGAACAATGGCACCCAAAATAAGTTTTGTAAAGATTGCCCGGGTGATGAATATGTCCGCGGCCGAATCAAATGGGCCAAATCACTTGATAAGAAGCCTATCTAAACCTGAACCGCACATCCAGTTTTTGTCGCATTTACCTTTGACGCCTGCTGTCGAGCCTGAGCCGGTCCACTGCCACACATCCCATTGGTTCCAGACACGAACGCCGCGTTTTGGTTCAATACCGGTGTTGTAGCTTGCCCACCAACATGGGTATTTGCTAAGCCGCTTCAGCAAATCTTCATCGGCATGCTTGAGGTATAAATCTGATGCCCACTTCGCGCAGTAAATTCCTGGCTTACAACCGAGCTTAGCCTCGACATACTCCAACCAAGTCAACGCCCACTCAGCATTGTAACTGTCGTCGGACTTACTTCCAGCTTCCAAATCGAGCATGGGAATCAAGTCGCCACAACGAACATGGCCTTTGATGGAAGCCAGGAAATTGTCTGCTTCCTGGATTGCATCGCGGAAATCTTGCTTTGGCCCGTTGTCAGGTCGACCGAAATGGTATCCACCAACAATCAATCCAGCATTTCGCACTGCGGTCATATTTCTCTTACGTGATTTGTCCTTGAATGTGGTACCTTCTGAGCACTTGATCCATGCGAAGCTGACGCCATCCTTTGCGACCTCCTTCCAGTTGACCTTGCCGTTGCCGTTGTAGATGTCGATGCCAGCCAAAACTGGAATGCCCAGGTGATCGAGGGTGACAGGTCCTGCGACGCCATCAGATGATAGGCCATGATCTTCTTGGTAGTCCTTCAAATCGCTTTCAGTTCCGGGACCGAAGTCTCCGTCGATGAACTTGCATTTCAGCGCCATCTGGAGACGCTTGACCTCTTGACCCTTATCACCCGCTCGCATTACAAATTGTTTCATTATGTTCTCTCCTGCACTTTGTGCACCTCTAAATAGGCTCACGCTTAGCGCGCTTAGACCTATTTGGCATACTGTTTCTGCCCATAACCCATCCGACGCGAATGTTGCTTTCAACATCATCAATTGGAACCAATTTATTGGCACCATCTTTTTTCATCCATTTTCTTGCTTTGGCAAATTGTGTTCGGCCCGGCTTCCAGCCTTTTTTCAAGTATTCATCAAACAACATGTTTTGTATTTGCTTGTTTACACCATTTTTACAAACCCATTTAAACGTTTTGCCAAAGTTAGGATTGTTTTCGCCAGTCATTAAATCAGATTGGCGTTGTTTTTGTTCGTTTGTTCTGGTCGTTCCAAACATCCCGTTCTTTTCGCCCATTAAAGATGCTGATCGTCTTGCAAGCATCACAATTTGTAATTCGTCTGCTTTTTCTTTGCCATATTTTTCAAGCCATACATCATAGCATCCGCGACCACGCATTCCATGGTTTTTTGATATTAATCGTTTCGTTTTTTCTGTGTGTTTTCTACCATAAAAAGGGTTTCCTGTTCCACGAAATGAATCGGCAATTTCATTCAATGCAATATGCTTTTCATGATCAGATGCCAGATGTTGCACACCAAATCGCATTAATGCAAAAACCATTTTTGATTTTTCAATGCCGACTAACATTTTTGTTAACAATCTATGAACTGCATAATGCTCAAGCACGGTTAACAAAACAAGATTTTCACAGTCGTCGGTGCCACCTAATGATTTCGGTAAAATGTGATGATTATGATAATTGGCTACATCACTTCTTCGTCGACATGAGAGTTTTGCACTTTTAATTATTTCATAATATTGGTGCGTTGAATCGTTATCAATAAACATTTTTGTTCGTCGCATAGTTTGCCCCTTTCATAGGATAAATATGCCCGTGAATCAGTTTTGTTTCAGTATTGATAAACTATTAAATTGTCCCGTCACCATCGAAAAATGCCATGAGGCGTTTATTGTATGCACCGAATGGGCCGTTGTTAACCCAGGAAACTGGAACCCAGGCAACCCAGCCTTCTTTCTTCAGGCGGATGCCTCGAAACTTGACAGGAACACGGCACTTATAGAAGTGCGACCTCTCGCGGTATGCTACATGACTGACGTACGGTTTTTGGAGTAAATCCAATGTGCTCAGCATGATTCCTGTTTCTTCGTACAGCTCTCTGACAGCGGCATAAATCGCATACTCACCGTCTTCGATCTTACCTCCTGGCAAGCCCCACTTGGTGCTGAAGATTCCCCGGGTTACTCCTAGAACGTAGTCTTCCTTTGTTGGATGGTAAATCAAGACACCTGCGCTTTCCAGCGGTCGTCGTTTGTTTTTCATATCATCCTCTCTTCGTTGGTGTACCCGCCCGGAGTCGAACCGGGGTGTTGAACGCTTCAATTTCATGTCATTCACAAGGTTATCCGGTTCTTCTCAACCGGCAAGTCTGCCTATAAAACACCCGTCCCGTTCTAGACACTGGGACCCACCTGGCGAGCCAGGGAACCATTTAGCAACCATTTTTATCTCAATGCGGTAAAACATCCAGCCAATTTTGGGTATCAAGGTAGTTGGCCACCTCGCAATTATGCAGCTTGTGCGTAAGAGTACTCCGAGTTATCGTTAGCAATTATCATTTCAGCGTTTTTACGAAGCCGCGCTGCCCTTCGCCTTGCACATTCAATATTATTCGCCCAATCGAAACCAGTTCGGGCACATTGTTTGTCAAATTCTCCTATGTTCAGCGACGTTTCATCGCCCTCAATATAAGTATAATCATTTTGCGAAAGATGTTCACAGGCCTAGCTTCTTCAAGCGAGAGATTGTGTCCTTACTCTGTCCAGTTACATGCAGGATTGCGATTCCTCCTGCTTCCTGCCACTCCTTGATTGTTCGAGGTTTGTCGTCAATCAAAACATTCGGCACACCATCAGTTGTAGCGTAATTCTGCTTTGCAGCAGCCCTCGTGCAGATAACCTCCTTTGCTTCTGGGCTCAAATTCGAGCGGGCCCAGACGACCTTTCCAGATTCAGCAGAAGTGCCAGAGCGGTGAGAAATGCCAGCAGTAAGCAATCGAACAGTTCGGCCACGTGTGACCAGGAATGGCCAAAGCAACTCAACTCCGTCAGCCTGCTTTCCAAGTCCTGCGAACCATGCACCCGGGTCCCGGCCAATCAGGAAAAACATCAAATTACGAACCGACTTGTAATTCAAGTCATCCTCAGTCGATGTCCTGAAATCTGGACCCAGCTCCTTCAGCACCTTTCGGTATGCTCGTGCCTGCCCGACACTCAGGAACTCCTTCTCAACACTCGATGCGTTGTCCAAGAATTTATTCACATCGGCGATTGCAGTCGATACAAAATCAACGATCACTCCGTCCATGTCACAGTAAATATCAGACCTAGTATCCAGCTTCACACTCATAAATTAACCTCTTATTGTATTATCATTGGCCACCATGGCCATTATTCTCTATCGTCGATGTGCTGCAAGTCGTTCAGAGACAACCTTTGCACTCATTCCCTTTATCGGTCGTTCGCCGTACCCGGTGTGCCATTTGAAGTTTTTCGAAGGCTTTCCCCATCCCCGGGTGATGTCACCAAGCTGGGCAATCATGCCCCGGAGGTTCCTTGCTACAACTGTACCTTTGACACCTGGTTCTGACGTCCAAAGACCAGAAACCACCGGTGGGGTTGACCCACCCATCCCATCGTAGCCACCTTGAGCACTTCGCTCAGTCAACTCGATTGTGACCGTGTCAGTCTGCGGATGATACCATACCTTGAAAAGTTCTGATGTACGTGAGTCTTGGCCAATGAACGAAACACACTCCCCGATCAATCGGTTGGTATCCCAATTCATCTTGATTGGCTCGATTCGGTTATATCGAACGTCATACGAATACGACTCCGACAGCGCTCGCTTTACAACATTCCGCAATTTATTCTCAGTGATTTTCATGTTTGTCCTACTGTTGCGTATAAATATTGAAGAGAAAGCTCTCCATTGTCGTTACATTAATATTATACCACGCTTAGAGACATCTTACACGATATAGGTTCTTAGCAAGCACTAATTTTAGGTTTCTTTCGTACTCAAACCGGCACCCGAGATTCCACGGGGTAAGATTGTACGATGTCCATTTCGGCCACTCAGATGACGAGCGTTTTTTCCCGGTCGACGTTGTACCGTTTGGTGCATTGATCTTTGTAATCAATCGAGGAATAGCTCCACCTTCTTCTTCCGTCAGATAGGTGATAGAAACTAAGTCGCCCACCTCGAATTTTGAAATAGATGACTCGGCCATTTATATCTCCAAAGGTGATGCCGACCAAATGATCTCATTCAATGACTGACTGCATGATTGGCGCAAAAACTCCCCAACGATAAACTTGAAAGTGTGAAATTCCTTAATCACAGTAATGAGCTGCCCGTCCTTGTAAAGATTGAAGACACCGACCTCCTCGAAGACATCGCTTTTGTTCATTATCAACGTGTTGACACCATTTACGTTTACTGCCTTGATAAGGTTGTCGACGTCCAGCCAATTTGTCTGTCGTGGACGTCCCGTAGTAGCTCCAAACTCGTTGCCAACCTTTTGCAGTTCATACAACGCAGGCTCTTTACCCTGAAACGCCTTGGCACCGACGTATGTTTCGTATGGCTTGGCCACACCGTACACCTTCTTGATTGCCTGCGGTGGGATGCCCGCCATGACAGCTCCGGCGGTGGTGCAGGTTGCAGACGTGACGTATGGATAGTCTCCCCAGTCGACATCGAGATAGAAGCCTTGGGCTCCCTCCATTAGGACATTGACATCGGCCTCATTTGTATGAAGTTCCTTGTATTCGTCAATCAAGTAAAGCCCGAGACGCCAGTCTTCCTCAGCACATGTGCCAACACGACTGACCTTATCACGATACGCAGGACCATTCCCTGTCTTGGTCGTACCGATTCGGGATTCACCTGCTTCCTCTTCGACATGTTCGGGTGTCACCAAGTGTGCCTTTTCAGATACACGGAGAAGATCAACCATCTCAATTCCAGCAGCCGCAAGCTCAGATATTTCATTCATCAGCTTTTTGGTGTCGACAACACAGCCTCGACCAATAATCGATTTCAGCCCGCGGAACACACCGGCTGGCACCAGGTGGGTGACAAATTTCTTCCCTTCGTGGTAGATTGTGTGGCCTGCGTTGGAGCCTCCACTGAATCGCATGACATGGGTATAGTTTCCCTTCTTCGCCAGCGAATGAACAACCTTTCCTTTGCCGCAGTCGCCACTTTGGCAGTCTACAACAACATCTGCTGATAGTTTACTCATTTTTTCCTTTATAAGATTTGTTTGAAATCGTTTATGTCAATTTGTTTTTTCGCGTTTCGCTTGTTTATAATAAAACAAAACGTTTTGTTGTTCAGTTTACAATAATCTGTTGCCGCGGCGTTCTTTGCCATGACTTTATCTTTTTGTTTGTCATACCAATATGTGCTTTTTATTTCGACAAGCTTATTTCCATTTGTTGTTTCAACTTCAAAATCTACAAAATAATGATGAATGGTACCATTATATGCGTATTTTATTGTCGGCCCATTATGGACACGAATATTATTACTTTCACAAAATTGAACAAATTTTTGTTCATATGATCCTTGCACCGCAATCGTGTCATCAAATTTTGTAACATAGCGTTTTGACAATGCCCGGCCACCTCCATTGCATGCTGCCCGATTTGCTATTTCATTATCATGCATTACATTTTCAACGCCATATCGTTCCATAACGACCTTTTTTATTTTTTCTTTGATTTCTTGAGACTGTCCGGGATATTCTACACCGTAATTTTTTAGCATTGTTTGCTTTTTCTTTTCTTTGACTTCTTGAGCCTGTGATGGGTTTTCAACACCATACTTTTCTAAATTGCTAGCAATGATTCTTTTTTTGATTTGTTTTGCAGCAAAGACATTCTTAACGCCATATCGGTCTAAAGTCGTTTGCTTTCTTTTCTCGTTAGCTTGACTTGCTTTCGCCTTAATCGACTTTCCTGATCTTTGGCGGCGTCCTGGGTTTGCATCGCAGCACGCTCGCGAGCAAAAATGATAATTTGCGCTCATACAAGCTTTTCTATACATTCTTTTGAATTTTATGTTGCATGTTTCACATTGCAGTAGCAATGTACGTTTTGGTGGGGCAGTCTTGTGTAGTATTTTTATGAACATGATTATAAATATCTAGGTAAACAAAAAACCACAATCGCCGTATTGGCAATCTACAACAATATCAGCCGTCAACATTTATAGGGCTCCTAAGCTTTGTCGCGGGATCCGTACCGCATGAGAACATTGTACTCGTTTGTCTTTCCAATCCGTGAAAAAATGAGCGGGATATAAATCCAGATCTTCTTATCCTTCCACTTTTCTTTGAGCTCTGGGATGATTGCGTCTTTCAATCGCTGGCCAAATTCAATGTCAGCCACCGGCTGACCGCTCGATAGTTGTTGTGCAATGTCATCGTTTGTTGGTCCCTGGACTGTTGCGGTCAACGTGTGCGTTAATGCGACGACCGCGTCGCCATCATCAGGAAGTGCCGCCGGAAGCGTCATAATATCCCAGTCAAGATCAAGGTCGCGGAAGACTCTTGTAATCGCTGGAAAGACGATGTCAACAGACTCAGGAGTCCACGTGCGGGGTTTCTCCTTTGGAGGGTGGCCTGTACTCATAAGCGCATACTTCGCCTGGTTTTCCAGGAGATTCGCTGTCAAATACGCTCGTTTCTCCTCCAATCCTTGAAGCAACCCTGTCTTACTCCATTTTTCCACAATTCCTTCACGCGTCATTATGTTTTGCCTCTGTTGTAATCATTGCCAGAATAACTTTCGCGATCTCACCTGTCAGAATGTCTTCAGCTTTCTTGACACCTAAAATTGCTGAGTCATCCATCAGTTGCTCAGTGTCCCAATGGAAGTCCACTTTGCGCCCATCGAGGTACAGTTTCCTGTATCCCTTGAACGTGGCGGAATCAAACATAACCGGCGACAGGCGCAAACGTCCTCGATCGATCCCGGCGACGTATGCAATTGCCTGCATGGCATCTTCAAATTTCTCTTTCATTACTTTACCCCTTTTGGTTTGCGCATTGGTGCGATTTTGATGTTGTTGAACTTGCAGAAGTAGAGAATGTGTTCGTACATTTCAGTGCTGCTATTCACACCCCAATCGGTATTCTCATCAATGATATCCTTTTCATGCGGCGCGCCGTAAGTGAACACCGAATCATATGCCTTCAATGCAATATCGAGATAATAATCGTAGTCATCCCATTCTTGTTCTGTGTCTTTGATCCATTGAATCTTTTCATCAAGAGCCTTTTTGTTGTTTTGAACGCTGTGAGACCATACCCACTTTTGTGGAGCATCCTGATAAAAACGATATACACCTAGAAGTGTGGGATGTTTCGGGTTTGGTCTGATGGAGAAAGCTTTCGTACTGAATAAAGCTGACTCATCTTGAATCACAACGATTCGCTTTTTGGCAGCCTCAATGAGCTCCTCGAGCTCCAACACACCCAGGTTTGAAATGTCAGTCATTTTCTAGCATGTCCTTGAAGCCTTGAATGCTCCTTTTCAGCATTCCCTCGAGCTTCTCGTCAGTTGCAAACACCGGGTAAACACATTCAATTCGTGTCTCAGATTCAACTGGAATAATCACCGTAATGATTTCACCACAATCAGGTCCGGTGGGTTCGGATGTTTGCCCGGTTTGTTCCTTAAAGTAGTTTTGGGCATTTTCAAGGTAATTATGACGATCACCAAAGGCGACTTTGCGAGTGTCCAAGTAGATTGCCAAAATCAATAGCTTATTCATTTCCATTCCTCAATTTTTCGTAGTTTTTGATGCATGATGCCTCTGACAATTCATTTGGTAGCCATGCTTTATCGAAGTACCTGTCACGTTGGATACCGAGCTCATCAATGTAAACGTAGCCTAGGTTGTTAGGGTACAGGAAGTACACACCCGGAAGCAACCCCTTTGGAAGCTCGTCCTCATGAAATGATCCTTGGAACTTCACCGGCTGACCGTTGTACGTCTTTGGTGGCTGCCCAAAGATTGACGCGATTTCTAGGTTCACATAGCTCATGTATTTATTCTATGAAAAAGGGTTGTGGTGTTCACTTATGACGATTGATAAGGGAGAGCTCGCAAGCCATTCGGGTGGCATTGCAATCTGCAAACATAATGCAAACAACATCTTTATCATCACACACCCGTGTGACTATGCCGGGATGAAGGTCAGACTGTTCAAACTCTGTTTGCCAGCCATGCCGTGCTTCACGGGCGTTGATAAGATCCCCAACCTCAAAGATAAAATTCGGTGCTTCTGTTTTCATAAAACCTTTTCCATGCGCTTTCAAACAGGAAATGACAAGTGGCAAGGACGGCATGCAATGCCATTGTCATTCCTGTGCTTTCTTTGATGTTCCCAGTGACTAGGTAAATGACCAGCAACGTAATGGAAACCGATATGCACCTCCACAGTATTACTTTGATCAATGTACCTTTCATGTTAACCCCACGTGTTCTTGCGGACTTCGTCCAGCGTGTAATCCTGTGTCACCTCACCATCCTCAAACACCGTCTCGAGCAGGTCAGCATCTGATGCCGAAGACTCCGGAACGGTCATGATTTTATTTCCGTCTCTACCTGTCATTGCAACCAAGGCATGTCGGCCCGGCTTCGAGCGCTTACCTGGAGCATCAATCGGATCCTTGAACACGTCTCGGCCTTCACCATTTACGCTAATCCAAGAACACTTGAATGCAAACTTCTGGGTGTCACGGTTCATCTTCTGGAGCAAGGCTCCTCCTGACCCGAATGCGATATTATCGGCACTCCAACCAGCAGCCATGATTGCATCAAGAATCTGGGAAATCACAAAGCGGTCAACTCCATCCCCTTGGATGATACGCACGTGAGGATCTAAGACCTTGTAACCTTTCTTGTTGGTGGTAAATCCAAAGGCCTCCCCAAGACGCTCCAGACACTCCAGGACAACACTCTGTGGGTCTCCTGAGTCCGGCCGTACGACCAGCGTTCCATCTCGAGCCAGGATTTCTGCTTTCAGTTCCTGACCCCACAATTCTGAGCACGCTTTGTAAATGTCGTAGCTATCTGAAACGCATGCAACCAGTCCGGTTGGGTATTGCTCCAGCATGTTTCGAAAGGCATTGACCTCGCCTTCCTTTCCCCACGATGTAATTGTCGAGTGCTCACTGGCTGGAATGCTGAATCCTGCCATTTGAGTGTTGTAGTGGTTCCTGGCCAATACCAAGGCTGCCACCGTATCTGTTCCCATGAAGTTGACAAGGTGACCGAAGCCACCGATGCCTGCAGTTTCAACAGACGACACACCACGGAAACCGAAGTCGTGCAGTTTGAAGTAGATGCCTGCTGGTGTTCCGGATTTCTCCAGTGCCGCAGCAATAATCAACCGGCTGGCCCGACTAATCGTTGCCACGGTGCACGGGTACCAAACCTGAACCAGCAAGGTCTCGAGGTAATTGGTCAACCACCAACACTTCGGGTCTGTATTCTCAATCGTCAACATCACGTTGTGGGTCGGAACAACTGTTCCTTCCCTGACCGCTTTGATTCTGACGGGCAACCGCCCATCATGCTCATTGAGAATGTGCTCCCAGCCTTCTCGGTTGAAACACGTATCGTTGCCGAAATGCAGATGGAAGAATTCCTCTGCTTCGTCGATGCGTTCCTGTGTTACGACCTGTCCCTCGAGGTATTCCTGCAAGAAGTACTGCAGTCCCACGAAGACAACATCGTCGAATTCACCGCCGCGACTCTCAAAGTAGGAGTAAACGGTCTCAGTTCCCTCAGGATATTGCTTGGAATGTGATACCTTGTATGAATCTGTCATCAAGATAATGTTTTTTGGATCGATGTTCTTGTTGTAGTAGCTCATGCTTTCACCTCTTTCTTCGATGTGATCTTCACTTTCTTCGGGGACAGTCTTGTACGTTCCTTTGGCATGTTTTTTTCAATGTGCTCCACTAGTGCATTGCAAAGCGGAACGTGCTCATCGCAAACGAAATTTGAAATCGTTGACGGCAAAACATCCAGTCCACACTTAAGCCTTTCGATTTTGACCCATTCGACTTCGTACAAATCATCTGTCGCCTCAATGGGTCCCCACAAGTACACACCGGTGAAAAACACAGTCGTGATTTTATCCTGACGTCTTCGATAGCGCCAGTCGTCGATAACGAAAGAGCCAATGTATTTGAGTGGCTTGCTCACCTCAATGTTCCCACCGGTTTCCTCGTTGAATTCTCGGAGAGCTCCTTGCTCATGGGTTTCTCCGGGCTGCAAAAAGCCGCCAGGGAACCGTAGCTTGGCACCTTCATACTTACGACCCATCAAGACTTCATTCGTCTTGTAGTTGATGACAGCCATGTCGGTCGTGCCATACGCAGTCGGGTAACGATTGTATGAACCGTAAATGACACCGCGGCGGAAGTCGATTGAACCGTTGGCACGTAGTGCTGCTTCGGCTCGAACCTGTGTTCCGCTGATGTAAATCTTCTGCTCCAACTCAACGGTTGGGAAGACACCATGGTATCGCAACATGAAGCTGTCTCGGCTACCGTAAAGGGTAACATCTCCAACAGGACACACTTCTCGAATCTTCTTGTCTAAGAGGGCAGACCAGGGCTTGTCGAATTCTTGGTCTGAAATTGGTAGAACAATAATCTCAGGGTACTTTTCCTGAATCATCTTTTTTCGTAGATCGTAATCCAGTGGATTCCTTTTGTCTCCCAAACCGGGACAAATCCCGAGGAACACGATCACTTTGTTGTGGGTCTCAGCCACTTCATCCAGAACACCAACGTGTCCTGCATGCAACTCCGGAATCTGAAATCTCCCGACCACGACTCCAATCTCACGCTTTTTATTATCACTCATTTATACACTCTTCCTTGCTAGGACCACAATCAACCTAAGCCTCCCGGCTGTGATTATGATGTTTCGCTGTTTGCCTCCCGGCATTTACGAGAACCCCTTGTCCTCATGATCTAATTATACCCGCCACCATGGCGATGTACAAAACTATGCTCCGTGCGGTTTATTCTCCTGCTGAGTTGCAGATGAAACCTTCACAAACTCGTGGCGTTCATACAACTCCGGTACTGTTCGTGCTCCTGAGTATGACAGGCCACTTCGAATCCGCGCCGCGAAGGGTTTCATTACACTAGCAACAGATCCCTTTGGATCAATCATCGCTGTGGTACCTTCAATGTATTGTGGGTCCTTGTCACCAGGCTTCTTACGGCGATGCTGGGCAACATTAGATGCCATACCTTCATACGCGATCTTGCCATTCCATGTTCCACCGTTTGGGCACTCATTCGTTCCTGCGAGAACAGATCCAAGCATCACAAAGCTTGCACCGGCGGCGAGGGCCTTTACAGCGTCACCACTGTTTCGAATGCCACCGTCTGCAATAATGGGTGCCTCGCTGCGGGATATTTTGACACGACAAACAGACTCAAGCGTCGGCAACCCGTGACCGGTTACAACCCGAGTGGTGCAAACACTTCCTCCACCGATGCCAACACGAACCATATCAGCACCTGCTTCATAAAGAAACTCAGCACCAGCTGCTGTGGCAACGTTGCCAGCAATGATCAGAATTTTATCACCAAACTCATCCCGTAATCGGTGAATTGCGTCTTTAACATTCTTATGATGTCCATGGGCTACATCGATTAGGAAAATCTTTGTCCCACATAATTCGTATGCTGCTTTGGCACGTACAAAAAAGTCCCCTGTCGCGCCAATTGCAACTCCGTATAGCGGAGCAGTCACTTTGCGAATGATGTCTAGCTGTTCCTCAACGGTATTGTAACGATGGATAATACCCATCCCACCGCAATCACCCAAGGCATTGCACATCTCGTCTTCACAAATCGTTGTCATCGGCGCCGCAATGACGGGAAGATACAAATAACCAAACCCTCGAGGCAGGCCAGCACCAATCACAATGTCATCCCTCGAGGGGATCGATGATTTGCGTGGTACCAGAAGTACATCATCAAAACAAATTGTGTCATACGCAAATGCGTTATGTGCATATCGTGTCATATTACTTATCTCCCCATGATTTTGTTCGCAAGTGAATCGAGAACAGCTTTGCAGCTCGAGCACCAATTGCTTTCCTTACCTCTCGGGTTGGCTCAAACTCGCCTTCACCTTCGATCATGACATCTTCGATCATTGCAGGAATGATTTTCTGCATGTCAGCGTAACCCACATCTTGCGGGAACTTGTCAAGCACATGCTCCAGGCGCATATCGGTAACCCACTCTTCAGCAATTGCTTGGGCGCCATTCAGCTTCTTCCTTGCATCGGGATCCAAGATGGTGTCACCTTTCGATGCCCGCTCAGAAAACTCAGCAGTCTTGTGTTTTGCCATCAGTCGCTTACCGCTCGGCATTGCAACCTCTTCGATTGGCCGGAGCACGACACCTTCAGATACTTTATCCTCGATGATACCTCGGCGTTTGGCAACCCGAGACGGTTTATCTCGTTCAATCGTGACTGCCGCAAGGTTGGCTGGGATCCGTTCATATGGAACGAACTCAAGCCCAAACTTAAGGACAAACTCTTCAGCCCGAGGAACAGGCAACCATTCATTGCCGAGTTTGACTTCAAATGCGATGAAGAGTAGTTTTGGTCCATATGTGTGCGACATTTTCTGTTGAGCGCCGCCATATGCCTCACCGAAAATGGTTACATCAGCATGCCCAAGCTCGTGAAAGATGTCAATGAGTCCTTGCTGATAAAACAAGTCGGTGAACTCTTGATGCTTCGACCCGCCAGAAAAGAATCGCAATACGGCATTGTTCTTATTCTTCGGTGTCTTGTTGGTATAACGGATATGTGCCGATGTGCCATGAACTTTCTCCATGGCATAACACTCCTTGAAAAGCAGGATGTTTTGGTCTTTGTATAGATTTGAGATCTTGGCGTATCCAATAATGTCCCCCACGGGACCTGTGCCCCTTATTTATAACTCAATTATATCATAAAAATTGTCAGTTTACACGAACAACTGGATATTTAGTAACGTATACATAACCCATGGAGAATATATGAAACGCCATTACATAATTTACACATACAAAGATCCTCGAAACGACAACATATTCTATGTTGGCCAAAGTATCAACGGAATGAAAAGAGCCCAAGCCTTTAGCCAACACAACGTTTGGTGCAGGAGAGTTATTGCAAAAATTGAAGCATCGGGAATGCATGTTGAAATAGAGATCACTGATGAACTTGAAAAGACACGCGACGTCCGAAATGAATTGAACGTCGCTGAAAAGGCTCGCTGTGCTGCTATTCAAAATGAAGGGCATCATCTAACAAACCTGCTTTTTGGTGAAAACATGAATAGACCGCATCTGTATGAGACAGAAAGAAAAGCTCATGGAAACAAAGGAAAAGTTCGAACCGCCGAACATAGAAAGAACATGAGTAAGGCCCAAAAAGGACGTAAGCATTCACCAGAAACAAAAATGAAAACGTCTCAATCTCTCACAGGTAGAAAAAAGTCTGAGGCTCACAAAAAAGCAATGCGTGATAATTGGTATGAAAAGCGGGGCCCAGAAGTTTTCGAGAAGATTGCCGCATCAAAACGAGGTAAACCTAGAAGTGAAGAAACAAAGGCGAAAATTTCAGCATCTGGTAAACAAGGTGCACTGAAAGGATGGGAAACCCGAAGACGCAACGCTGAAGCTAAAACCATACCAGGATGAATCTTACACGAAGTTCACACATTACTTTTCTAATAGTTTCTTCATTGATTTGAGTTTTTTCAATGTTGTTGGAGGTTTTGTCCAGCACATGCCAAGAGCGGGAGTGTCTGAGAATTCGCCGACCTCATCAATATTCGTTCCAGTCACATCCGGGCGGTAATCACGGTAGTGGTTCCATACATTTTGGGCTTCATCTGAAACTGGGTCGCGGTCGGCCATGAGCCCATCGCCTTCCTTTGTGGCATACTCCATGGCGACATCGTATAGTAACGGTCCCCATGATTTTGATGCCCTGACGAAGTTTATCATCCAGACGTTCCCGGCGATATCATGCATCGTTTCTACTGATGCCGGTGGGTCAATGTACATCTCGCCGAGGGGTGTTCCGCCATGATCGATGGGCTTCTTTGATTTGTCGCTGTAGTAAATGTGTACACCGTACTCATCCATTGCAGACGAGTCAATGGTGATATACACATCGTCTAGGTCATTGATACCGACGGCACGCTCGAGGAGTATTTCAATGTATTCACGGAGGAGCTTCATACCAATTGAGCCCTCAGTTTTGTCTTTGGGTATTTGCCCGCCAGTGCGGCGACGGCTTTTATGTTCTTCGCTGAGTCATCTATAAAGTAAATGTCGTCATGGCCGTTGTTGATTTTTTCTTCAATCCAGTCTGCTTTGACTTGCGGGTCTGAATTGCCTAGCGTCACCAATTCGATGCTGCTTGTATCTATACCAATGTCTTCTAGGAAATCAAGTATTCCTATCCTTGCGGCATCACCTCGAGCAGTCAAAATCACCACATGCCTGCCTTGGCTTCCGGCTGCCAAAACCCTGCGAAGGATTTTCATGTGCCCCTTGATTGCCTGCGGGTTTTTGAGGGCACCACCAAATTGGCTATAGTCGAATTCGTCACCTTTGACAGGTTTATAGATCGACCACTCGGCTGGCGTCTGTTCTATCGTCTCACCGGATGCCTTGTTCAAGATGATCATTGAATCGGTCATCGCCAGCGTATCATCAAAATCAAAAACCCTTAGCTTTCTTTCGGTAAGCATTTTTTGCTCTACTAGATTGCCGAACCGAGAAATATCTTTCGCCGAAACCCAATAGTGTCGTTCGCCATCAGGAAATTCGTCGTCTAAGTTTGCATATTGCTCAGGTATTTCAATTGCCACAAGCTCATTTCCATAATCATTCGTTGCTTCGCCATTAGGACTTGTTGAAAAATAAACCTCTGTTCCAAAACCCGTTTTTATCTTCGAGGTAAAACCATTTCGCTGTATCGCGGCGGCGTTGTTCGTTCGATGGTACAGCAATAGCGTTTTTTCTGCAAGTAGCATCCCAATATATTCGCGGAGGAGTTTCATGTTACTTTATCACGACGCCCAGGTCTTTCAGATCCTTGATTGCCCGCTGCATGTTCTTTGCATCGTTCATACCGAAGTCCATTAGCTCTTGGCCGATTTCCTTGCGGGTGATTTCGTCGTAGTCAGACAGGACATCAAGAATCTCTTCCCATGCCTCGTCCTTATCCTCAACCTCAATCTTGCCGGCCGCATGACGACCTGCCCTTGACAGCGCGTCATTGACATTCTTCTCAGCGAATGCTCTGGCGTCAACTTCATGTGGAGATGCTCGGTATCCATACGTGCTACCATTCCATCTCCATTGTGCTGTGATTGACCGGTACAGCGTCTGTCGATCTATATCACCGCCTTTCTCTTCACCATGCTTTACATGCTGGTTCCAATGCTGGATTTCGTGAAGTATTGTGTTCACCTGCTGTTTGAACATGTTCTTGGTCTTAGCTTTGTTGACGGTGAGTCGAGCGTAATGAGGGCTATATCGTCCCCATATACGACTAGGAAGGCTCCCGTATTGCCACTTCAATTTACCGAGGATTGAGCTCTCTTTTGCATACGTTGAAATAAGAAAGTTGACGACCTTTGGGGAGAGCCACTCTTCGCCAAATGCTGCGTCCTCGGTCAGGATCCTTTTTATGAATGTGATTAGGCTGCTCATATTATCTCCAATCGTCCAGCTTTCCTGCTTGACGAAGGAAATCTAATGTCGGTGTTGCCCCGAGTCTTGTTCTGTACATTTTGCTAAGTTCTGAGTCGACCCAGTCGCTACTGGCGCGGCGAGCTGAGTGTTGCAGTGCATTGTCATCATCTTGTGGTGTTAGCTGGTTTTGCATATTGTCCAGTTGAACATGCTCTACATCATCACGCGATTCTAGGTAATATTCCCAAATTCCTTGGGCTGAATAGGACACTGATTTGCGATCTGGCATGATGCCGGAACCGTTTTCAGCCGCGACCTCCATGGCGATGTCATATAGCAAAGGTCCCCAACCATCCGGAGCACCGGCGAATGTAACCTCATATGCATCAAGTGCTTTGCCATAATCTGATGGCATCGGGCGGGCAGCACTTACCTCACCAAGCGGCCCGTCTTTGATATCGGCATCTTCGCTGATAAGATAAACTCGGAAGCCTCCTAAACCAAAACGGGTCGGTTGAATCTGAATTGATAAATGTGCCGGTAGGTCTTGAGCGGTTTTCATGCCCTCAATTAGCAGTCTACGACCACCGGTTGATTGCTGGAAACATTCAACCAAGTATTTTGTGCCTTCATATGTACTTCTCATATGTCTAAATATCTTCCAGCTCCGGTTTTCTCACCCACATCCTGCTTTTGTTGGGTATGTTATCCATGCAGCGTAATAGTGCCCGTCCTGCGTTGCAAACTCTTCCCAGCCGGAGGCTTCATTTGAAATACCGTCGACTGAGTATGGGTGCCACAACCAATCTCTTCTGCACACTCTGCGCCCATCGAGCAACAATCTGTTCTGATCATCCCATGAAAGTCGATAGCGAGGCACCCCAGTTTTTTCAAGCACGATCCGTAGGACGATGTTGTTGTAATCCTGCGTCTCGGGATCAACGTCACCGTCAACGGTATAATGGTTGTCAAAACCGAAAAGCACATAAAGCCAATATGAAATGTATGTATTGTTATGAAGCTCACTCGCGAACCATCGCTCGGTGATGTTTCTAAGTCTTGACATCATTACCCGCTTTCCCCTCGGCGTCGATTCGTTCAAACTCGGCAAGGAGTTCAGGACTGATGCCTTCTAGGAGTGGCGCCATAGGCTTCATTTTTCGCATATATGACGCAAACAAAATCGTAATCATATATGCATCCAACGGTCTTAGGCCCGGCGTGTCATCCGGCACTGAAGCGATGAAGTCAACTGCTTTCTCTAAGACATGAAAGTTTTCTGGCGTCAGCGCTTCACAATCAGCACATCCCCACACAAACGTGTCGGAGCAAAGGATCCAGAACGTAATCTCATCATCTTTGAATGACCAGTGGAGAAGCTCTTGTTCATGCTCTGCCTCACCACCGCCTTCCTTTGTTTTGAAAAAGACGCCGTAATCAGCCGAAAACATCCGCAAAACCTTCTCAACAAACTCCATATTTTTCACAGTTTACCTCCGCTTGTAACAATGATGAATAACGCAACGAGAATCCCGAGGAGGGCGCCTTCGGGCTTATCAGTCACTCCGGCACCGATTACAGCGCCCAAACAGAATAGCAATATCGGTGCTGTTTCCCTGAATAGTTTCATTTCGTCCTCATTCATAAAGATTATAAAACGTCTCGCCATGTTGTTCAATGGCGTATTCCAAAATCGGTTTCATTTCCTTTTTATAAAGAACATCAATTTTCCTTTCCTGCGGGAATTGGGAGATTTTTGCCTCCCATTGTTTCGATTTGTAGCCTTTGATTTCGATCAAATCACCATCGACAACGAAATCAGGCAGAAACTTTCGATCTTTACCATCGAAGTAATATGAAAACGTCTCTTTATTTCGAATAATTTCCTTCTTATTGTCTTTTGCCCAAATCACATATGCAAGTTCCCATGTACTATCGCAGTAAATCCCCTGATACCACCCCCCTTTGCCTCGCCCGGAACCCCTTCTGTATCCACCGGAGTTCCCGCCAGCCGGTTTTGAGAAATTATAATTTACATCTTTCCGCCGGCAAACAACAGAACAAAATATCTTGTTTTTATGCGTTTTACCACAAATCGGACATTTCACCATGGGTTTTTTGGGTTTTTATTATGTGGGCTTTTGTTGCCAAACCCACCAATATAGCCGTGCTCTTTGAAATATTTCTTTGCCGATTGAGACATTTTTCTTTTGACTTTGCTTGTTCGTGGACCTCGGCTATTCGCACAAGGGCGAGAACAAAATCGACCATTTTTTTGATGGGCTGACCCACATTTAGGACATGTTTTCATGTTTATAAATATCTGCCACGAATTGAACCCGTATCAGTTTGATTGATTATAAACCGGTTACTAGTGCGAATGCCACGCACGTTCACCTGGAAACCCTATTTAGTTGTCGGCTGGCATGCCCACCCGGTCTTTTACTTTAGACAGACCGAGAGTTGTGTGACGCTAAAGCGCCGGAACATCGTAACGTGAAGCAATGTACCGCGTTTATTCCCTGCCACGCACAGGATATATCTATTGTATATACACTTGGCGAGATGTTCATCAAAACCGTTCGAATTTTAGGCCGAGCCGTTCTGCCAGTTCCTGTTCGTCAGGATGCCCATAGTATGTGTCGACGATCCAGTGAGCAATGACTGTCTCTTCAGATTTCATGTGAAACCTAGGTTTTGCAATAAAATCTTCTTTGTTTAGTGGGATAAAATTCAACTTTTCTGGAGAAAATTGCGGCCGTTTTGGTAGGCCTGAACTTTTATAAAACTCCTTGTCTGAATTTCTTGCCTTAGAAAGCCATTCTGTTCCCGCATCAACAAATGACACGAATGTCACACGCTTTTGTTTAAACGTAAAGTGCCTAACATGGCTCCTTGTTTTGTGGGTATTACCAACATAAGCATAGCAGCTTAGTTCATTTCGAGCGGGTTTATCGATTCCAGGATTATTTCCTATAGCTGCTATGTCGAAATAGTCATTTAGCCTGTCGCCGGTCGAGAATTTTCCCAATTCATGAACAACTGTAAATTGTTGCGGATTCTCAAAAAATGAATGATCAGCATGCAGGTTCCATAACTGCTTGATCTCTCGACGATAAGTCATTTCCGCTTTATTCAACGGTGAGTGTTCAAGTCCAGCTGAGAAGCTCCGGGTGCGATATTGGGATGTTAGTTCGTCACGAAAATCAGACAAAACCTCATTCACAAATTCGCGCAAATTATTATTCATATCAATAAATATCAGCCCCAAAGGCAAACGCCCGGCCAATCCTTTCGGACCAACCGGGCGAATGTCTGGTTACATATCCCTATGTTTATCAGCGACGATTGCCACGGGCTGTGTTTTCAAGCACTGCGTCCATGACCTTCTCCAGCGGTGTCCCTGCGAACACGTTCTGGACAACCTCTGGCAAGTCCTTGCCACCTAGAATCTGTTGGATAGACATCGCCTCGGCGACCTTGACCAACGTATCCTGGTTACCGAGTGCCAGTAGCGACTCAGAGAACCCAGCTTCGACTGCTTTCAATCGCTCGACGTTCGCAGCCGTCTGCTCCTTTAGCAACGCAACATCAAGATCCTGAAGCTCTTTCTTGTTGACCAACGCAATCTCATAAAGGATGTTCTTACGGTCCGCCTCAGCTTGCGTATTCTGCAGACTGATTTCATTCGTTGCATTACAGCTTTCCAACTCGCCCTTTGCGGTTTCAATTTCAGCTTTGAGGCTGGCAAGTCGTGATGCAAGGTTTCGTTCGACGGCAACCAAATCCAGGCTCGCACGATGTGCTGCTGTCTTATCTGTTTCATCAGCCGTCTGACGACGAATGTCCTCTGTTTTCTGCGTCACGGCGAGGCGACGCTTCGATCGAGCCAAGGAGATGTTATTCTCCACAACTTCGTGCTGTGCAACCTTCAGCAGGTTCTGGATCGTAACGTCACCGACGGTTGCTGAGAGTACCTCAACATCATAGATGCGCATACCATTCTCGTCGAATGACATGCCCTTACGACCTGCACCATCTTCACCCTTAGCACCCAGGAGCGCATCGCGAACGAAGTCCTCAGAACGAGTGAAGAATTCTTCAACAGTTACTGTCCGGATTGCGCCCTTCAGCACACTACGAATATGATCAGTCAAGAGCTTGACATAATTAGGCACATCGAACCACTTGGTTGGATCCTCACCTTCGAAGCCAACGCGGAGCACGACATTTGTCGAGACCTCAACACCATCTGACGTTTCCGCTGTGATGATATCGCTGACCTTGTTGTGATTGACCTGCAGGTACGCCGTGCTGAGTACGCGATTCGTGCTCTTTGGCTTACCAGTCGAGAGTCGCAATGACTCCAAGGTCTCGTTGAACCCAAGCAGGACACGCTTTGGTCCAAGCTCGACACGACGGTTTCCTGCCGTGTCAACAACCATGATGGCATATCCTGTCCAAATGTTGATCTTTGGAACACCTGCGAACTTCTTACCACCGAGTGTGACAGTACGAGGCTCAGTATATGTTGCGGCGCGAGAGAACTCGTCACCTCCCATCTCGGCTGAGGAGTGATTTCCCGCCTTCATCACATCAGCGAAGTATGCATCGCCAACCTGAAGTGCGTCGGCACCACGTGAGCGCTTACGGAACTTCTTCGAACGACCGATTTCACCTTCAGAAACCATATTGCTACGGGTCGTTGGGGTGTTCAGTTGCATGCTTTGCAGGCTGGCGTTATACTCACGTACCTCGTCATTTCCTGGGTACATCAATGTGCATTCAGCAGGAGACAAAGCCCGACGCACAAAGACGTACTTACGTGGGTCAGGCATATGCATCTTGCCTTCCTCTCCACCATTCAGAACCTTGATAGCCCCAGAGTGACGGTCGAGCAAGTATCGACCATCTCCAGCAGGGATCGCCGTAGCGAAGTGCTTGGTCTTACCATCATACTTTACAGCGCTGTGCTGCTCGCATGGGAAGTAGATTGGAGTCGTCTGGCCAGTGATGAAGAGCTCATCACCCTCCTTATAGACAGTTCCTTTCGGACCGTGATCTCCCTTTTCATCCGTGTACTCGGCGATGACCTTGATGTGAATTCCCTGAATCTTGCTGTTAAGCTCGACTGGGCGGAACTGACGGTCACCACGCTCGTTGGTAT